ACCTATCTAACGATAGTTTAAGACTTCGTTTATCAGCATCCTAAGACTCCGTTCGAGCGTACCTTCGGTATGCTGTCGCCTCCATCTACGATTACACTTCAACGCAGCTTACGCTGTGATCTCACCTACGAAATAGATGAAAACACACACTCTAGACTAAGCTATAAACACAAAACGTTCAGTAGCCTATCTAGAATGCGCTTAGATCGCGTTTATAGTCGTCAGGCATACTCAGGTATGATTTTAGCCTAAAATCAATCCTAGAGCGTTCTAGGGCCATTTACGAGCATGTAGCTAAAATAGTCCAACATGCAGAATTCATCCGACATACTGACACCTGATGTCGGTATGGAGGAAATTACAGATACTTACTATCTAAGTGTATCTATCTAGAGTGAGTAATTCTCTCTAGTCTATTCTTAAACTTTAAGAAAGGAAACGAACATGTTTCTAAATGAAAGTGAAATCATTGGCATGAGCCTAACTGAGAAGCCTCTAATTGTAGGCTTTAAGGATAAAGAAGTCAAACACTGGATGAATGGATCCGAAGAACACAAAGTAGTCTCTTACGGACTCACCCAGAACAGCTACGATATCCGATTAGGCCGTGGTGTAGAGCTATTCGCTCAATATCCTGTAACCGATTTGCCACGATGTGATCCACTGGCTAAACCCAAGACTGTAGACATCGATAAGCCACACATGCTGCCTCGTATGGAACGCACCATCTACAACGAAGAAGATTACCTGACGATGACGTATTACGATATCCCGCCTAACGCATTCGTATTGGCACGCAGTAAAGAGTCCTTTAACATCCCTGCTAATGTAACAGGATTCCTTTATTGCAAATCCACGTATGCACGACTAGGCATGAACATGACTCCGACTGTCTTGAAATCAGGATGGTCAGGTCAACTCGTATTGGAGATCTTTAACCAGTCTCCGTATGTATTGCGTATCTACGAAGACCAAGGCATCGGTACTTTGTATTTCGCACAACACGATGCTGCCTCTATGCAACCGTATAGTGGTAAGTATCAAGGACAAGTAGGCATTACACATGCGCTGTAGTGCTTGTTTGTAGTAAAAGTTTATCTCTTATTTCGACGCTCCTGAAATAGCACTGATAACCCTACCTATAGCCCGCTATGGACTATAGGTAGGCTAAGGTGCACTGTGGTGTGGTGATATTAGAGATAAACATTCTTCTATTTTAATCCCTATTTTAACCCAATAGACTAAGTCCATTGGCTTACGTCTAAACTAAAAGGAAATCTAAACATGAATATCAACATCAACGATTATCTCGCCTATCTTAACGTAGCTACACTGATTGTGTTGGCAATGATTGCCTTTAAGCATTACTTGCTGACGCGTCATCGTAAGTCTAAGCTTAACCAATACGCCAAGGACACATTGGAAACATCATTTGCCGACTACATTGTGTTCTTGAACGGCATCACTCATCCCCTGACTAAAGAAGTCCTGAACGAACTCATCTTCCAGCGCAAACGCTTGGATGTAATTGCTTCTGTAGCAGGTGCTACTAAACGTTCTTATCGTGGTATCGTGATCCAATTTAACACCAGTGATCTGCCTGAAGACATCTATTGCCAGAATGCATTGGGTGAATTCACGGCTGTACAGAACCGTAATGTCGTCTGCAACAGTACTGATAACACACCTGTTACTGATTTGATTGGTGGTACCATGAAAGTGTAAGTGATTGATAACATTGAGGCTTTTGTTTAGCCTTGTGTTTTACACATGGCGAAAATTACAGATATATACTATTAAAGTAGAAGAGAGAGTGCCTTCCCTCTTCTGAATCAATGTGTACTTCTTCGAGAGTTCACGATACTTCTTGCTTGTTTCTTATTAAGCCTTTGGTTGGGAATACATCAATAGGGGACAAGGTATACTGACTAAGCTGTTTGAGTTTCTCTTTCGTAAGGGCAGCTGCTAAGTGTACAGGTATCGTGACTCTCACCTTTTTAACTTACTTATTCTTGGAGATTTAGAAATGACTCAACGTACTTATACCCACACTACAGGTAAACCAGTTAAAGCTGAAGAGAAAGAAAACATTCTCTTCAACATCATTGTCGTTATCGGCATGTTAGTATTCATGGTCGGTTGTGGCTACGGTGCTTACACCATGGGATGGAAACACCCAGAAGCATACTCCATGTTCGGCATGGTTGGTTACTTGGTAGGATGTATGCTCTACCAAGTAGTAAAGAAATAAGACATAGACACCATACCCTAGGTATAGCGATTATGCTATACCTAGGGATACAGTGCTTATGTCTTCTTTTTTTAGTCGGTCTAAGGTTATTTAAACGTAAATCCTTTAAAGTGGATATAGCCTACGTTGATCGCATCACCCTGGTCATCACCTTCTTTGTAGACGTACATCTTCAGCATGTGGGTAGGTGGGATGCTTCTTCTCAGTTCCAGCATACCGCTATTGCGATAAGCACCATTCGAGAACTGACCATTCCAGTAAGCCAGTGGATTACCGTAATTAACCACATTACCACTAGCATCCCTTAGATCTTCTTCCAGTGTGTTTCTATTTACTGCACTGAATCTGAAGTGTAGACCAAATCCACCATGGTTAGTAGTACCATAACCTATCTCTAAGTTAACATGCGTGATCTCACGAGTAATCATGTTCAGGTCAACGCTAACCGATGAACCACTCGATCCCCAGAACTGACTACCAATAAAAGACTTATAGCCAGGTCTGCCCCAAGCATGTCCCCATCGTGCATTATCCAGATAACCTCTCTGAGCATCCCTCACCTGTACGACTAAACGTTTCACTTTCAATGCATTGTTCATCAGGTCACTAGCCACCTTAGCAAACAACTCATGTACCTTACGTTCACTCAAGACCTGATTCGTCCAGATATCCTTATACTTCAGCATCGCGTCCTCTAACGCATAACGTGGATCCAATATAGCGAAATAGTAATAAGGCTTTAATGCTTCAGTGGAAGTTAGTTTAGGTATATCTCTCTCTAACGGTGTATGTAACCTACTTAACTTACAGAGTAGCTTAGGATTATCAACAGAATGATAAGGATTGTTAAAGGCTTGTGGAGTAAAGGTGTTCGAAGATATATCCTGGTCAGTATAGAGGATCTCTAAAGTACTGATACAACTCAATGCACTAGCTATCTTACCTAATGCATTCAATGTGTTCTTAACCGAAACATCATCTTCCATCCTACCTAATGTCAACTTACGTGCGATATCGTAGACGTATTTCACGAACTGTTTGTTATCCGGTACATTACCCGCTAGATAATCCTTCTTGTGGTATAGATAGACATCATCCAGTACAGCACTGGTAACTGGATTACCCAAGAACACCATTGGATCATTAGCTGTTATCTTACGCCTAGACTCTAATCTGTTATAACGAATATCGTCCTGAGTGTATAATACACCATCGTAGTTAACGAATAACTTATCGGATAGGAACTCATGGTAAGGCTGTCTAGCAGGATGGTTATTATTACGTAAACGAAGATTGTTCAAGGGATCCATGACCATCTCCTTAAACGCTAGGATAATAGACTCAGGCGTAACATCCTTACCCTTTAGTCTAGTGTACTTATACCTAGGGAAGAATGCCTTAGTGATATTGTCAGCAGGTAAGGCATCGTAAGCTTCCTGTGTAAACGGTAATTGGATAAAATCCGACATCGCATAAGGCGATTCTAAATCACGTGTTATAGTACCGACTGCACCTACTCTTAACGAGTCTTTTAATGCTTGGCCTGTTAAGGAAGTATCGACACGTAAACTGTGGATCTTGTTATAGAGTTCCCCGTTCAATATCTCGATACCATGTACTACGTAGATGTAATAACGAGTAGCAGTACTGTAATCACCAGTATTGGTATTGGCATGGATAATGGCATTCTGTTTCTTAACCGCACGTATTTCACCACGCAATGCATTAACCAAATACTCCAAATCACTCTTTAAACCAGCCTTGGCACTCTCATTGTCAACATGAGTCTCGATGTACTTGATCCTTAGACGTACGAGTTCTTCGATGCGATTCATCCACTGTGTCTTCAGTGTGTTGGTATACGCTTCGATATCGATCCCGCTTTTTAAGCCATAGGCATTCGGGAAACGATAGAGTTCATTCTCTATCTTAGAGTAGTGTGTATTACCCAGAACAAAATCAACCATGTTACCACCATACAGAGCACGTCTATTCGCATGCTTAGAGATGGTCTCACTCGTACTATCGTTGAGGAAATCCCCTCTATCTTTTAGAGCATAACCATGTATAATAGATCGATTCCAACCAAACATCCCTTTACCTGCCAACATCTGTCCAATGTGTGTTAACTTGGTAAAGTTAGTCAGTGGTGGACTATACTTAAAATTATTACGTATATCGAACTCATCTCGCTCTATAGTGACCTCATCACGTGGACCTGTACCGTAGCGTATATAACCTTTACGCATGTAGCAATCTACCCATACAGGGAAGAAATAACCCTTACTGTTACTCTCCGTATCCGGTCTAAAATACGTATCCACATCACGCTTCATGTCGTTCGTATAGACGAAAGCACCATAGCCACCGAATACGCCTAAGCTGTTACTGTGGTCTCGTCCTTCTGGTATGTTGAACCCACCCAACAAATGAGAACCATGCGTGATGATGCTGTTAATGTCGCTCACTGCCATCGCCTGAGGTGAACCATCTTCTATCGCAAAGTTCTCTTCCCTCAAGCCGAATCGAGCACGATGAGACGCATTGTTAATATAGCGTCTGGTATGGTGAACTGGATCGAAACTGTCAAATTGAGGATAATAAGCCAGATCCGTACCACGTGAGATCGTTATATTCCTACCGTTATAGTGTTCAGGCTTAATGTAATCTTCGTATCGTGTCCCTACGTGTCCTTCTAAAGTACCTGCGATACCGAACTCTCGCTCCAGTACCTTCAGTCTTTCTACTTCACTTGCTGTAATAGCCATGTCTTTTACTTCCTTATTACGTGTAATAGCATAAACGACACTACCTACTCTATCCCACAAGGAGATAGAGTAGGCAGTATACTAAATCACATCATTCAGCCCAAATAGGCGGGAAGAGTTGTACCCGTTTAATCGAGCCATCACTCTTATCTTTAAACTTACCGTATCCTTTACCATTGCGCCATTCAAACTCACCGTACTGATATCCATCAGTCACTTGATCCAGTACATCAGTAGGATTAGGAGTCAGATTAACCGCTACATTGAGATACTGGTCACGGTTACTTTTCACACCACTGAAGTAAATCACACCAGGATTCCATCCAGTACCTATTAAAGTACGTAATTGATCACTGTTAACATTATTACCCCAGTCTAACGTCAAACTGCTACCAGGATTACTGAAGTAGATAAAAGGAGACTGACCTCTTAGTGCCTGAGTCATGTCGCCTTCCCTAAAGACAAAGGTCTGTGATTCAGTGGATGGGGCGAAGATGTAGGATGGGAATGTAACAGACTCATCAGTCGGTGATTTCACCAAAGGAGCAGTCTGGATCTGACAAGCACGGAAGTTAACCGTAATTGGATTCTGCCATGCAAATACTTGACGTGAAAACGCAGCATGTGTTTTACCACTACCTGTAGTAACTCGACTGTATAACCCAGTACCATTAGTCGTGTTGTCGATATTACGCTCTAGCTTACATTCGTAGAATGTCAAAGCCGTATTACGTTCATGGTAAGTTAAGTAATGCGTCATCACGAACAAACCATTGGCTTTATTCGTCTGTGGTGCGAATCCCCTAAATTCAATCGTAGGAGCAATAGGCAATAACTTAGCATAGTCAGCTGCACGAGCAAAGTCTGAACTTTTACCTGTCCAAGTAGCGTACAAAGCATCGTGGTCAGGCCCATACGGATAAAAGCTGATGTGTCCACCTCTGAATTGACATGTCGTAAAACGTTGGTTAGATGGCCATTCTTCGTAATTCGCACTGCCATCAGTATTCATCGAAATCGGCATCTTACCGATACGATGGCGTTTCTTCTCTTTAAGATAGATCGTACGATTCACATTCGCAGGGCCTTGTGCCAATGCAAAACCAATCGTAGCCAATGGTTTATCCTTCGTACCACGACCATTCAAGATAGTCGGTTCCTCATCCACACCTTCGTCCGGATCGATAAAGAGAGTACCTGTAGCCGCATCAGGCACATTACCGTAATACAATCCATCTTCATTCCACCGTAATTCATTAAAGCGAGCAGTAGAGATCGGGATAATATCCTTACCTAGTTTAGTATTGGGATTCAATCCCATACCACGCATGACACCTAATACATCATTCGCAGTAGCAGTGAACTGAGCGCCATTCTGCCTGTAAGTATTACCAGCAGGCAAGACAGCCGTGTCACCCGTCAAATACCTCTTCACAGCCGCTTTCATCATCAAGTCTTGGCTATTGAGGTAATTGAAGATATTGTTGTCTTTGGTATCGGTTTGCTCTTTGGTGTAAACACTGTCACGTAAAGCCGTGATGAGTTGATTGATGCTTCTAACCTGAGCATCGATCTTGTCATTGAGCTCTTTCTCTTTAGCCGTAAGTTCCTCTTTGGTGGCTTTCTTATTCGCCAACTCAGTCACACGACCTTCCAGTGCAGCGATGAGCTGATCCACTTTAGCGATCGTATAGACACCTAATTGAGCAGGGGTCAGTTGATGCACATTACCGGTAGCAGTCGTATGCTGTATCAACAAAGAGCGTAATGCGTTGATCTTACTATCAACTGTAGTCTTGTCGTATACACCCAAACCATCAGGTGTTAGTCGGTGGACATTACCTGTAGCATCCTTGTGGGCATTGAACTCACGCTTAAGTTTCTCAAGTTCAGCATTACTGCCACTAGAGAGTGAGTTAATGGCACGCCAAATAGCATCGTGCGATGCTTCATCACCAGTCAGTTGTGCTTGTACCAAACGCTCAATCACGTAAACCACATGTTGCCAGTTATACGTATCGTAGATAGAATGCACATGCGGTGCAGCAGGATAACCTGTAGGCTTATTCAGTACATTCTTCCACAACACAGGACGATTATCCAATGCTAATTGATCCAGTTTCCTATTTAGAGACATTACATCAGCATTGGTAAACTTACCACCTACAGTCTGGTAACTGATGCTGACATTCTTACTCACAGTGGCATCTGTAATCACCACGTAACCATAGGCAGCAAAACCAGTTAAATCAGCAACCGTTTCAGACGGATCTTCCAAGTAGTAAGAACGAGCAGGCACGACATTGCCTGTCTTCTTATCAATCATCGAGAACGTGTGGGCGTAAAAGTGACCATAGTTAGGTCTCAGTACCCGTATGCTCTTATCCGAGAGTACATGCGTCTCATTGGCCACACGGTTGTTAGGCGACCTTGCACTCTTATCAAACTCGTATCGTATATTGCTAGGCATAACGAACCATTCCTTATATTCCTAAATTAAGATAGATACTCCTAAAAGAGCATACACCTACCTACACCGACTAAGTGTAGGCAGGCGTATACCGAGAGGAGTGATTTCAAATTATTGCCACACGGCAAGTAAGGCGAAAATTATTGCCATACGGCAGGCGGAGCAAACTCCGATTTGATCTTACCAGTTGCTTTATCGATCAAGAGTTCTTTTACGATGGCGATGACTTGGTTATTATCCAAAGTAGGTGCAGCCGTTCTAGATTGGATTTGTTCGATCACCCAATCCTGATAAGCCACATTGACACTAACCGTATCGTTTACATTCGTACCAATAGTCGGGAACCTGATGTAACTGGATTTATTGGTACTGCTGGTAAACACAAGACTACCACGTTTATCAGTTGCACCCACTGGGTTAAACTCCAGTCTCCAGTTACCACCATCTTGCGTACGTTTGTTAAATACCTGCCAACCGTTACCATTCAGGATATTGATGGTATCGGTCATGGCGATGCCACCATCGACATCCAGACCACTACTACTGATCTTGAACTGTTTGTTACGCCTATCATTGGTCTTAGCGCCAGCAGGTGTCACGAAGAACGACATCTCCGTACTACCATTATCCAGGTACTGTAAACGAATAGAACCCACGGATACATTGTGGTTGTTCCTGAACTGGTACTCAGCATTGTTCAAACCGGTATGGCTAGATGACAAATAGAAATGTGGCCAGTTAGTCGAACTAAACACACCAGCACGTTCACCTGTAATGTCGCCACCGCTCTTAGGATAGAACTGAGTCACATCACCACCCGCTACATTCCAGTTAGCCCACGTGCCATTGCTATTCTGGTTACGACGATAGGTTAACTGGTTGTTAAACGGACGATACTCTTGCATCATGCCGTAAGCAGATGGTGTAACAGTCAAGCTACCGGCTAACTGAGTCGGATAGTTACGCTCAGTCGTGGCATTGACATTCGCATTCTGACCATAGAGACCAGGTACGACTACTGTATCCAAGTTAATGGTACCCAACAGTTTCGTATCTAATACGCTATTGTCTAACAGTGTCTTATTGTCAAACCGAACACCAGTACTGTCTACCGTCAGTGACTTATTACCAGGTGCGATCATCTCCAAGCGACTGCTAGTCGTACGGATTTGGCTGGTGGCTGCGCCACTCTTAAGCTGGAAGATAGCATCTTGTAAGATAATGTCACTTCTAAAGGTCTTCGTACCACGTACTTCCTGATTGCCTTGTAGCAATACAGCAGTGCCTAATTGAGTCGTGATCCGACTGTCTATCGTCGAGAACTGAGATTTCAGGTTAGCAACATCACTCTTAACAGGAGCCAGCTCACTTCTCAAACCAGCTACACCATTCGTAGCATTCGTAACATCACCATGCATGGCCTGTATCTGGCTAGACAATGCAGTCTTAGCATCTTCGATAGCGGTATTGATCTTACCATCGACTACAGCCGCAGTGGTATACGTACCTAAAGAAGCATTTACAATAGTGCGTATTTCTTGTTCGGTTAAAGTAAGTTTACCCCATGCTCTCCAGCCTTGTCTGTCGTTCGCACGAGCACGTCGCCAAATAACACTACTGCCTGGTACAGTATCATCATTCTCAAACGGGATGTATATCTGCGCTAAACCATAGGCACTCTGGGTAACGATAAGACTACCGGCCATCTGCAATGGATAGTTACGTTCTGCTGTAGACTTAACATTGTACTGTTGTCCGTAGATACCAGGTGTCGTAACGGTATTCAAATCCTCATCATTCAGCATCTTCGTATCGATCACGTCATTGGTCAATACGAGATTGCCATCGTATAACAGAGAGCCATTATCGCGCAACTCTAAAGACTTACCAGACTTAGCATTAGCCAAATAAGCCGATGTATTGTTCACACCCAAACGAACATACTTAGCCGTATCGGTACTGTTAGAAGCACGTACTTCCTGGAACTTAGTGAAGCTATGCTTAAAGTCTTTCAATCCACTGATGTCTTGATCAGTAGTGGTCAGTACAGCACCACTATTAGCCACTTGATTCGTAACATGACTATCTAACCATGCACGCAAATCACCTAAAGCTTTCTCACTAGCAAGCTTATCTGTTCTTGTACCATTCGTAACATGACTGACGTTATTCGTCCAGTCAAAGCCCACACGTACCCAACCTGTTTTCTCAGTATTGTTTTTAACAGTACGTTTGTAGATAAAGGCACTGTCATCAGCCGGATAGTACAACTGAGTGACACCACTCTCGTTATTTGGAATAACATGCAGTATACCCACTACACCATTGACCGGATAGCCTTTAGCTTCAGTTACCTGCACAACAGTTGCTTGTCGCCAAATACCAGCGTGGTTGTGGCCAAACATGGCATTAGGGGCTAATGCACCCAAATCACCACGATGCAGATCCATCAAACCGTAATCAGCAGTGTCTACACTAATAGCAGGAATATTGGCACTATTGGACTGACCAATCTTGACAATATTAGCAGAAGCAGTAGCAGGCTTCTGGCCCACACCACTCCCCATAGCCACGAAACGAGAAGCATAAGCACCAGATGTCTCAGCCAGTATCTCACTCTTAGCCTCAGCAAACGTACGATTGTCAAAACGAGCACTGTTGTTAACATTGCCATTGCGTGCTTCTTGTACGATATCGGCTACTGTCTTACCATTCAAGCGAACAGCATCAATGTTCTGTTTGGCTTCATTGACGATCTGGGTAACTGTCTTACCTTCTACCTTACGAGCATTGTCTACTGTTAGTGCACGCACTTCATTCAGTAAAGCAGCTTTAGTAACAGGATCGAGATTGCTGTTTTGCTGTGGTATGGTGATTTGTGCGATGACCCAGTCTTTGTATTCAGTCGGTGTCTTACCACCAAAGGTAACATTCTGTTTCGCACGAGCCACGATCTCGTCGGCTGTTTCACCACCTAAAGTAGACGCATTACCACCACGTCTGGCTTCGGTAATGATTTGGTCTTTAGTGGCACCATTTAATGTTTCAGCATTGGTGACACGCGATTCAGCGATGATTTGGTTAACAGTCTTACCACCTACCTTACCCGCATTCAATTCGGACTGATAAGTCGTAATAAACCATTCAGCAAACTGAGTATCGGTTCTGTTGTTAAAACGAGTGGCATTCGTGGCTTGTTGATTCGTCGGGTTAAATGCAGCCAGACGAGTATTGAGTAACTGAGTGAATTTCTCAGTCAAGTCTTCTTTTACTTCATTGTAGCTTAAGCCATTAAACTTAACAGAGTTAGCAGCATTGCCTTCCAATATCCAGCTTTTGAGTTGTACATCGTTTCTGTTATTCAACTTAGAAGCATTAGCAGCAGTGGCTACCTTATCTAACTTAGCATCTACTTTAGCATCGATCTCTTGCTTAGAGTACGTATTCCAATCAGATGGCGTACGATTACGTAAAGCAGTAATGTCAGCAGTCGCTTGTGTCACCGCAGGCTTAATATAACTGTCTATAATAGCGACAGTACCCTTAGGTGTCATGTAGTAGTTATCCGTACGATCAGAGCCTTGGTTAGCAGGCAAGATAGGTAAGTTTAGAACATTACCCAAACCCACATTACCCTTACCGTAGTTTTGCATCGCACGTGTTAATGCATTACGCACGACCTCATCAAGCTGTTCACTGTTGACACCACCGATGCCTTTAATGGCTTTAACCACTTCATCGAAGCCAACAAACTTCTCAATGTCGTGCTTGTGATCCAATACAGGGAAAGTCAATGGCTTACCGACTACTTGTTCCCATGTAGTCGTAATCGGATTGAGTTGCCATTCGAGCAATATACGACCTATCTCAGCAGCATCTAGTGTCCATTCACCACCTAAAGTACGATACTCTAAGTAGATGTCACCAGCATACTGGCGATTAACAAAACGAATGGCACCGTATACCGCTAAACCAATATTCTTAATCGCCCCTAAGAAGCGATAGCCGTAGTTAAAGTCTACACCTTCTACCAAGTACTTCTTGACACCCTGTTGGGTCAGGGTGTAGATCCTAAAGTCTTTCTGGAAGAACGGTGCGTACTTGGGGATAATATAGTTAAAATCGATCCCATTACGAGGCGTAATGGTGTGGCGTTCCCCCTTGATCCAGTTGGCTGCTTTAGTGCCATCCGGATCGAACGCGTATACTTGAGTACCCATCGGTACCTCCTATTTTGAAGCTATGATTGTCGACAAAACATAGCCCATAAGGGCGATGTCATAAAGTTTTTCCTAGTCGATACGCTGTATTTTAGACACATTTTACCTTTAATCCAATAGACTAAAGCTATCGGCTTAGGTCTAATTAAAAGCAAGGATACTTGACCATGGCAGCCTATGCAATCATCAATGCGATCGGTCGTATCGCACATTCTCAATCTCAATGGGAGACAGTAGACATCGCGAAATATAAGATCGCTATCCTCTATAAGCGATACGATACTTTACGTGTCACCTTGAAGAATAACTATACGAAAGAAGTAGGGTGGTTATCACTAGACGATGTAGATACAGCCATTCCGCAGGATAAGACATTTAAAGAATATCTAGACATGATAGGGGATAAAGCACTCTCCTTGAAGAAAGGTACATTAACCCTAAAGAAGAAAGGCTTACTCTATAAAGAAGCCCATACAGCAGGATTCAAGATCTATCCGGTTAAATCAGGTATGCTACCGGATAATGATTTTAGTCGTAAATACGACTACAGTGATTTGTTCTTTAAGAAAGAGAACATTGATTACAAAGACATGTACGCCAGATGCATGATTACCGTTAATGGATTCGTACATCTTACCAATGCCAATACACAAGGCCTTTGGGTAACTGATGGTTATAAGACAGTACGTAAACGTAAGAAGAGATGTATTGGGATTATTTCATTCGAGAACTTAGGGCGATTGACCTATATCCCAATTAAAGAGAACATGGTTTCTAAACTGAATAACGACATTGACTATTACAGAGAGATGGTGATTGATGTTGGGCAGAACTTTAGGAACAAGACCATCATGATCGTAATAGGTGGTTACTTACACGTACTCGATAATGATGTCTTTACTGCAATATCTGCTACAGCAGTTAAGATCAAGTTTAACAATATCCCTCTATTAGAGCGTATCCATCAATCCATGGAAGACTTGGATTTGGATTACGTATTCGATAAGCGATATGGTGACAGTAATGTCCACCTAGGATACATCCAGTCTGATGAGTTCTTAAAGCGTTATATTACGTCTAACTATTCATTCATCGTGATACTGGATAACCCGAATGTGTTTAAAGAAGTTACTTATCCTCGTAAGCGTGGTATACCGAATAGTTACCTGTACCACAAACGCCCTAATCTGCCCATGTTAACTCGATTAGGTAAGTTCGAAGAGTATCTCTATAAGCGGGACAATAACTTATTCGAAATAGAGACTGCTGATTGTCAATACCACGAACGCACGTACAATAGAGCAGGTAAACTAGATAAAGAGACGTACTACGATGCTGGTAGTACACCGACTAAGAGACGATATATAGCAGACGCATACTTCATGAACCTTGTCTCCATGAACTAACATGACAGCATACTCCTTATACCACCTATAGTCCATTACGGGCTATAGGTGGCTAAAGGACTATGTTTGCTAATCTACTTTTACATCATCTATCTCATCTGGCAAATACAGACAGAACTCACGTACTTCACTAAACATCATGTTACAGCAAGTTGAACGTATCGTAGACTCTACTGCTTTAAATGGTGTCAGATCAGGTATATCATCGCCTATATCGATCAAGTCTTTAGTCTCCTGATCGAACTGATGTTTTACCTTCTCTTCTTCTACACTACTTAATGCTTTCAACTTAGGTGTAACCAACGTAAAGCTATCTAATCGTTTCTTCACGAGATCGACATGAGCATGTTCCATCCATGCCATCCAGTCGTAGCAATAATAAGCAATGATGTTGTCTTCTATCCACTTAGCAGTAATATCAATCGGCTTAGCATTCAATATCTCGATGGGATATAAGCCATTCAGTATCACATGCAGACACATCTTCATCTCTTCGATTTCATCTGCTGTTAACCGATAAGGATAGATATTCACGTATACCTTAATCGTACCTATCATGCCTTCACGTGTGTTATCCAACATGTAAGCATGTAGTGTATCCGGTAAGTTAACCATGATACTCGTCATCTCAGCGTTAGCCAGTGTCACGATATCGCGTTCACGATACATCTTACGATAAGCTTCCAGATCGAATCCTTCAAACTCATCTCTCTCACGCCTAAAGTATCCGTTAAACAACACTTCACCAGCTTGATCTTTGTCTATTCGCTCTAGTGTACTTAAACGAGTATCGAATAAGCTATCCAGATCGAATAAGAACCCTTTAGTCACAGCCATGATCTTTATCCTGCTGTTAAGGCGCTGTCTATAGCCAGATATACACCCAGTGTCTTCTTAGAGTGTATCTTAAAGTACATCAGTATCGCCATATACACCACGAGCCAGTTATTGTTTAATAACAGATTCAAGTAAGCATCACGATCAGTAGGATCCACGAAACCTCTTACTGTCTTATCCAATACCACCAACTCTTCTTCTACCAGTAAACCATGACGATGATAGAACACAATCGCGATGTTCTCTAAGAACGCTTTCTTATCCTGATTCATCTCATCTGTCAGTCTCTTGTACTGACTCTGGATGTAGTTTAGACTATAGAGCTTACGATAGTCTACACGCTCTACTTCAGTCTGTATCCAACTTAATAGCAGATTAGCTGCTTTCTCAGTATAACGACTACAGAGAGACGCTATAACACGATAGAGAGCCACTTCCATCGATACTGCATGGCCATCCATTAAGTTGCTTCTGTCTTCAGCATCGGTTAAATAAACCGTGTTAAAGCCTACTTCTGTTTCTTCTTTTATCTCTGGTATTTCATTCACTTCAATATTCCTTTACTATCACTTAGCCAGTAGAGTCGATTTTAACATCATGGCAGTAAGATAAGAATGCAACATGTGGTTCGCACCTACTGTACCACTGTATTGTCTAAGTACATCAGCAGAAGCACGACCGATTTGCATGATGGATGATTCCAATACACGCACACCATTCTCAGCTCCGCCCCTAAAGTGCATCATCTCTTCCACTGTATTCGTTAATCCCATCGCCAACATGGTATTGACTTCAGGATAAGACATACGAGCACCCTTAGTCTCAGGACCAGTAGCTTGCTTACTGAAATAGTCAATGTGCCTATTGTCCTTAGGAATCGAGATCTTCTTAGTCACCAACTGCTGTTGGATACGTACAGGCAGATACATCACCATGCTGTTCTTGTTACTCAGTTCCCAACTACCATCTTCATTCGGCATCCAAACTCTCTTATAAAAAGAGATCTTGTACTTATTAGCCACATCGTGCAGATGGTCCATATCGAGACGAGTCTCTTTATCCCCTACTGGATGGAAAGTCTGCAAGTAATCCTCACCCTTACTGAACTTGACCATCAACAAATCGAACTCAGCGTCACTTAACGATTCTAATCTTTTCCTAGTTAATTCGACATTCTCACCTGGAGATAAGTCTTGTATAAACGATAGAGCCATATCCGTGGCTCTTTTACGTGCTTGATTCATGACGTGCATACTCCTATACCTAAGTCATCACAACATGATGACTTAGGCATATACAGGATAGATAGTTTATTCAGTATCAGTAGTAGCTGACTCTACAGCTTCAGCATCAATGTCACCAGTATCCACTGTACGTGAAGCATCTTCTACTTCACCTTCAGTGGTTTCCAGTACTTCTTCATTACCGTGTTCTACGGTAACCGCATCAGATGGCAATTCACCATTCAAGAGTGTATTCACACGCCCCTCCATGGATGCAACTTTATCGTCATCGAAGTTACCTTCTTCATCGAACAAATCAGCTGAACCATCTGTCAGACCTTTCATCGTATCGTAGAGTTCAGTGTGTACTTCCAGTATCTCACGCAGACTATCAGAAGTACCGGCAATAAAATCACCATCCTTGTTCTTCTCGAAGAAGTCCTTATCGATTACACCGTGTTTTAACACGTAAGCGATGTAAGGCAGGATGAGTTCATCCATCATTTTCAACCAGTCTTCAGATGGCATGATTTCACCCAGCAAGCTACGAATAGTCAGTGTACTGTAGCCATCTTTTACTTCACCGGATTGAGCGCCCATCTTGAAGATGATCAGTGACAACTCACGATTCAGTACGGCGATCTGCTCACTGATGGATTTGTTCATCACCATGACTTTCAGTGTCTGCTCATTCATGCCCATGGCATTTAAGAGATCCACCAATGAGATACCATGGTTTTCCAACAAAATCTTCACATCAGTCAACAAGAAATCAGGATCAGTGGTTAACGCTTCCATCTTTTCAGTGGTATCGCGTTTCATGTCCTCATCGGTACCGCCTAACTCTTTATAGGCTTCTTCTACTGCGCCGATGTCATCATCGCTGATGACTGTACTTTTCAGTAAGTCTACCTTACCGTCTTGATCCAGTACGGTACCTTCGTGTTCATTTGTTACAACTATAGCCATGGCTATTTAGTCCTTTCTATATTTAAGTTTAGTGTATCTACGCCAAGCACACTGTACTCGGCGTATCAGGTTATCCAAATACAGCGTCTATATCCACTGCTTCTATTTGGGCATTGCGGTATTTCTTCAAGATGGTTTTCTTATCCTTATCTAACCAATAAGGATGATACAATCCCAAAGCCATACGCATCAAATCCAATGTGGTTAATTCCAGCTCAGTATGTGCTTCATCATCCAAGCTATACCAATAGCGTGTACTCAAGAGCATATCCCAGTCATACCCAGCTTCGATGATCTTAGTGAATAAAGTCTCTGGAGTCAATTCCATCAGTCTGGCATCGATCTTATTTAAGTGTTCTTTCCAGAACACATGCATCTGGCGCATATCGGCACAAATCTGTATCGCACGGGCCAATCGCCTGTTTTCATCCATCAGACTACGCACAGTCGTACGACCAAACTTCACTTCAGGCATCAAGACACAATGCACAGACTTAAAGTTACCATTTAGACTGATGTCGCCACCTAAACCAAAGAATCCATTCTCACGCAGATATTGGAAATTGGTCAACTCTTCCAGTATACCGTATTTCTGCGATACAACGATACGGACACTGTAACCAGATGGACCAGTCTTACAACGCAACATCTTCATGGTGACGATGTTCAAGTCATCGAGGTTGTTGTCATCCCCACCGTCTTTTAATGGATAACGAATCTCTTTGTTGTCATCCTTCAATAGACGCTCTACCTTAGTAATCAACCACATGGACATCGCCAGATAGTTAATGTTCTTAGGTGCACCCTTCAATTCCATCCCACGTTCCATGTGCTGCAATGATTTGTGCTGCGGCGCATAAGGATCCAACTGGAATTTCTCACCGTAGTGTACGGTACCGCTAAGATAGGTATTCGTACCCATGAGATAGTTAACCATCTCGTCTATCATGTTGCGTTTCAACAGGCCGGTGTTCATGTGCAGCATCTTTTGCTTACTGTCAGTCAAGTCTGTCTTATCACGCAAGTTAATGGTGTTTTCGGCTTCCCATTTAGAGACACTGTCTAAACAGATAGCTGTAGGACGAATGATCTTGATCTTCTTACCATCACGATCCAACATTGGTGTTTCTACGACAAACTCTTTGTTGTTCTTCTTACCATTCATCCACTCTTTGGCTTTAGTAAACCAGTCTTCACCCAAGATAACAGATGATTCAGTCACTAACCATCTGCCAGTTTCAAACCAGTCTGCTTTACCATTGGGTCTCACGATACGTCTTAGACGCATCTCTAAGCCTGGTGTAAAGGCATTGTTTTCAGTATCGTATTTCATGCCACTGCTGTAACGATGGGCACGGAACATGATGATTTGCGTATCGTAGTCGATGATCGCACTTTTATACGAGTTACCTGGGCCTACTACGATGACTGAGCCATTGTGGCCACCATTGGTGATGTACCGGCCATGTTCCGCCAATACAGGCGCACCGGTAGGAATGTCCCTTAGTGTGCCCACATTCAAACACGCACGCAGAGTCGGTGCAGGCTTAACATCCATCTGATAAAAACCACTCATCGTTTAATACTCCTATTCTTGTTTACTGCCTTGTTATTAAAATACCAACAACATAGTCCTTTAACATAGTAGCCTGAAAAAGTGGCTACTATCCCACAAAAACATTCAGATATAATGACCTTGGCTAAGGATAATAGACTTCTATATCTGACCATCTTTAAACACTCTACACTAAAGGACAAAGCATGTCTAAATTCAACGCACTCGAAAACCCATGGGATACTTCCATCTCCGTATCTGTCGAGACTGTATCCCAGCAAATCACGAACTTAGAGAGTGAAGAACTCTCTCGTGAAGGACTCATCCAAGCAGTTACCGGATTATTCGGCAATGTCTTCAATACCCTTCGTCTATCTGTAAACGAAGTATTCAAGGTACAAGATGTTCAACTCTCCTTGAACCATTCCCTCTATGGTAAAATCAACACTAAAGCACTGAATAGCAACTACAGTGAACTGATGGATCGAGAAGTCCCTGCTCCTGCTGGGATTAAAGGCACTTTTGTTGACTATGCTAAAGAGTCCAATGAACTGGCTTCTACTATACTGAAAGTACCTTCTTTAGTAGAACAACTCAGAGCCGATGTAGGCCGTATCGTCTCGACTAAAGATGGATTGCGTGATGTTACTCTCTTTAACGATTCATTCTACACCAAAGCTGAGAATGAACTGGATCATGCATTGAAGAACTTGGCTAAAGTGAGGACGAAAGATGACTACTCTGCTATACGCGCTTATGGTGATTTGTTCCGCAATAATAACGAACTCGTTACCGCCGTTTCGTTGACTAATACCAACAACCAAGCTTACAATGTCATTGACCGTAAGAAACTGATGGCTTCAGTGGAATCCACCATGGGCTATGTCCGTACACTGAATGAAATCGCCAAACGTGATGGGTTCAATAAGCAGCTTCTGATCAAGATCGGTAAAGCCGTATCGGTAGTAGCTCGATACGTAGAAGCCTATAGCACTGCCTTCTATAACCAGAAGATGCAGAATGAGACTCTTGACTCTATCGTTACCGAGATCAACGAGCTAGTGAAGTAAGACAACATAGGCAGCATAGACCTTACACCTACCTACCCCTAATACAGGGAGTAGGTAGGTATAGGGAATATGGTGTTTAACCAGTGACCAAATCAGCTTCGTCTACAGGTGCTGGTGCCGGTGTACCATTGTCCGGTGTACCGTTGTGTTCACCTTCTACGACTTCATCATCGGCACGCATGCTGCTAGGTTCTACTTCAGCCGGTAATTTGTTTTCCAACGTTTCGATGATCATTTCGCTTTCACGCAACTGATCTTCCAGTGTTTGGATACGCTGATGTGCTTTAGTCAGCTCACCTTCAAATACAGACTGGATCTGTTGATTGACTTTACGCTCTTTAGCCAACTCACGTGAAGTATCCACCAGTGCTTCTTCCAAGAACGACAGATGAGAAGACAAATCAGCACTGCAACGACGAGCACCAGCCAATGCATCCACGATGCGGTTATCTAGTGCGACATTCAAGATAGGATTACCTTCTTGGTCTTTACCTGATTCGTAGACTTCAGTTTGATTGATAAAAGCCATGTTACTTTACCTTTCTATTACGATATTTGGGTTATTCACACCCTGGGTTAAAACGATGTTCTCATCGCTTAATACGCAATAAGAGACACCTTGGATAACAGAGTATTCCATGTAGTAATGGGATACCATGAAGATTTGATCTTCAACATACTCTTGTGCAAGTCGTTCAATTAGTTTCAGTGCATTCTCACGATGTTTGGCATCAAACGTACGACCAAACTCATCTAGGTATAAAGGATAACCTTTTAAGCCCAATGAATGCATGGCGATCATCTTAAAGGCTAAGTCTATCACCTCTTTAATACCCTCACTACCTAAAGAGACATCCTTACCGACTCTTTTATTCATGCCCACAGTAATCGGAAAACGATAACTGAGTTCATCCGTACTTTCACCATCGTTAAACTTAGATGGGTGAATCAGTAATGGATAAGTCCATATCGTAGCAATCAGTCCATTCATCTTAGCGATAAACCGCTTAATGAATCCTAATAGCCCTTCTGCTATCAATCCATCTTGAGGATTTAAGGCCGTCTCCATGGCTTCGTGTACCAACAGATCATGCTCTAATGCCTCTATCTGCTTCACGAAGCTATTGCGATTGGATTCACGATTAAGATAAGCTAATTGCTTCTGTGTAAGATTAGACATCACCAGACGCTCTTCCTGTATCAAGGACATGGCGTATAGATAGAACTGATGTTCAATATACGCTAAGTCAGCTTCATCGTACACTTTCAATGCATGTTCCAACTGTCCTTTAGAGTCGATATACGTCTCGTATAGACGGATGATGTCACTACACTTAATCAGAGCAGATTCCAGTTGAGACTTCTCTATTTTCATCTCGGTAATCTTACCTTCCAGCTTAAACAATGCTTCTATCAATGCACCTTTGTGTTCATTGTCGATATTGACTAACTCACTGTATCGTTTCTCTAAGTCTTCCAGAGTCTTAGTATCGCGATCTAGTTGACATTGATTCTCTAATAGAGCACTGTATTCTACTATACGAGCTTTAATCGCACCAGGAGAAGTAAAGTATACCTTATCCTTTATAGCATCCCTAACAATGTCAGCCATGAACAATGGATAAGACCTACCTAGATCAGCGAACCTCTTTAAGCGAGTATAGTCATGGTTTATCCTATCCACTAATACGGTTAGCTTATCGTAATCAGCTTGACACAATGAACGATTCTTTTTCAGGTTAGCCAAACCTTCCTGATATCGGTTATAAGCCTCTTGATTAAAGCCAGGATGAAAAGCATGATTACAGTTAGGACAACTCACTTTCTCTTTGGCTTCTTTTTCTTCCATCAATCGTATAGCTTCTTCTACCTTAGCGATCTTCGTATCGTAGGTATTGAGTTTAACACCTAGTTCACGATGCTGATGGGTTAATTGCTCTAATCTTTCACTACTCGTACTCGGATCCAGATCGTAAATATCGTCTACTGCATCGGATATCGCACTGGATGCCCCTAGATACGTGTTATAGCGCGTTTCAGCTTGATCTAAGGGGTAAGGTACACTTTTGTTAGATAGTGCCTCCTGACGGCTCTGTATGCGTTTATTGACATTCTCTATTTCATCCTTCAATTTCAAGATATCCTCTTGTGTCACTGTCCTCATCTTAGCGACACGAGCATCCATCTCTTGATACTGATTGATTAAAGCCTGATACTGGCCTTCTAGTTGATCATGCCTAGTTTGTAAAGACTGTATCTCATCTTTAGCCTTAGTATAGACTTCACCTGTAATCTCACGTAGACGTACTTCATGGACACTTTTAAGCATCGTCTTACGCTTAGTATCCATGTCCCGATTAGCTCTCACTACCCTATCTTTTAAAGACTGCTGATAGTCTATATCAGCATAGCCATCCTTCATCGGGAAGGTATCCTTTAGGTATTCGATTAAAGACTCTTTCTCTTTAATAGTCTGGTTAATATAAGCAATATCTTCTTCTTGCTCTTGGTTATTCAGTACCACCAAATACTGCTTGAGTTTCTTCAAGGCACCTTCTATATCTCTTTTCTTCTCTTTTACCTTATTGTAAACCGATATAGCGTAGGTATAATCCGTATCGCACAACAGAGTAAACCACTCTTTTCTCTTTAAAGGAGACATATCGGTAAATTTGTCTTTACCTGTTAGTAAACGATGGATCTTATCCGTATAGTTAAAGTAGTCCTTTACTAACTGAGTCTGTTGGGTAATCGTACCACCAATGTTAAGTTCTTCCTGTGTTAAGTGATTGTAAAACGAATGCTTACCTTCCTTAAAGTCACTACGTAAAGTATACTTAACATCGTTGTGTAATAGTTCTATCTCTTTGTAGCCATCCTTATCGAAGTCATTCTTATCCGCTGGTAATGGACTTAATAGATCCATCAAGCTACTCTTACCACTACCATTCGTACCCAAGATCATCAACACATTCGTATCTGGTGTAATCGTAATCTTGCGTATACCACTTAACTCTAAGCGATGACATCCTTTCAATGTCAGTTTTAATATCTTCATGCTTCAATGTCCCTAGTCTAATATAACGAATCAGAGGTATGAAAATTACCCTATATCTTACTCCTAGAGGAATACCACTAACATGGAAACCTTAAATAACCTCATCCCTTACAGCAAAGGTACGTGTGCCACCAACATGGATCTAAACAGTGACATCATCACTGTCCATCCTGAAAGTATACTCCCCATGGTCGATGGTGAGATCGTCGACCACATGGAAGAGTATCAAGTAGAAGTCATCGATGCGAATGGCAAACGCAATATCGTTAAGACCAATACATCCATCACCATCAAGGCTAAATGGCTTTGTCGTGATCCTAATCGCATGACACCACCTAATATCAGGCGTGGTGCCAAAGTCATGCTCTATCGCAATGCCAATACCGACATGTACTATTGGGAACCCTGGACTAATACCGATAACTACCAAAAATTAGAAACTGTAATACAAGGCTATTCGAATACCCAGAATGAGAATGAGAAACCCAGTGTCGAAAACACATGGACTCAAGGTGTCTCGACACATGAGAAGAAAGTCAATTTTATCCACACGACTAAGAGTGATGGTGAGAAATGGGCTTACGATGTTAATCTAGATGCCAAAGAAGGCCTCTACAACATCATGGACGATGTCGGTAATTTAATCAAGTTAGACAGTAAGAACAGCATCATCCGACTACAGACAGCCGAAGGTGCTTTTATAGAGATCAATAAACGCAACATTACCATCAGTTGCGATAACTTAAGTACGAATGCTGAAACATCCATCAGCGAGCAAACACAAAACATCACGACTCAAGCATCCAGTGGCATCCAGTCTACTTCACCGATCCATGAGCATCTGGGTAATTACCAGATCGCTGGTGCTATCTCTTCCGCACCAGGTTCAGGTGGTAGTGGTATCACCATGACTGGTAACATGAACGTTATCGGTACCATTACTTCTAGTGGTGACCAAGTGGCTGGTGGTATCTCCCAGATCAACCATACGCACGATGGTAAACACGGTCCTACTGGTAAACCTAAATAACACGAGAGTATAGCGTAAGCTGTACTGGAGTGAAATAGACATGAGAACATGGTCGTAAGAGCATGTTAGAATGAAGTAAACATAACAGACTATACCTTATACCACCTATAGCCCATAACGGACTATAGGTGGTTTACAGGTATAAACTATATTGTCGTTTAGTCATTGTACTAATAAGTTAGGGAAGCGATGTTTTCCAGTTCAACACGCCTACGGACTAGCCTGCTGACATCATCTTTCATGTCTGCCAAGCCATATCGTAACCATTTGGGTGTTGCTTCGATGATCTTATTGACGATCATCTTTTCTGCTTCCGGTGTCAGTACCAGTTGGTGGTTATCGTTGAACATAACTGAAATGTGTTTGACTTCTTCATCATTCCAGAATGACTGTGCTAGTTGCATGCCTACTCCACATGCGTAATCGTTCTCGCAGATGTTTAATAACTTATTTACACGACTATAAACCTTAACGTCTAGCGTTTGGTTATTAAACAACCTACTGTACAGAGAAGACATAAACAAAGCACGTATCAATCGTTCCGGTAACACCCAACCGAGGAGATAATACAACCACTGTTTCATGATGTTCTCCTTGTATATTGAAACACGCTTTAGACCTCGTGAGATCCAAGCACCACTTGGGATGACAATCCCTGCCAAATACCGAAGTCACGCACTGACAGTTTGCCGTCATTACATTTGTCATGCAAGGTTACTAGGAAAGCATACCGATATAAGTTATCACCGTGATTATAAACCAAAAGTTTCACATTCGGATACATGTGGTCGATGTTCTTGAGCTGATTGCGCTTTAACATGTCGATACCACACACCAAGATGATCTCTTTCTCTACCCTACCCATGGGTATCTTAGGCTTGAGTGTTTTCATGCCTGTCCCATGTTCGGTTAATAAAGATGTACCGACGATAACCTTATCGTCAGTTTTACCTTCCAAGCTAGTCGTAACGATCTTCTCCTCTGTCTTATAGAGCAGATGAGTAATGTCATGTCCTACGATGGGATACGTACCATCACGATAGTGATTCAATACCGTACTTAATGTATCCAGTATCTCGATATTACGGCTAGATAGATACACCGGATCATTCACGTACGTGATTTCATTCCCATCAGCACTGTTTAAAGATGCAGATCCCTTAGCATGGGACAGATACGCTTCACGATACTTGTTTAACTTACGATGTATCTTACGGTTAGAGATGTTATCCAACATCAAGGTAAAGATCAGGTTGTGATAGCCATACTTAGCATCCAACCACTTCATCTGCATGTCTTCAATGGTCTCTATCGTATCGTTACGTTCTTTTAAGTAGACGACACCGAAATGAGCATCTGCTATGTATTTGCCGATGAATATATCCTCTACCTGATGTCCTGGTGAACCAACGTAAAAGTAATGCTTATCTGTTCGTCCACCAAAACCCAGATACAACCGCTTATTACTCAAGAACGGATGTATCGCTTCAGGATCCTTATCTTCTTTCAGTGACTCTAGCGTCACTTCTTGATCGATAGTATCTATACTATCGATACCGTGTCTCTTATTAGCGGACATACTGGCACCTAACGATGCCATGTTATCTGCTAATGTATTGGCTACCGGATTGCTTTTATCAGCATGTCCAGGTATCCATTTCTCGATGACTTCTATTCTTTTCTCACGTATGCGATTGACGATCTCATGGATCTCTCGCCAATCTTCTCTAAAAGCGATCGGATTGCCAGAGGTGTTATTGAACCCACGAGATGCAATACGATCCAAATACTTCAGACCCTTTAACACATACGTGCTATCAGCATACACAAGAGCAATGTCCACATCGGATTCCAGTACCGCCTTCAGCACAGCCTTCAGTCCCAATACTTCAGCCCATGCGTTAGACTCTACTAAACCCGTACCGTGGGCATACTCCCGCATATTCACTGCCTCTACCGGATGATAAGGTACCTTATCTTCACGCAGAAGCTTCACCATCTCTTCTTTAGAGATGTCGCTTTTTATCATTTCTTTTAACACTTCCTGATCAGATTGGAAGCCTACAATGGTAGGGGTCAAACCCTTAATCGGAAAATGTCTGGTCTTAACTTCAGCATCGACTATATAATCGTAGCTAAAATAACCATATCCAACGCAAGATGGATTGGATTGATAAGTTCCGCCATCGCTGTAGATGACTTTTACCTTGATACTCATGTTCGATATACTCTCTATACAGTACTCTAAATCATACCAGACACCAACCCATCTTTTATACTCTTAATACAGCTTAACGACTGGGACTATCATCTACCTGCATGGTTTTGCCACGCAGAGTCTGATTCTGGTTCCGAGTCTGATGTATCAGTGCATCGGTGAGTTTCTTGTGTTCTTCTTCCAGTTCTTGATTACGCTGTTTCAATCGGCTATATTTCACTTCTAATTGCTGATAGGCATTGAAGTAAGTGTTAACACGCTTAGTGACGTGATAACTATAGCCAAAAGAGATACAGAACACCAGAAAGAAGAGAAGCCTGATCTTGTGATGTTGAAGTGCCTTCCCTGGTCGTACGTCTTTACCGACGATACACTCCCAAACAAAGGCAATTACAGTTTTCCACATGTTCCGTGCCCTTTCGTAAGTGATAGCGACGTGTGTACAATACTAACATTTTCTTCTAAACCATGCAAGTAGGTTTACTTAAATAAACACTACTTACCCTCTTTTACCAGTTTGACTAAGATATAGACAAGGATATAAAGACATGCCTAAGTCCCTTAAAATCTTTGCGATAAACGATCGCTTCGTTACCAATACCCGATTTAAAGAGCACGCCTTCGGTGAACTCTCGACAGACTCACGCACTTATCAGAAAGACGTGGAGATGTTTACCCATCCGACTGATAAGGAAATCTCTCTTGCCGTATTCGAATCTCTAGAAGCCGATGGTAGTCGTGCACCTGCCAATGCCGAAGACGTTAAACTGGCCATAGACATCGCCAAGTTCGTCTACGATACAGTAATAGCGGCAGCACGCGATATCCCTACCGAAGAGATGGCCAATAAGATACTGGAAGCTTTCCGCCAATCAGCCAAAGACATCCATGTCGGTAATTCAGTTACGAATAATACCGTATACTGTCCTACCTGGGTGAAATTCAAAAGCCTATCCGACAATGAATACCATATTTGGTTCAGTGATGCCGCATTCAAGCAAGAGTTCGATGCCTACGAGATAGAAGTCGTGATGCCTGTCTCTAACATCGATGTCTTTTTCTCGTCTAAGTCAGTCATCGAGGCTGAACTGGCGAAGAAACCCATCGATAAGTTAACAGAAGAAGCCAATGTGCGTAAAGCCACTTCTCCCGTTACTTCGTTTAGACTGGATATCTTTAACTGGTATAACCCAGCCACACAGCGTCCTGAACTGCCTACCAACTGGTATGTGTTGATCTGGGGCGATGCCGGTGCCAACCTGGATGCTGTCAAACTGGCGATACAGAAAGCCATCTTGGCGAAATCCAAACATCGGGCAGATGAATGGAAGGCCATCTTCCCTGATATCTTTAAACGAAACGAGTTCGTTATCGTTCCACAATGGGATAAGTTTGCCAATGAGAACAAAGTCAGGGAAGAAGCGTCACTATACAGCCCCATCATGGATTACACTACCATGATCTCCAAGTATGCCACGCCTTTTATGGCAGGATATCCCGCTAACCATGTCAATACCAACCTGCAATGCATGGGTTTGTACTTCCGTGGTGTAGTCGGTGTCGTGTGTGGCAGTAATGAAAATAAGGAAGATAAGTTTAAGATTTCTCAAGTCTATCCTGACTACATCGACGTAGCCTCTACATCGACTGATTTTGCTTATCAGGCACAAGCGACACAGGCATTTAGTTTAAGATTACAAGAGATGCTAGAAATAGCAGAGAAGATGACTGAAACATCAGCCATCCCGCGTGAGAAAGTGACTCAAGGTAACGGACAAGTGGTACCAGGTGCCCGTATCTACAGTCGAGTCATCCGTGACGGTAAGATGTTCTTAGCCACTAAGTTCGGTGATTACCACTACCTAGTAGCTGCTAAGAAGAACTTTAGATAGATATAAGGATAAGACATGAAGTTAAACAGCCCAACAGTAGGTGCCAAAGGTCTCTGGAAGCTCAGAGCACCTTACGATAACCTATTGCCATTGAACACTGCACTGACGTGTACAGCGATATCGAACTATGGCCAACTCATCAACATGGGCATCGATGTATTCGATACTTATTACGATAAGCATAGCCTAAACAAAGAGACCTACGAATCCCATATCCCAGATGGTAGGATTATCTTCTTAAAGACGGATAACAATAAGCGATATAGTTTCCCACTGCATTACTTAGAGTCTTATCCGATCGGTACAGGTGTAGCGTATGCATCCATGGGTATCGGTGTACGTCTAGGTGCTCTACCAGTGAACACATCGATTGATTTGTTAATACAGCAGATAGAAGAACTTGTCCATCTGAATGTAGGAGTAGAAACCCATACGGAAGCGATGATACTCTCCGAACAAGTTATTGTAGACAACGCGGAACATACTCGTCTAGAGAAAGCACGAGCAGCACGTAAGAGAGCTTCTACACCGTCACTACAGCGTATCGATACTCTAACCGAGTCTAAGAAACAAATCGAAGTGAAACTCAATCTAGCTGAATCTAAAGTCATCGAACAAGATGCTAAGATTAAAGCATTAGAAGCTGAGATAGCTCGATTAAAAGCAGCACCTAGACCATAGCAGACATAACCTTAGCCTACCTACCCCTGCAATAGGGAGTAGGTAGGTATAAGGACTATGCTGTTAACCTTCATCCATGGAGTCATTCGTACCATCTTGCGGCAATGCTTTCATGGTTTGCATGACTTCTTTATCACTCAAGATACCACTACCGATAACGAGTTCACCTTCCAGTATCGGATTAACAGGCTCACGTACTTCTACATTGACATTACGTTCTACACGGACACCATTGGTATTACGTAATATCTGTTCGCGTTTATTCTCATCGGACTGACGAGCAATCTCAGTGACGATATCCCTAACGAGATCACTACGAGATTCAGTGGCTTCTTTCTCGGCTTTCAGTTTAGCTTGAGTCAGGATAGACTTATCATTATCTCCCATGGCTTTTAACATGACTTTCAGCATCTCTGGGTCTTTAGCCACTTGTTGGATATTGGCACCCATTAGACGTGAGAGTGTCTGTCTCACCTTGATGTTCTCATCTAGGATGCCCGTGTCATCCGTATCGGTTTGTTTACCGACGATTTCAAAGTCATCAACGACATTGCGTGTAGCCGTATGGCAATCAATCGACGTATTCAGTGGTGTAGCATGATCCTCTACGATGAAATCAGGCTCTTCTTTTTCAATGGTTTGTAGTTGCATGATAATCCATCCGGTATGTTAGACATGTCTGGTCAAAAACAGACATGCCGCTATGGTTGTAAACCTAAGCCGTATTGACAAATATTTAAGTATATACTATTAAAGTAGTTAAGTCACTTATTTCTCTTTCACTCAAGGAGTAAAACAAATGTTTCAATTCATTAAGAAATGGTTTAAAACCCATACGGAAGATGATCCTGTTGATAAAGTGGACATCCAGTCCATGCATGACGATCTCTTCCAGTTCATCTTTACCCAGAACATTAAGGTAGAGAACATCGATGATTTCTTACAAGGACTCACGACCATCTTAGGTTATTATCGTCATCAGCTGGCGATACTGGATGAACAATCCATCGAGATGCCGATGTCTATTACGACGGATGTTAACCGTCAAACACTGGGTATACACAACTATCGTAATCGGCATGTGGAAGAGAATGATTGGACACGTATCCCTACACTGACCACATTCTTTAATCGTATTGCACAACTGCCGATGGATGACAATACCCAGAACAATGTTATCTCTACCAAGGTGATGAAGTTGTACAGTAATTGGCGTGAATACACGAATGACAATATACTGGAAGTCATCATGTTCTTCGATGCCGCGTTGAACTTAACCAACAGGCTGATGTCTCTACCTGACGTTAATAAAAGGCATTTCTTCTTTAATGTCTACTCACCGCTCTTTGTGGTAGTAGCCAATACAGTGGACTTTGCCAGTGCCATCGTAGAAGAAGTTAAGCCTGATAGTCCGATTAAAATTTAGCCATATTAGAAAAGGAGCGTAAAATGTCTATATTCGATACTGAATCCATCTACACGTTATTGGATGCTCGTGTAGAAGATCGTGAGAAAGCTATTAAGGAAGGTTTACACCTACCTGACTTGGCAGCTGATGATCCATTTGACTACTTGAAAGAGATCAAGAAAGTCAAATTTACCAGTCCAGGTAAACTTGTACCGTTTGAATCCATTCGGTTTGGTCTGATCAATATCATCAAAACCATCCGAATCCCACACAACAAAGTGACCTTCTACATGCAGTATGCTACCCTTGGTACACCTGCCCGTCACTTCAGTGGGCGTACAGGCAGTACTTTCCTCTTACAGATGGCTGATGGCTTCTTATTTCATTACCAAATCAAAGAGGATGTGCTGTCTAACCAATACGCACTGGGTGCTATGGTATACGCCATTTGTATCATCCGTGATGTACAGACGCGTAATGAAACAGGTACGAAACCATTAGCTGAAGTAGAGAAAGAATACTTTGCGAAAGTAAGAGGTACGATCGAGCAGTACTTAGCAGCGTATGTTTTAAGCAAGAAGTAATTGTATTATACTTGCTAACTATTATTTACCCCTAGATACAAAAAGGAAATCAATCATGAATTGCAATTTACGTAACGATGATGAGATCATCGACGACATCATCGAAACCATCCGTAATATCGCGACTGAGGCGATTACTGTACCAGTAGTATTACCAACCGCTTACTATAAGGAGCAATTCTTCAAGAGAACAGCTGAACGGTTCTACTTCTATTTGTCAGAACGAGCCAAAGACTTCAATTACAGCATCGCTTACCAACCAGATGGCTATGGTAAAGAAACCATACTCATCACGTCTGTAAATGAAGGTATTAAGAGCACGTATACCTTAGAAATGGAAGGCGAAGGACGTGAGTTCTCAGCCACCATGTACAACAAGCTCTTTACCGGCAGGATGGTTAGACCGCAACTACATGAGTCTGTCTATCTTAACGTGTTGTTGTTAATTGCAGCAGCTCTAACTAAGCTGAACAATGAAATTGCGTTTACGCGCGTTATTACATCCAGTCAAACAGAACTCGTACCGATCACTGAGATCCCATCTAAGATTCTTTTGGATGAGATCTTGTTGTTCTTATCGAAGTATGCTTAATATCAACCTAGATCTACCCTACCTATACTCTACATCAGGGTATAGGTAGGGTAGATAAGGGTGAACACTCAGACTGATGCAGTCAATCAGTCAGTGACTATTTTAACCCATTACGCTAAGCGTACTAAGCTTAGTGTAGATCAGAAAGGAATATCACCATGGGATTTGAAAAGAACATGGGTAATAAAGGTTTTCGTCGTGTAACAGATGGAGAAGGTTCATTCCAAGACATCACGCCTACATGGCCAGGATTGTTGGCATTACTCCTAAGGAAGATCACCATCGACAAATACGATGGTCGTGATCGTGAGAACTGCATCCAGATGCCAGATGAATCCATGTCGTACGGATACGTAGAAGAACTCTTGGGTCGTGTCATCCAAGAGTACAATGGTAACACACTTTCAGAGGCAGATCTCAAAACTGAAAGAACCCGCCTCTTAACAGAGTTCGCCAGACCTTCTATTACGATCAAAACGTTCGGTACTTTCCTCAACATGTTGGATCTTAACTGGGCAGAAATCACGGTTACCATCCAACGTAAAAGCGGAACGATCAAGTCGTATACCAAACATGTCGGTGGTATCGGCATCAAGGACTACGTGGCTCCGATACGTAACCAAGAGTTCATCGAAACACTTGGTCTACACGAAGATCCGTTCTATCCTAAACACTCAGGTCAGCTCATCGTTGGCAGTAAGAAAGGAGACAATGATGAAGACTAAACATCTTTTCCCTTATTTGCCTGAAAACGATGGTATAGACCATATCCGTCTTGACAGGCACAGCAACAGTAACTTAGGCCGTCAATTAGCCATCGACAATGCACGTACGTTTTATCTGCCTGACTTAGGTAGTTTTACGTCTATCTCTTCAGCTATCCAATACATGAAGCTGGAAGTGAAAGACGATAAGCTGCGTACCTTAACCAGCAATCCATTGTTCTCCTACGTCAAGGAAGAGATCAACAAAGGCAATAACCGATATGTTAATAAGCAAATACCTGATCGTGAGTATAAACGTATTACACTTTATTCGTTATTATCTAGACCTGAATTGCTGGAAATGCTAATTAACTCTAAGTTACCTTTGGTATCGTACTACATCTCAGATGGGGAAATCAAGGTCAAGGACATGCAGTATACTCGTGTCCTGATGGATCTTCGGCGTCATTTCCAAGAGAAACCCACTGAGACTAAGTTCTAATATCACTATTCGTTTACTAAGACAGGTACTGCCCTTATGGGTGGTATCTGTCTGGTAGACTCTGTGACCTATTTTCTTAGTCCATCTTACGATACCGCAAGGTACGCTAGAGCGATAGCGAGAGCATAGCCTAAGAACCGTATTTCTTTTTTTTAGTTAAAAGTGAGACATCATGGCCACACGTGCGAATAAAACCACCAAGAAGAGAGTGCCTAATCCACCTAAAGTCAGTAAAGGATACAAAGGACGAGCTTCCAAATCCAGTACATCCCTATCTAATTCCAATATCAAGAAAGATGCCAATAAGACAGTCTTCAATAGTGCAGTAGACAATAAGTTAGCTACAGTAGACGTATACCAAGGTAACCTAGGTGAGACAGTCAATAGCCTTTATAAGTTCACCAACACCATGAACTTAGACACCATCATGAACGGCATTAAAGGTGGTCTATCTGGTATCGGTAAGATTACTGATTTCTTGAAAGATGCTAAAGGCATTAAAGACGCATTCCAGTCTGGTAACATCATGGATGCTGTTGGTAAGATTGCCCCAGGTGCGAAAGCCGCTTTATCTAAGGCAGGTATCGATCCATCTACATTCGATACACTAGCAGGTGCTGCCCAGATAGCCGTTAATGTCAAGAACTCCGTATCGAATATTAAGAATGGTAAACTAGACATCCTAGATGGATTAAATGATTTGGCTAAATCCATTACTGGACAAGACCTAGCTTTAATTAAAGACATTCAGTCGATCAAGGCAGCTACTGGTGCGATTATAAAAGAATTCAGTGATGCTGGTATCGCATTGAAAGATGCGTGGAATGACTTAACCAAAAGTGAAAAAGGCCGATACAATATAGCTGGAGAAATCGCATCGGATATTACGCCATTCCTGATTAACAATGGTGATTACGATACGGCTAAGATGGCTATTGGTTCTATACCTAAGAATCAACTAGAAGCCATGGGGCCATCTATCGTTGAGAATGCGATACGTAACTTTAGAAAAGACTCTGTATTTAATAAAGGAAAGAAAGACGAAGAGATGTTCAATGGTTTAATGGATACCTTACGTCTCTTTAGGAATGGTGAATACCTTTGGGTAGACAGAGGTACATCACGTAAGGCATTTAACCTACAGTTGTTCATCCATGCGTCTAAGGACTTAAAAGAAGTAATCAGATCAGTCTGTGCTTCTTCTTTCTATTTAAAAGAGAATGGTGAGAAGAGATTAGATTATACCGATAAGAAGAATGACATGTTGGTGTTATTCAATCGTGTCTTTACCAATATCGGTAATGCAGAAGAAGAGATGAATAAGTATTTCCCTGGATTCATCTTCAACAAAGAAGAGAAGACAGAGACATTGGTATCGGTTATTGCATTCAGAGCCGAGAATTCAACGCGATAATAAACATAGACCCTTAGCCTACCTATACCTGTAATGAGTATAGGTAGGTGTAAGGAATATGTTGTCTTCTTTTTAGTCTATCTAGCGATAGTCTAGTACTTCGTATTAGCTCTCAACCCAAGCATCTTTAAAGGCAGCATTAGGCATATTGATCATCGCGTATAACTGACCAGGTAAACTGTTACCCAAGAAAGCAGCTTGCTTAGCCGTACTGTAGGAACTCGCCAGATGCAATTTATTCGTACTTAAACGACGCTTCAATCTAGACATGTGGTAGTATTGCTCAGCTGTACCTAAACCAGCCAATACAGCCATGTAGTCCATGAATGGTGTGTCATCATCGAATAAACCTTTTAGCTTACTGTCTAGTGTCAGTACACTGGCTACAGTAGGCGACACATCAGCAGCAGCCTGCATGATACCTGCTTTCATCATCGAGAAGAATGTCTCATTCGTATTGAACTGTTCCGATATCGGCATGCTGAGTGTTTCTTCCATGGCCTGTATCGTAAAGTTAACCGTAATGGAAGTCACTTGTCCTTCAGGTGTGAATCCCATGTTACCATCACCACGAGTAAAGGTTAAGCTATCTATAGCCGCTAGTCTAGACTGCATCCTACCTTTGTCGTAGAACTCGAAATAGAATGGATTCGTATACGAGTGTTTACCAGTCGATATCGGCATCGCTAATGCTGCGATACAGGCCATCTGGAAGAACATGTAGACCATGCGTGCACGAGGATGTGCATAAGGAGAACGAATAGTGAAACTATAGCCTGCCTTCGGTAGTTGCACTTCACTCGATTCCCAATACTTAGGCATGCTCACTGTACCACCACCACCAGCGATCAAGAGACCTTCTAATCCTATACCTGATACCACACCTTTCAGTAAATCAGCTGCTCCTCCTACCACATTCTCCACCAGATCAGACACCATGCCATCGCCTATACTACCACCAGCTAAGTTATAGTACGTATCACGTGAAGTAGCAGACATGCTATTGAGTTTCTCAGCGATAGCAGAAGCTTTAAAGCTGTTGGTGAATGTCTCTGTAACAGGGCCAGTATCATCTACCCTGAAACTCACGAATCCACCACCTGTACGGATCTCTTGCTCGAAGAAACTAGCTAATCCAGCATTAGCGACAGCACCACTGTTACTACCAGGTGCACCACTATTGTCTACACCATTCGATATCTGTTCAGGTGTAGGCGCATCAGCTATATCCTGACCATTGGCATCTGTACTGAATGTCTGGTTACTGCTAATAGCCGATAAACCATACATGGACTGACCATCTTCTTTCCATTTACGGATGTATTCAGCCAATGTCAATCCAGTGGCATTGTGTTTGTTCTTATATGCATTCACCAATAGATTACGTACGTTGATGTGTCCACCACCTGCTTTATTGATCTCTTGTAATGCTTGATAACGGGCATGAGCATGCCTCTGTGCTCTATTGGCTATAACAAACACATCTAACTGTCCTTGTACACTACCATCACTGAATGGGTCACTCAGTGTAAACGCATTAGAACTGTTACCCATGGAGTGGACATCAGGCCAATAGTTCAACATGGCTTGTTTCTGTGCTTCATCCACTTGATAAGCATCACCATCCACACCATTATAGAGATTAGTGCTTCTAAACACCAAACCTAAGTCTACCATGAAGTGATTGACCATTGTCTGTACTGCTGCCCAATACATCGGCATATTCGGCTTAACATACGCATACTTGGATGTAGGCTTACGTAAGAAGAAGTTAATGCCTTTACCTAAGAAAGACGACAAACCCAATAGCCATGTCACCACACCCATGGCACTGCCGATACTTCTACCAATGCTAAACATCATCGAGTGTACACGGCCTTTATTAGCCAGTGCAGCAGCAGCAGGTGAGTACATGTTTAATAGAAACCCACTTAGTGAAGTAAAGGCCAGTGTACCGACACGGAAAGAAACCGTACGATAGTTATCGTCGAATGTCTCCGAGAAATAAGGAGACAAGGCATCCGTACTGGTATTCAATAACCAATGATTCGGTGCAATCGGATCGGTAAAGATATTAGGTTGGAATAAAGGATTCACCACCAATGAACCACCTAATGCCGTATCCTGAAACTTCATCTCACTACTGGACCATAAACGCAAATGCTCAGGCAATCCATCTAACTGCTCACCGCCTATCTTAAAGATCCCCCTAACCCATGACTTGTCATTCAGGTAAGAGGGACGATTCAAGGTCTGATAAGACATCTATTATTCTCCTTCAAACACGATGAAGTTCTTACACACGAACTCAATCGTATCGTAACTGACACTGTCCCTAAGTTTACCATCCGGGCCGACATAAGCACGCTTATCCAACATGTACTCTTCGAGTTCACGCCTAGACTCTACAGTCATTGACGTAATAAGAGAAGTTCTATCACCATCGTGGTCACCACCCATACCAGGCAGACGCATGACAGGCGCAGCCATACTGTTGATGGTCGACAAACCGTATATCGGGTATTGAGGTAATGGCTTCAATGTTTCGTCTATTACCCAATCATCGTTTAAACGATAACGCACTTCAGCACGTGTGGTCGTAAAGACCTTAGTGTGTCCAACTGTATTAGACTCAATACCCGTAATCGGATAACGTGTACTGTATCCAGGGATATTATCTATCGCATCAGCCACAGCAATGTACAACGCCTCGATAAAGGTAATCGGATGGACATCGTCACGACTCAAGTCACTCGGTAACTCCTCGATGCCACTGAATACCTTAACAACATCCTTACCATTTATTTTACCCTTATACACTAAGGCCAAATAACGACCATCTACTTCCAGATACTGATGGCGTATATCATGCGATCTGAATCGCTGTACCAGTTTCTCCAAGCCTTCCTTAGACTGGAACAAATCAAACCACTCACTGGCCACGTATACCTCTTCCCCCTTAAGAGACTTCTTATTCACCAGCTTAACCGCTACTGTCGGATCGACGAAGATATCTTTCAGGAAACTATCCATCAATGCTTTAGTGGTAAAGGCACCATTACCCACCATCTGTTGGAACAATCCCACCATGATGGTATCGTGCTGTATATCCCTAGGATCACCAGCAAACCGACCACTGGGTTTAGTAGCCGTAATCACATTCGCTGTACCATTAAACACATTACGGGATGCCCACTTACCTTGGATCAGTTTCTTCTTACCATGTCCTACCATCTCGCCCAGGTACATGAAGAGCTTATACGCCACTAACTGCATGTTATAGCGTACATTGTCCAATAACTCAATGTTGTTCAAATGCGAAGGTGTAATACTGTTCGATAAAGACAACAGTTCACGATAGATTTGGTTGATTTCATCGTGGTTCACCTGTCCATCTTTAAACTCTAAATCACGATATCCAGCTTGCAGTACGATGAACTTATCGATCGTTAAATTGCCTTTGTTCTTCTCTAATAGCTTAATGGTAGATCGTCTCTTGATCGTACCGGTATCAGGTAACACCATCTTAGGCAAACAAGACATGAAAAAGGCATAACCCGTTTTACCATCGATTGCATTGCTTCTCTCGAAGAAATGAGTTTCAGGATTAAACTTAGCGTATTCTTTACCGGCCATGATGCCATTTATTAAACTACTGGCTGAGGTTAATTCACGATAGATTAACGGATGTAAGATAGGCAACTTTAAGTCTATCCAGCCTTGTCTTTTTAAACGATCAGGTGAGCCAGCCTCACCGAAGATACGGGGAGACCATAAGCCATCTGGATGTAAATGGTGGTTCGCACCATCGAACATACTGGTGCTTGTGATTTGGCCCAGTAGTTTGTATAAATTATTGTAGTTAAGATTCAGTAACGACAAATTAAACGGTTTCATCCCCTTGATACGGGAGAGTGTCTTTTCATCCATGGTGGTCGATACTCCTAGTGAAAGATATGAAATTTTACCCAGTATGCTTATCTATTCCCCTAAACACTGCTCACTTACTCGGATTCAACCGGTAAGTGAGTATAGGCGTGTATGCTGGGTATAAATAGCAGTGATTATTTACATCTGTATTTTTAAATAAGAGGTAGTCAGAGATGTTCGGTAAGAAAAGCAAGATGGAGAAAGCCGTCGCACTAGACGACGATTTCGACTTAGACTTGGACTTCGATGAAGACTTCAGTTTTGACTTCGATGATGGTGTATCAGCCGAGAACAAGAAAGCACGTGCCTCTAGATCACCCATCATGAATGCTACTTTGGATGTGGGTCAAGGCTTGAAGAAAGCCACACTATCCAAATCAGGCATGGAAGCCATCCTGAAGGGAGTCTTACCCTCCGAATACGGTCAGTTCTACGACAACGTATCCGGCGGTATCAACGATGTCCAAATGGGCATCAGTGATTCCACTTCATCCTTAGGTGAAATTAAGAAAACACTACAGGGCACGATAGCCCGTATGGCGGATATCGCCGATAAGAAAGAGTATTCTAAATTAGCTGCTATGCTAAACAAAGTAGCAGGCGATAGAGAATCCGAATACGAATATCAGAGGCAATCTAAAGAAGAGCAACGCAATGAAGAGATCACCAAAACACTGGGTGAACTCTTTTCAGTACAGGCTAAGATAGACAATAAAAGAAGCGAAGACAACGATAAGAAAGAAGCTGCTCGTGAAGCCATGAGTGCGGTGAAGTTCAAAACCAACATGCAAGCCATGGGGGCGATGAACAACAACCTAACCCGCATGAGGATGTTCCAAGAGCGCAATGCTTTTAACTATTATCGTAAAAGCATAGAGATCGGTATCCGTCAACTATACACCTTAACCGATATCTCGACTGAACTGAAGCAACACAACAATCAGGTATTAAAAGCCTTAAATGACGTAAAACTCAATACTGGTTTACCTGACTACGTGAAGATGCAGAACAAAGAGACGATTAAGCAGATCATGAAACAAAGGGCCACGAACAAAGTATTCGATGGATTCATGTCTCGTGGTTCTGATTTCTTCTCTAATCTCTCTAAGAACATAGGCGATACCATTAAGTATCAAGTCTCGCAAGCCATGGACATCATGGGCATGGCATCAGGTGGTATAGATCAGATGTTGGAGTTTGAAGAACAACGTCTGGATGATGACTCTGGCATGATGTACGGAGACGAATCCGATGTAGAGCGCATGGCTAACATGGGTGCGGCTACTGGTTTACCTTGGTTAGCGTCTAAAGCCAAATCCAAACTCTCTAAGAACAAATACTACCAGAAGACACTCAAGCCGATTAACTGGCTGCGTAAGTTCAATAGTTCACCTGGTGAGATGATCTTAGCAGGTCTACAAGGCCAAAGAGTACAAGGCTTCATGAACCGATTCGATAGTCCACTACTAGGTGCGGGTTTTGATATTCTAACCGACTTAGTCAGAGGGGCAACAGGATCAGCCAAATCCATCAAATTCGATCCCAGTACGTATAACGATTTCAGTGGCCCTAATGGCCTACAGAACCTAGCCCAGAAATCCATGGGTGTCGTCATCCCAGGTTACTTATCCTTAATCTTAAGAGAGTTGAAGATCATCCGTACTGGACAAGATCAAGGGGCTGTCATCTTCGACCACAAGACAGGTAAGTTCGTTAACGACAAAGAGATGAAAACCAGCATCTTAAAAAATGTTGTCTCTAAGGATACCTTAGATAGTTTCATTCGTGTGGGTGATACTGTTGCCAATGAACTAGGTCTAAGTGAACGTGACTATCGTGGTCGGGCTAAGTATCTCGAAGGATTCAGTAAGAACGATTTCGATACTGTAGGTAGACAATTAGCAATCGCAGCCATCAATGGTGAAGTGATCGATACTGAGTATCTTACTAACGCCAAGAACTTCTCCTACTTAGGTAAAGAGAAAGCACAGCTATTGGCAAATAAGTTTAAAGAAGCAGACTCTAAAGACCAAGATGACTTAGAGAACCGCATCATCAACGTGGCAGATAGTGCACGTAGTGCTAAACACCTCACTATCGATAAGGCACAAGTAGAAGGCATGATCAATGCAGGCTACGGTCCGATGTTGGAAACAGCAGGTATCCTGAAGAATGGTGAAGCCACATCTACTGGCTACATGAAGGCTGTACAGGAGATGGCTAAGTATCAAAATAGCCAACTCTCCTACAGACCGACACAGAGAGACATCCACCAATCCATCGTTCAGTCGCTCGCCAATAAAGGCAAGATCAAGCGTTTTGCTTCGGGCGGCTATACAGGCGATGGTGATAAGCACGAAATCAAAGGTGCAGTGGATGCCGGTGAATACGTCGTTACAAAAGAAGAAGTAGAAGCATTAGGTGGTAAAGAGGCATTCATGGCTTGGTTTGATAAAGCCAAGGAAGAAGCGAAGAAACAAAAAGACAAACTGAAAGAGACTAAGCTTTACAAAGAAGCATCCGGTAGAGTGAATAGTGTCTATCAGTCTACATCCGATAAGGTTAATCAGTTCAAGACTGACTACCAGAGTCATCGTAAAGAAGAGATGTCGATTACTGATGCTTTATTAGCTTCTGTTAACAGTAACTTAGAGTCTATTAAATTACTGCATGTGGTTAAAGCCACAGAAGAAGCCAAGACATCCAGCAACAAATCACGCTATCGTACATTAACCCGTCAGTGGATGGCCTCTTTACGTAATGCAACGAAGAACATCGAGAACCCGCAGGCTTACTTACATCAGCTCAAAGAGCGCGTTAAGCGTTCCGATAACTGGAACAACATCGCTTCCATGATCGAGACCAATGGTCTTAACAACATGAAAGTCGATGAAGAGAAAGCCACGAAGATCGAAGACTTTAAGAAAGAAGATGGAACAATCGACTTTAATAAAGTCAATGTCGCTAATGGTGTCAACTACCTGAAACAGAAAGTAGGCAATGAAGCTTTCAATGCAGCTAAAGATGTCTACAATTCCGAAAAGGTTAAGCAATGGAAGAAAGCCGCTGAAGCACGTATCCCTAAATCACTAAGAGAAAGACTCACGGGTGAACTCGGTGATATCTATCAGATCGGTCAAGCTGAACCTATCCTTTATAAAGAAGCATTACACAGAGGTGAGTATCGTAATAGTAAAGGCGATATTTACAAGACATGGCAAGACATAGACGATTCAGTATACGATTCTAATGGCAACGTGGTGATCTCCTACTCTGCATTCTTACAATGCATGGTGCGTAAAGGTAAGTCCGTTATACCCGTTACCAGTATACCGATTATTGAATCCAATACCCGTAAGTGGATCAAACGTGGTGCTTTATTAGCAGGTGCCATGGTATACGGCACACCATTCGTAGTGGCTTATGGTGCTTATCGCTTAATCAGAGCCACGAATGCGCATAAGGCACTGGGTCGTAAGATCGCTGCTTCAGTACAACCAGACCTTTACTTAGATGGTCAGGAAGAACCCATCCTACTAGGTCGGGATATATCTGCTTCCAAGTACTACGATGTCAACACCAAACGACTGATCACCAAGGTAGAAGACATTACCGGTGAAGTAATAGATGCCAAGACACAGCAAGTCATCATTCGTGCAACGGATCTACCTAAGCTTACTCTAAAAGATGGTAAACACTTTAGTAAGTTCTCCACTGCTTCTACGATACGTTCATCCCTAACTAAAATGGGAATGAAAGGATCATCACGTGCAGTGAAGGTTGCTTCATCCACAGCCAAAGTAGCTGGTAGAGGTCTCTTTAGAGGACTGAAGTTTGGTTTCAAATCCGGTACGGGTATATTGGCGATAGGTGCGCGTGGATACTTATCCGTATACGACAGAATGAACGGTAAGGTGAAATCACCTGAAGAGCAGCAAGAGTTACAGACTGCTGTAATAGAAGAAGGCAATAAAGAGAGACGCTCTTTCTTCTCTTCTGTATTAAAACATCTATCCGATACCAGACGAAGTGTCTTCGGTGATAAAGACGGAGATGGTGATCGTGATAACGGTATACGGGATGTTAAGCAGAAAGAAGAAGAGAAGAAGAAACAGAAAGCTGAAGAAGAGAAACAATACAAACGGGATAGCTTACTAGCCAGGATGATCGGTTGGGCTGTAGCCGGTGGTAAGGGACGTAAGTCACTTAAAGATGCGAAGAAAGACGCAGACAGTGACGATAAAGATGGCGGTATCGTTTCTGGTATCGTCGGCGGTATCTCTACCTTAGTCGGTGGTGCCATCATGTCTCGATTCCCAGGATTGGCGAAAGTAGGCTCTAAGATACCATTAGTCGGTCGTATGTTCCAAGGGGCAGGTGCAGCCGGTACGACAGCTGCCGCAGCAGGTACGATGGCTAAAGGTGCAGGCTTTCTATCTAAAGCCACGAAAGTCGGTAAGGTCTTAGGTCCATTAGGCATCGCTGTATCTGGTGGTAGTGCGATTTACAACGCATCCCAAGGTAATTGGGGCGATGCTGCTGTTGATGCGGGATTCGCATTAGGTGGTGCTGCCATGACCTTCGGTGCAGGTGCTACTGTATCTGCGATTGGTTCAGCACTAGCCGCTATACCGGTAGTAGGCTGGGTAGCCTTGGGTGTCGCAGCAGCAGGCTACGGTATCTATCGTTGGGTTACTCGTATCAAGATCAACGACAATGTAAAAGCACGCATGATGATCTACGGTTTGGCGAATGACGAATCGAAGATGAAAGACATCGTCGAGTTTGAACGTTTGGTAACAGAGTGCACTGAGATGAATGGTTCTATGCCTATCATCAACGAGACGAAGCTCAATGAGAAGAGTAAAGACATCGCTGATATCTTCGATTTAGAAGAAGGCGATACAGAAGGATTCGGTAGATTGATCCAGTGGTATCGTGATCGATTCATGCCAACCTTCTCGAAAGTGTTTAAGGTATTACGCTCTATCAATCCTAAATACACTGTAGACGACATCTACGACTTAGAAGGTGCTGACTTACTGAAATACTTGGTTGCTATTAAACCAGCACCAGGTCAGTATACCTCACCGTACATGCCGTTCCCTGATTTACCACAACCTGAATCCAATGGGGATAATGCATTAGCGTTTATCCAAGAGATGATTAAGCCATTACAGGACAAAGGTGTTGGTTTACCGCCAGCAGTTAATCCTTCCCAGATGGCTAATGCAGTGAATCAAACACCAGAAGCTGCTAAGCCCACTGAAGAGAAAGAATCGTGGTGGCAGAAAGCAGGTAAAGTAGCCCTCATGGCTAACCCTATTACCGGTGCATTCATGTTGACTAAATCCTTCTTAGGTAAGTTTACCGACAGTAATGTTACTTCGACTCAAGCTGATCAGCCTGTGTCTAATCAATACCAGGCATTTAACAGTGCGTATTATAAAGCATTGGGTTTGAATGGATTGGAGAATACAGAGCGTGTTTCTATTTTAAACAAAGTAGAAACAGAAGCCATGAAGTCAGTAGGCATGAGAGATGGCTATGCGACATTCAATGGTAAGTTGAGTGAACTAGCAGGATACAGTGCACCACTATTCGGTATCGATCCGGAAGATCAAGGTGCGATGCAGGCATTAATCCGTTATTTAAGGTTAAGGTTCTTACCTGTACTCTTAAATAAAGTAGTTGCTTTATACAGAGAGACGGGTCAGTTAAAAGCAGATGTAGCTAAACTCAGACCTGCTGTCCAGATGAACATCTTAAACGAGGTACTCAATACCGAATACCAAAGTGAAGAAGGCAATGGATCTATTTGGTCATTTGCTGTGTCTCCATTCGGTGATCGACTGAATACTGATCGCGGTACGACTTTAGTTGATGTAGAAGCATTAAGAAAAGATGTAGAGTCTAAAGGCTACAGTGACGCTAAGACACGTGCCCAAGATGCCGCTCAAACCGCAGCAGCAGGACGTGAAACAGCTTCTCTGTGGGATAAGGTGAAAGCAGGTGCCTCTAAGGCTTGGGATCTTGTTAAATACGGTCCTGGTGGACTAGCAGCAAACTTAGCTGATAAAGTTGCCCAGTACATGCCTGACTCTATTAAAGGTACGTGGAACAATACCAAAGATACGTTTAATAACTTCTTCGGTAGCGTGACTGGTACACAAGCTCAGATGGGTCTAGCTGTGTATAGTGCCTTTAGGAAAGCAGGGTTCAGTGACAACCAAGCACGTGCCCTAACAGCAGAAGTTGGTCGTGAGAACTCATGGAGAGCCGATACGATATTTGGATTCCATTCGGATCCGAAGAACAACGCAGTCAATGTCGGCATGATATCATGGCAAGGTGCTCGTGGTAAGAAGTTAGCACAATACCTGCAACAGAAAGGCTTAATCCAAAACGGTAAGTTAGTACGTTCACCTGAGGCTTTATCTGCTCAAGCAGAGTTCCTGATGGATGAAATGAAGTCAGGTAACTTTGGCGCATCGCAAGCGAATAGGCAAGCCACGCAGGAGTTCTTGTCTAATCCGAATATCGACGTAGAACGCGGCATGGATCTGGTTGGTAAGCATTTCATCAAGTGGCGTATCGACGATCCTAAGTATCGTCCTGGCGGAATCAAGAACCGCACTATGTTCTTGAAAAAGCTCAACAGTGAAATCGATAAGAACCCAGAGATCAAAGCAGGTAATGGTGGCCCTGGTGTATCGGCTAATGTCAATAACCAATTAGCTGCCCTAGAAGCACAACGTAATGCTATCCAGTCTTCTAATATACCGCAAGCACAGAAAGAGAAAGCTCTAGCCTCTATCGATGCAGCATCTGGTAGACTGAAAGCCTCTCAATCCTACGCTTCCTTAGGTGGTGGTAATGCTCTACCGTCTAAGACGGATGGTTCACTAGCCGCTGGTAACTTCGGTATGCTTGGTAGTAACCCACTAGGCACAGGCGCTACAGGTACGTCTAAAGTACCGTATGCGAATACTTCTACTCGTTCGCAGAAAGCAGCAGATATCGCTTCTCGCACAGCCAGAGGTAAGTCTACAGGTCAATGTGCTAAGTTCGTCCGTATGGCTCTACAGGCAGCAGGCTATAAGTTTACACCCAATGGATCTGCTTATCAGTACGCTACTTTAGGTACGATGGAGAAGATGGGTTATAAACAACTGCCTAATGGTACACCAGAAGCTAAAGGTGACGTGATCGTTTGGGGTCAGATACCAGGTCACCAACATGGACACATCCAAATCTACGATGGTGTGACTTGGGTATCTGACTTTAAGCATAGGCGTAATCTATCGCCTTATGGTACGTCTAAGTATTCCAGATACTGGCACTATCGTGATATAGGCGGTAGTACTTCTACTGTAAACACAGCACCTGAATCTAAGATGTCGGATGTAATCGGTGGCAGCTATGGTCAGTCTGTGTCTAATGTACGTAAGAATGCACAACCAACCGTACAGCAGATGAATCAAGTAGCTAAGCCTACGACCATGGATGAATCCGTTAAAGCATCATTGCCTAAAGACAATACGAAGGCGATAAAAGAGTTGACTAAGACTGTATCAGTCGATCAGGCATTCCCGCAAGAGATGGCTAATGAACAGGCTTATGTTAATAAGCTGACTAATAAAGCTAACAGCACGAATAATGCCGTCGATCAACTCCAGCATTCTATACGTAATCTTTTAGGCATGAACAGGCAAGAAGCCAGTGCCGTAACGGCTTCTCTAGCTTCTACTAAGCAAGCACGTGATGCTTATAGCCAAAGACGTGAATTGACTAATGAGATGATGCGCATCGATGCACTAAATGGTGTCTCTAACCAGGCACGCAATATTGCACAATCCGATGCGAAGATGAAGCAAAACATAGAGTCAGCACAAGCACAACAAGCGAAGCTGATCCAGACGAGTGAAGCGATATTGGAAGAGAATAAGAAACAGACTCGTGTATTGACCGATATATTGGATTACATCCGTAATAGTAGCAATAAAGAGGTTGCTACACCGGAAGCCAAAGTATCGTATAAAGGCACGATCAAAGAGCACAAAGAGAACGTACGCTCTCCTGTTAACTTAACCAAAGCAGCACACTCTTAGCGATACAACATACTCCTTAGCCACCTATAGTCCATTACGGGCTATAGGTGGTGTAGGGAATATGCTCTTATCTCTTAGGCATCACGATAGTTTGACACGATATAGAAACCAAAAAGGCAAACATCATGTTACTACAATACAATCAGTTTTACCTAAAGTTCGGTAATCGATCAGCCAATAAGCTCACCAATCCCCGTATCTTTAGATTATCCCAATTCAAACTCCCCAAATCATCGTGTTATCATTTCTACGATGAGAATGAACCCATCCCTTCGCACAAGACACCACTATTGGTAGGCTATAAGCTTAGGATGCCGATGATTACCTATACTGATACTTCTACTCGCTTAGGTACGATGACACGCCATGCGTTTAACAGTGAGAAAGTATTACGAGACGCTATTCGTCAAGACGGCAATCATTTCATCAAGGTAGACGATTTAAAGAAAGTGGACCATAATCCATTGGTTCCTCTTATCGTAAACCATGCATTAGCGGATAAAAGACACAAGTACATCGGTAATGAAACCCGTATTCCTTATTACAAGGAGATGAACATCTTAAACAACATCATCCGTGGGATGGTGGATGTGTACAATGCTCATGGTGCTACGTATCAGCAATTCTTACTCTTTACCGTACCGAATAAGATCCCATCCATGGGTGATTTGAAAAGAGCCGCTTCTACGATTAATACCAAGTTCTTCGCTAACTTCAATACGTTAGAGAAACTCTTGATATTCGAGTTGTGGAAATGGATCGGCATAAGGAAAGAGCAATCCGTATTCGCTAAGTTACCAGAAGCTCTATTAAAGCAAATCAACATTGTTTTTACCTACAATAACCTCTTTACGGTATTTAACCTAGGGGATATTAGTAACTGGGTAATGAGTAAAGAGAATCCCAAAGGTAAACTGGATATTAAACTGACTTCTAAGTATTTCTTAATCATGTTGGTACGTTTGTTTAAAGCAAATAGAGACACTGACTTGATTGAAGATACTGAAGAAGAGATACTGACTAAACGACAAAATGAAGAAGATAAAGGTACAGACGATGAAGAAGATAACACTCATTCTAGTCAAGATTCAACTGTTCGTCCTAAGCATCAAGATGTGGATGAAACTGAAGAAGATGAAGATGAAGTAGATGAAGATACTGGTAGTGTAGAAGAACTGCTGAACATTAAAGACGATCTGAGTGATCTGGATTTTGCTGCCGATATCTTCGACGAAGAAGACGATGGTCTAGAGGTATTAGACAAAACAGAGATGCGTGAATTAACACATTCACGTGTGGTAACGGAAGATAAGGCAGAAGCCATCGAGATAGAGGAAGTGACTAATGCCACCATGCAAACGCAAGACGCATTAGGCTTAGCCAATATCAAACCAGAAGAGATCCCAGTCCTCATCAAGCATACAGCTGAAAAGACACCACCTGAAGTCAAAGCACGTAAGGTACTCGATGAGTTAGCCCAATCCACCGCCATGTCGCAATCCAAGTACGACGGCATCAAGAAAGCACTCTCTAAGTATAAGACCATACAGCTAGATAATAAATCCCAGCAAACAGTCGCCGAGATGATCGACATCAAACCAGAAGAAGTCACCATTACCGAGAAAGACCGTGAAATCTCGACACTCAATGTTTTTACACCCAAGTACGTAGAAGAAGTATTAGGTCGAGATGTAGCGAGCATGATCGTCTCTGTACAAGCAGCAGGTGTCGTGGTACAAGACATCAAGAAGACTGAAGTGGATAACATAGCAGGTGCTTATACCGCTTATTCGATTAAAGTGAAGCCGATAGAAGGACAGCCTTCTACGATACGTGTCCGTATCCCCAAAGTGGATAAGAGAGGGATATTCAAGATCGGTAATAAAGAGTATTTCTACAAGACTCAACGTTTCGATTTACCGATACGTAAGATCAATCCTGATACCGTTTCCCTTTCTAGTTACTTCGGTAAGACATTCGTTAGACGCAATGAGCTTCGTCCGTATAATTACGAGAAATGGTTAATCTCCTTGATTCGCCAGAAAGGTTTCGATAAGGAAGACAATTCCGTACTAGAGACTCGTTCAGCCAATGTGTTCGATAACTACTACAAAGCGCCGTATATCTACTCTTTGCTCAGTAAGCACTTTAGGGCCATTACTGTACCGAATGCTTATCTCTATTTCGACCATAAGCAAAGTGAAGAGCGTTTCGGTAAAGATGTGGTTAATAGTACCATTAAGTATCAACTCACCTTCTGTGGTCTACACCAGAAGAAACATCCGATCGGTGTATCTAAGGATAATCTATTCTTTTACATCGATGGCAATGAACTAAAAGAGTTGGGTAGTATAGAAGACATTATTCAAGTCAATAGCAAGAAGATCCCATTAGAATCTCTAACCGTAGACATCATGTCTAAGAAGATACCATTAGGACTGATCCTATCGTACTACTTGGGATTCGATAAGCTATTAGCTGCACTGAAACCTAAACATTATCGTACAATCGAGACAGGCAGACATCCTAAGTTGTCTCCTACTGAGTATCAGATACGCCTTAAGGACTATAGTGTAATACTGGATAGACGAGACAGGATGACTTCTTTAATCATGTCGTCCTTTACCCGTATAGAAGATACGTATAAGTACTCAGTCTTCCAACTGAATGAGAAAGAAGTCTATTTCAATCTCTTAGAGTCCATCGGTATACCTGGTCGTTATACGAAAGAGTTCTCGCTCTATAACCAGATGTTCGTGGATCCGATTACTGAAGAGATATTGATCGAGATGGGTGAACCGACTGATTGGATAGGTTTACTCATGCGTTCGGTTGAGTTATTGGTAACACTAGACCATCCAGATGAGACTGATGGTTCGATGACACGATTCCGTGGCTACGAGCGTATGGCAGGTGAAATCTACACTCAGCTTGTTCGTTCGATACGTGAGCACAACAGACACGGGATAAAAGAGAACTATCCACTAGAGTTACATCCTGAAGCTGTTTGGATGTCCTTGATTAAAGATACCACCAAACAGATCAAAGAGACACTCAATCCGATACAGGACTTGAAAGAAGTTGAGATTACGACGACAGTCGGTAATGGTGGTCGTTCTAAACAATCCATGGTGAAGCATACCCGTGCACACAACCAAAACAGCATTGGTGTATTGTCCGAAGCATCCGTAGACTCATCCGATGCTGGTGTAACGGTATACATGTCGTCTAATCCTCTATTGAAGTCATTACGTGGATTACCGGCTAACAGTAATACCATGGATAAGAACCAAAACTTAGATGCGAGGACTGTATTGTCTACAACAGGTAACATGTTGCCTTGTAGTGACATGGACGATCCTAAGCGACAGAACTTCGCTCAAGTACAGATGGGACACACCATCGCTGCTTCTTCTTATAGCGTGATGCCTACCCGTACTGGATACGATGATACTCTAGCCAAAAGGTGTAGTGATACATTTGCAGCGATAGCGGAACAAGATGGTGTTGTTGTATCCGTAGATGACTACATGATTACTGTTAAATACAAAGACGGTACAGAGCGTTCTATCGAACTAGGACGTAAGTTTGGTCACTCAGGTGGTTTTACGACTACCCATGACGTGATTACGAAACTGAAGCCTAATACTAAGTTTAAGGCAGGTGATGCCCTATCCTATAACGAAGGGTTCTTTACTGAAGATACAGCCTTACCAGGTAAGTTGGCTTATAAGGGATTTACCTTAGTACGTGCTGCCTTGATGGAGCATCCTTATACCTACGAAGACTCTTGTGCGGTATCGGCTAAGTATGCTCAGTCGACTAAAGTGCGTACGGTAAAAGAGAAAGAAGTCGTCGTTGCATTCGATCAATCTATCCACCGCTTAGCCAAACCAGGCACAGCAGTGAAGATAGACGATCCTTTGTGTTTCATCGAGAGTAGCTTAACCGCTAATACAGGCATGTTCGATGAAGACACCATTGACTTACTCCGTAACGTAAGTGCCTTATCACCACGATCTCCTGTAAATGGTGTAATCGATAAGATAGAAGTCTATTACAATGGAGACATGGAAGACATGTCCGATAGTCTGCGTAATATAGCAAGACTCTCGAATACCAACTTAGCTAAGAGACAGAAAGCATTAGGTAAGTCTATCTATACCGGTGAAGTCGATGAGACTTATCGAGTTAATGGTAATCCTCTAACTTTAGATAATGCGGTAATCATCTTTACGATTACCACTGAACAAGGCTTAGTAGAAGGCGATAAGACTGTATTGGGTAATCAGTTGAAGAATACGATAGGTCATGTGTTCACTGAACCACCGCGCACAGCGAATGATGACTTATCGATGGGCGAAGAAGTCGATGCGATATTCAGTACCACATCTCTCTATAAGCGTATCGTGAACTCTCCATTCTTAATGGGGATGAACAATACACTCTTAGTCGAGATGTCTAAACGCATCGGACAAGCGTATATAGACGAGAAGACTAAGTAGACAGCCATAGGACACTCTGGTAGGGTATATCCCTATCAGGGTGTACCTATCCCTATGGAAGTAATGTGACCTGCCCTCTTAGCGATCTAGACGCATCTAGGGCATGCTATAGCTCATTTACACCTTATAAGGATTTAACATGTTAGAACAAGACCAGCAAGATGCGGTAATACTGGCTGCCGCAGCATTCTTAGTCGGACAGTTCTCATTGCGTTTGATTACACACGGTGCCGGTGTGATCGCTGAGCGTAATGGCGACTATCTCGACACCAACGTCGTAGAAGAGATGGCACTGAGTGAACTCAGTCGCCGTATCGTAGACCGTGCACATGGCAAATAAGGAGACTTAAAACATGATTAGCCAACATTTGCTTACCATGGCTCAAGAAGCCGCCAAGTCCTCTTTGTTGCCTGGAAGTCACTTAAAAGTAGATGGTGATACTCCGCTAGGATACATCATCCGTAACATCACACCACCTGAAGAAGTACTCTTACAGACCGAGTCTGCTAATGTACTCAGTACCGTATCCGATACAGCCTACACCAAAGTTGCCAATATCGGCCCGATGGCACTACCACTTGCCATGGATGAGATCGAGCAGCAGTGTATCAATCCCTTGATGCAGCAAGTTGCATTCGTGCGTACTGTTGTTAATCCCTTGGTGCGTGAAATCGCAGACCAAGTAAAATCTACCATCAATGTAGAAACCACTGGTGGTGATTTGGTGAAGATCATCAAGCTCTATACACCTGATTTCATCCATGGTGCTTATGGTGAATACATACGCCAATGTGAAACCACTTCCAATATCCAAAAAGGCCCTGCATTCAGACCTCAACTCGATCCTAATCTTGATCGTAATACCATCTTGAATGTCGTTAAAACAGACAGTGATGAAATCAATGCTGGTTTGATGGAACTCTCGGCCATCTATACCGATTTAGTCGGTGGTGATTTGATTACCGATGCATGGCAACTGATTGCATCGCCTAATGAAACCATTGGTGGGTTGATCATCAACTTCCGTAACTTCATCTTGGCCACAGCTGCATTCATCATGGTGGATAACATCGTGAAGCATCTGCCGATTAAGACTGGCTTGAACAGTGAAGCATTGAATACATGGGGCGCATTTGCTCGTTGTGCATTGGCACGTGTGGCTTCTGCTTCTTTGTCTACTTATGCTAATGCGATTGCCACTAAGCGTCTGGTGCAGAATGCCGACAACAATACCATTACGGTATATGGCCCTGTATACGATGAGTTCTACCATGAAGACAAGATGGACATCATGGTAGGCATTGCTTATTCTAAAGACAACACTCATTACCGCATGCTCTCCGAAGTATTGGAGCAAGCAGAGGTATTGTCTCAACGCGGTAAGATCGCTTTAGCCTCTTTGAATCGGTCTCGTGATAACCGCATGTCTGCTCGTATTTCCGATAGCATCCAAGCCTCTATCTTGGCTATGGTGGAAACAGCAACAGAAGATACGAATCATGGACTCAATCCGTTCTTGATCAAAGGCCATCTACCGGCTGAATACCGTGCTGAAATCAGTAAGTACATCAACGACTATTTCCCTGGTGATGCCATCAGACGTGAACCATTGACAGAAGTTGTGTCACGCGTCATGTGTAGTCTGTTCTTTAAAGACACGATGGCTGGTGTGATCTTGACACGCATGGCACAAGTAGAAGCCAAATATCCTAAATCTGAACTCTCTACCATCGTCTCCATCACGATGATCGATATCTTGATCGAGTGGGTAGGTTGTCAGATCCAAGTAGTGAAGTAATAACTGCAATAACTGTCCCTCTATACCTGCCTACCTTATCCTCTTTTTTGGGGATAGGGTAGGTAGTGTATTAGGTGCTTTTGAACTCTAGGAGTATAAAGAACATGAACATTGAAGGTGGGCAGCGTGATGCTGAAAAGATCAAGTCTATCTTAAAGACTGTATCTGGACAAGTCATCACGACAGAAGGATGTCGTATCATCTTTCCAGTGAGATGGACACTATACGATTTAGCAGAAGTGAATGTAGAACCGTATTTCTACGGATTGGTGAAGATACAGACATTGGATGGTAATACGTACGCCATCCAGAACATGCTCTCTTTTATCCATTCCGATCCGGATACAATCGAAACAGTAAAAGTAGACGATGAGCCTTATTACGTATTAACGTATCATCCAGGTAGTGTGGTGATTAAGACAACGACACTCTTGAAAGACAACGATATCTTAAGTGCCGTCTACAGTGAGTTTATTAAGAGAGGTAAAGTGCCTTTCTACGTAACGTATAACGATTTAAACAAAGTATTCGATACAGCAGCTTCTCATGCAGGTAGATCATTGGGCGATACAGCCGATATCATGGCTGTGCCGATCTCCATTATCGCCCGTAATCCTAAAGATGTTACGCAATATTACAGGGAGATCATCAACACTGTCGATCCTAATACAGTGAAGCCGGTATACGTACCGATTACTTCAGTCGATCAGTCTGCTACTTCTGCTATTACTAAGATCACTGGTAGTTATTTCTACCAAGGTGTGGTATCGGCGATCAACAATCCAACCGATCAGGCGGAAGTATTAGACTTAGTCTTACGCACTTAGTCTTAGTTTACAAACAAAAAGGATATAAAACATGCCACTTGACAGCACGCCACAACAAGCGTTCGTATACAAGATGAGCCGTCTTGAAGGTACCAATAAGAAAGGTATCTTAAAACCTGATGCAGATGGATGTTACACGATGTGTATCGGTGCACTGGATCATGCCTCTAAGAACCTAGAAGCCAATGGCCAGAACGTCTATTATTCCAGTCAAGGTGCTAATCGGTTCTTCGACAAAGGCACGATATTCAACTCCCGTATCCAAGGTGGTTTTATCAAAGCAGAATACGGCCATCCTAAACGGGATGGGATGAGTGAGCGTCAGTTCCTGGAACGCAACTTAACGATAGACGAGCGCATGACTTGTGCGACATTCATGGAGATCTGGTTAGTCCCAGACTACATCGATCCGAATACCAATGAAAAATGTGTCGGTATCTTCGGTAAGTTTAAACCATCTGGCCCTTATGCCGATGCCCTAGTACGTGACCTAGAGTCAGCCGGTGTCAATGTGTGTTTCTCGATTCGTTCATTGACCACACGTAAGGTCATCAATGGTCGACTCTGTAAGCTTCTGCATACCGTCATCACCTTCGATTTCGTGAATGAACCTGGTATCTCAGCAGCCGAGAAATTAGTCTCTCCTTCCATGGAACAACAACACCATCACTTAGATGGCCCTGCTGATATCGAAGTAACTGAACACACTCTGCGTAAAGTATTGGATCGTGCAGCCAATGGTAAAGTATCCGTAGAGTCTGGTATGTTACATCTTCTAAAAGAAGTAGAGATGTCATTCCAGCGTAAGACTCGTACACACGAGTGGTAATCTAACCAACTTAAATAAGAGGTCATCGTCAACATGGAAATAACACTCAAAGACAGTGAGATCGATAATTTCATCCGATACCTCAATACGGCTTCTACGATTCCATTGACAGCAGAAGACATCATCGTCGATACACCGGTAGACTTAGGGACATTACCTAAGGTCATCCCTACTGATGAAATCGCTAACTATACGGATGAGCTACTGGAAAGAGCGAATACCGAAGTGACCATCTTACCGACTAAGACAGGACAAGTATCGGGTAAAGGATACGTAGAAGCCTATTCACGACTACACTTAGCTATCATTTGGGATAGGGTAAAAGAAGCCTGTCCTAAAGTAGATGATCGCTATGCGGTAGAGATCGATCCGATATGGCGATCTCCTAGACCAACACTAGAAGACTTGAATGAATGGGTAGAGAAACACCTCTACACCAGAAGTCAGTCTGTAGGCTGTAGGTTAATAGGCTATCGCAAGAAGAAAATAGATTTTGGTGTCGCTACACTGAAGATCGTAGCAAGAGAGACGAGTTTACTTTACATGGGTGAACTGGAAGTAGAAGTGGTGTTCGTACCGATACCGATTGTGAATACCACGATGGATGGGTTTGAAGGTGAGATGTACATTGAAGAGAACTTACTGAGTGTGAATGCATTCCCACGCTACATGAGAGATAATTTAGTACATGGATAAATGGAAAGCCAGTATGGTGGGTACCGATATGGTGGAAAATATAGATACTTACTATTATAGTAGTGTAAGGGATGAGTGTCGTCTCTTTTAACACTGTTAGCTTACGTAAGCTTATCTTTTTTATTTAACCCTATACAGACTGAGCCTAGTAGGCTTAGGATGTAAACCTAACCTTAGAAAGGAATCCATCATGGCAATTCATGATACCGTAACTAAAATCGCCAACAAGATTGAAAAGGACCACTTGTCCTACGATGCCGAAGCGCGTAACCTGAAAACCTCAGGTGATGTGATCGGCACCACTTTGGATGTGTTAAAAGAAGAAGGCATTGTCGATGTGTCTAAAAAGCAACTCGATGATGCCTCTAAAGTGCTCGACTTCTTCGTATCCGGCACAGCCCTGGCTACTGGTGAAGCATCTGTTGATGTGTTCAAGAAACACAAAGACGTTGACTCTACCAGCGTAGAATACGATTTCGCCAAAGGCATCAAGGTAAGCCAAGCAGTTCGCCGTAAGTTCGAAGCCTCTGCACCTCCACGTGATGGTGAAGAGCGCAAAGTGACTGAACGCTATGCACGTGTCGATGCCAAGATTACCGTTAAATCACTCTCTTCTAAATCACAAACCGGCATGATCGCTGTGCGTGATCACCTCTACGAAGTAGGCCAGAAAGAACTGGGTCCTAAAGAAGAGAAGAAGTAATTCCTTTAGGCGTGTAATATAATGAATCGAAATAACACCGTCTTTTTGGGCATATTGGGATGGTGTTACGATTGCTTAGTGTGTTTCTGCGTTTCACGTACACTCGTTAGAGCATGATGACACGTAAGTGACAGCATACTCAGGCTATAGGGTTCATTTTTCTCCTAATCTTTAATAAACCGTCTATATCTCTTAACCGAGGTATAGATGGTTTCTTTTTTACTTATGCTTTATCTTAGTATATCTCCCTATATCCGGTTTATACTGGGTATAGGGAGATGTATTATGCTGTCGTATGCACTCCAGCGTATCTTACGCTATGCTCTCGTTTTTTTACAGAAAGGAATCCGACATGGATGATTTAGATGATTTAGTTAAATTAACAGAGGTGATGTTGATGCCTAATGACATCGTCTCTCAAGTCAACTTTGCTTATCGCGTATTGAATACAGTAGGTTATCGTAAGGTGCCTGATAAGTTAGCCTATGCGCTAAAGGAAGGATTCGGTGAAGTCAGTATTTTCGATTTATTAAAGGCTGCATTAGAAGGCTTTAGGATAGGAGAAGACTTTGATCTAAATGACGCGCTTGAACAGTTCTGTATCAACTACCTGAAGAGTGATCTACAGACTACCCATCCGCTAAAAGACAGTAATGGTCAAATAGCCAAGTATTGGGACAGTGTCCATCTATCGGACACACAAGAAGGTATCGTCAGTCTCTTGATGACGACTGCCGTATCAATGGTCGGACAGGTACGGATAGGGAGGGATATCAGTAGAGACGAAGGGTCACTCGTCTTGATCGTAGAAGAAGCACAAAAGACACTCTATAAAGTAGGAGTCTATCTAGATGAACGAGATCACGACACCGTATCCCCTTAATGGGTCTGTAGTCTACCTAAGGTATCCACTCTACGAGCTGGTGAATAGGACGAATCAATGTATCCCAGATCCATTCGCTAGGAACTTCAATATCGTCTCTTACGAATTAGTAGGCAATGAATACGTCTCTTATTTCGATCATGAGCGACCATTCTCACCACTGAATACGGAATACATCATGGACACGATCATCAGTGGTATCATGATCGATGCTAAGATGTTCTATTTAGCATCCATGCCGTATACGATACATACGGAAGAATGGTTGATTAACTACATGGCCTATCGTCTGTTCCATGATGTGGAAGACATCTATTACGGTTATCTTGAGTATCTGGATGAGACAGGTGAGTTCTATTTCGAGGATGATGGCGATAGCCCTTATTACAGGGATCAGAACGGTAATATAGTGGAGATCAAGGATCCTGTCATCGGCCATGAAGAATACCGCTATATGGCTTATCTTGTTTATCTGTTGGTACAGACCATAGCAGGGTATTATCCTACACTGGTGAGACAATTCTATTTCCATCGGGATAAGGATTACTTTATTGTCCTAGAGGAAGTAGAAGAGAAGATCAATAGAGACAGGAATCCTCGTGTGAGAAGAGCATTAGAATGGATACGAAACGTGAATAGGATGAGTTTACTTAGGTTGGAGGTAAGATGCCACACCTATTAAAAGGCAATCGTTTCTACCTATCGTTAGATGAGGCTTATGCTTATGGCATTGAAGCTGTCAAGCAGGAGTATCCTCGTAATCCTTCCTTTGGTTCACGTGACTTAAAGGAAGAATTAGAGTTCATCGTACACAGTGCATTCAGTGGTGTTTACTACTGTAATCGTCAAGCACGATACACTGTCGATGATGCAGGATACTTAGCCGAGATGGCTATGCAAAGGTATCAGGATAAACTTAAGCAGTACAGTGACGTTGGATTGCATGAATTCGAAGATACGTATAGAGACCATTTTACAGAACTACAGAACAAACTAGACCATAACCGATATCCATCGTCTAAAGGTTATTTGTTCTTGAGGCAGTATTTCTACCATACAGCCAGACAAATGATCAATGTCGGTATCTTCGATACACTATCCGATATAGAGATCGATGTATCGCGTGTGAACAACAGCGATAGGAGTTACGCATTAAATGGAATCGTCCACTATAACCATTACTGTTTTACCGTATACGGATACAGTGGATAGATAGAAGATATAAGGAGCATTGAAACATGGATATACATTCCATACCCGATATCGCCATCGATATGGGTGTAAACTATTACGAGATAGAACAACTCAATCGTTTTCTATCTGGTCAATACACGACATCGTTCGATTACCTAAGTATCGTAAACGATTACTTACAAAGCCTCAATGGCCAAGAGATCAATTTTGGTTGGCAAAACTCCCTACCTGGTTCTTTAGTACCGGTTAATCTGGAAGAAGATGCTATATTACCCACGATAGATGGCCTAACCACTAAGCTTAGGCATACCGCGATTGATGAGAAACACATTGATGTTTACATCACTATCTTCCGTAAGTTACTGTTCTACATCTCTTTGGTCATCCGTACTGAGGTATTGGACATGATGCAGAAGATGCTCGTAGAGATACCATTGGTCTTTAACTATCGTGTCGTGGCACAGGATCGTAATCTGCTCTATATCCGTTATTTGTTGGATGGTGTAGAGCATTACTCATTCTCAGACTGGGTCACTCGTATACGACGTGATGCACCTGTAGTAGGGAGGTTCTAAGATGTCATTACACGATAGACTGAACGCCATCCATCCTGATGCACAACACCATTTCTTCCATGTAATCGATCGTAATAACATGGGCGTGAAACTGAGTGCTGATGACATCGTGATGCTGTACGAGATAGATAAGACCGTTGGGATGACTTACGGTACGAACTTAGCATCGTTTATGTTTATCTACCATTTGGACATGAACAATCACTTTGCTGTCTATAAGGACACCATGTTAAAAGAGTATCGTAAGCGTCTAGACGATCCTTCCGTCATGACACCTTACTTGATCGCTGCTTACGTGATGAAGCAAAACGATCCTAATCAGGATAATTACGCCTTATTAGAACGTGAGGTAGAGACTAACCTCTACTACCTAACGGATGATACCCGTATCGTCGATGGACTACGTAAAGTGAGGCATCAGTGGCAGAACCACGGTAGGCACATCATGTCACGCAGTAAATAACACGGCAGCATAGACCTTATACCACCTATACTCCATAGCGGGGTATAGGTGGTATAAGGGATATGTTCTATTCTTTTTTTAGACTTTAGTGCTATTGGCAACCTCTTGAGAGACTTCATTCGAGATTCGTTGCTCTTCACGTCTCATTCGCATGGCTACATCCAGTATCATGCGTTGCTCTATCTCAGTCATGTGCATCCATTGAGCCAGATCTAAACCAGTGTATTTACTCACTTGGTTGATCGTAAAGTCTTCGATTACACTCTTAAGGTAACTACCCTCACCATGTAACACATAAGCGCGTTTCATGTTGTAGGGATAAAGGTCATGGCTAGATGCTTCAGGTGTACCATCATCTACGTCTTTTAAACCATACACCTTATCGTGTAGTGATAACAAAGACAGGTGTTTCTCGGCTATGTCGTTATAAGGTTCCACTAAAGAACTACTGATCACCTTAGTGAATTCATCATAACCGGCATTGATCAATATACGGCTATCCCCATCTACCGCATCAGGATAGATATCCTTCTTAGCAACGACAGTAGAAGCAAACAAAGGATCCTTGATTGCTCCTACTGCATTAGGGATAACCGTATTGGTCTCTACTGAGCGAGTGACTGATAGATCTTGCCGGTCAGTATAAAAAAAACGACAACAGGGTTGATGGCGATGACTAATTTAGAAACATTATTCGAGTCATTGGTCTCGATCTCTTCTTCAGCAGCTGGTATCGTAAAGAGTACCTTGACTTGATCTTGGATATAGTCAATGATGGTTTTCACCATGTTCTGTACGATCTCAGGATCATTACCGATCATCTCTAATGTTTCGATGATGGTATCACCGCTATCCATTTCAGTAATCACTGGATCAGTACTGTCATCGACGTATTCTTTAATCGTCAGTTTCTTGATGAAATGACTGTACTCACGCAGCATAGTCGCAGTAATCTTACGCGTAATGAAATCATTGCGTACACGCTCATCTGCTGCTTTCTCCAAGACTTCATTCACTGCATCTCGAATATAGGTATCCCACGCTGCACCATGTTCTACCATGGTACTGATGTTGGTATTACCCAAGGTTACCCACGCTTCTTTTACAGTCTTACGACGTGAGTGTCGCTTAATGTCTTCACGACGATGGATCATGTACTCACGCTCAGGTGCTTCCGCTTTCCAATCACGCTGATAAGCTTCGATCTCTTTCAGTGTAGTCTGATTGAATTCACTACTGATCAAGAACTGTTTCTGGCGTGTACTGAAACGATTCTCAACGAACAATGGCATATCCGGCATGTACAATGTACCGGTTACCATGCGTCTATTACCACCTGTAATATCCACAGCACGGCTATAAGGATAGCCGTCAGGATAACGAGCAGCAGCTAAACCAAAAGCAATAGCAGGAATATCCAAAGGTGAAATGATATCCCTTAAGGTATTCGGATCGTATTCATCATCCTTGATGTTGATGTGGGCGATCTTACGGATAAACAAATCCACGATCTTCTGTGCTGTATACCAAGTCATCAGACCGTAGTTAGAGCCACCATATAGACGACCGATCTGTATCTTAGCCTGGTCTAACTGAGTCTGTAAGTCTACGAGTTCATTCACCAATGGCGCACTGATGATCGCCACGATGCCAGAGTGTGGCAATACCACGGTAAAGTGAGAACCAATGCCCAATGCATCTTGTACGATGATGCGTGCTTGACGACCAGTAGCCTTACCGGTATTAGAACGAGTGGTACTGCGGTGATAGTCCACACGATCACGACCATTACCTAAAGAGATGTCTTGGCTGAAGGTATTCTTCTCATCCCTTAGCACGTCTTGAGCGAATGCAGCTTCACTGCCTACTGCTTCCATGCCTTCACTGAGAGAGGTAGTCAAGATAGGTAAGTTAGGATCGGATGAGAACGGTTCATTGTCTTTCACCTTAGCCACGACATTATTCGGTGTATCAGGCGTTAATTGAATGGCACGGATAACATCTTCCGTATCCTTAGCATTCTTAAAGTCAGCCACACGCTCATCTTCCAAGATAGGCTTCTTGGGATTCAGTGTAACAGGTACGGATACTTTCTCCAGTTCATCACGATTGACTTTACTGAAATCCCACAAAGACTGATCAGAACCAATCTTCTTAACAGTTTCCAATACCTTATCTTCCACTGAACGGTTGTCGACACTTTGGTCTTCTACACTACGATCGTCTTTTACTTCTTCTTTAGCAACAGTAGGCGTAGCTTCACCAGCAGGAGTAGGATTAGTCTCTTCAAGCTTGGTGACTTCGTGGCTGACATCCAATGGTTTCGTCTTGGCTTTTAGTACCTCGATGTCTTCCATCAGTTCAGCATGAGATCGCCCATCATCTGCCGGTACCAAGATAGGCTCCTCAGTTACGGCTTCAGTGTCTTCTTTAGCCGGTATGGTATAAGCTGTCTCTACCGGTATATCGATGGGATTCTCATCCCGAACAAACACTTCTTCTTCCGTATGGTTCAGGACGATGTCTTCTACCGATACCGGACGAGTCATCTCTTCGATTTGTTTATCTGCATGTGCCTGTGCTTCGTTGTTGAGGGTAGCACTGGTAGATAGTTCAGCATTAGCCATGGCTTGAGCCATTTCAGGATCGATAGGATCTTTCTCCAGATCGATACCTAATTGTTTATTGAGTTCTTCTTGGGTTAACATTTAATTCGCTCCTTGTGTCGCTACTACAGGCTCTTCTTGTGGTACAACACCATCTAAGCCAGGTTGACTGGGTTTGCGTTGCTCGTCAGTCGGTGTCTGTGGCTTGACGTATTGTGCCAGACGCTCTTCCAAGAACTTACGCACATCATCCGGTGCTTCTTCACGGTGTTCAGGTTGGGCGTAGTAGTTCAATACCATCGCAGTGTGGAAATCAGACAGATGCAATACAGCAGGCATCAGCACATTGCGGATACGTGAACCAGCAGTAAAGAAACGCAATTTCACATCGAGGATCTTTTCTAACATGTAGGGATCCAAGTCTTCAGTGGTGTCTTCTTTATCCACTTCTGTACCTAAGTGACTCTTATAGAGATCACGGATGGATTCTACTTCACGTTTCAGTTCAGTTACGTCACTGGTGGACATCTTCACCAGGGTTAAGAACTTATCACGCTCTGTTAGGTAAGGCAACATGTTCTCTTTATCGGTGATTTGTTTAATCGCTTTTACCGGTGCGTCTAACTGCTTGCAGAGGTTCTCGTATACGTTCTCGCAACTTCTCCATGTGGCATCGACGATGGCATCTAACTCATCTTCGTTCATCAGCTTCTTCAAGCCATCCGGCAGTTTACGATAGTCTACTTTACCGCCATTTTGTTTCTTGTCACGACGCATCTTACGGATCATGCGTTCGAACTTATCTTTATCGGTTTCCATCGGTACGTCAAACGTAGGGGTCAGTTTGATCCTACCTAATTCGATTAGAGGCTTAACCATGGTAAATATACTCCTGTTTCTAAAAGACAAAGGGATAAGACTCCACCTTAAAAGCAATCAGTCTGCTATGACTGACTGCATGATGGAGAAATATAATCACATATAACGAGCTTTTACCCATGCAGTTTATTATCTATTACGTAATAAAACAAGGATTAAAAAGACCATGCATGACATTGACAGCTTAACACTCATCCGTGATTTCGTGAATGAATACATGGACAATACATCAGGTGCCATATGGACAGAAATCACCAATACGGTACTGGGGATAAATGAAGACTGGGTAGATGGTTTAACTGTCTACTGGAACAGTATAGACGATAACTACGATGTTAACCGTATCGTAGAAGAACTCCATCTCATCCAGAGGGATTGGTTGATTGCGTTATTAAAGAACATTGGTGTATTCGTCTCCCAAGAGCATCCCTTGGATAACCACACCTTGTTTACGATCTACATGGAGTTCATCCAGATAGAGAACAATGAATTAGCTGAAATCTCCCTCTCTATCTTACAGTCCGATAGCTACGATGATATTACTCTATTCTACGAGCTATTAACCGTAGTCGGTAGCTTACAGGTAGATGAAGAAGTCTTCAGTAGCCATATAGCCAGTATCTCTCCGTATACCAAAGAGAAACTGATTAGCTATCTATTAAACCAAGAATCTGTTAAGATCAAACAGGATGAACACGATGTCGATACTGATCTTATCGTCAAGACCGTGAAGGCATTCTTAGAGGCTGTTAATGACGATAAGTTCTACGTAATAGACCTCATCCGTAATGGTGTCAATATCGGATTGCCATTCGCATCGTATCTAACGCTATTCGGTAACGATCTATTCGATCTGGATGATAAAGAGTTAGCGTATAACTTATTCCTTTTATCGGCTATCTCCGAAGAAGGACATCGTAATATAACAGGATGGTTAGAGACAGACCTCATGAACTGGATACCTGACTATAGACGACAAGATACCATCATCCGTATGGTCAGGGAAGTCTCTATCCATGTAACGAATAAACTAGGGAGTGTGAAATGTTAAAAAGAGATTACCTTTTAGAAGGGATCGAGAAAGGCTGGTATTTAGATGCCTATTGGGTAAAGAGTATCTTGTCTTTATTCCAGACAGAAGCTAAAGAGCACTATATAGCCAGACGAGATAAGGATGGTTATTACTATCTGGATGATGCGGGTAATAAGATACATCTAGAAGATGCTACGGATATTACTAAGCCATTGTTCAGAGTCGGTGAAATGATCGATGTACCACTAGAGTCGAATGTCAAAGCACCTGGTATCAAAGGCGGCTTTAGGACATCAGTAGGCTGTTTGATCATGAACTGGATATTGGTGGTTTCACCCTTTAGAGGTTTAGTGTCCTACATCAACAAACCATTTACGCCTAACCATGTGGCTAAACAAATCATCCCCAGATGGTCTCGTTCACGATCTAAGGTGAATGATAAGCATCCTGAACGTGAGGGTGAGATATTCACGGAAGACTACATCAAGTTTAAGAACCATGTTTTGTTCTTGACCAATTTCACCCAGACAGTGATCCCTTCTGTCTCTGAGAAAGCACTCAGGACTAATCCTATCTTAGAGAAACGTAAGCAAGAACTCTACAATGAGTATAAAGACCAGATACAAGATCCTGTTATCGCAGCTAAGATCGATAAAGAGTTAGCCAAGATAGACGAAGAGTGGTTAAAAGACGATGAATCGAGTGGGTTCATCTACGGTGGTAACATGTACGGTAACATCCGTAAGAAACTCAATACACACTTCGGTATTACGACAGGGCTTGATGACAAACCAGTATTCGTACCTGGTTCTCTAAAAGAAGGGATCAAGTTAGATAACTTATCCGTATACGTCAATGACTCGTATAGTGGTTCTATAGGTCGTGGTTTAGAGACGCAAGAAGGTGGTGTATTGGTAAAAGATGCATTACGTTCAGCAGCTAACCTAAAAGTCGGTAAAGATGAATGTGGTACACGCCATGGTTTCTATTTACGTATGGCTGATAATGTAGATGATAACCACAAGTACATGAACTATTGGTATCTGGATGAATCAGGTAAATCCATCCAAATTACACAAGAGAACATTGCTTCTTTAAGCGGTAAAGTGATTAAGTTAAGATTGCCTAGTTATTGCGTAGCCGGTAACAGTAGTTATTGTGCTAAATGTTCCGGTCCAAATATCACGGCATTTGAGAATGGCATCGCATCGATTAATGCACAGCCAGGTTCGATCATCATGTTGTTAAAGATGAAGAAGATGCATAACACCGCCAAAGAGATTACGACTTGGACGGATGATTACATCAGTTAGATAACCATAGACCTTAGCCACCTATAGCTCCTGGTTGGGCTATAGGTGGTATAGAGAATATGGCGATTATTTTAGATATATACTATTAAAGTAGAAATCGAATGCTAATCTTTTAGTATTCTATTTTATTTACTAACTTATTCATTGGAGACCAAAATGAACAAATTACAATCTCTTCTCAAAGTCGACACTAACGCTCGTGTTGCAGGTATTCTGTTTTTAATGGTACTGAATGTTTTCATCTTGCCATTTAACCTGCTGTACACTATTGTCAACCACTTCACTGGCTGGAAGTTTAAAGGCATCTATTTGTCTCAGCGTAACTCATTCGTACGTGGGTTGGCTGAGGGTTTCATGCAATCCGTAGGCATGGATGAACCACCAGCATGGGCATTCGGATGCTTCTACACTATCCGTTTGGATATGTTGGATGCTGATTTCAGCTATGCTGATAAACTTGGTGAAGTCTTTAAGACAAATACCAAGGAACTTCTTCTGGGTGAACTGATTCGTCATGAACAAACCCATTGCCATCAATGGTTAAAACAAGGTGTGCTCTTCAACTACTTGTACACCATTTCTGCAACACACGCTATCCGTGCTGAAGCAGAAGCTACTGTTAGCCAGTTCATCTACTACAAAGAGATAGCTGACCAACTGAATGGTGAAGATAAAGTAGAAGCCCACAAGTTTGTGGATAACATCATCGCCAATGCTGGTGATCAATTAGCCACTACTTTCTCCACTGGTGCAGTCCCATGTAAAGACTTGCTTAACCGCAGTGAACTCTCTTTGTGGTTGTCTACCATGGATTCCTACATTGATTTTGCTAAGAAGTTCAATGTGGATAAAAAGACCATTGATCGTTTGGGTCGTAAACGGGAGAAACACTTGAACAAAGTGCTCGAATGTAGTAACACCTAATCTCTTCTAAGAAGCTATATAATAGTCCGCTCCATCTGGTAACTATGTTACTTGGTGGAGTGTACTCTACTACGCTTCTTTTTTAGTAACCACTCTGTCTATCGATATAACAGATAGTCTAGAGTATCCGTCGTGTTTGTATTATCTCTATTTATTGAAAGGATCCTTGAGATGCACACTACAACTGCTAAGAACTTTGCTAAACGTTTGTCTGATAAGCTACGTAAAGGCGTAATCAAAGCCAAACTGCAAGAGCAATACTATTTTAACCATGCCATCATTCCGTACGCTGAAGACGGCTTATGGAAGTTTGATACTACCGATACCAAAGTGCTCTTCGTACCAGTGGAAGTATTCGATACGACTGAACACATCAACGATCTTAAGATCATGAAAGACAAGATCGATGGTAGTGTTGACTTCAATGTGTTGGAGAAGAAGGCTCGTTTCGTCTGGGACATGAGTGTGTCTCTGTCTGATTTCTTAAGTCTCATCGAACAGGCTTATCGGGACATGAAAGAAACCAAGCAACTCAAGTACGTGCCTATCGTGCTGGATTTGACTTATCTGGAGCCATCTGAAGCAGAATTGGATGCTTACCATGAACAAGTCAAAAGAGCACGTGAAGGTGATGCTAAAGCCCGCCAGAAAGCAGCCAAGTCATTCACGGAAGATCCAAAAGGTCTAGTTTTCCCACAGACCAGGCTCGTAACAGTTGATGAGGATGTACTGAATAACTTAGTTCAGACGATCGCTACGCTTACTGAAACGAATAAAAAGTTAGTTGATTATCACGAGGAACTAACTCAGAGTCTCGATGAAATAAAAAATGGACTAAATCAAGTCTACCATCGCATTCCTAAGTAATACACCTGATAGAGAAGCCGGTATGTGCTGGCTTCTTTTTTTTGTTTTACTCATGCTTAATACACTAAGCACTCGTATAGACTAGCCTATCTATCGATAGCCTAGTTTTTATTTATATCTTAAGACTAAAGGACTACCCATGTTGTTATTGATCTCCAGATTGCCGCATCGTGAACGCGTCATTCATGGTTTGGATGTTTCGGCTGTGGACGAAAACATCGCCAGACTACTCACGCCTACCATCGTCATGAATCGTGATCAAGCTGAAATCCAAGCACTGAATATCGCAGACTATGCGCGTACTAAGATGGAAGAAGCCAAAGTTAAAGCAGAAGCAGCTAAAGCAGCACTACTAGAGTGGGAGAAGACCATCCTCACTACCCTCTCTGAAGAAGAGCAGAAAGCCTACCACAAAGGACAAGAAGTATCGGTTGAACCACCACGTATCCCACCTGCTTCTGAATCCATCGATGGTGTCTTGATCGCTGAAGATGTACCCAGCTATTTCGTGCCTGCATTGCATTCTCATTTCCGTGCATTAAGTGTGCCGATCTATCATGGTTGCTACTATCAGCGTGACTACAGCTTCGACCAGAAGAACCCGCGCGAACAAAGCCTCATCATGCCGGATGGCAGTACCGTTACCATGACGGTAGGTGATACCGTATCCATCCCTAAAGGCGATCCTGAATACCACATCTTTAGGTATTACTAAGACATAGCGTCAGCTACGCTGAAACACCGAGACAGCATACCTCATCTTACTCCCTATAGTCCACATTTGGGCTATAGGGAGTATAAGAGCTGTGAGACCTATCTTTTTTACTATACGAAGGAAATAAAACATGGCTTTTATAGACAGGGCCAGGAAAGTAACACCGGCGACACCGACTAACTTTGTTCCTGGTGACAAATTACTGGCACTCATCACCGAGTTTGAAAAAGCATTTCCAGCTACATTAAGGGAAATACCACCTGGCCAGAAGATCGCGGAGTGCTTTGCTTACATGCACGATATTTACCGCAACATGTGGATCTACTGGTATGTTAACGGCAATAGTGATAACCAACCCAGAACCATCATGAATGCATTGATCAGCAAGAAGGTAAAGTTACCAGGTGAATATTTAGACCGTAAGGCACCACCTGCTGATAACCTAGGGGCTAATGCCGAATACTACACCAAGTTTAATAAGTACATCAACACACTGGCTCTTAACCGTAACGTTAACCAAATCATGGCTGGTTATAACCGCATCTTTCGAACTGAAACGTATTCCGATGATCATTATCTAAAAAGTATTCGTACTATTGCCCTCAATACTACGGACATTGTACTGGGTGTCACACCAGATGAACGTTTCCCTAGTCGGTTTAATGATTACAATACATTCGATAAGCTGAGAACAGATAACTCCATTAAGTGGAATCAGATTCGTGTGGTATTTAACCTAGTGGCTTTTTCATTGGTTACTTATCCAGAGAATGTCACCCAAAGAACAGAAGCAGAAGAACAATACGTGATAAAACTGATCGATGCGTTCAGGAAGCTTTGTCGTGATTATATTAACACGTATACGAATACTTCTGTTTTTAAAGTACCTAATCTCTATCGGAAGAAAGTCTTACGTAATACGCCACTCAACGCCAGAGAAGCTGCTTTCTACGTAGACAATGCTATCCGTATCCGTCTCTTGAATCTTATCATGGCATTTACACCAACATCAGTAGCGGCTTGTATCGGTAAGGGATACAGTCCATACGTCTCCCTAGACTATAATGGTTGGTCTAGGCAAATGAGAGAGGACGTTTCCAAGTTAGATGTCATGGGTATCGATAACGAGATCTTCATGTTCGATCCGTTTAAAGATAACATGCCGCACTTTAATCTCTTAACTGGTGACTATACGAGAAGTACTGCTTACATTAACGATACAGCTGCATTGGCCGCTAACATCAAGAAGCACAATACCATCGATACGACTTCTTTCGATGAGTATTTCGCTAGATCTGTTTCTACATGGTTAACCAAACTTCGATATGGCCAGCCCTCTCAAGACTGGGATGATACCGCTGTATTTACCGGTACGACGATGTTAAAGCAGTTCTTTATTGAAAAACGTAATGCGGGTCCTTATTACGTAAAAGATAGCTTATCGATGGCCACGATCATCAAGAACGCAACATCGGCTAAGCCAGCCAGAGGAACATTGGTAACAGAAGCATCTTTACAGAAGTGGTTAGATCGTATCTTCATCGAGATCATTAAAGCCATCCCGTTATCCAACCTCAGGCACGATAATGACTACCACAGTACGGATCAGCGTACGTATTACGTAGGTACACTCTACCAGAACCTTCTGCACCTTTTAGGTACGGAAGCTAAGATATTAGAGGTGTTCTAACCTATTACTCCTTGTGATGTTAACGTTGACACATCTTTTTTTTAATCTATTATCGATAGAAAGGTAAATAGCCATGGCTAGACGTAACCGTAATGGTGATCAAAACGAACCACTCTCTCTAGAAGAGATGGATCAAGAGCAAGAACAAGCTGAAAAGAACGAAAAAGAAGCAGCAGGCGATGAGCACCCTGAAGCCGCTTACGCAGCACTACAGGCTGAAAGCAGTCAGGAAGGCAATGCTTCTACTCAAGAAGGTAGTACGCAAGCTACTGAGTCATCCACAGGTGATCAGGCACAAGAGACACACGAGGAAGGCCACGCAGAGTCTCAAGAGACACCTTTGCCTGCTCAGCCTGAAGAAACCATCAATCGTGATGAACCTCGTCAAGAGATCGAAGGTGATACTCAGCCTGCTGCTCCACAGCCGGTAGAGACCACAGAAGGTGATCCTCGTGCCTCTGACGATGATGAAGAAGAATACTACGATGTCCTGATCGATACTACAGGTGATCAACCCATCGATCCACCTAAAGTAGAAGAAACCATCGTACGTGAAGAAGAGCAAGTAGAGCAAGCTCAACTGACTCCTACTATCCGTGGTACCATGACCCTGCAAGACATCGAGAACCGTATCGACATGGTCGCTAAGACTGCCCTATTAGGCATCGAAGACTACGTGCGTGTCATGACGGAAACAGGTGGTCATATCCGTGCCTACATGGAGAACAAACGATTCGTAGAGCATTTAGGCCCATCCATGCAAGTCGGCTTTTATAACAACATCATGAACATCATCAACAAGACAGATGACAATAGCTTTAAGTTAGCCATGAACTACTTGATGTGCCTGTTCCAAGAACATGGTCATTCAGGTAAAGCTCTGGCCGCTGAACGCGTCATGATGTTCATGGAGAACATGCGTGTTAGCCATGTGGATGTGAAATGCTACCACAACCTGATGACCTTGTTCACCACATGCTGCGATCCACGTACACGTCGTAAAGAGATGCGTAACATGGACATGGGCAAGATCGTCGAGTATGGTCTCTCTACCATGGCTCAGAACCGTTTGATCAACTACTTCAATAGCTAACCACCATGAATGTTGAAAACTGGAAACAAATCCTCTCTAAAGCAGGATGTGGTCTAAAAGAAGCCACCGAATGGGCACCTTGGTTCGTGAAGCATCTTAATGGCTCACGGATCAACAACCCTAAGCGTGTCGCAGCATTCATCGCCAATCTCGTCGTAGAGTCTAATTACTTGCGTACTGTACGTGAGAACTTAAACTACAGTGCTCAAGGACTCGCTAACACATGGCCTAAGCGTTACAGTGCCTCTGGTCTACCTAAAGGTAAGCCTAATGCATTAGCAGTCTCTATTGCCCGTAAACCTAAGGATATCGCTAACCATACCTACGCCAACCGCATGGGTAATGGTGGCCCTGAAACAGGTGATGGATGGAAGCATGCTGGTAAAGGCCCGATACAGATCACGGGTAAAGATAACTACCAGCAGTTCTTTAAAGCATACGGTTTGCCAGCTGATACTGATCCGAATAAGCTACTAGAGCCTGACTTAGGATTAGCTTCTGCTGTTTGGTATTGGAATGCTGTTAAGGCTAATGATTACATCGATCGTAATGATTTCGATGGTGTGTGTGATATTATCAACATCGGTCGTAAGACACGTGCTAAAGGCGATGCCCATGGTTATAATGCACGTTACAGTGTATACAGTCGTCTACTAACATGGTTAACTACGTATACCAAGTTGATAGACAGTGATCAGCGTCAAGCTGTATTGTCTATAAGAGAGATGGAGAGTGTTACACCTCCTGAGATCACCTACCTAGAAGAAGATCCTCTAGGTGAGATAGCAGTAGAGTCTGTACAAGACTACGAGCAGTTATAAAGCGTACTATACCTTAGCCTCCTATACTCCATATCGGGGTATAGGAGGTATAAGGAGTATGCTGTCATGTCTAAATGGTCTAAATAAGGGCTATTTAAGCATCCTAGTGTACTCTTGTTTAGTACACATGCTCAGTAATGGCCCTAGGATGCGTTTATAGAGCGTTTAGGTCATTTCCTAGGGTAAGCATACCCAACGTGTATAAACGCTCCACAGAGGCCTCTATGGCTCTCTAATCACTATATACGCACATGCGTAGTATACTGCATCTACATGTCTGTCTACATGATCTTTTACATACCTACGCGCCTTCCGTTACACTCCATGGTGCTTCGTTAGTGTAAAGATCATTGTCGTTTAGTAATGCTAATTAAAGCTAAGTCTATCTAACCTAGTCTACACATGCGTATAGCCTATCCCATGCTCGTGTATCCTTAGTCTATCTTGTACTATACGCATCTTATCCATCCTAGTGCTATACGTGCGTATACATGCGCCTGTAAGCTCTCTATAGCCTTATCTCTCCACTATACGCACCTAGCCCATGTAGGTAAGCTTATCGTGTCTTATAGTGCGTGTATATTATCCCAGTGTGCTTACCTACATCTAGAGCCTGTATAGGGCTATCTAGTACCTATACGTACACCTAGTCAACACCGTTCCCTTAATGTATCACCATCCGTGTAGTGTACGTATACAAGAGCATGACAAGTAATAGATAGATAAACACCCAACGTATACAAACTCAACTGTTCAATACCGAAGTACCGTAACGAACGTGAGGTACGGAGTATGCAACAGTTGGTTTGGTATACTACTACAATAACACTATCTAACTATCCTCCTCTAAGAGTAGATAGAGTAACTACTATCCTTAGTAGAATAAAGGGTAATAGAGGATAGTTAGATCCAAGAGGATATAAGAGCAATATCTTCTCTAATCCTACCGTTAGAGCTAACACGTATCCTACTCGTATACTCGTAGATACTGAGTGTAGGAGGATTAGAGAACAAGAGGCTATACACGCACTCATCTAGTAGACTTAAGTCTACTAGGGAGTGAGTGATAAGACAGATGCGTGCTTATTTCTTTTTTAGAAAAAATAGCACGCTATATTTTCTGAAACAACACTAAGATAAAAGTTTACGAAAAGCGATATCGAGGTATTGACTGACTGACGGACATGCAGGACGGAAGGAAGGAGATAGCGAAGATGAGGTTGAGGAAACAATAGCTGACTTGGAGCAGAGCGACTTATCTGGGAGCGTAAGCGACATACCTACAGGGCGTAGCCCTGTAAGCTTGCTTGCTTACTTACTCATAACCTTACATGAGTCTGAGTAATTTACTCTTAGTAATCACGTAGTGATAAACCATCCATTAGACATGCCTACCTATACCTGTTTTAGGTATAGGTAGGTATAAGGTCTATGTTCCCATTTTAGTTTAGATGGAGTATACGGCAGTATACGACTTACTATACCTTACCGATAGGTAGATAGGCAACATGTAGTAAAATACAGATACTTACTATCTAGGTAGTAGAAGGGTAATAATGCCTATCTACGAGTTAACCTTATTAGGAACTCTCTCTTTTGTTTATTCATTGCAGAAAGGAAACTAGACATGGATCTAGGTTTATCATTGCGTCTGTTAGAACATGCACAGGCGTATACCCGTAAGAAGTACAATGCTGATCTGACTGACAGACGCACTACTGATCTCTTAACCATGGTACCACAGCGTATCGAAGTGATACGCAACCTAGTGGGTAAAGACATCCGTGGATGCAATATCCCTTATACACGGTTCTACCGTGAGGCTACATTGCATCTTAACAAGAACGAAGAGGAGATAGGTAATAAACGTATTATCTATCTTCTACAAGGTGATGTACGCATCTCTAGGGATGATAATATCGTAACTGATGTAACTGGCATTAGCTTGATCAAGCGTACACATGACGTGGAAACAGGTAAGGTGTTAAATGTCGAGATGATGAAGAACAACGAAGACGATCCTGAAGAGACGTTGAAGTTATTCTTCGAGTTGATGATCAACCATCACTATCGGCATTATAAGCCACATCTATAGGCCATTAAAGGCAAGAAGTAACCAGTAGTACTGAGTAGTAGTATCTATTTTAATCCCAGTACGCTTAGCGTACTGTGCTTAAGATGTAAACCATTATTTACCCCTATTAGACAGTAAAAGGAATTGTAAAATGAGTAAAGTAACATTCGAAGTAGAAGGTATTAAAATTACCGTAGAACGTGAAGACCAACCTATGTTTGGTCGTCGTGGTGGATATCGAGAGGAAGATCACTTCTATCGTCGTGGTCAGTTTGAAAGTAACATGCATAGACCGTATTACAGACGTGGTGAAGAAAACGATGGTGTGCGTAGACCGTACTTTAACCCTTATCCTAGCCAAGAGGATTGGCGTTATACGGTTAATCAGCAGTACGGTAAACAATCCACTGGTGAACCCATGTTCGATGAAAGCGTACTCGATAGCTTGCGTGCTACAGCCAATAAAGCAGCAGAGTTTTCCAATAAAGTATTTCCTGAACGTGGGACTATTAGTCGAGATTACGATGGTGATATTGCTATTCCTATCGGTAAACTAAGCAATGGATTTGATCCTAACGCAACCATGCCAACTATGGCTAACACAAGCCGTAAGGCAGATCAAGCTGTTCCTTTCTTTAACCGTCACTTGCAGTTAGACGCAATGGCTGTTGCTGCTTGGGATCATGGTGACAACACTGCACGTGATAAACGTCCTAACCAGTTCATTCCAGCTTTAGTAGGAATAGACAGTGTTGAAGTAGGTATCGCTGCATTGGCTGAAAACAACGACGAACATTTCCATTTGATCGGTGCTTACGATAAGATCAAGCATGCTATCATCTGTTTCATCGGTAAGTACATCTTCAGTGGCGAAGCTGTTGATTTGCCGTTTACCCAGACTGATCGTGGTGATTATGCTCTGTTATTGCCGGTACCTTATCTTTCAATGGACATCCTGCTATACGTAGACATGGTTGAAGTAAATGGTAAGCATTACGCTACTGCCATCAACTTCGACTATCAAGCCGATATAGAAGGTGAAGATGAAGACACTCCGGTAGAGCAATCAGCTAAAGACTACATCTTAAGTGTGTTGAAAAGCTACATCGTCCGTCGTCGTGATCGCCAGTATCGTAATATAGCCGCGCAGCAGCCCTCTATTAACCCTGAAACAGAAGGACAGACAGATGCAAAAGATGGAAATAGTCAAGTTACTGGCGAAACACCAACTACCCAGCAGAAGGATCGCTTCTAAAGGTTATCTGGTGAGCGCCAAGGTAGACCCTAAGATCCTGAACATAGCCTTGGAAGAGATGGGATGTATCACTGCCTATTGCGATATAGAGAGACGTGTCTATATCTCTCTAGATGGACAGGATATACCCATCCTACCCAGTGACTGTGTGTTGTTTAAAGAAGACGGCAAAGTAGAGATACTGAGCCAACTAGCCGTAGAACAGCACTACGGTGGCTATCCATCTGCAATATAGAAGAAAGGTAAACACGATATGCGTAACTTACTAAGGTGCTGTATCGTGTTCTTATCCTTATTCGCTAGTGCGTATAGTCATGCTTCGGTAGCAGACGAGATCTACTACTTGAGCATGGCTATCTACTACGAGGCTGAAGGTGAGAACATGAAAGGCAAAGAAGCAGTAGCAGATGTTATCATCAATCGCATGAAGCATCCTGAGTTTGGTCATTCGATCAAGAGTGTGGTAACAGCCAAAGGACAGTTCCAATGGTACCATAACCACGCATTGAGAAGAGGCCGTGTATTCGACCCTGTACGTGAAATAGAGATCGTCAAGTTAGCACAACGCAAATACTTGGAGAATCTACTAGGGATACGTAGAGACACTGTCAGGCAAGCAGTGTTCTTCTCTACAGGTAAGAAACCTGCTAAGAGAGCACGTGTCTCCCAGCGTATCGGGAACCATGTGTTCTTTAAGTTAACAGATGCCTAAGACACATTGTCCTATTTTTTAATATCAACACGCTTGTATTTTGTACAGGCGTACTATTTTTATCCAATTACAGAAAGGAATCCCCATGTCCCTGAATTACATCAAGACCGTACCGAACAGCATCGAGTCATTGAAAGCTGGCCGTGTGACTACAATCACCCATTCGAACATCAACGCTATTACGGCGTTCATCAAGCCTAAGAAGCCCTTTGAAATCGGACAGATTCTCGTGAGAGATGTCGATGAACTCAATGGCGTAAACTACATCGGTTACATTCTGCTCACTCCTGAAGGGAAGCAGCTCTATGTCTTCCGCAGTAATACTTAACTGGGGGAAGGTAATGATGACTAAAGTCATCCCTATCCCTAAGGGAGACTTCGATAAACTCATCGAAGAGACTTCTGTCTACGAGCTGAAATCATTCCTGAAAGTGATACGTGATAGCTATCTAAAAGCCATCTCCTGTGTCCGTCTGGATGATGTCATGGCTCTATTCGATGGCTACACCATGAAGAACCAGCCGGATGGTAATAAGCTCTATACCTTCCAGTTGGCTCGTTATTCCAATGCGCGTGGTGAATATCGTCTTAACTTTACGGTTACGTATCTTGCTGAACGTAATGTCATCAACTTCGGTGAGTTATTCACGACTTACATGAAGAAGACAATACAACCTAAGTTTGAAAATGTATTTAGCGAGACTAAACATTTTGCTGTCATCGAAGACTTAGCTGCCCGCATCACCACCGAACACAAACGCCATGTAAGAGCCATACAAGCCGCTGCTAAGCGCAAGATGTACGGTGATTATGGTGATATCTAAATAGAAAGGAAATGTAATGTCTAAAACCATTACTGACATGTCAACAGCATTAGTCGTACTGGCACTGAACATCACCAAGAAACGTCGTGTGGTGTTTGATCCTAAGCAGGCACCTGCTAACTCGACTAAGTTCTCAGTCGTCTCTGACAGTGCAAGACATGTTGTTGATTTAACCACTCTGGATCGTGATGAGCTGAATACGCTCTTCCGTACCATGGTGAAGAATGTGGAAGACAAGAAGTCAGGTTCTTTTGTTTATATTTCAAGAGCAGAAGACACCATCATGTCTCGTGCGGTTAACACGATCGAAGCTCGTATCTTTAATGCCGACTACTTTTACGAGTCTTTTAACCAAATGGTGTCTGAAGCCAACAAGCATGACAAATACGTTATCTACGTCATGCCTGACTTGACACCAGACCAAGGATTCATCTCTTGGTTTAACAAGCTGCCGTAATAATAGTAATGCCATACCACACCCTTAGCCGGATAGTATCCTTTGCGGGTACTATCCGGTGTAGGGAGTATGCTTACTTTTTTTTGCTTAGTCGTGTGTAAACACGGTGGCTTTTATTTAGCCATGGTGACATGGCGATATTTTTAAATATATACTATTAAAGCAGAAGAAGGAAGATACCTTCAACTACCACTCTTATTTTTATTAACTCTAATTGATAAAGGACACAATCATGTACACTACTTTCACTTATGCTTTAACTTCGATCATCGCTTACGGATCTGTGGCAGCTACTGCCTTTATTCTGTTCTGCGAGATCTTTAACGACTAAGCAGTAAATGACACTTATGCAGAGCGTATCAGGCATCTTAGGGTGTCTGGTACGTATCTCTGTAAGCACCTCTTTTTTTACACCCATTTTTTAGACTGAGTACAGGCCATGAAACAGATTAAACTCATCTTCTTAGACATCGATGGTGTCATCGTCCACCAAGCATCCAGATTTGCAGCGCAACTTGCAGGATACGACATCTACACCCAAACACACAAGCATCAACAACTCGACACCAATATCCTACACCTGATCAAGTATCTTCAAGATACCCATCAGGCCAGTATCGTCATCTCTTCTAAAGCATGGTCACTCGACACCATACAGGAACAAGTAGAACTCTTCGCGAATACAGGTGTAGAACTACGCTTGTTTAACGAAGTAGAAGGCATGTATAAAGTAGACTATACGATCCCACTAGCCAAAGATCGTCTATTAGCTCTATTGCCTGAAATCGTGAAGCATGACTATACGTCAGTCCATGGACGTAAGTATACGCCAACTGAAATAGACGATAACCTTTACGATATTTACAAGAACCAACGTGGATCGTTTATCCAACGTTATCTGGATAAGCTAAAAGATCAAGGTTACGATGTGGATTACATCTGTATCGACGATGATGGTGATTACAGTGTCATTGACCCATTACGTTTTATCCAAGTAAAACGTGGTGAAATGTCTAATGGCTTTAACATGTGTCATTACCAGAAAGTAGATGCTCATTTCAGCAAAGAAGTCAGTCATCCTGAGGCTAAAGCAGCGTAATAGCAGCGTAGTGCCTCTAGATCGCATCAGAATGCGTCTACAGAGACGATAACACCTAAGGTACACCTTACTATACCTTACGCTTAAACATGCGTATAAACGCATCCTCGTGCCTGTAATAGGCATATCCATCTTTTAACCCTAATAGACTAAAGTCAATTAGGCTTATTGTAAACCTATTCTTTACCCTGAATAGCAATAGCTAAATATCCCTGAAATACATGGCGACATAACCCTACACCACCTATAGTCCATTACGGGCTATAGGTGGTATAAGGACTATGTTCTTACTTCTTTTTTAGTTTAAGTTATCGTATTACTCTTACTTACCCTAACTGACGTTAGGATTCGTATTATTTAATACGGCTACGTGCGATGTGCTGGATAGTAGAAGCATAAGACGATTGTCCTGCTGCTACCATCGCATCCAATCCTTCTACGAATGCTTTTTCGTACATCACATTCGCACCGATCGGATTCAACTTATCCAAGATGGTTTGTGCCCACAAGTCCACACCATAACCGTAGTGGAACAGAGCAGTCCAACCGATATTGAGTTCACGACCAGCAGCCGGATTCTCTTTATCAGATTGTGCTTCATTATCCCCACTATCACGTGGAGCCATGTTAAAGCAATACCAAGCTTGGTTTACACGACGACCAGTCACATCAGGCTCAATGGCCAACATGCTCATGGTGTACATGTCGGGCAGAGCATCGTACGCTTCTGTACCTGCTACAGTAGCAATCGAAGCATACTTGGTTTCTTCATTCATCAAGCCCATGTCGATCCAGAAATCCAGATAGCGTTTAATCGGCATACCTGGGCGTTCCCAAACAGACATACTCAACTGACCGTATTCCACAGTCACGTTGGTATAGAACTCGTATTTCTGGCCATCTGCACCAAAGTTCTTGCTGTCCCAGTTAACAACCTTCTTGTGCTGGAATCCAGTCCATTTCGTACGAACCGTTTCGACCAAACTACGCAGCATGGAAATGTTATCCTGCGCGTGTGGTAACATCTTCAAGAACAAAGGTGCTTCTATCAGTAACGTAATCACAGGGCGAGTGGTAAACGGATGGTCGTTCATCCATGCGCGATAGTTTTTACTGTAGCCAAACTGACCGCCTTGCAGCAAGTGGGCTACAGGAGTTTGTGCATAACCGGCAGGTGTACTGTCACCACGCTCCATATACACGGGACTAACTCGTGTCATGTCTTTTATCCTTTAGAATAAGTACAATAAAAGGCTAAGCAGTAAAGCCCTACTAAAAGTAAGACCTACTGCCTAGGTGTGTATTTAAGCAGTGATGGTATCGTCATCGACGGTTTTGTCACTACGACGGCGGTTGATGGACTCGAAGGTCTGTACAGTGTAGAAGTGATCACTGAACACAGTGACTTCAGTGTGCCAACTGTAACCACGTTGAACGTCCATCTTCGTAAAGGTAATCTTCACGTTGATTTCCACTTTACCACCGTATTTGTTGCCTTTGAGCTGATCGTAGAACCACTCAGTCATCTCCTGCTTCATGCGATCTTGCGTCCAGTCTTTACCACTGAACACACGTTGCATCTCGGCACCGATCTTGTTGATGTCCACATGCACCAACATGGTACGCATGTTCGTCAGGGTAGACGTATCATCATCGAAGATGGTACGGTAAGCAGGGAAGTAAGAAGTCTTACGTTCATCTTGCTGTGCCCACATGCCACCGGCTGCCCAGTAGCCATTACGTACTTGATACGGCACGAATCCTGAAGTGACATCGATCAAGTAGTTAAACTTGTTGTTCGAGCCTTCAGACCAGTCCCAACGGCTATTGGCGATACCATTACCCGCACCCCAGTATTTAGTCAAGAGTACGGCGATCTCGTAAGTAATCGGCACACGTTTCTTATACGAAGAAACAGACTTAGCCAATAAGCCACTGCCTTTAGCCACGACACAACGGAATGCAGAAGTACCATGGATCTGGCTATCCGGATAACGACGGATGGCACCAGCGATCATGCTGATACGGCCAAGTTCTTCAGCAGCTGAGATGGGTTTCTCATCATGCGCGTAAGTCGTCGCCAATACCCAACGATCCTTACGGTTAGCTAGGTAACGACCCATCTTACGTTTAAAGTCCAAAGAGTAGCCAGTGTCGATGAACACAGAGTCGTTGAACTGCACTTCGTCCATGTACTTAGAGTTAGGATCTTCGAACTCTTTTAGCAATGCATCTACTTCAGCTTCAAAGAGAGCATCAGTCATTTCAGGATCGCGACCACCTTTAGCCCACACGTAGGTGTTTTCACCCAAAGGAGTGGCATTACCACCAATAGTGGCACGACGATAAGTCTGGTAAGGTGTACCATCAGAGTGCTGACCACCCAGTACGTTAAAGAGATAACGCAATTCGTTAATGTTCTCATCGGTAACATTGGTCAAGTCACCGATCTTCTCTACGTCAGTCTCTTTCTTCACCAACATGGAAAGAACAGAGTCTACGTTCTCTTGGTAGACATGCAAACGGCTAAATGGGCCGTATGTAGGCGGTACCAGTGGATTCTCAGGGATCAAGTCATTGTAGCTATCCAAGAACACATCGCCAATGTGGTAATCCACACCTGCTTTAGACCGAGCTTCTGGTTTCAAGCAGAAATCGATCTCAGGCATACCCAGGCGGCTGTAGGAAATAGCAGGAGAAGAAGTAGAGGTAGGCTTAGTCACGAGACGCAGACGATAAGGATAAGCCTTAGCATCGTTCAGTGGCACGTAGTTCACCGGAGACGGACTAATCGTAGTCGGTGCCCACAGAGCCATACCGTTCAGGTTACCATGTTCACCAGGAGAAGGTGCAACAAAGTCAAACAGAGGCACACGTTTACCCACTTGACCGGTACCATCAGTCAAATCAGAGACAGACTGCGCACCCATGCCGAATTGGAATGTTTCGATGTTACCGGCACCGGTATTCAAGGTGACAGTCGGGATCTCTTCCACATGGAAGCGGAACAATGCACCTGGTACTTTACGGCCAGTGGTTTCGTTTTCGTTGTTGTTGTTGAGTTTGAAGTGACCAGATGGATCACGCACGTACTCGTCTACTTGAGTCTCTACGTATTCTAAAGACACACGCAGTGAAGCGTACTTACGATCTTTCTCAGGCACGATACGCTTAGCGATGATCTTACCGCCAGCATTCAAGATGCCTTTAATAAAGACAGAAGCATGGTTAAAGTAGGGAGAACGCTCATCCAGTGTCTCACTACCGTAGATGGATTCAAACGCTGCACCATCCACCAACACTTCGTCTAAAGTGCCCTTGCGACCGAAGAAAGGGAAATAAGGCAAGAACATCGGGCGTAGAAGCGGAGTACGATCCACGACACGTGCCGACAAGTCCTTAGTACCCAGATGGTTGCTGTGGGGCGTGGCATTACTAATGTAAATTTCAGTAGCCATGTTTATCAAGCTCCATAGTCAAGATATTAACAGATTGTGTAACCGTTAAAAGGGTTAATTTTAAAGCAAAAGGAAAAGAATACCGGTATTCTTCTGCTGCCATAATCAAGTGCCTAGACAGACGGTAAACACCGTCCGGCCGGACACTTTCATATAACAAAATTAAGGATTCCTATATGGTGGTACTGAAAATATTTACATTACAGATAGAAACAGAAGGACTTTGAGAAGTTATGAAAATCGCCTATGGCTAATAGAATATAACCATTTATAGGCCTGTTTGAAATCATCTTTTAGAAAAGAGAAAGAAGAAGCATGATCTACTATTCATCCTACGACACGACTTTAGGCTCTAAGTTTTTAACAAAAGAACTAGAAGCAGAAATCCGTAAAGTCATCGTCACTTCGAATAACTTCACGAAGATCAACGACAGCAACAACACCATCTTATTCTACCCGAATAGATTGGTGCGTAAATTCGACCACACTTTAATAATAGAGACAGGCAACAGACACCGCTATAGCGTGGCTGATTTATCCTCTTTCATCGCCATGCGCGATGAGACTGAGATGGCTGTTACCAATAAACCGATGTATACCTTACAGGTAACACGTAATGCACTTTCAGGCCTTTTGGCCAATAGTGGTACCCGTGTAATTAAATCACTCTCATCGAACCTGATTAAGTGCTACAGTGACTTGATTACCACTTCTATTGCGACTGCTTTATCTTTAACACCAGAAGACATCTTAAATGTTAGAGTACTCTCCGCATGGTTCTACGTGTCTTTGTTAACCGAAGAAGAGTATTTCAGCGAGATGGAATATCAAGTACAGATCGCCAAGCTCTCTCGTGAGATCGGTATCCCTGCTGTATACCTACAGCGAGTACTCGATAACCAAGTCATTGCTTCCGTACCAGCATTCGTGGAGAAAGTCAAATCCATCTCTTCCAATCCCGTGATGAATAACCTAACCGATGCACTGCTCTACACTGTAGTCGCTAAGAACCTAGCCAATGTCTCATGGACAGGTATCGAGAAAGAACAGACTATTGCGATTGGATTGGAGCATTTGCCGACATTCGTGGCGATTGTGCTGATTTGTCTAACAGAACCTGTATTTAAGAAATCAGGATTAACACGTATTTGCCTGCGCCACTTTAAAGACAAAGCACAATTCGTCAATGCAGTCGTCCAAGCCACGAATGGCTACTAATATACTTTAAATAAGGAGTAGATCACGATGGCCGCACCATATTTGGTCGCCCATTATATCCGACACATCTGGTCGATGCCAAGCCAAGATAACCCTTCTATTATTAGACTGGAGAACATCTCTCCAGTCGAAGGGTATCGTAACTTCATCACCGTCATGAGTGAGAGATATCGGCTACCGACACTACACGATCGTTATTTCCTCTATCAGCTAGGCAATATAAAAGAACACCTCTTGAATCTGCCTGTATTAGAATGGGAAGATACTTCCACTTGGGTGAACATGGCTGACTATGTTCGGGAAAGTACGATCGCTTTTAGCTTCTATACGAAGACCGGTAAGTATATCCCATTGTCTTTGGTATACTTTACCAGCACGATCAGCAACAACTTGATCTTTGTAATAAAAGAAGAGACAGGATTAGGGATAGACTTCAATAAGTTAGAAGTCGCCTTTAAGACGTATAAGAATGCATTGATCACGACACGTGATGCTTCCTTACGTAAAGAGAAGATAGACATCATCTACCAGAAAGTGAAAGATGCGAGAGATAAGAATCGTCTTCTAGCATTCGTTAACGATTATGCTAAGAAAACAGGTGTACTAACTGCTTACGTTAATGGCTACTGGGTAAAAGACATCATGGGCATTAACCTAGTAGAAGACGATATCGTCGAAGTGGTATACGACTCCACTATCGCTAAAGTGATTACGATGCGTTTAGGTAGTACGCCGACATTCAAGAGCACATTGGATCAGATGCGTAAGTATGTCTTCTCTTACGATAAGCCAACAGGACGAGATGATGTAGAGTTCTACGACGATTGCGAGTTCTTTTTAATCGCAGCTCCTAGACAGACTCCTCTATTACAAAGAGGTGTTATCTTGCATCGCAATGATGTTACGAATATTCGTCAGTTAGCGAATCGTGATTTCAGCATCAGTACGAATCTGGTACGTGAACTCATGGAGTCTAATCCAATATTAGATCCTAAAGCCAATGAAGTGTATTTCTACGTACAGTATCGTAAGCAATACAAGACACGTAAGATGCCGTATGTCAATAACCGCATCCATGAACTCAATCGTCTAAACTATGTCGATAGATTGGCTGCGATGCGTGGATTGAAATCCAATGTAGACGCATGGAAAGCAGAGAACCTTGAGAACTCCATGGCGATCAAGATGATGTCATTGGAACATCCTACTTGTAAGCTCACCGATGCAGAACAAGCATACGGCTACAATGCTGCTGTTTGGTATACAGCCAAGTCAGTGCATCCGCATTCATCATTCATCGATGGTAAGAATGGTGCCAAGTACCTGACTGTTCCTTATGCTTATCGACAGCAATGTACTGCTTACGAATACGATAGAGAAGGTAAGCTACTCTCATGGGGCCGATATGCAGGCATGAACGAATATACCATCGTGAACAAATACCAGTGTTTCGCTGTAGAGTTCATCGGTGGTGTTGGTACCGTACAGCCTTATCAGTACTACGGTAATGCAGACCATGAATTTGAATACAGCACGGATGATCAACGCTACAAGATCTACAGTGCGACTGATGACGATATTCGTTTAAAACCAAATGATCCTAAGATTTGGTCAGATGTTACTGCTCTAGTACAGACCACATCACGTGAGACACTGACCAATAAGTATTTAACCATACAGCCGACGAATACAGCTGAATTCAGTACAGCAGATCGTAAGTTCATCATCCGTACGGATCGTGAATATCTGTCAGTCAACACCAAAGTAGAGACGTATAGAGGTAACTTGAAGTTCACCTTGATGCAGTCTTACTACGATGTTACCGATAGACGGGTGAAGAATCAGCCTGTTAAGATCCCTTATGGTTATTTGGATATCTTCTTAAACGGATATGCGCTAATAGAAGGAATAGATTACTTTGTCGATTTCCCAGAAGTCCACATCATCAACAAAAATGCCATCAATCCGAATATAGACATGCAAGTGATTACGTATCGTCTATACGGGTTCCCGAATGAGACGACATTAAATGGTAAGAAGGTACTTTCAGGTGTGGTGAATGCTGATAGGCAAGTTGGCTATGTGCGTAACCATCAGTTATCCCGTAATAACCACTTCGATCTATTAGACGATAAGAACTTATTGATTAAAGTAGGTAGTGGTGTTATCCCCAAAGAGAAATTAGGCTTTGGTGAGCATGGCTCTAAGACCATTGAACGGGCTAATATCCTAGAAGGTAAGCCTTACGAGATCATGGAGATCATCCCACCTAAAAGAGATATCTTCACTCAAGATACCGATACCTTCAAGAATGCCGCCAATATAATCGATAAGCAAGTGACAGATTACTTATCCCAAGTACCTTACCTTAGGGATAAGCCGATGACTCAGGTGATACCACTACAAGAGAAGTATAAGATCTTCTCTCCACTGGTATCCAGACTGATAGATGATTTAAGCCGCAACATGGTGACATTCGAAAAGATGAACTTGCGCTATACGGATGATGAAGTCATTGACTACATTGAAGCGAACTATCGTGAGTTCTTTAACATAGAGCCACTCTTTAACTTAGAGTATATCGACAGGCAATACGTCACCATACTGCCTACATTCAAAGACCATGTCACGACACTCTCGTATCATGCCAACAGGTTCTTACGTGCCGTTATCCGTATCTACCTGAAAGATGAAATCGAAACGTCGCACTTTATTAGAGTAGGAAATTAAGATGCCAAACAACTATCCTGGTGCCAACCTAACCATACAGGCACACAACGTCGCCAGACGTGTCACCGTTACCGGTACCGATGGCGAACCACCCGTCTACGATGAAACACAGTTGTGGAAAGTGTGGAACATGAGCGAGATATACTTGGGTGCTGCCGGTAAGAACAAGTGGATCCCTAAGGTGAATGATTTAGTAGAAGACATGGTCACCCAGAAAAGGTATCGTGTCGTTTCGATTGACTCTGTAACATTAGTCCCTCAATTAGAGGAATACAATGTTAAAGCCACTGTGGATGAAATGTCTAAAGAAGAAGGAAGGTTCTTTGCTGGTGGATTCTTGATCTCTCCCTGTGCCAGACAGATCTTTTACGATAACTCAACTGCTAAGCGTACACTGTCTATCCCTTCTCAGTTTTACCTGAAGGGCACTACTATACACCATGCCATTGCCTTTAAAGGTACTATTGTAGGTAATGGTGGTGTACCGATCTCTGTACGCTACGATGAGAACTTCAATGTTATTGGTTCTGAGATTCCACTGAAGCCATTACAGCAGAGAGATCCGAATAATAAGTCGATGTGGTATATACCGGACTTCTATACCACACATCACCTGGATGAAGGTGAGATGATCACCATCGTCATCTACGACGATAGAGGTGGTGTACGAGGACGCACGAACTGGATCGTGGAGTATTCGTCTTTATTAAGAGATGTCTCCGATGCCGATAAGTTCGTGTCTAATATCTCCTTAGTATCGCCTTACATTGATGCTTCGGATGAATCCAACTTACTCATCCCTGAGCAGATCCTAAAAGCATCGATCAACTTGATGGGTAAAGTACACTACAGCGATGGTTCTACTGCGACTTATCCGATCGATGGCAATAAGTTCGAACTATTATACCTAGAACGAGCCATGGAGTCAGTAGCCTCGACTAAAGGTGTATTGGTGTTGAAATACCATTTAGCTGAGAATGAGAAGGCTGTTAATACTAAGTTTAACGATAGTGAGTTCTTCGTGACTCGTACGTTTAACTACACCATTACCGAACGTGATGGTGCTTATAGTGTTAAACTCTATCCTGTACCACGTTGGGTGAATGATACCTTAGGATATCAGTTGGATTGGTACATGTTTACACTGGATCGTAACCAGTTCCGTAAAGTGACCAACCAAGTGTATATTACACCGAATAGCCCATCCAGATCACTGAATGGTAAGCTATACAATGCCGTACAGCAACTGAATGTGGCGATTAACTTAGGTACGATCAATAACACCTTCCAGAACCACATCCATCCGCAGACAGTCGATATTCGATTCATGCGTTCAGGTGGGGATACATCTGGTACACGATACCTCTTAGGTTTCGATCCGTACCAGAACCCATTGTACGGTGAAGGTATTGTTTGCTTAGCCAAACAAGTGTCGGGTAATAACTTCGCATTGGATTTAAGATGTGGGTGTACGACATTAGAGCAATGGTTCGAGAAAGTATACGACAGTACGAAACCTCAGTACCGTACTTCACGTGAGTCTGAAGCACCACGACCCACCATGATGAAGTTACTGATCAATGGTCGTGAGTATGATTTCCCGATCCGTAAATGGAATACTGAGTTATCCGTACAAGAGAGCATCACGAATGCGACTACTGTAGCCGTGGTGTTCTACGATTCAGCACAATCCAATGATCTCTACTACAGTGTCGCACCGATGCCTGTACAAGTGATCTAGAGACAGTGAGAACATACTCCTTAGCCTACCTATACCTGCAATGGGTATAGGTGGGTATAAGGATTATGCTTTTATTACATTTAGTGTTAGCCTAGCCAGTAATCTAAACTGTCTAATCTCACTTCTCTATTATCACTGTACTGATCCATGACATCGTCTTGGAACATGCCCCATCTATCAGCTAACCGTCTATTCGGTATATAACCGTTAGAGAGCATGACCTCTCCTGCACGTGGTTTCTCAGTCACGGCACCTAATCCATTCAGGATATCATTGACGATATTGGAATTGGATTTCATCAACTCTACTTTACGCTTATTACGCATCTCTTCAATCATGTCGGACATGCCGATGACTTCATCCAGATACTCGCCTTTCAGTTGACCTTCTAACAAACGTATCTGTTTCTCGATGTGACTAAACTCGATAAATGAATCAGCTTCGCTCAAGTCTTCGTACAATCGTTTTACAGTATCTCTAATGGAGATCTGCCGTCTCTTAGCCATGTCTTCTTCAGGATTGTATTCCTCACCAGCATTCACCACATCAGTCAAGAATCGAACTCTGTGTATATCGTATTGTTGTACTTCACGTGCATTGAAGATAAACCAACAAGCCAATAACCAACTGATCACTTGGTCATCATGCCCACCTTTAGGATGGTCTATTCGGTTGTCTTTCAATACCAATGCCAATAGCTCTTTAATCAATCGTTCATCCTTGATCTTATCAGCCGATATGTCAATCGCTCTGAACAATGTTTCATTGTAGAGATTCTCACGACTGTACTTACCACTACCTGCTGTAACATAACCAAACTGATTACGATGCTGGTTAGCAATAAACATACGGTTAGGATGAGCCATGACTTGATCGTAGACACGTGGTTTCATTTCCCTATCATTCACGACTGTATTGAAGATACGTCTAAATGGATCTATTCCCCTACTTGGGAATACTTCGATCAAGTAATCCAATATACCCTGAGCACTGGATTTGTTCTCTGGTACCAGTACCATCTTAGGGAATCGTGTCATCAAGTCAGCCAACCAAGTCGCGTACTTATAGAGGTTAACACTGTTACAGTTCACTGTACCCAGTATATCCAATGTCGTAGCATCGACAAAAGTAATCGTGGTACTGTCTCGCCCTACGTTTTGCGAAGTATCCATACCAGCTACTACAGGACGTGTACCCATGATCTGGTTAATGGTACCCATCGGATAATACCAGTTAATCGTAATCCCACCTTCTAGATCACGTGCTTCTATCTCTTCGATAGAGCCTGAGATCATTTGCAACTGACGTGTGCTGAATGGTGATGTTTCATTACCACTTGTCCAAACGTTATAGTAGTCACGCAATGCTGCTTCAGGTGAGACTTTGTTCTCTACGATCTTACCGATCAGCCATTCATCCGTATAGCCTAACTGACGATGAGAGAACGTACCTTGTATCGCAAAGATACCCACTATCTTAGCTAACTCATCCAGTGGATTACTGTCCTTCCTCACCATCTTTTCAAAATCATCCCGATCTTTGCAATCGTAGTATTTCTCATTCCACTCAGCTGATTCGATAAACACCTCGTATGCCCAAGCACCATGAGGAGAGTCTTTCTTACCCGCAGTCGTTGTAAAGATAGAGCCAGTAACCTTACCTTCTGCGATCGCATCTTCCTTAGCCGCGTTCATCGCACTACCCATGGTCGGCATCGTGACGAAGTTATACGTACAATAAGCGATCTCGTCCGCATGTCGTACTTCTACCGTATCACCACGACCTTTCTTATCGGCATCTTCTTCATTGTCCTGTGCCACGATGGTGTTGTAGTAATTACCACGTTTCAGTACCGTAATCGTATCCCTATTAGCAGAGTCATCACGCGTCATCGGGTTAAGATACTCAGGCATACGCTCGAATAACTTACGCAGACGAATGATGTTCTTAGTAGCCAGTGGTCTATCCTTAGTATAGAGTAAAGTACGAATACCGAAACTGAAGCTTAGGATATAAACCATCAACGTATCGGTACTATACGACTTACCGGTCTGACGTGGCTGGATAAGTAAGTATTGGCACCTGTTAAAGAACGACCAAATGAGACTAATATTCGCTCGGTTAGCGCGGAATCGGTTCTTCTTACTACCTTCCGGTACTGGAGCGATTTCACGAAAGTAATACCAAGGATTGACGACACACTCTGCTACGATCCAACCGATCTGTTGATCGGTTAGAGTAGGACTATACGGATCGACATTCTTTAATCGTTCATCATGTAAGGCTAAAAAGAACTTGTTGTTCTTTATACCCATCTTTTTTAGGATGTGGTGCAGACGGATAAAGGATTCATTGGTGGTTTCGTTGTGTACCACCACATGTAGATTCTCTTCCTTATACCAGTCTTCTTCGAATAGGATCATGTTGGCATTTCCTTATCGTGTATAAATTAACATATTCAGATAGAGTAGAAACATCCATGAGCCAGTATTTAATATTAAACCATGGAAAGGACATCATGCGCAATGATTACGTGAACTTAACGAAACCTAGGTTAACCGCCATGTTAACCAATTATCCTCTAGAAGGCAACAAACAACTCAGGCACATCGCCGAGATGTTCCTCTACGAGAATAAGGATGATTTCACCAACCTAACATTAAAGCAAATCAGAAGACGGGATGAACAGACAGCCATCGTGATGGCTAAGCATGAGAAACCACCATTCGTACCGTATCTTTTTACATCAGCGATACAAGGTGAACATCCGATACTTTACAGTGTTTATACAGGCTACATGGAGTATCAGGAAGAAGGCATTAGTATACGACAGATAGAGTCTACCGTAGCAGTATACCTAGACATGGATGTGGATAGGGAAGCGTTAGAACAGGCACTAGCGAATATCCAACTGATATCAGTAAGACATCTAGTACCTAGATGGAGAAGTTACGATAACTTAACCGAGATAGATGTGTATGCCAAAGGCATGACTGAGGAGATAGACAAACAAGTCTTAACCATCTCCCGTATGGTGAATGATTTGTTCATCGACAAGATCGTCGAGAAGCGATATGCAGAATACTTAAACCGTGTATCGTTACCAGGACGGCTTCTATAGACATGGATACACTAAACAGTATAGGCAACATAGAGCATATACCTACCTATACCCATTACGGATATAGGTAGGTATGTTACCCCATGTGTTACTCACGGTTAGCGGTAGCTAAACGCTCGTATAGATTCACTCTTTTTTGGCGTGGTATTGTTCCATCAACTTATCGATGTGGATATCCAAGTAAGCAGTCACGACAGCGTTGATTTGGTTCTCTTCACTGATGAGTTTACTCAGTAGCCTAGGCATGATGTATGTGCCTTTGAATATTTCCTTCATGGCCTCAGGGAATGCATCACCCAGTTGGCATGAAACTTCGTATAAGATATAGACCTTATCCCGAAACAACCAACTCTTCTTATGGCGTGTTAACACATACCGTTTCTTCACGACCTTGATCTTCAAACCATGACCAAATTTAGTCAGAAACCGATACGATACATCCTTACTGATTTCACTGGCTTCTTGATATATAGAATCCCCACCTAAGGCATCCAAACCAACCAAGAGTTTACCCACTATATTTTTCAACATAACGAGTACCTCTGTTAGACTATAAAAGAGTCATACTAGCCGCCGTAATGTTTACGTGTAATGGCTCTTAAGACGATATAGAGCATCAATCCAGTCCTAATTACAGAGACCATGATGTCACGTTTGATCTTAGTCGTCTGGATGATGTGTGTCTCCAGTATGTCTTTAGCCCTAACGAAATCATCGCTGATATCAGTGCGTGTCGCCCCGTAGATGTTCTTCAGTTTAGCCAGTAAAGAAGCAATATCATTTTCATGCTTCATGATGCTTCTATTGTTAGTAACCAACACGATCATGTGGGTTAAAACAGCATTGAAAACAAAATCAAACTTCTCACGAGCCTGAGTGTTCTTGTTATAGGCATCTACTAAACCATTTAACGCCACTCTAAAACCATCTTTAGGCATGGTCTTATTCATCCCTTCGATAATCGATATCAAATCCATCTTGATAAACGATATCTTATCCCCAGCTATAGACAACAAATAGTTACGATACGTCTCTAAAGCATTGTCCTTATCTTTCATCACTTCCACACCATCTTTATCCAAGAACGTACTACTGGAAGCATTGATCTTGAATCCAGACTCTTGTACTTCCTTCTGTAAGCCGTAGATGTTCTTTAACATGGCTTTATTGCGTGTCTGTGTATCAGTGATCAAATAGCCAACACTATAGCCTTTATTACGGATATCGTAATCCATCTTCTTAATGGTCTCACGATGAACAGAATGCTTCATGTCGACGATATCGAGACTTCTGTCCTGTATTACACGGATCCAAGAGCCTTTCATCTTGATGGCGTACTTATTCGTCATGGCTGATACAGTGGCTTCTGCGACTTCCTTACTACAAGGATAAGGCCAGTGTCTCTGTAGCCTAGAAGTAATAAACCTAAACTGCATGATGTTGTATAGATACGACATCACTTGTTCTTTACGTGTGGGATTAAGGCTGCTCTTTAATAGAGCATGACTCAACCACACGATGGTTAAGTTCAATACGTCACCTGCTACCATGAAGTGAGACGGATCGATCAAGGCATTTAACCTAGGTCTTAGTTCATCCTCATCTACACCCAATACTTCTTCGAAGAAAGCGATACGATCATTCGTCGTGAATTTCACGACATACACGCCAGTTAAGTTACCACCAAAGAACGAAGCATGATCATGGTTCCTGGAGATGAATTCATTCATGTATCGCTCTGTCCGCTTACAGAATGCCTCGTCCAGTTTCACATGACCACACACGTCGTCGAATACGTCTTTTACCAATTTATCCATCTTTACCTCTAATGTCTATATAAACCGAGATTATCTATTTTCAGTCATCTATACTCTACTACATCTCTATCACGCCTGTACATGCTCGATATTACAGATACTTACTATTACAGTAGTCAACTATCCAAGAGGTCTTAAAACACCATGATTATTCAATCCAACATTAGTGCTTTGTTTAAAAAGCACAGGCTACATTTCGATAAACCAGTCTCGATTAGAGACATGTTGGTCCATCCGTCTACCGAGACGATCATGGATCTGGTTTTCTCGATTAACCAAACATTGGCAGTAGGCCAGAACATGCGTATCCAGTCATTGGAGCGTGATTTCAAAAAGGCGATTATTACCAACACGCGTTCTACGTATAAGGTATTAGATAAAGTCGTAACTGATACTGACGTAGATGCCTTTAGCTACTACGTACGTGCTTGTGCGGCACTGATTACCTACTTAGACGATGCACTAAACGAGAGTGATGAAGCCATTAAGCTATCGTCTTACCTGACGATCGCACAGGGTGATCTACTCAACATGACGATACATGCGTCTACTAAGTCTGTATTAAGTCAGGATGAGATCACGATACTGGAAGAAGCAGCCATTATCCGCATGTGGATGATGTTAACCGGACATGATACATCTAAAGGCTATCATGCCCAGCATGCCACTATCCGTACCATCGCCAAAGGCATTTTAAACGATGAATACCAAAGTGAAGAAGAATACATCCAGATACTGGAGAATGAATGTTCTAAGCGATATGCTGCTATCGTCAGGAACATTGCTTCTTTAACATCGATTAGCCAAGTCATCAGTAAGGCCAATGAGTTATTCAGCATTTTAGATTAGCACTATCCACTAGAGGGACAAGCAAACATGAGTAAGATGAACAGAGTCTTTAACTTCAACTTTAAAGACGCACCATCTAAGCAGATAAAAGACTTCATCGAGATGAGAAAACACACGCTAAAGGAGATATTCGATCGATTCGAAGCAAAGGATCAGGAGATGTTCTTCTATCCGTCTAATACGGGATGCGGCACTTCATGGCGATACTATCATCCGGATGTCGGTCTCTATGCTGAGTCGATATCCAGATGTGTGTCTTCCGATGTAATAGAAGAAGTCGTCAAGAGGTCTGTAAAAGACTGGGAGACGGATGAAGAGACTGTACGTAAGAGTCTAGTCATCCGTTACAGTAGAAACGATGATTATATCCCCAATCTAAAAAGAGGGATAACGTATAAGGCATCGGATGGTGAAGTATACGACATCGTGGCTGTGGTGCGTGCACTCTCGATACTGGAAGTCATGGGCAACCAGTTATTGGCGATCAGCACGCACTTTCTAACCAAAACACATCCTAAGAAAGCTAAAGTTAAACTTGATCCTAAGGAATTAGCTTTGGATGTGTATTTGTCAGTAGAGTTAACAGACAATATCAAAGCGATAGAGTCTGTTAAGTTCGAAATAGAGGATGAAATCAAGCGTAAGAAGTTCGATACGCATGACGATCATGTTAGAGCCATGTCTCACCAGTACATCGCGTCTAATGTATTGGCCACTGATGAGGTCTACTATTTAAACCATGAAGAAAAACGCGATGATGATTGGGAATTGTTGTTATCCCACGCATGCGCATTAGTGGGTGATCCACTGAACATAGCCAAGGATAACTATCTTTGGTCTTTGTAGCAACAGTCTATTTTTTAGCCCTATTTACTAAAGGAATCCAAAGATGGAAATTATCGATTTAAGGAAAACATTCGGTGGAGAAGAACTCAGGAACTTCATGCGTGTGTTCTCCGACATCAACAAACAAGTAGACGCAGGTGATAATAAACATCGTTGGGATGCTGACGATGATATCATCACTGCGCCTATGGTCATGTGGGGCGATGATCAAATCGCCTCTATGTTTGTTTCCATCAATCGTCTCTACGACAAAAACACGCATGAGATGGTGAGTGATCTATTAAAGAAGGAAGAAAACACTGGCTATCAAGTAGAAAGTCTAGTATACACATTCAACCTATCCAGTTGCATTGTCATTGGTAATCGATCCATTAAGGTAATTGCCCCAGATGGTGATGAGTATTATCCGAACTATCTCTCGATGTCTAGTTCTCTTCTGTATTTAATCAACGAAGCAGGCGATAAGCGTAAAGTCATGGTGGTGACGTATAGCTACGGCAAATACGCATCTAAGACTGTTTCCACTACGGATAACATCGCCATGGAAGCTTGTAAACGCAGTGTGATATTTTCAGAAGGCAATTTCCTGAACGATACGGTAGACAACATCAGTGCCCTGATACATGCATTTAAGCTTAATCAGAAGAAGGACTACAAGTACGTCATGGCTGAGACACTGTGGTTACCTGAAGTAATCGCCGATAATCTTGGCGACTATGCCGCTAAGAAGATGGAAGAAGCGACAGGTGATTACGAACATGATCCTAGACTGATGTCCACACTGGCTACGATGCCTTCTCTCATCATGCGCTATTCGCCTGAAGCTCTTTACACTAAGAAGAGTGAACTCGATGGCGAACAAACACCCAGTGTACTGAATTGAGGTATAGTATCCTATACCGAAATCCACCGTAGGTGATTTGAAGTATACTATCCATTATTTAACCTGTTTATTAAAGTAAAGGAATCTTAAAATGCAAGTAATCGATTTAAGAAAAGATAAAGTATCCAAAATCAACCGTAAACTCAAGGATGCTTGTTTAGCTGTCTATCAGGACATGATCAAAGGCAAAGGTGAAGAAGTCTATACCGTGAGTTCCTTTGGATATCCGTATTCCATTATTGGACGTGATAACATGGGCGTATTCGGTATCTCTATTAGTCGTAGTGCTGACCAGACACTCATCAGCCAAGTGTCTCGCGCCCTGGAAAACATGGGTGCTACTTTCGTGGATGTTGAAATGGTATTCACCATGTCAGCACTGAACATTACCGATAAGACTTATCTGCGACTGATCGATGAAGATGGAACTGAATCTGATTTGATGTTCTTTGGGTTCAGTGAAGTAGCCATCATCACCATGAAAGATGGTGAAGAGATCCGTATGGCCGTAACAGATATCCATATCGGTAAAGATGCCATCGAAGTAGAAGATGAAGTCGGTCCGATCAATCAGGTAGAGCGTGCACGATTCATCGTAGAAAATGAAAAGAAAGATCTGGTGTTGTTGTGCGCCAATCAAGATGATCCTTACTACGGTGTGTTGACTGAAGCGGAGAAATACGAAGAAACCATCTCTAAGACTTACATCGTAGAGAGTGAGTACATCTCCGACTTGGCTGAAACTGTCAATGAACAGCATGACTATGGTATCGATATTGATCCTAAAGTAAGTGCCGTACTACTCTCCGCACCTGATGGTATCATGCAGTTCTTGGAATTACCTAAAGAAGAGCCGTATGTCATGCCAAGTGTCTCTACTACATTGCAGTAGTAGTAACTACCATTAGAAAGGAATCCCTATCATGGCTAAACGTATTATCGATATCCGTGATCCAAATAGTAAAGACACTTTAGCTGCTGAAGCATGGTTAGACAATACTATCCTAATGGCTTCAGGTGCAGCTAAGTCTAAAGAAGTAGCTACACTACGCATGATGCCTAATCTCGTGATGTTCAATGCACTGACGCGCTACGATGAGGTGAATAACCTCTATCACTATCGTCTGCCGTTAACCATCTTCCCAGTATCTAGTCCAGATACACCGTTACCTAATGGATTAGAAGTCAAACTCATGGACTGGAATCACGATGTCACCAACATCAATAACGACATGATGCATGGTGTCGTGGATGTATTGACTCTACCACGTGGTGTAATCGAAGTTAATACCAACAATGGGCAGCAGCCTCTAGTCAGTATCGCTCGTGCTACACTTAACTTTGGCTTGAATGATGGTGAGTATGCTAAGTTTGTTACCTACTATTGGATTACTGTAATGGAAGATGCATTCTACGCAGCGCATGCAACGCATCATCTCTTGAACAGTAATGCAGTAGTGCATCACGCATCTATCCAAGAGTTGCAATCACTCACTTTCCTATCCGGTGTCGCCATCACTAAACAGCGCGATATCCGTGTCGGTAAGATACCAGATGATCCTAAAGCAGTAAACGATATCTTGGAAGTATTCAAGAGACTGACTCTGATTACACCTGAGGTATACAAGGATCCTGCTAAGCATGGTGGGTACAGTAGCTAGATGATAATGGCGGCATAGACCCTTAGCCACCTATACTCCATTACGGGGTATAGGTGGTATAAGGACTTATGTCTTCTTTTTTTTGCTTACATTAGATCGTGTAAGCTGCGTACACAGCGATGTTACTAGGCTCATTACGCATCAGATCGAAGAGTTCAGTAGACTGGATACGGATATCATCTACTGCTTTATTCGCATCATCCAATGCGATAATCAGTACGATCTGATGACCTGCTTTGATCAACCCATCTAGTTTCTCAACTGTCTCGGTATCGATCAAATTGTCTTTCACCGTATAAACGATAGGACGAGTCGTGCCTTTCACCATTCCAGCTACATCGTAGATGATGTTATACAACCCGACACCATCAGTAAAGTGTGCGTTCTCTACTGCTAGTCCAGGTGATTTCATCGTAGCTGTATTGTCGTAAGCAGTAATGAGTTCCTTACGGATACCGTAATTGAACTGCGTAGACTTATCGTCTATATCAGATCCCAATGACTTAACTTCTTCTTTCTTCTCACTCTCTTTTCTAAAGACAGCATTCAGTTTATCAGCTACCATAGCAGCAAAATCACCATACAAAGGCACGATATTGTACTCTTGTCTGTATTGGATGTCTTCCAAACTCAAATGGGTAAAATAACCATCCATCACCAAGCATTTCATTTTCTTGTTCATCCTTTTACTTAATAACCTATACTAAACCACTGATCGTCATGCGCCACAGATCAGTCTTCATCTCTTCATCAGACTGCCACTGGATACGGGAAGCATGCATCAGTTCTTCCTGATATTGCTCTTCAGCATCCGCATAGCGATCGATGAACTCACTGAATACTGATATCTCAGCACCACCTTCTATACGGGCTTTATTGACCTTAAACACCATCTTACGATAGATATAAGCTTTAGTAGCCAATACAATCAGTTTCTTAATGTAGTTAGCTGTCATGATCGGTATATTGTTCAATTCAGGATCATTCTCAATAATCAACTCTACTGCTACTGTGCTGTTTAACATCGGGCTTCTTCTTACTCTAAAAGAGTTACCTGATATCATGTCTACTTTCGTATCGTAGTGACCTACTACGCCCATGTTGCTATTGGCCATCTTCTGGGCGACGTTCATTAGAGCTGATCCTGAGTCACCTGCCATCTCGTAGTAAGCACTACCAGCTACAGAGACATTGTAGTTCAGTCCCATGACGGAGATAATCTTACGATTACCTGTTGCTTCAGGTGGTACAGTGACTACGTACTCTTGAGGAGAGATTTGTTGTATCTTACATTGTGCTAGAGGCACTTTGATCTTTTGTGCATACTCAACATTCAAGTCAGGCAATACACGTGCTTGCACAACTTCACTTGTAATTAAAGCATCGACATTAACAGGGTTGTAGAAATTAGTACGGAATGGTTCTAGGAATGTCGCATCCAGTAACTCTTCCGGTATCGTTTGGTGCACTTCATTCAGTGCAAGTGATAACATGGACATGATTTACTTTATCCTTATCGTGTGTAATTACTCTTGGTTAGCAATAGCTAACCACTCGTACACCATGGTTGACAACGTTAAACATGGGGTAAAATGTACTCACACGAGTAGATAGTATACTGTAGCCTGATCGTCCTACATGCAAGCACTCATCTAGCATGCTTAGCATGTTGGAACTCTGTTCGGTATAGTGGTGCGTTAGTACCAGTATAGTGAATAATACGAATATATACTATTAAAGTAGTGATACAGACCTGATCTCTCTGTATTCACGTTATTGTTAACCTTAATTTACATGTAAACTGAAAGGAATAGGCTTATGTCTAATCGTACTGTTAACTTATTCGCTGCCGGTGGTGCAGCATCCAATATCGTGGCTGATATCCTGAAAACCAACAACACGTCCATGACGGCTAAGTTGGCTAATCTTAATATCACCCTCTTGGATACTTCACGCTCTAACTACGAGCGCAATAAGGATATCTTCGAGAAACACGATATCAAACTCGTTACCATCCCTGGCTTAGATGGTTCAGGCCAGAAACGCGACACCAATGTACAAGAAGCATCCAAATACATCGCTAAGTTCGTCAGTGAAAATGGCGATAAAGATGCTGCCCTGAATATCCTCTTGCATTCTGCATCAGGTGGTTCAGGCTCTGTACTGGCTAACTTAGCGGCTAAGTACCTTCTATCCGAAGACAAGAACGTAGTGGCCATTGTAGTCGGTGATTCTACGACACGTAATTTCGCCAACAACACGATCTCGACCTTGAAGTCTTACGAGAACATCGCACAGACTGCCGAGAAACCCATGATCGCTGACTACATCGAAAATGATGGTAAACGTACGATCAAGGAAGTCAATGAGTACATTGCTTCTACGATCATTGACTATCGCATGTTATTCGGTGGCCATGTCCATGGGATAGATTCAGCTGATCTGAAGAACTTTTTGCAGTATAACCGCATCTCTTCTAATCAGCCTGCACTGACTCTGATGACTACTTTGGGTATCGACTCTGAAGCCAAAGATCAGCATGAAGTCGTCAAAGCCATGCAAAAAGAACTGAATGACGATCTGCCTATCATTGCGTATGCCATGGTCTCTGTTACAGAGAAGGAGAATCGTCAGATCGTGGATTGTGATTTCAAGATTGAAGGCTCTGTAGATTTGCCTCGTGATGAAAAAGTCAAACCTTACGATTTGTACTTCTGTTTGTCTAAAGGACACTTCTTTAATGTAGTCGACAGACTCTCTAAAGTCGTGGAAGATTATCGTAAGAAAGAAAACACTCAAGTAGATCGAGTGATCGATGTGTCTAAGGATGTAGACCCGAATAGTGGGTTAGTCCTGTAATGCCTCTAGAATGACGCTATAGACCCATACCTGCCTTTCCTATAGGTAGGTATGGGTATAAGCTCTATGGTGTCTATTTTAGTCTCTACGGGCCTCTAATCGATACCTATAATACTTAGCCCTAGCATTAGCTATGTTTCGATGACTATAATTAGACCAATAGACTAACACGACAGTGCTAGGACACTGTTAAGTGGACTAAAAAGAGGTTAGGACGATGATTAACATAGACCGAGTTATCAACCAGACGACTGAACATTTAATCGATGTCTGGGATGCACTACAGATGGATGTTGCCACACGCAACAATGTCGATGCTATTATTAAAGCGTATCGTAAGAAGAAACGATACAATATCTATACCGTGAACTGGCTCTACAGCCACCGTATCATGGACATTTACTTAAAAGAATACAAGAAGAGTTGTCCTAAAGACATCTACAACTGTTACGCCATTTTAGGATGTGTGCTCATGTGTCATCTGTACCGCATGGGTTTATTGGCATTCCAGTACCTTCCCTATAGCCAGGATGAACTCATCGACATCTTAAAGAGATATCATCCGACTGATAAAGAAGAGACATTGCCTTGGCAGTACGACGAACACAACCTAAAGGACGAACAATCTGTTGCTAAGGTTTTCCCTAAGACACTACAGGCACTGAATGAGATGAGTTTGACGCATGATGTCCCTGAGTGTTTTAAACTACCGGAAGATCCGAAAACACAACTGAAGTATCCCGTATCGTTTTACATAGACCCTATCTACCTATCCATTACCTTTGTTTGGTAGTGGATAAGGTATATCCCTATTATTTAACCACAGTAGACTAAGCCACTGCGCTTATGTCTAAACCTTAATACGCTAAGCGTATCAAGCTTAGTGTAAACCATATAGAACCCATGCTTAAAGGACATGAGAACATGAAACCAGGTGATTTTGTAGTAGCCCAAAATACGAAAACATTCATGCAGTACGACTTAGGTCTTTTGTTGCACTATACGCCATTGAACATTAAGACAGCATTGACTGAAATCGATACGGCATTCGGTACCAAGTTCATCCAGACTAAGGATGGTCATCGTCGCCTAACAGCAGTATTGCTCGATGAGATGGAATACTTCAGTACCTATAACCATCGTTTGTTATTCGAAGAAGACATCGAGTATCGCTTATACGATCATGCTAATCGATTCATCGAGAAGATACCGTATAACCAGGATACCAAGCATCGGTTCATCAACCGTATCGTACGTGTCAATGACAACCCAAAGTATCCTGAACTCTATAATCCCTTTGTTGCCACTATGGTGACACCAGGTACGACTAATACTCCACCATGTTGTCCTATCGGATTAGAATTCGCTGTCAGTTTGATACACGATATCCTAAGGGTAAACCTACCTAGAAGGTATCGTACTAGGAGCAGTAAGTCTATACAGTTCGATAACTACACTGGGTATTTCGATCCTGAAGTCTTAATGGATAGTCCTACTGTAAGAAGAATGAAAGAGAGTTTTAAATACATCGTTGAAATGTTAAGGAAGATGTTGTCTTTAACAACAGACTGTAGTGAAAACAACTTGATTGATTTCTTCTACGTGAATGGATATCTACACCTGATTAACTACGGTGATTATCGGATAGTGGATTTGTCTTTAGTGAAGTATATTACTAAAGCAGATGAAGTGGATGTATTCGAGACTCGCATGCCGGATAAGGAGGCAGCAGTTAATGCCTTCTACGACATCAAGGAGAAAGTACAGGACACCATCAGGCTCCAGTTACTCAATCCTAAGTTGAAAGTGTTGACGGCCACATGTGGGTAGACAATATTCACAAAGACATCGTCTATATCGGCAATATCGTCCTCTATCCGCTTTATATTCATTTAGACCAAATAGCGAAAGAGTATAAGATCACCAAACAAGACTATCGGTTAGTTGGATACGATAACCTACATGATGTCTTTGTTAACTTATTGGGTAATTATCTCGAGTCACTGATAGATAGTAAGAAAGACGGATACGTAGAGCTATACGAAGCCATGAAAGACATCGGTTATCCTGATGAGGCTTTAGATTATATCGAAAGGTATCTGGCCAGTCATTGGAATGATTTCATCCATTACCACAAGATTCGGATTGGTAATCCTTCCAAACTCTATTTTTATCTCGATGAAGAAGAAAGCGTTCGTCCGATCATGCAAGTCATGTACCTGAACACGCAAAGAGAAATCCGCTGCCCTCGATATTGACAGAAGGGTAGTGGGTTTCTTTTACTCCTCTCTATCTCACGATAGAGACTCGTAGAGATAGACAAGTCTATCTTTTTTAGTTTAAATACGAATTAAAAATAATGCCCACTTACTTTTCCCTTTTTAAATATCAGAGAGTACGACACCATCATGTTGCTGCAAGACTTAAAACAAACACCTGTGCCTATCCCGCATGTATACGATCGCCTGTTTAACGATATCCGTAATGTATCGTTAGATGGCCCTGCGCATTACTATTCTTTACTGCAAGAGATACTGGTCATCGCCATCCACCACAAACAAAGAGGATGGAATAACAGTCAGCTGACAGAAGCAGTAGTCGATAACCTATTCAACTTATCATCCAGTGGTATCTTATCCGAAGTCATCTTCCTAAGTGAAAAACAACGACTATTACTGGAAGAAGATCTAAACGACACCATGAGTGAGTTTCTAGCGGATATCGAACCTTATCTTTTAAATTGTCAAGACTTCAGGATACTGGATAATGAAATCGTTTTCATCGAAGGTAAACTCTGGTGAGATACCACATCCGAGTGAATCAACTTCCATGTTCGATCCGACAGAAGACATTTCCCTCTATCCTAACCATCTTAATCTAGACGGATTCGTGGATGAGTTTATTAACAAAGCAGATTCTGTATTGGTAACCGGTGGGATACGTGTTTATAACTGCATGAAGCGATTGTTAGATGTTGCTAAGCTAGAGCATCCTGAGCTATTTGATTACCTGATGATTATTTCAAGGGCATTGGGATTGTATACGATAGATGATTTGGTGGAGAACTTAGAAGAAGTCGTGTGTGGATTGAATTTCGAACCCGTATTCGTCCACTATAAGGGACATGTACCGGATTACGTATACGATACATTATACGATGTGGCTTTTCTATTGTTAGAACTCATCGTCTATACCTTAAGGGATTATCATCTAGAACAATCCCATGATCGTAAAGTATACTATCGTATTTCTCGTTATAGCTTATTTGCCATACTCTTGAAGAAATACCAGCCATTCTAATGATTAAGTGTAAACCTAGTACGCTAGGCCTACTAGGGTTAGTGTAAACCAGTTATAAAAGGATATCGAACATGCCGATACAGCAATTCACCGTAGGACGCGTATATACGTTTAATACCTACGCACCAGAGGTACTTGGCCTAACACAAATCAATGTTAAGTGTGTGGCCATCATGAACGCACAGAACGCATTAAGCGATGGGATAGACATCAAGTCCATGCATGAACGCATCCGTCCCCATCTGCCAGCAGGATACAATAATGATCCATTAACCATGACTTACGTGAAACTGCGTAATGTATCTGGGTTGGAAACAATCTACTCGATGGATTGGATCAATATGGCCACAGTAAAAGAGACTTCACCTAGACGCATCGTGGCCACTATTAATGGCGTATCAGAAGCGGATGTGAATACGATAAGAGAAGCATTGGTGATACAGGGATACACAGACATCCAGTTGTCCTTGACAGATTGATAGTAATATAAGCAATATACAGTACTGCACTATATGAGAGTGTTTTACATTCTCGCCACTGTCTAGTCATGCGGTTTGAGACTTCCAAGAGAACAATGACATGGCTGCTGTTTATTCCTTTCTAGCTGCCTTATTTGTCATGGTTGGCGGATGTCTCTACATTACAGGCGCATTAGATGGTATACTCCAAAAAACGAAGAGAAAGCACTACCTGAACCACCATTACCTACCGTCTGATTCCTTCGGTAGGTAGTGGTGCTAAGGTTATGTTCCTCATCGTGTTCGTTTAAGTATGAACAAAAATACGAGTAATGAATATTACGAGTAAATGAAATAGAAAGTCTTTCGAACAATAAGAAAGATTTTGTAAAAAAGCTTTCGAAACCAGTGCGTGCTATCCAGTGTGTGGTATGCATGCTTGTAAAAGCCGTGGCGTAATCTCCTAATCTTCTTAAATCTCCGTTGAATGGTTGTGATCGATACAAACGCCATGTCACTTTTACTATAGTGTGCAAACATCCTATTGGAGTGGGTGTGCGCTGGTTTCACCCTATAACAAACCTTGCTGAAGTTTTGGTTGTTTAAACAAGCAAGGGCATCGCTAGATGGACGGAAGTTTGGTCTAGCTGCCGGTACTGGGAAACCGATCCTATAAGCCTCAAGGTACGAGCGTAGACGGGAATCGGCAGCACGGGGGGTTCCTTTGGTCCGTCTGTCTACTTGCAGTCCACGAGCCTGCCACGCACTAAAAGCGACTGCCTCGCGGTGCTTATTTTCTAAACAACCACCCTTTCTTGTACGTTTTAACGCTCCTTAAAACGAAACGCCTTGGTACCCTCTTGCGCTCCTAGTGGGTGCAAGAGGGGATAAGGTTATGTACGTCTATTTCGCTAGTATCCTATCAGTCAGTATGAATCCTTAAAGTTAAGTATAAATAGTGCTTACTTTAGGAATATTCATCACCCTTTTATTAACGTTAATTGAAAGAAGGATACTAAAATGGACATTCCCCATTTTTTGCGTACCGATAAATTCGAAGGCTATGTTCCTGATGCCTATGTCGCCACCATGCGCATGCTGTATAATAAAGATACAGTCAATGACACCAAGAACGATGAGTCTTACGAGTTCAACATCAAAGCCATGTTGAAGTTCCCTGCCGATGGTAGTGAGAACCCAACTGAAAAATTGCCGACTGCTGAAACTGTAGCTAAAGAAATCCAGGCTCGGTTCGTACCGCACATCGACGGTACTGAGAATGCAATACCAAGCCAGACTGAAGGTACTCCGCCAGTACAAGGTGGCCCTCAGCCTCAGCAAGGCGGTAAAGAGTCTGGTAAAGCACCTAAACAAGGTAAAGCCGAAGGCAGTCAAGCTCAAGGTGGTGGAGAACAACGCCGCCCGGAATAGCACCATCACTGAGAGTAGAGTTATCTGGCTTCAGTGATCCGCTTTCCATTTCCGAAGGATAACACACCACATCGACACCACACCTCTATAGTCCTCTATGGGCTATAGGGGTGTATTTACCTATGCTCTCACTTCCGTCTGACGACTCCATTTTAGTCTGCTTTTAACCTATCTAACGATAGTTTAAGACTTCGTTTATCAGCATCCTAAGACTCCGTTCGAGCGTACCTTCGGTATGCTGTCGCGATACTCCAGCGTACTCTTACGAGTATGTTCCCTAGGATCTAACTTGATATTATAATAGACCAGACCCATGAAAGCATAACCATGGAAACAATGAATATAGACCTAAATGAAGATGTGTTTATTTATCCTAAAGAGCACTATAAACGCAATATTGATTTAATCGGGCATTACATCGAACAACAATCCAAGTTCTTGAGTATCATGCGTGATATTCCATTGGATAAAGCCACTGACTACATCAAGAACCTTATCCGTAAGAATGGTAAACATCCCTTAATCGATCCTAAAGTCATCTACGTACGTAAGGATGAGAATGACGATAGGGTAGAAGATACGACTACCATGTATCGTTATCTTAAAGAGACGATAGAAGACAGGGATATTTTAACAGCACCCTTTACCACGTACGTAGCGCAGGATAAGAAACTATCCTACATTTCCAAATACGTGGATGCGCAGTTCCCTAAGAGAAGTAAGAAGAAGAAAGAGCAGTTTGCTTGTAAACAAAAAGGTGATTTAATCGGTGCTGCATTTGCTAATAATGCGCAGAATAAGATCAAGCGAAGTATTAACAGTATCAGCGGTGCTTCGTCTATTACATCCGTGCCGATTTATCAGGCGAGTATGCATCCTGTATTGACATCTACTTGTCGAATGACATCCGGCTATGCGAATGCCAACAACGAGAAGCTATTAGGTGGTAATCGGCATTATCATTCACCTGAAGTGACACTGAACAACTTGATCGCCATGGTGTGCCGTATAGACGAAAGTAATATCGCATCCGTACTAGATGAATATCAACTCTATACACCCAGTGCAGATGAACTCTATCAAGACATCATGGCCTCAGCACACCAATACTGGCGATGGGGAGAGCGTGAGCGTGTAATTAAAGAGTTCATCTCTAAGCTTAACAGAGAACAGAGAGCTTCTATCGCTTATACTTACGATCTTTATCTCATGCGTAAGTACAATCCTAATTTTACACGTTCCTTTATACTGGGTCTGTGTGCTAAGGATATAGCAAGAAGTAATCGAACACATGAAGAAGCCAAAGACATTACACTGAAAGCCAAAGAATCCATCCGTAACATCGCCATCCAGATACATGGCAATAGCCTAATCGGATTAAGGATGGATGAATGGCTAGAGATGGACATCGTATACGACATTGCAGAGACGATACTGAATATCTATCGTGTCTTTAAAACACACCAGTCGTATATTGAATGCTTCCTGCGTAGTGATCATGTACCTGCATCATTGGCGAAGTTACCACATGCATTACGTCATGTCGTATTGATGTCCGATACAGACTCGTCTATCTTTACACTACAAGATTGGGTAGAATGGATCTGCGGGGAGGATTATAAAGAAGATAAAGATGAATTAGCCGCAGCAGTATCGGCTAACATGGTGGGATTATCCGATGCGACATTGAAACACATCTTAGCGAACATGTCTGCTAACCTAGGCGTGTCTACGGCTAAGATACACGATATCGCCATGAAGAATGAGTTCCTATTCGAGACCTTTACGGTGATGTCCCGTACGAAGCACTATATTGCTTCTATTCGTTATCAGGAAGGCAATATCTATCGTGAACTCGATATCGAGAAGAAAGGTGTCCATCTTAAGAACTCCAATAGTCCTCGTGAGATCATCGATCATGCTGAAGACATCATGAAGCGACTATTCTACTTCTATCAACGCAATGAGATTTCATTGCATGAAATCCTAACAGAAGTCGCTTCTATCGAGAGACAGATCATCAAAGGCGTAGAAGAAGGCAATATGGAGTATTATCGTTCACGCCAAATCAAATCAGAAGAGACCTATAAGGCAGAAGCGACAGTATCGCCTTATCGCAACTATGTCTTCTGGAATGAAACCTTTGGTGAACATTATGGTTTCACTGCCTCACCACCTTATACATCGGTGGATGTAGCACTAGAGATCAACAACAAAACCCAGTGGAAGAAGTTCTTAGAGTCGATAGAGAACCAAGACTTACGACTCAGGATAGAAGACTACATGAGACGCAATAAGAAAGACTATCTTGCGTCTATTAACTTACCGTACGAAGTATTCATCGGTAAGCCTATCCCGAAAGAGATCATCCCATGGGTAGCCAAGAAACACCTGATTGCTAATATTTGTTCTCCTTACTATATTGCACTAGAAGCAGTAGGCATACACATGCTTGAACACACCAGTAGTCGTCTACTCTCTGATTTGTATTAGCAGACCATACCTTAGCCACCTATACCCCGTGATGGAGTATAGGTGGTGTAAGGCACAATACGCTAAACATGATACAACCACTGTATCTCTTCTTCGAAATAAGGTTTCAATTCCCTTATTGCTCTATCGTTAAATACATTACCATGTTTCATCCAGATGAGTTCTCTCTGGAACTGGTTAATGTAACTCTTATTCACATTACGCCAAGTACCTCTTGGTATCCTTAAGCAATGTCTAATATAGCGACTACAGGCTAATAGATAAGCCCACTTATTCTGTCTATTCAATAGCACATGTGGTGTATCTTGTATCTCGTAGGCATTATTCCCTCTTATACCGAATGTATTTAACACCACTCGGTCTATATCGTAATCACCACTCCTCATCCTACCGAATACATCTTCTATTACACTGTCGATTAGCTTACTATTCGTATTAACATAAAACGAAGTACCGACATAGTCCATCGTACTAGACATCTCATCATCCGTCAGCATGATGTTCTTGTTGATTAGTACCTGATCCATGTGCGAATACAGAGCATTAGGTAAACACACCATACCCAGAAAGTAACCCACATTAGGGATAGCATGATCGGGATTCACCATCTTAATGGCTTTCTGCTCACGATACCAAGCCAGATACTGCATGTGCAATAAGTTAATGTCTATCTCGATTACAGCAAAGCCATGTCTATCGACGTAGTTATTCGGTGTCTGTAAGTTATAGCTAATGTGGTTTTGATCATGCCTCAGTATACGAACAGGAGACAAGTCCATGTAGTGTTTACGTACATAGTCCCAACTGTGGCTAATGTCTATCGCTATATAGACTTCCTTAGTATTAAACCCGTAGAAGCTACCTGGATGTATCCTACCGATATTTAAGTTAGAGGTCAATCCCATAGCCACACTGTGCTTAAATGCCCTATCCCGTATATAATTCTCCACAGCATCATCTGGTATTAACTTGGGGATGTTAAACGACTCGATGATGCGATAGAGGATATGCCTGCTGTCTACGTAGTATCGGTTATTACGATACCAGTTCACTGCTCTTTCGATACGTAACTGTAGATTACGTAAATGATCAGGACGCTTAGTCGTTAAACCCTGATTCGTGATTTTATCGATACCGATAAGATGAAACATGCTTATCCCTTTTTAAATATAGTATTGCGTTTTCATACAGTCCTTAAGGATATCCCCCTGTAATAGGGACATCATCCTCTAATATCTTAGTTACCATGCGTGTATATATGATTATGCCCATTTGTTTTTGTAGTAGTATTGGATACATGGGCTTATTTACCAGTAGGTATTGATATATTGGCATGTTAGGATGACATGCTGAATACTCATCCGACATGAGGTATCTTAGATACCGATATGCTGAAAATTTCAGATACTTACTATTAAAGTGTGTTGATAGATGGAATGTCTATTTTTAACACACTCCTTATCGATCCCTTATTCTTTAGTCTATAGCGTGAGAATATTGTCCACCTAACGTTGACCGATAGGGATACGTTAGAATATTCGGTAAGGATGTAGAACCAAAAAGTACAATCGGGATAACCGAGCGTGCTTTCTCTTTTATTAACGTTAATATAGGAGTAGTCTAAAATGGCTATTAACAATGAAAAAGATGTACAACAAGAAATCCGCGCGCGTGTTCGCCGTGGTTTTACCTTCGCCTCTATGGGCGGTCGCACTGGCTTGACAGTGTTGAACAACACTCTGTCTCGTCTGACTGAAAAGTTCGAAGAGATCACTGCGTTGCCGCTGAAGAACTCCGAAGTGAAGGTGAACTTCTTCCCGATCGACGCGACTAACACTCGCTTAGGTTTGGACACCATGCTCGTGACTTTCAGCTACGCCAATGGCTTCAGCCCCAAAAATGCAGCTAATGCCAAAGAGTACATCCAGCCTAACACTGGTGTTTATGCACTGATCCTGTCTTCATCCGAAGATACCGTAGGTGCTGAAGAAGTCATCGTCGACAACCGCCAGTACACCATCAACCGCTATCCTACCGAAGCGACTGTTGACCCTGAAATCACCAAAGAGTTCTGCACCATTGCAGCTAACCGCTTAGGTCTGAAATTGGGTGAAAAGTTTGACACTGTCCTGTATGCCGGTGGTGCGTCCCTCTACACCAACCGCATCAACATCGAAAACACCGATGAAGTGACCAATGTGTTGATCAACGCCATCAATGCCGCCCAGACTGTTATCGACAGCCAACCGCTGCCGCATGCACCGTTCGTGGATGATATTAACTTGGCAGACCACAACCGTGTGACTGAAGATGGTGGTCGTACATTCGATGAAGTTGAACGCTTGGAAATCGAACGCAAACTCTTGAACGGTGTAGCGATTGACCCGCATGGTAACGTGATCCGTGCTGACTGGGGTGTGAACCTCATCTCTCGCATCGACCGTAACAGCAACGGCTATGGCTTGGGTTCAGCCGCTAACCCTGTTATCAAGGCTACCGGTTATACCGACATCGTGATGTTCAACCCAGCGATCTCTGAAAAACAAGATTACTGGAACCGTGCGATTCGTGATACTCCGGATGGTAAACAAATCCTGGCTCCCGTACATGTCTTCACTTCCATCGTGCCGACATACAGCCGCTCTAAAGGTAACTTCCTCTATGGTCTGGCAGTAGCAGCTACCGCTATCCGCTACGACTACTGGGACTTTAAAGCCATCCTGAACCCAGCTGAACATCCTGCTGACGATCCGCACTCTATCGCCGGTCTGGGTTACGAAGTAGCTAACCTACTTGATACCGAGTTTGCACCGTTCCCGACTCCGGCTAATACTCCGGACTACACCGACCGTATCTGGGAAAACCTGATCGGTGACATCTGGTCTAAACGTTGTAGCTTTGCGATTGAAGCGGCTGTCGGTACGCCTTACTACTGGATCGTGCGTGATTTCGTGCTGGCTGCTTACGAGAATGATCGTGATATCCGTAATCCTGAATCGCACACTGCCCGCATCATGTCTGCCGCTAACCACTTGACTAACGGTCGCTTGAAAGAGCTGTATGGTAGTGATCTTGTAGGTCATCGCGTATGTTTCGCATTGGATGGTCAGCAGTTCGTAGCCGGTAGCTATGTCAACAGCGCAGGTGAAACACGCTCACTGCAAGACTTCGACCGCCGCTTCTTGGATAACACCGTGAAGAAAGTAGAAGATCTCGAGTACACTAATGCTTGGGTTCGTGCTACTAGCGGTTTGGACATTGCAGCTGATGTACGTGTGTCTACTCAACTGGACATCATCTACGGTCTGTATGCACATGCTAACGTGACTGGTTACGGTCCTCGCATCAACATGGAAGAAAACTTCATGGCCATGCTGCAACAAGCAGTATCTGAAGTAGGCCCTGTCGTAGACAACCGCTCTCACTACGAAAATCGTAGCGATGCCCAGTTCAACACTTACCTGGGTGATGCGATGTTCGAAAACTTCCACACCACCATGTTGCGTGCTGGTGGTAGCCGTTCAGCACAACGTAGCGGTGGTCGTCAACACCACAGCTTCTTCTAAGATAAGGTAGGTAACACTGCCTGATACATAGCCCTCATGCCTCCTGTACACCATCACGGGGTACAGGAGGTGTAGGGACTATGTCCTCATTTTTATTCGGCCATGACCTTCGGTTATGTTCTCGATACTCTCGACCATGGCCTTCGGTTATGTCTATATTTTTTATCCGGCAGTAACAGTATATAGTAAGAAGTTATATTCTTTCTATTTTTATCTATTATAGACTTATCTAAAGGAGCGTTAACATGGGCATCCATTTGGCTTATATATCGACAGATGATGTGTTCTACAGCACATCGTCAGCCAAAATAGTAGTAAACGATTTAGCCAACTCCACTTTGGATGACAAAGCCAAGGTGAATGACTTACTCATGTTAGAGGTAGGTGAAGCATTCGATAACGTACCTAGGTGTAGTTGTGGGGAAATCTCCATGGCTGCATTTAAGGGTGTACGCTGTAAGAAGTGCGACACGGTGGTAGAAGAAGTCGTCTCTAGCGACATGGACAATAAGATGTGGGTGAGAGCACCTGAAGGTGTACCGGCACTCATGAACCCCATGTTGTGGTATCAGTTACAAACGTATCTGGCACGTGGCTCTAAGTTCGATTTGTTGTTGTACTTAACCGATCCCAACTATAAGATGGTCGGTAAAGAAACCAAACCGATACGCCGGATGTTGGATGCATTGGAGATGGCTGGACTACATGTACGAAGTTATCAGCATTTTTACGATCACTTCGATACGTATATCCGCTTTCTATTGACTGAAAAGGTATTCAGTACTACGTCTAAGAACAACATCTCGATGGATGTAGGTGCAGACTTATTGCGCTTGTTCATGGAGAACCGTGACATTGTTTGGCAGCATTATATACAGGTACCGAATCGTGCATTAACAATCGTCGAAAAGAGTAATGGTAAACGTTGGATAGATCCATCGACACCTGTTCTGTTAAAAGCAGTCAGGCTGATGGTGGGGATAGACAATATAGAGAATGAAAAGCGTGCTCTCTCTTATAAGACACGTCAATCACGTGCTGCTCGGTTTCTAACCGATATTGGTGTTTATTACGCCAAGCACATCTTTAGTCAATACTTAGGCACGAAGCATGGTGAAATCCGTAAGCACGTAATCGCGACACGCTCTAACTTTACCGGCCGGTTTGTGGTAACAGCGATAGAAGGACCTCACGACTACGATGAAGTACATTTCCCATGGGTAGGATTCATGGGGATATTCGGTCCGCATATCCGTACTAAGCTATACCACAAGTATAAGCTATCGAATAACCGCATCAACCAGATCATGATGAAGTATCAGCGTAAGTACCATCCTGATATCCACAAGATCATGTTGGAATTAATAGACGAAGCACGTGGGCCATGTGGTAAGCGTGGTATATCGGTATTGATTAACCGTAATCCGTCATTGAAACAAGGGTCGATCGTATTGCTAAGATTAACCGATGTGAAAGTAGATGTACGTGATATGTCTGCCTCTACATCCGGTACGATCGCAGCATGGTATAACGGAGACTACGATGGTGACCAAGAGACTTTCCAAGTGTTATTGGATAACCGTACCGCGAAAGCATTCGAGCCATTCGCTGCCCGTTACTCTGTTACCAACTTGACAGACCCGTTCGTTATCGATGGTGTCACTTCCTTACCGAAACAAACCACGATGAAGATCGCGACAGCTTGTACGATACGGGATACGATACCACCTACGTCGGAACAAATCAATTTCATGCGTCAGTTCGCAGCATAGACAGAAAGGAAATCCAGTGGCCAGATTAATAAGAGGCGGTAGAGCAGCATTAAACCATATCGCCTATGGCGACATGAGTGATGAAGCTTATGCCTATGTTGAGAGCAGGCTATCCAGTATCACTGAGCGTTATGGTGATACAGAACAGACCCGTGCATTTCAATCAAGACTGATGGAGAGATACGAACATGACCGTTTTGTATCACGTTCATTGGTGGAGAACAACTTCGAATATGCGGGTGGGATGTTCGATGAGAAGATGTTTGTACCTAAGGATGTTAATGCATTCAGATCGCTGAACAACAGAATGCAAGAGTATATCGTTGCCCATCCTCATTTTGCTAATGAGATCAAACAAGGTCGCATCAGTGGCTGGTCTCGTCCTAAAGACACGATTAGTGAAATGGGTGAAGACAATCCGTATTATCAAGCAGCAATAGATGGATTGATCCAATACGGCGATGAGCATCTGGATGGTATCGAACGTGAATGTAAGTTTGAGATCTTTAGTTTGGATGAAGATGCGCCTAAGCTGAAGTTCAATGAACAACTCATCATGCGTGAGACATTCAACCGATTGATGAACCTCATCGAAGAAGGTGGAGAAGACCCAACTTCCCCTGAAGGTGGATACCTGTAGTAGTATATTGACACGAATCACTCTGGTTGTCCTTACGGATGACCAGGGTGATTATCTATTATGCCCTTTTATTTTTTTTGCTTTATATCGGTTTCAATATACTCAAGGTGGTCAATATGGCACTGAAAGACAACAAACGCAAAGACAAATTGGTCTTATCTCTAGATGGTGATGGTTGGTTAAGGCACAACACAGAGGAACGTATCGATCGACTGATGTCTCATTTCTTCACATCCGATGGATTACAGTCTTCTTTATACTATCGTGACTTCATGACCTATCAAGTCATCCATGCAGAACACAACAACGATATCCAATCCATGGCGGTTACGTTAAACGAATATTTACAGCAATACTTAAGTAAGTTCATCGACAACATCAACGTAACCGTATCAACGACTGAAAGTGGTGTAGTAACGGATCCTTCCGATATAGAAGGCGCAGTCGTAGGTCTCTTAGTAGAGATAGAATACGCAGAAGGCAATAACATCAATCAAATCACCAAACCAGTCTTCTACAAAGACGGGTTATTTAGATATACATTAGGTAAATTTAATACGGGGACATAATCCCCACATTATGGACCCAACACAGGATCGTAATCCTGCATTACGAGACTAACACGGGAGTGTAGACATGGCTGAACTATTATACGGAAGAGGAGACATCAAAACAGCAACAGCTGGTATGTCTCGAAGTGAATACCAAATCATGCGAGCTAAGGAAGCAGTCAGTGGTATAAAAGAAATCGTCGATGAGAAGAAACACACCAAACCCATCATGTTGGTAGACGATTACATTGAGAAATTCTTACCTTGTCATTTAGGTATTTATCAGAGTGAGCAGGATGAATCACTGAATCAGTGGATAGACTTTGCTGGTAGTGTATTCGACGAAGTAGATTTAATCAAGAATGACGGTAGTTATTTCGCTACTGTTCCTTCTATCTATCCGGAGAATGTATTAACTCAATCTACTGAAATTAGGGAAGATGAAGTACAGTTAGGTAATAAGATACGTTATCTGCAATCCATCGCCCAGACTTATCAAGGCATGGCAGATGAAGCACAGAAGACACTGTTCCTACAAGTGGGTTCTAAACTCGATAAAGACGTAATAGAAACACATCGTAAGAAGTGGATGGATTTCTTCATCAAGATGGGGATATTTGATTCGAATGGTAAACTCAATACCATCGCTACTGATAACACTCCCCAACCGAAGCAAACATATACGAAACCTACAGAAGATCAAGTCATGTTTGTTCGGGATGACGATTAGGATAACTTAATGTTAAGGCCGATTACGATAGAAGCATTCAGTGATGTCCACATGGGACATTCTACCACGAGTGCTAAGAAGATATACGATGAAATCAGGACGTGTTTCCCACTGGATAAAAACACCCATAGTGACATCTTAGTCCTAGCAGGTGACTGGTGGGATAAACTCCTGCCGATTAACCATCCAGACAGTTACGAGACAGTATCAGCTATCTTTTATTTACTCAATTACGTCAAGAAGACGAATAAGTCATTACTGATCGTAGATGGCACACCATTGCATGACAGTGGTCAGATACAGATGTTCAAGACGATCAACGAGCATGCTAAGATCAATGCCGATGTAATACTGGTTGATGATATTGATATAGTCTATATTGCTAAGTACGATATCCATGTATTATTCGTACCGGATAGGCCTCGTGTTTCACCGATGGCGACGATAGCCTGTGTGCATGAACTATTAAAAGAGAAACAGATAGAGTCAGTAGACATGGCTGTCATGCATGGATGTTTCCAGTATCAGCTACCTCAAATAGCAGATGACCATAAGCACAAAGAGTCCGATTATCTCGATATCGTGAAAGGCCCTATTATCATCGGCCATATACACAAGCATTCAGTATACGAACGTATCATCGCACCTGGTAGTTTCAGTCGCTTAACACATGGTGAGGAAGAACCTAAAGGCTATGTACGTATCGAGATGAAGACACCGACTGAATATACGGCAGAGTTCATCGAGAACAAAGATGCGACTGTCTTTATTACAGTAGATGTCTCTAACTTAGAGATGGCTGAATCTCTTGCTATTATTGATAAAAAGATCCGTAATCTACCAGAAGGCTCTAGAGTACGTATCCAGTGTCAGGCTAAGCACCCATTGGCTTCTGATAAAGACTTCATGGAGATGAAACTAAGATACTTAGACCTTCACTTTACCATGAAAGTCACCAACAACAAAGACATCGTAGAAGAAGAAAAAACACTCTTCGATACTTTGGAAGACTATCAGCCTCTGATCATCAACAAACAGAACATCACGGAACTCATCCTAGAGCGAAGCAGTAGTGCTTCTAATAGTGTATTAAAAGCCATACCTGAAGCCATGAATGAGATCCTAAAGGAAGTTAGGTAAATACCATGCAAGCTAACTTTGAACGTGAGAAAGGACAATATCCCTTAAGTATAGGCACATCCCTTGCTATCGAGTCGTATCTGAATGTATCGGAGTTAGTCAAACACAGAGTGAATCCTTACATCAAGCATCCAGTCATGTATGCCAATGTCAAGACTCTGTTCCGTAACCTATACGGATCGATACACCGTGATCTGTTACCTAAGCTATCGGATAAACTCTTAGCACAGGCATTACTAGACGACATGACGCATATGCACAACATCCTAAGAGATGAAGGCAATGGTGCGTCTATCGTTTTCTATATACCAGATTATCGTAAGCTGGATAAGATAAACAGTGAGACACTCTTAAGGTTAGACAATACATCCTTACAGAGAGCCTATACGAACAGGATGCGTAATGTACTGGATCTAGTCGTAGGATTATTCAGACCTGAACACACTAACCTTAGGCCTGACTTATTGAAGTTCTACGATACGGTGATAACCAATCATGTGCCTGCTAATGTCGTCATGCTGACTAACTATCCTTACGACTTATTGGCGCACCGTAAGTTTAATCATCTGGTGTTGTTAGAATCCCATACTGGCAATATTAAAGGGAAAGAGTATTGGTATACGAAGTATTACCATGGTAAAGACTTACCGGAGATGCCTTTTCGATTAGACTTATTGACTTTATTAGGAGACAACATTCAGTTTCGTAATAAGGTGAGAGATTATCGTACTGAGATCATTCGATGTGCGAAAGAATACCATTGGACGACGATTACCACCACAGGACGTATCCGTCAGTCTTTTGAATCCATCAAGAACCACGAGTTAAGAAGACGCATGTTATCCGTTTTGACTGACCAGTATACTTGATATTGTATTACTATAGTAGATGCCACTATTATAGACAACATCCACTTTTATTATCTATCTATCCTCTAAGGAGTATAACATGTCACAACAAAACCAATACGCTAGAACATACCGTAACAACATCACCAACACACGCCTCTTTAACTTAACTGGTGTGAACTCCGAAGGTACTTTAGGGTTCCTATCGGTAGAAGTATCCGGTAATGGTGTTAAGGTATCTGTCTATACTGGTCTCTCTGATGACAAACAGCGTGAACGTAAAACCATCACTGCTCGTTTTAAAGGTCAAGCCATTAACAGTTTCTTGACTGTACTGAACCTGATGACCGATATGGCCAATCACCATGATGATGGTAAGAAGATGACTTACCGTACTGAAGTCATCGGTGGATACAAAAACAAAGAAGGTAAGTTCGTCCAAGCACCGGTAGCTGAACTCTTAGTACGCCGTAATGAAGAAGGTATTTACCAGATGGCATTGATTAACCGTACACATGGTCGTGTGTGGTTTGACTTGACTGTCTCTAAACGTGACTTGGTGATTTACGATGTGAATAGCAACGAGCCTGCATCTGAAGCATTCATCTCACGCCAGTATATGCTGAATTGGGTACGCAACATCAACCAGACTGTACTGAATGTGTTGACTCAAGAGTACGCTGACGAAGAAACCAAAGACGAACGTAAAGATCGTAATGGTGGCGGCTACAATAAGGGCAGCTACAACAATAACGGTGGCGGCAATAGCTACAATAAACCACAGCAACAGCAACAAAAACCAGCAGCACAAGAACTTCCATCTGATTACGATGATGATTTCATGGTGTAAAGGCATAGACACCACACCACATAGCCTCCCGCCTACCTATATCCGTAATGGGTATAGGTAGGTAAGGGACTATGCTCTCGTTAGTATCCACATGGCGTAATATACAGATACTTACTATTAAATTAGAAGGAGCACAGACTGGTATAAGCATTCTACCAGGGTTTCCTTCACCATTATCTATTTTTTAACCCTAATAGACTAAGTCTATCAGGCTTATGTCTAATCTATTTTCAAGGAGCATTGAAATGAAAGTTAATTTTACCCAATTCGATAACGTAGAGTTGACCAACATCATCCGAAACAGCGAACTCTACATCGTAGAGCGCGATAGCGGTGCCATTACACCATACGCCTGTTTAGGTGCTCATGCCAACTCACCTGAATCTGGCGATACACTCATCCCATTGAACCGGTTCATGGAAGCTTGGTGGTTAACCGGTACCAATCCCAATACTTGGCGTGTAGAAGAACCCACACATTCGTCAGATGAACTCCATTTGGTCATCTATCAAGCAACAAGAGTGACTCTGTCGTATCCGACACACACCCAGGTGTATAAACGTACTAACTTGGAACAACCATTCGAAGTGAAAATAAAGGCAATTTAAACATGTTACAGATCGAATATGCCACATCAGTCATGGCTCAGTACGTGCTCTCTAAGCAGGTAGACCGCACGAACGAAGATGGGCTTTATAACGCCTATGTCACTCAAGCAGATGGCACAGAGATCGAACTCTTGCCTTATCTCAGTGTACTGGATGGCAATATCACCCAACCTGGTTTGCCGATACCTGAAGACATCTTTAATAAGGCATTAGTCGTAACAGTCAGCTACAACAACGGTGAAGATGAAACATTCACTCGTCAGTCAGTTGACCACAACTTTATCTATACGCCTTAAGAGAAGACACTCCCTTAGCCATGTGGTTAGGGGAGTGTTACTCTATGCTTTCTTTTTTTACTCCTCTCTATCTCACGATAGAGACTCGTATAGGCTTACTCTTAATGTTTATTCTTCGAGTAGAGAGTAAATAATGTAAAGCATGTGTGTATTTCCCCCGATAGACCTGATAAGGAGCATGAACAGAAATGAGAAAGAACTTGGTATTCGAGTTTAGTAAAGACAAGACTGAACTCTTGATCCAATACGGGAACGAAACCATCCCGTTTGCCATGCATCTTTACAAGAAGCATCGCAATAAGATAGCCGTGCAGAATGCCAATTCGGCTTTTGCCGAGTTCAATGTGTGGCTAACAGAACAACCGCAAAAGTGGCAGGAACACATTTTCAATGTTTATCGGGATATCCGTAAAACGATAGACGAAGAGAATAACGTTCAGCGTCTCTTGAATAAGCTCAATGACTTAGTCGTTGAACTCTATCGTGATATAGACCTACAGGCCATGGAAGAATGGATACGTCGTCCAGATACGCCTGCCTATATTCCGAATAAGCCAGCACCATTAGCGACGTATAACGAAGAGACGACTTATGGCTACAGTGATTATTTAAAACTGATGGCTTTTAGCTTGGCATTGCGTTTAGTGGCACCTATTTGGGGCGATATTGCACCGCAGATGAAGACTGAGTTCAACCAGGATAAAGAAGCACATTCCATGGAGATCCTCTACGGTACGTGCATGATGTCTAAACCCGATGGCTCCTACGTGTGCGAAGCAGAACAACGTCTTAAGAAGTTCATCCGTAATACGAAGATACAGCTCGATAGTAAAGCCATTCTGGTATTCGGTATCTCGGAAGAAGACTTCTACGAGAACATGTATTCATTCATCGTCTTAAAACAAGTGGCTCAAGGGGATTTGACATCCCAGGACAATAAGTATCAGATCATCGCCCAGACCTACTATACGCTCAGCAGCAAGATCAGTGCAGCGTCTAAGAACTACGGGCCTGATAAGATGCAGATCCAGATCAAGAAAACCAGTGCCAAAGACCGTATCCGTGGTGAAGGCCCTGATAGTCGTAGTGTATTGGATATCGGCTATGTAAGAAGTAAGCTCTTGATGGATGTTAAGATGTTCCTGATTCATTCTGTACGGGATCATCAGCGCATTATTGACATTATTTGCCCTGATTTGCCGCAAGAGCTTTATCGTGAGTCCATGGATACGATCATGCAGATGGATACGAACTATACTACACTGCATGATGAGCGTCAGTTCATGAAGCCTATACAAGACGTGCAGTTAACACTGACTAAGTGGATCGTCGATGAGGCGATAGACACCGTGATCTTCGATCATTTGCCGTTGAAGGATTTGATAGAGTTGATTGGTCTGGTGAGAGCCATCTTGTGGCATTGGGGATTCCATGATATAGCAGCACTGATATCAGCGATCGCCATCGTACCGACAGATGAGAATGCGCCAATCATGCCGAATCACAGGCGTAATATCGAAACCACATTAGCTGATCGATTAGCGGCTGCTTATCCATTAGCCGGTACGACTAAAGCAGTAGGTCGTAACATGACTTACTTGGGTTGCATCGAATACATCGATCGTGAAATCACAGCGTTTAACTGGATCACGACTTTACCTGAAAGATGGTTAAGTGAAAGTACGATCGTAGAACGCAATAAAGTATTAGTGGTTTCTTCTTCATTGCGTAATATACTGGGTGAATTGATGTTGTTCTTAGAAAGACGGCAACAGATGCCCAATGATCCGTTTTGATGGTATATTTACTCATGGTTAGCTATCGCTGATCTTCGATTAGCTATCGTTAACCACTCGTACGGTAATACTTTTAAATATATACTATCTAATTAGCAGTACCTAGAGCGTGTCTTTTATCCAATGCAGTAGAGTCACTATCTGATCAATAGTGACTCAGGATAAGACATGTATTGTTTTACTAGACTTAACAACCTAGTAGTTTTAAAACGTTTTAAAAGGAGCATTTAAAATGTATCATGACTATGGTTCAGCATACATCGGACAGAGAAGGGATAAGATGACCATCATCAACCTTCGGCTGTACGAGACGATGGGATACCAAGATCAGTTTCTAAGACCGAACAAGACTACGGTAACAGGACAGATCTTGAATAACATCGATAACATGTTGGGTCAGTATGGTAGTAAGATACCGACACAAGCCATCTCTCGTTCTACTTCTAAGTTCATGTTGCCGTCAGCACGTGTAGAAACGTTCAGTGATCGTGGTACACCTCGCGCCATGAATGTGCGTATCGACAATGGATGGAGTGAGAAACGCTTCATGTTCATCATGCAGGTAGAGATCGAAACCAATGGTATCCGTAACATTGAGTTGGTATCTGGTTATACCGATAGGGCAGACCATGTTGTGCGTGGTAATGAAGTGTTCATCGCTGACGATACGATATTCTACGTTAATAGCGTATCCCGTATCAAGCAGATGGGTGCACCGATGATCCAAGCGGCTTATTCTGTTACAGGTGGTGGTTTAGGTGCCGGTACGTTCCATGACCAGAACACCTATCGCATGACACCGATGAACTTAATCCAGCATGCCGATATCGAACGTATCGAGGGTTTATCTACGGTAAGTAACAATCCCGATATCCGTATAGCAGGCTCTCATGTCGTCGGTAACCAACCGGTGATTACCGATCGCTTGTATTCATCTCCTACGACGATGTTCAGACGCATCATGCAAAGCTTTACATCATCCATCATGCAGGCATCTAATAGTGCAATGATGACAGCCGATGATATCTACACGAATACCCGTGCAGCAGTAGGGGATCCGGATATCTTCAGTTGTCGATTCATTTCGAACATCAACATGAATGGTACATCCGGTAGTGTGTTTGAATACAGACGCTTGAAAGACATCTGTCCTCATCTGGAAGAGATCGTGGATATTTCACTCTTAGACTTTACAGTAGATGGTCGACTGGGTGAGTATTGGGATACCTCTACACGTGAAACCCAGATGGCACTGATTGCCTCTACCATGGTGTCGACATTGATGCTGAATATGTCTTTAACAGAGTTGGCATTTGTCTCAACCAACATGATGGGTAATAGTGGCTTCATGCCGATTGAGAATCCGTTCTTGACTGAAATAAGAAGGGCATTGTCTCTACAGTCTGATCGACTGACACCAGGTCATTTTGATGCGATCGCAGATGTAATCAACAGTGAGTTGGCAGAAGTCTTATCCGAGAACAATGAAATCGGATACGATATTGAAGTACATGGCATGATTAACCAAGACATCCAGATCCGTATCCGGTTTGAGAATGGTCCGTGGACGGATTACACCTTCCCATCATTTGCAGATTCAATTATCTCGCCTATCTTAACGACTAAAGCTGATACTTATCGTCAGTCCATTAGCGATGTGGGTATGGTGATGGATCATGTGGTAGAAAACCGTAGGATATTGGATCCACGTAATGCCATGCATTACGTGAATGATGAATACAGACCATCGTTTGCAGACAGGTATGGTGAGAGTCGTTATCCTGACCGTTTCGACTATCAGGACGATACACCCAGATACGATACCGATACTGAACGTGTAGGCAGTCGTTTTTAGTTTATAGACCCAGAAAGGAATAGTAAATGAACCTTTTAACCGTATACGAAAGTATCCTGCGTACCTGCGGATACGAAGTAGACGATGACGGCATCGTCCGTAAGGCAACATCCAAAAAGAAACTGCCGGTTACCATGACCATCGATAATGAAACACGCACCATGTGTTTGCCGACACAGGCAGCATTGCGTTCTGAAAACTCGATGGCGTATATCTTCTTCCATCCGTTCCAAGAGAACCTGATCCATGGTGAATCCCGTATCATGGCTGCCATCCGTAAGGAACTCATCCACACGTATGGTGTAGCAGTAGCCGCCATGATGGACGATATCGTCAAGATCGCTGCTGGTGCAGTAGAAGCCAGTGAACTCACCATGCTACAGCGTGATTTCATCTCGAAGTTAGGCCCAGTGGATCAACGCTTTACCGAAGACTTCTTCCACATCCTGGAGAAACTCGCTAAGCGTTCGACCAATAACACGCCGATCATGCTCTCTTTACGTAAAGGAGCAGAAATCAATGGTGAGAAATACTCACGTGCTGCTATTTGGTCATCCCCTCTAGTAGAAGAAATCAAGAAAGGGATTGAAGAATCGAAGCGTACTAAAGATACACCTAAGATACTTGGTGTAGCTATCCGTAAGAAAGACATCGATACGTACTTGGGTATTTGCGATGCATTCTTCCCTAAGATCGATACCAAGGACAATCCATTCTTTGCGTATAGCAATGCCACTGATGCGCCGTATTGCGAAGCATTCGTGCGTTCATTGCGTACACTGCCTGAACACCTGAACAATATCGCCCGACTGTTCTACGATGGTAAGCACCATGTCTATAGTGCTGAAATCGCCAAACAGAATCTGACTCTGTCATTGTTGGATATTGATTGGATCGGTGAAAACTTCAGTGTCAGTGAATGGTCTAAAGAGTATCGCCTGATCCCGATGCAGGATGGCTCTGATGGTATCGCACCGGTAGAAGACCGTGCGATAGCATTAAGCGAAACCAAAGAGAAGTCTGCCCGTAAATGGGGTGATGTAACAGAGCAGTCCCATCAAGGTGCACGCGGCCACGCAGCTGCTACTCGTCAACCTGAACATGACTATCGTGAAGAAGAAATACAGGTAAAACAACCTGATATGCATCCGATCGAGAAAGCACGTATGGAACGTGAGATGAGAGAGCGTGAAGCCTACGAGCGTGAGCGCCAATCTTATCGTGATGACAGACGTGATGATAGACGGCCAGCACCAGCCCAGCAGACTCATGCCGCTTCGCCTTGGATCCGTCAGCCTCAAGCACCGACAGATCGACGCGATGCATTGGAAGATGAGATCGCCAGACGTGTACGTGAAGAGTTAGAATACGAGCGTCGCTATGGTCGTTCAGGCTATGGTAATCAAGGCGGTCGTTCTAACTGGTTTACCGAGTCTACCCGTAATAACGGCTACTACGATCGTGGATACTACGGACAGTCAGGATACGGACGCAGCCGTATCGCACCTGCTACCGCAGACCATGTACCTGGCGTATCCAGCACAGCAGCACGCAGTTACTACGATCAGCGCGGTTATGGATACGATAACCGTGGATATGGTTACGACCGTAGGCCTGCACCACTGAGTCGTTTTGGTAATGCACGCTAGTGCATCTTAGGACATCGTGAGATGGACTAAAACGCACGCTAGTAAGTCTTAGGCTATCGCTAGATAGTCTATAATGCATGATAGAAGTTAATAGAAAATGAAGTAGCAACATACACCTTACACCACCTATAGCCCGTAATGGACTATAGGTGGGTAGGGAGTATGCACGCCATGTTCTGTATATTTTTTAACACTGGCTTACTATAGTGTCTATAGACTAACCAGCTGAACGCTTCACGACTTGGTTGTAATAGTTGCGTAATGCAGCGATCGTAGCTGTACTGGGTTTATTCAGTGTCAGTCGATCACGTCTGTAGTCCTCAGGAGACATCATGTTGTTCACACGCATGATGATCCAATGTTGTTCGATCGGTATGCCTTTGTAGCGCAACAGTCCGTTTAAGTCGTATTCAAAACGAACAGCATCTACAGGGTCGATCAATATTACATCTTCAATGTCTGTCTTTAAACTGGACAGATGGTCTTCCAGGACGACTCTGAATCCTTCTTCCGATCCCGTCTGATCGATAAAAGGTAAAGTTTGTTCTAATAAAGACATGGTAATAATCCTACCTTTAACTGTGTTTTCTTGTTTGTTCTAAAATGTAGTTATATACTATTAAAGTAGATAACCACAAGGAGTATTCTCTATTTAATCCCAACAGACTAAAGTCCATTGGGCTTAGTAGCAAGCTATTTTTAACCCATTATTTTTTTATTTAGTATTACAGGAGATCCAATAAGCCATGATAGACAGACAGCAAATCAAAAACAACATCATCGAAAACGAGAATGACATTCGATTGTTGTCCACTACCGCACTATCGCCATTTGCGCGATATGTGTCTTCATCACGCGGCCAGATGTTCTCATCTGCCATTTCACAACATTTTGTTATCGCCAATAGTGAACCCAACACTATTCAGACTGGGGCAGAGTTTGAATATGGCCGATTCACTCATGCCATTTCCACGCCCCATAATATCCGAATAGAGGCCATCGTGGATCGCTATAATGCCAACCACATTACGAACATTGCCCATGTGCCTCAACGTGTCGTCATCTATTCGACATTTGACGATGGTGGCAATAAGCCTACCTACGGCATGATAGACTTAGTACGCATGTCACACAACCATCCGAAGTTCGGTTACTACTATCGTCCGACTCGTGCGGCTGAAAACATCAAAGTCGGTGCTTCCATCCCTAAGGATACTGTACTCTACGATAGTCCGGCTAAAGATGAACTCGGTAACTACAGTTTCGGCCGTAATCTCAATACTGCTTACATCAACTTAGAAGGCACGATCGAAGACTCGATCATGATGTCTAAGAAGTTAGTCAATGACCTGAAGACAACCGTATTCAATACATCTACGTTTGAATTGGGTTCTGCTGACTTTCCGCTGAACTTATACGGGGATGATGAGCATTACAAAGTCATGCCTGATATTGGCGAGTATTGTCGTCCTACTGGTATCGGATACGATGGCTTAATCATGGCTAAACGTGAGTATAAGCCTGAACTGTTGCCGATTACCTTTACCCGTAATAAGACTCGTGTCTTTAACGATGTAACGGATATTGGTTTAGATGGTGGTGGATACGATGCCCGTGTAGTCGATATTATCGTCTTAAAGCAATCTAAGGCGTTATCATCGGTATCCCCAGGTGTCATGTCCCAGTTGGATAAGTACGCGAAATACTATTTGGATTTTTGCGAAAGTATCGTGGCTGAGTATCGTAAGATCATGGCCAAGCACAATGGGCAAGTCAATTTTACAGATGAGTTTGACCAACTGATTCGTCACTGTATGGCGTATACGAACTATCAGGATAGTAATGCTAAGTTACCTGCTATCCAGAAAGTCGCTAACTTTGGCCGTAAGCTGGATGACGTTATCGTGATCGTGACGACTGAAGTGATTAAAGAGATTGGTCCTGGCTTTAAAGTCATGGACTTGGTTGGTGGTAAAGGCGTGATTAACAAGCTAACCTTAGTAGATCCGGATGAGTTACCTTACGATCCAGTTACCGGTATCCGTGCTGAAATCGCCATCTCAGGTGAAACCACCTATAACCGCATGAACAGTGGTCGTCAACATGAGCAAGAAATCAAATCAGCCATGTTGGAACTTGAGCGGTATATCTTCCAAGTGACTGGCTTAACCAAAGACACACCTGGACTGAGAGAAAAGGTATTAAACCTGAAGGCTGATATAAAGAGGGATATCTTTAACCGTATTGAGTTGTTCTTGGACATCATGACAGTCATCCAACATGACGAATATGTCAAGTGGTCTGATAAAGAGAAGACTGAGGATTTGTACCACATCATCAAGTCGCATTTCTATCTCTACATGCCGCATGATAATCCCAAGGACATTACCGTCAGTATCGAGCAGTTAAAGTCATTTGGATTACTCTCACCGCCTAATCGAGTCAGGTGGTATAACCATCACTTGAACCGTGAAGAAGAATCCATCTTACCGATACGCATAGGTCCAGTTTATCACATGTGCTTGGAAAAGATCGGTGATGATGCGTCAGCCGTATCCGCAGCAGCGACTCAGCCTAATGGTATCATTGTGCCACTAACCAGTAAGGATAAGTCCATTAACCAAGTCCGTAAGCAGGCCACGCATTTCCCAGGTGAAACAGAGTTCCGCTTGATCAGTGCCGGTACAATGGATGGCTTGGCAGTCGAGTTACACGATAGGAGTAATAATCCATTAGCAGTAGAGAAGATCATGGAGTCTATCTATCGTACCGATACGCCTACTGATATCGATATCGCGATTGACCGTAATGAAGTGCCTCTAGGTACCTCACGGCCATTGCAGATATTGCGTCAGTTCATCCAGTGTGCAGGTGCTAAGATGATGTATACGCCATTTAGAGCTTCCATGCAGAAACGTGCTGAGTATGGACGCAATGTCATGGAGATAGAAGATGATGCGGATGAAGATGAGGCAGATGCTGAAGTATTGGATGGTGATGTAACGGATACCAACGATACCGATACAGATACCGATAACCCAAATGAAACCCCTAATGACGAGAAGGATGAAAACCATGACGATCAGGATTAGTGCCCTGAAACTGATGGATGCATCACCAACTGATGTACTGGCCATGTTCCAAGGCCCAATAGACGTGTTGTTCGAAGATGGTAAAGTCATCCACATGGGTGGTACCGAGTTAGCCATCAACCGATATGCTTGGGAACTCTTGAAACACCATCCTAAGCCGTATCTCAGTAGCCGGTACCACATCGGTAACTATACCGATACCACGAAGACATTCACTTCAGCAGCATTCCGTAAGTTGTTGTCTGCCGTGATGAATGATATCTTCGATATAGAGATGGCTTCTCTAAACGATAATACAGAGTCTAAGAGAGATCAAAACCATCGGGATGAATACATCTTCTCCGTACAGGATAGGGTGTGGGAAGAGATCATGCAGATCAACAACCGTGTCTTTAACGATGTGTTGGTGCACTACATGCCTTATCACATCGACGGTGGGTTAGATCCATTATTGGAGATCGTCAGACACCCAGAGATGCGCAAGATAGACGAAGAGAATGTAGTCACATCCGAGTCTGTCCACAGGCGCAATATCGTCGATAAGATCTACAAGGAAAAGACCAACCTGATCAAATCCCACCCTGATTTCAATCAGAACCCAGTGGCCATCATGTTGAAGTCCGGTACGATTAAGGGACCGCAACTGATGCAGTGTTTAGGCCCACGTGGTGTGTTAACCGACATCGATGGTTCGATCTTCACTGAGCCGATTAAAACCGGTTATCTTAAGGGCATGAACCGTGCGTACGATGTACTGGTAGAATCCCGTACAGCAGCCATGTCTTTAAATAACCAGTCTTCCCCACTACAGTTCACCGAATACCTATCCCGCCGTATGCAGTTCATCGGCATGGAAGTAGAGAACCTACATTTCGGTGACTGTGGGACGGATCAGTACATGGTGTTCCAGGTACAGGCTAATCGTCCTGGATACGTGATGACGGATCTTGAGTTGTTACAAGGCATGTATTACTTAAACGAAGAGACGAATCACTTGGAGATGATCACGAAAGCATCTACCCATCTATACGGTAAGACGATTAAGTTGCGCACCATCATGGGTTGTAAGCATAAGGATCCTAAGGGAGTCTGTTCGACTTGTTTAGGTGCGATATCGCGTAATATACCACGGTATCGTAATATAGGTCACTATGCCACTGTATCGCTAATGGAGATTATCTCCCAGTTGGTATTGAGTACGAAACACCACGTGGCTTCAGCAGCAGCATCTTCTTTAATCTTGTCCGACTACAATAAGCGTTACTTGAAACTGATGAAAGATGGTTTAGCATTGGGATTGAGTGACAATATGTTTAAACACTATCGGTCTGTTAAGTTGGTGTTGCCGGAAGTCTGTATTACCGGTATGGCTGATTTGATTGAGATTAAGGATGTGTCTTTATTATCACCTAAGCGTACGTCTAACTTTAGTCGTATCTTATTAGCGACAGTAGACAACAGTGGTAAGAAGGATGAAGAGGTATTGGATGTGGCTGGTCTAGATGATGGTGGATTCTTATCAGCCTATATGCTTAACCACATGAAGGAATATGGCTGGATCACCAACAATGCCAATGGCACGATAGAGATTGAATTGATCAACATTGATCCTGAGGCATCGGTGATAGAAGTGACAGCCAAACAGTCCGACATGTTCCGCTACGCGAAAACGATCGAGAAGTTGATTAAATCTTCCGTATCGGATATTCGTAAGCGTGCTACTGCTACAACACCTGAATCATTCCTGATGGAACTCTCAGATCGTGTAAACTTGAAACTGGGGATTAACTTATCGATATTGCAGGTGATAGCTTACAGCATGTTAGCGACTAATATCGAAGGTAAAGACTATAGCCTACCTAAACCATGGACGACTCGTGGTGTCGGTACGATGGATCACTTGTTGTGGGGACGTAGTCTATCAGGTGCATTATCCTACGAGAAGCATCTGTATACACTCACTACACCCAATAGTTTCCGGTATACGAACCGTACGGATAGTCCGATGGATCAGTTCTTTACACCTGAACAGATGCAATTACCGTATTTGAAGTATAGACGGGTGAAGTGATACACTTAAATAGCCATTAGACGCTTATAGAAGGCCTCCTACCTATGTCTCCTCGTTGAGGCATAGGTAGGTATACCTTTTGTCTTATATGCGCTAAAACACGCTCTATGGCTCTCTAATCGCTATATAGCTTATTTCTAACCCTATACAGACTGAGCCTGATAGGCTTAGATTGTAAATCATGTTGAAAAGTGTAAGGAGTGGGATACTATATTTGACATCTGACACTATATCAGGAAGGAAATATCATGTTGAAGATCGTAGCGAATCACCTGGGTGTGACGCTCTATCCGACAGAAGATAAACATTTAGATTGGATACGTCCATTCAATAGGCGTTATATCCAATTCCAGTCTTACTGGGATCCGCGACAAAGACGTAAAGTCAATACGCCCGTGGCTTCTTTTTTATTCTTCAGAGCCGACAGAAGTGAAGTTCGTTTTCTAAGGACGATGCTCGATGAGCTTAGGAATGATTTAAAAGGACAGAGACTGATAGAGGGATTAGACTTTTTCGTTAAAGAAGAATACCACGATGTGCCTAAGACCAAGCATCTCACGATGAAACCTGATTGGGTGCCTCGTGAAGAGCAAGCCAAAGCGATAGAGTTTGTAAAAGGGATAGAGAGTGGTGCGATTCTATTACACTTACAGACTGGTGGTGGTAAGAGTAGTTTGGCCTTGTATTTAGCCTCTACTGTATTTAAACATTGTTTCGTGTGCGTGATGAGACCGACATTCATCGGTACTGGTCCATCTACTGGTTGGTTAAAAGCCATCAACAAAGACATGGTTAATTTTAAGAAGGATGAGATCTGTACTGTTAGGGGATCGGAACAACTGATATCCCTAATGAACGATATACTGGAAAAGGGTCACAATCCTTATAAGGCCATCCTTCTGTCATCTCGTACGATACAGAACTATCTGTCTACTTACGAGGACAATAAAGACGATCCTAATCTATTCGAGTCCAAAGGCTATCCGGTCAAACCTCAGGATTTCAGTAAGCTATTAGAAGTAGACACCACCTACTACGATGAAGCACACTTTGACCACAACTTCGTGTGCCACTTAGTGTCTACGATTAATACGAAAAGATTCATCGGCATGTCTGCCACTCCGGATGCCGATATGGCATTCCAGAACCGAATGATGAAGTTACTCTTTCCGTTATCCAAGCGATACGTGCAGAAAGTGGCTAATGTCTATCAGCAGCCTATAGCCTGGCACTATCAGTTCAAGCGTCCTGAGTACCTAAGAGTCACGACTAAGATGGGTTATAGTCACATCCTACTGGAACAAACCATCATGAAGCGTGGCTGGATGATGGATGCTTACTTTAAGTTGATTAAGAAAGCCATCGATGATTATTTCTATCCTAAGCATCAGGCCAATAATAAGCTAAGGTGTGTGGTCACTGTAGCCACCATCGAGATGGCTCGTGAACTGAGGAACTATATCGAAGAGCAATATACAGGTATCTTCGAGAAAGTCACTACGTATGTGGAAGGTGAAAACGTGTCTAATCTATACGGAGCGACACTGTGTGTATCCACGATCATCGGTGCCGGTACTGGGCACGATATACCGATGTTGGCGACTGTCATCATGACGAATGCTATCTCTTCGACTAAGAGTAATTTGCAGGCCATCGGTCGCTTACGTAAGTTGGAGATAGAGAACATGCCGGATATTGAGCACAGTTTCGTGTACTTTGTCGCAGATAACTTGGATCAGCATGTTAAGTACCACCACAAGAAGGTCAATGAGACATTCAAGGGCAGGACACTGCCTGTTCGTAATGTCGACACTGACGTGATCATCTAGACTGTTTGTAAGTAGCGAAGATAGGGATACTCTAATAGGGTGTCTCTATCTTTATATTTTAGATAGCCTCTATAGGCTTATTTTTTAGTATAAGGAAATAGGAGATGTCGTTGAGTTTGAAAGAAGCATTGCAAAACGCAGGTATTCGTCAGAGCGTGAAGAAGACTGTTTACACACGTGAAGAAGTCTTAGCCAAGATGGATGAACTGGATGCAGAGATGGGTAAGACTCGTAATCTGCACAACATCCTGGAAGCACTGGATGATGCGATCATGGCAGTACGTGCCTACGTGAAACACGAGCAAGATGAGACCAATAAAGGTACTGTTTTGCTTAATTTGGATAAACGATGCCGTAAGATCTATACGGTCTTGGTTAAAGTATTACAGGCATTCATCAACCGTAAGGATAAAGAAGACAAAGGGACTGATGTTGTTTACATGAAGTTTGGTGACTATGTGGCTTATGGTTCTGTTTGTACCGTAACTAAAGAGCCGAAGTTCGACATCAAGAAGACCATCGTCGGTAAGAAGACACGTGCGTTCATCGTGACTTTGCGTAACATCAAGCAAGACTTGACACCTGAGTTGATTGATGCTGTCTACTTGAAAAGCACACGTACCGATGAAGAACACACTGAGGTAGAGGCACCTGTCTCTACCGAAGTGTCTACTGAAGCAGAGGTAACTGCTGCTGAAGAAGTAGCAGATACACCCACTAACACTGAAAAAGAGGAATAAACACCATGGCTAAAGCACCCGCTAGATCACCCACCAATTATGCTGCTGCGAAACGTATCGTATCCAATATCCGTGGATTACCGACATCAATAAACCGTAATTGGAAAATGATGCCGTCCAGTTACGATAACATCGCTACGGTGATCCGTCAGGACTTGGCTAAGAAGATCGATCCGTTTGAACAGATCATCGACACCAAGAATGAATACACACGCTTAAATGAAGAAGCTGAGAAAGCTGCTAAGGTCGTCATGGAGAAGCATACCAAAGACGGTAAGTACGATTTCCCAGCAGCAGTGAAAGAAGCGTGTGAGACTTCTTTAAAACACATTGACAAAGATGCCAATGTGCTCACCAAGCCTTTTACACCCAACATGTACAAATCCGTCATGACTGTCACTTACGTCTTGACTCTGACAGCTACCATGCTGAAAGAAGAGAAAGACAAGGCTAATGCCGATAAGAAGAAAAAGGAAGATGAGCAAAAGAAGTCGAAAAGGATAGTACGTACCCGTAAGCGTGCTACTCCTGAGTAAATTACGGTATACACCATAGACCTTACCCTACCTATAGCCCGTAATGGACTATAGGTAGGTGTAGGGTATATGTTGCCGTCTTCTTTTTTTAGTTAACTTGCCATTACATCTTCATCGTAGTAATCCAATACTTGGTATACATCAGGTGCACTATACAGTCGTTTGCTTATCTCCATGGCATTCACGAATCCACCAGATAAGTTAATCCCACAATCACGTCTATCACGTTCAGACACACCTTCGATGCTGATGAGTTCTTTTACTAAAGTCTCACGTGAAGTATTCAGTGTACTATTGGACTTAGGATAAGATGATGTTACGTCTATATCCGCGTTCTCACGGAAGATGAAGGTAATCAACTTACGGGCATCTTTAAAGTGGTTCTTACCTTGTTTCACCAACAAATCAGCCCTAAGTGTGACGATCCAGTCATCTCGACCTATCAGTCTTTTATCTAACTCTATTTCATTGTTCTTACCACCTGTACCGTAGGCATAACCGTCTTCTAAGTTAATCCAATGCATATCACAAGCCAAACGTCTAGGCTCAGACTCGTAATCCTTGTATTCGCATGTCTCGCAGTCTGATACCAAACTGAATGAAATATCCATGGTTTGTTCGTCGAGGTACTCTAATGCGATACAGTCGAACTTGTTGTAGATAACATATTCGAATGGATACTTAGACTGCATCTGGATGTGCCAGTCTACTGTACCTACCAGTGTATTCGTCTCTTCGAACTTTAACTTACGGATAAGTGAGTTGTGTCTGGCTTTCTCTATTTCCTTAGGAGATGCATTTTCACGTACCGTATCAGGGAACTCTTTAGTCAAGATAGCATCTAAAGAGTAAGATGGCTCTTTACCTTTGTGTTTTCGGTTACCGTAATAGTAACACATGCTGTCTACGAAGGTAAAAGAAGCCGCTACTGTCACTTGTGGCCATTTCTCGAAGTTAGAAAGATTACGCCATGTGCCTTTCTTAGTAATCATCGAATCACGGCCAGGATAGTATTTAAACATTCTAAATGGCTTAGGCACAGTCGGATGGGATAACAAATCCTCTATCGGATAATCGGCCCTTTGGCATGCTTCTATCGTACGGTTAATATCGTAGTCCATGTTCCATGCTACGATGAAATCAGGCATCCATTCATGTGCTTTAGCGAAGACTGTCTGTAATACTTCTATCTCACTGTCGCATATCACGAACCCTTGTTGTATCTTACGCTCTTGGTTGATCTCGTTAAGATAAACATCATCTGCTTGGTATAAACGCTTATACATGTCGTCTATAGACATGTTCGGATACTTCTCTTGCAAGAAATGCTTATCGATGGCGGTAATGACTCTATCCTTATACGTTAGAGAAGCAACTTCTATCCATTCCCATCTATTCTTATCCCGAATGTTAGTCTCTACGTCAAATGCAGCGACTGTACCACCTAGTTGGATGCCTTGTGCTTCCTTACGGTTATTGTATCTAAACTTTAGTTCAGAGGCACTCGATAAGTCAGAACCGTAAGTATAAGGGCCTCTGACGATGTCTTCCCATTCTTCCCATTTTACGAACTGTGGTTTATAGCCTAATGCTTGAGCTGCTTCTTTTCTCAAGTTCATCTGCGAACACTTGATCTCTTGGCACCAATCTACTGGTACACGCTCTTTCTTTTGCTTATGGTGTCTGTGGTCTCTGTTACACACCCAAAATGTACGCTTATAGTCTTTGTATAACTTAACAGCAGGTCTCGTCGTACAGTCTTCTAACACTTCGATGACTTTGGCTAAGTGTAAATCAAAGTCCACGTCTTTAGGTGGTGGTAAATAAACCACATTGCGGCAAATACTGCCGACTACTTTTTGTTCCATGTTTGCTGTCCTCTCTATGGTAAGGCTATGAAAACCAAGCCTAGTCGATATATTTAACACAAGGTATTTTGCGTCGTTAAATAGTCTACTCTGTTGTAAATGATCTACTTTATAATCTAGAAAGAAGGAAGATGAAGTTATTCGATTTAGAGATCTCTAACGAGATGGTCAATGAATCCAATGTCCATCTCTATACATCGGATCTGATGAAGGATCTAAGTGCTGCTTATCGTTATATTAGAGATAAGGACAATGTCCGTACTGTCTATAGCGATACAGTAGGATTGAAGATGATTACCGATGCGATATTCAAGCACACGGGTATCAAGATGGAGATCGTGAAGAACGCACCATTGTTCGCCATGATGCCGCCTGATTTGAATAGGAATCATGTACTCTTAAAAGAACACAATGATGCTAAAGGCTTCTACAGTGCTGGTGAAGTGCGTAAGAAACAAGGTAAGATAGAAGCCAGTATCGATTTAAAGAACTTCAAGGTAGGTGGTGATTTCAGTAAGTTAGTGGTACAGCTATACATCGATCCCTACATGATCTTCGATACGGATTATCGGGATGAGGTATTGGCTGCTATTACGATGCATGAAGTAGGCCATGCCTTCTCTTACTTTGCATTATCCGCCCATCAGTACAGTGCTAACTTACCCTTACTCAACACACTGAATAAGATTACCAATACTGAGAATACAGAAGAGATCAAACTCATCCTGAAAGAATGGAATGGCTATAGTAGTACCACGACTAAAGTCAGTGAAGACTTAGCCTCTAAAGATAAGAGGGTCATCGTAGAAGCTATTGTTGTTAATAAGCTACGTGATGATCGTTCGATTACGAAACACACTGAATACGATAAGATCAACAGTGAACATTTAGCCGATAAGTTCGCTGTGCGTATGGGTGCGGGTACTTACCTAGCAGAAGGACTCGATATCCTGAATCGCACGTATGGCAGTCGTTATCGTGGATTAGGTAACTTCATCGGTTACGAGTTGAAGTTATTCACTTATGGTTTCTTTACTTTATTGTTACCTGAGACATCAGGACAGTATAAAACACGATTCCACAAGTTCTTGGCTATATTGTTAGCTTACTCTAATACATCCGATGGTGTATACGATCATGATGTCAACCGATTTACCCGTATCCGTAACGATATGGTCAGCATGTTGAAGGATGAAACCATCAACCGATCATTGGGTGAGCGCATCCGTAATGATATTGAAGAGCTAGATGACATTTTGTCTAACTATAAGCACTATATTTCAGCATTCGGATATCTGGTAGACTTAGTCGTACCGAGTAAGAGACGATTACTCGCACAGACTGAACTCTACGAGCAACTGGAAGCATTATCATCCAACAACTTATTCGTGGCTGCGCATGATCTGCGCACTACGGCTGATTCTTAACTACTGTTTAAAAGGAAATGTAAACATGTCTATACAAGCTACTATACGCGATATCGCGAATACTTCGTTCTCTACTGAGGATCGTTCGATGTCTATTTCATTGGCGATCGCCTCTGTATTGGTATTGTCCAGTCAACGGCACATTACCGATGTTAATAGCTCGGAAGAATACGATGCCTCATTTGCTCGTGCACATCGTTCGTTCATCAGTGAACTGAATGAGTCCGTGCTCTTCGATGTGCGCTATGCGACAGACTTGACTCGTCGCCTCTACGATGCGTTCAACACCATGAAACATCAGACTCTGTCTCATGTACGCATGACTGCCCTGCCTTTTCCTTTCGCCCTGTTTGGTATCGAACAGTATTTAAACAGTAAAGAGATCGAATGCTTTAATACCAACCAGGAAGGCATCGTGAAGATCATCAACTTGTTTACGTCAGCAGAAGCAGTCGAGAACCAAGATGTACTCTTCAACTACAGTCAAGCCAACCAGGAAGAGAATGTGGCTGAGGCAGTGGAAGATGTCGTTGATGCTATTGCTGATACTGTAAACAAAGACTAAGGATACTAAACCATGGGATTTGAACTATTTGATAAAGATCAAGTGGATGTGGATTTCCCAACTGAACATGATGTCGATACCGAAGTACCAGTCGGTGACGTGATGTTTACTGGGGATACATCCCACATCTACGAGAAAGAACACTCGATATTGACTTCTCCTAATGCCAGACGTTTGCCTCTGACACATGAGCCTGATGAATTGACTGTTGAATCTGTATTAAACAGAGCACGTGCACACGAAGCATTTAAAGAAGCTGCTAATAACAGTAAGCACTCTAACAGTATCGGTAAAGTGGATGACTCGGATCTAGCACGTGCGCAAGAAGAGCGGTTCGAGAAACAAGATCAACTCAAGCTACAGAAAGCAGAGAACCGCAAAGAAGCTGCTAAAGAGTTAGGTGATCAGCTTGTCAGTATCGCTAAAGCTACTGGCAAAGGTGTAAAAGAAGTCGCTCGTTTAGCGTATAACTTATCCTTAGGTAAGAATGTATCCACCGATAACTTCTTAACCGTACAGGGATTGAAGAACTCGTTTAAGAAAGGATAAGCCACTATGTCTAAATACGGCTGGGATGATACGGATACTGTAGCTACTACAGATAGTCCGTTCACTAACCCTACAGCAGAAGAGCTTAATAGTGTAGCTCCAGTAGAGACACGCCATGTCATCAAGATCGAAGATGTACTGAATGTGCCAAAAGAGGCGATAGCTGATACGGAAGAGTTACAAGAGTCTATCGATAAGACAGAAGAAGAAGTCAATCAGACCTCAGTTACAGTAGAACAACTGAAAGATCTGCTAAGCTATATAGCTGCTACGAAACAAGTCTCTAAAGAGACACGTACTGCTCTGTTGGCACTGGCACCTACAGTGACACTGGAGTCTGCCTCTGAATACACATCCGTGCCTTCTAACATGCAGGTAACTGAAACAGCAACAGCCTGTCATGATGCGATCTGTATTACACAGACCAAACATATCGATCAGCTCTCTACTGCATTATTCGGTAATGTTATTGCTTTATACGCCAATGACAGTGACATCCGTACACTGGACGCATTAAAAGCACAGATAGATGGTAAGATTGAACACTTGAAAGAAGTGGCTGATTACTACGATGATGATTTCTATCAGTTACGTTTAGCGGTACTGAAGGTAAAACAGACCATCGTTGATCGACTGAAGAAAGTGGATGAGGATGAGACTTATCGTATCCACCCTGAGTTTAGAGATCAAGTGATTTCTCAAGAGGCTTACGATGCCTCTGTTAAGTTAACAGAGCAAGACGACATCAGTGCCTTGATGAGTGTCGTGAAACTCTCTTTAGTGAAGTTTAAAGAGCGTCTAGAGACTGAGTCTAAGATGAGTCCTTGGAAAGTCATCCAAGACTATAGACAAGATGATAATGCACTGGATACGGCACGTAATACACGTGAATATTTCAGTCAAGTAGTCAACCAACAACTAGACCTCGTTAATAAGAGCATTACAGAGCTCTATAACGGCGTTTTAGACATGGGTGAGGGTAAGGTACACTTCAGTGCTATAATCGAATCTAAGCGCATTCTAGATAGGCTAGTGAACGATTATCTAAATAGTGCTCGTAATACTGCCTACGACAGTAAGCATTACTTGGCTAAACTGGATGTAATAGAAGGTGGAGATACTGACGAAGACATTGCTAAAGCAGTAATGGATTTGGTGTTGATTCTTCCATCTGATCTGATCGATATCCAGTATCAGTCTTACTTGCATGCTTATCGTTCAGCTGAAGCTTATGCGAACTACATTGGGTTCTATCACCAAGTAGCAGAAGCATTGAATGCACTAAGTGGACATGAAGGTGAAGTCGTACGGGTAAACTTAGGTGACCATATTCGTCAGCTAGGTGAAACCATCACTGCGATGGCGCGATTAGATGCCGCAACACACAACTTCATCTTGCAGTATACCGATACATTGAAAGCCGCTCAACTGTCATTGTTGATTGTATTAACAACGATGAAACTGCCTGAAGTAGGTGAAGTCGTGACACATCAGGTATTGAGTCAGTTGGAGAACGTAAGAGCACATGCTGTCATGGCACTGAAGCACTATAAGCCTGAGTTGATGGAATAGAACATAAAGCCTTATACCACCTATAGCTCCTGGTTGGGCTATAGGTGGGTAAGGGAATATGTCGTTTTTTTTTGCTGAGTGATACTTTAATGTCTATCCACCACTAAAGGAAATGTTTACATGTCTAAATGGACAACATACGCAGGTATAACTGAAGTTACTTCTCTTCCAGTCATGGAGAGAATCCCACTAATCATCAACAAAGTCATCCCCGAAATGACACCATTCATCGACCGTATTGATCGTAATGTGTTTGGTGATAAAGAAACTCCATCATGGTGTCGTTTAAGACAGGTGATGATTTCACTCGTCCATTCGCTACATTGAACGACAGCGTGACTCTGTTCGGTGATGTTCGAGTAAGCTGGGATACCTATACAGCCAAAGTTAAATACGGTACCTTACCGGAAGAAGAGCAAAGATTGCTAAAAGAGGCTTGGCTCTATCTGGCTATGTTAAATTCAGGTATCCACAACTTCGCTATTAAGCGTAAGGATGTAATGGCTGGTATACTGATGAGTATGGCCGCCGGTTATCTGGCTGATGCTCTTAGTGAGTTTGCTTCTTTTAAACAATCAGAAGTAGCCACTATTAAGTACCTAGGTGAACTACAGAATGAAGACCTGTATACTGAAGTCGTTAATTACATCATCGACAACGTGAAGTATTCAGTTACTGGTTATCACTTCAAGTGTAATGGTAATTACTGCTTACAGGCAGATGCTTTGTTGACTGAATTCATCCACTACGCTGATAATGATGCTGTTGATGAGACCATCTATAATCGCTACGGTACATTGCCTGGTGATGAACATAAACGCATATCTCGCATGGTTAAAGCCATCTTGCTGGTGAAATGCTTGGATGATGAATACATCGAACCTAAAGTAAAAGAAGAGATCTTGCGTCATCGTGAGTAAGTATAACCTCAACGAGACAAAACAAGACATCGTAGACATCGCTAATCGAGCTTACGATAACTTGGAACACACGTTGTGGTAATGTAGCAGACATAACCTTAGCCTACCTACCCCTAATACAGGGAGTAGGTAGGTGTAAGGCTTATGTTCTTACTTCTTTTTTAATACTTAAATATTGTCTATATCGACACCACGTTTAGAGTGTTCGATGAAGTTAATCAACACATCTTCCTCTACCGTCAGTCGCTCATCCGGTAATACAGTCAACCGTTTCTTCAGTGTGGCTCTCTTACCTTCATCCATTACAGTAAAGGATACGATCGCATCATCACCACCGAAGTTGTTGATCGTACAACCAATCACATCGTCTCCGTATTCTTTCACTAACCTTGCTATAATGGTAGACTTAGACACTGTTTCACGACCCATCTCTTCATTCAAGATCGCTATAGTAGACTCGGATATCTTCTTACGTACATCCATGTCTGCTGCTACAGTAGACGATACAGTCAGATTCACACGTAAAGACTGAGAAGCATTGATCATCGTCGCGATGCCTTCATTGTAGATCACGTTGATCTGTCCCATCGTAGCGGATGGATAATAACGGATGCGTGTCTCTTCCAATGTGTTTTCATTCATCTCTTTTAAGTCATCGGTTAACCAGTCGATGAATGTCTCTACTAACTCTTCACGATAATCACGCGTAATATCATCCGTAGCAAACCAATAAGCACCATCAATCAGCATGATCTCCAGTCGTCTGACGATCTTACGAGGCTCTTTAATAATGGGTTTGCCATCACTGTCTTTCTTAGTATCGCCTACACGATGTAAGTAGACTGGTTGTCCTTTACTATCTAATACAGGACTACCTTTACGATGTCTTAGGTTATACGTGACTTTACCATTGACGACATTCACTTTAGAACCTGTTACAGCATCTGTATCGTAGACATCTTCACTGTAGAGCAAAGGCACATCTGTCGTGTGTTTCTCGTAGACGATGTCGTCTGCGTACGTACGGGCACGTGTCCAGAGGTACTTCAAGCTATATCCTAGTCGTATACGGATGGATTCTAAGAGGATGGCTTTAGCATCTTGTTCTAAGAGATGCGTACCACGGATATTATCCAATTCAGTACGAGACCACTTAGGTACATTACCGTATAAACCGAATAAGAAGTTATATTCAGTCTCTAAGTCTACTGGTAAGTTTACCAGACCACTGTTACGGAATGAGAAGTTAGTCAGGATCAGTCTATCATTGCCATCGACATCGAATCGTGTATCGACATTAAACTCGAATATTGGCTCTCTATTACGATTACGACCTACCATCCTACCCTGAAGATAGACGTAGTTGTCTTTGTCACCATGAGGCGATAAGAGTATCTGCGCCCAATATGCTTCATCCGGATAGTTCTTATACGCATCGTTAGACTGCATCTCGATACGGATGGTATAACCACGCTCTGTCTTATAGACCATGTAGGTATCGGATATGGTTAAAGAGGTATCCAATACTTCATTCGACTGCTTGTAATACTTGGTAATGGCTTTAGGGTTATCCAAGTAATAAGGCCTGAGCTTAACCGTCTCACGATCGCCATCGACTACGTAATGGAAAGGTGAATAGTAATACTCGTGGCTATTAACCATACGGGCTTTGTTTTCAGCATTCATCTGGTTGATGCGAGTCACTTCACTCTTATCGACTAGCTTGAGTTTACCATTCTCCATGCGATAGATGGTATCTGGTGTAATGGTAATACGTTTATCGTTGTCGATTACAGTACCGATACCCAATAGTTCAGCAGTAGAGGTAATCAGTGTTTCAATCGAAGCAGCAGCAGGGGTTAATAAAGACTCATTGGTTGGATCGGGTAATGACCTTGTCGCCCAATAATCACGTGTGGTCACGTAGTCTACTACCTTGATCACCTTGAACTGATTATCCTGTAACTTATCCGCTATAGCGCGATTAGAGACAGGTACGAGATTAGGGCCAGTAGTGTTATTGACCACACGATCCCTCAGTTCATTGAAGGATAGAGGGTCACGTCCTTGAGAGATGAAAGATCTAGAGAAGATAAAGCAATCCTTAATACCTGTTAATGCAGATGAGTATTCGGATAAGTTATCATTCTTACCTTTACCTTTAGGATTGAAATCGTAAGTGAACTGATCAATGGTGTAGTTTTCCAGATTCATGGTGACTTCACCGATCGTCGTGTAGATCTCTAACTTAATACGCGCACCCATCGTACTGTAGACGATACCATTAGAACCTGTATTAGAACGATTGTAAACTAAGGGAACAGAGACATTTAAAGTATAGTCTTCTGCATTCTCTATCAGCTTCAATACTGCCGTGATGCTGTTGACATCGTATATATCAGGTGCATGAGTGGTCTTGATCTCTTTCCAGCCGGTTCTGTCATCACCATGATAGACACGACAGTAATAGTAATAGTCGCTAAAGGTAGACTGGATGTTGACTTTGTTATCCAGTACGATAGAGTCTTCTATCGTGATCTCACGTGCCTGTATCGCATCGACTGTAATATTCAAGCGATAAGCACCTTGGTTCGCTGCTGCGACTTCATGCTGGGCGATATTAGACTTCAATGTCTGTATCGGTGACTTTTCAGTCGTATCGTAAGTAACTTTAAAGCCACCATGCTTCAACTGCTTAATGTCTATCGGATAATCTACCAAGAAATCCACATCACCTACGGAGATACGCATGCCTCTGGGGATACGTAATAGAGAGCCACTACCATCTGGTAATGGACGCATCATCTGTAAGATCTCTTCGTAGCTAAACGATATTACAAACTGTGCTTGTGCCGGTAAACCGAATACACCTACCCAATCTAAGTCAGACAGGTGTGGGTATAAGTCTTCGTGTGTCTGTGCCGATACCGGATAGAGTCTACGTGTCAATAACCAACTCTTACCAATGTTACCGGCAGTTTGCATGGCAGACATTTCCAAGAGTAAAGCACCTGGGTTCTCTGCTGAGATGATGCCGTATTCATTGCCCAATGTTTTAGAGATCAATGCTAAAGCATCTCTCTGTAGTAGTGAAGGGGACATGCCATAAAGCACGACATTCTTCACGATGCCACTGACATCTGTTTCTTTAGTATCCATGTTGATAATTATTCCTTTTGTTTAGCCAAATAGTCATTGACTAAATTGACTTTATTTAGGCAAAATAGGCAGCTGCCTTCAGTGTACGGGCGTGACTCTTTACTGTCGCTAGAGGACACCACCATTCTAATTCACGAGTCGTCAAATCGATACGGGGATAGCATTTATTATTCAAGATAGGCTGGTATTTCTTCTCTACCTTCACCATGCTCTTTAATCTATTCTCATTGCGCATCAGGGGATTGAAATAACAGACAGTCTCGTTGAACTGCTGGATCAGTATCTCATCGAGGTATATAGCTCCACTACAAGCAAACTCTATCTCTGTCGTCTTATCAGCATAAGGCCTAGGGTTCTCGGCTGTCTGTTGATAGTCAAACACAGGCCCGATGTCTACTGATCGAGGAACAGCATAGCCAGTAGCCGCCATCTCTTCTACGTAAGTACGAGTCTCGTCCATGATTAAACGGTATATACGAGTCGTGTAGTCCAATCGTCCGTTAAAGAGATACTCAGGCCAAGGTGTCATGCCATAAGGCTGAGACACTACGAATCCAATATAGAGTATCCAGAAGTAATAAAGGTAAAGTGTCGCATTGCCTTTCATCGAGTCTAAGGATAAGTTTAGACTGTATTCATGCGTATAAGTCATGGGGCCATCAGCCATGATGTGGACTTCCTTCATGATGCCGGCATTACCACTTAGGATACCTAGCTGAGAAGAAGGCCATCCTGTTAGTGATTTCACTGTGTTGTCACTGACTGCGATAAAAGGATAAGAAGGATCGACTAGAGGTGTCGCGTCTATATTACGAGGCTTCACGGCACCTTGCATTTCACCTGCTAATCGTTTAGCCATGCGGGGCGATAGGATCATGCGGATGGCACGCATGATGCTATTAGCCTCTGTAGTCAGTAGTGGTGTCATGACACGATTAGCCTTGAGGTTCTCAGTGGCTAGATTCAGATCAGGTCTAGTCGTGAATATATAACCTGCCTGATTGGTATTGGGTTTTAACATCGTAGGGTTCTGTAAGATATTAGCCCCTTGGAATACCGAAGTCATCGCTCGATCTAATGGAAAGCCATGTTTAATCGCAATTAAATCATTTATCACCTGTCTGAAATCATCGAAGTAATCACTACCCAATACCGAAGCATCGAATCGGTTATTGGTCTCTTGTCTAAACGTAGCGATGACATCCGCTACTTCTTTAAACGCCCTATTCCCTGATTGGGATATGTAGTTGTCAGCCATGTTTATTCAGTCTTCTTTCTATTAAGAGTATAGGTCACATGCTGTGTTTAGCATAGTCTAGGTCTCGGTGTGGCTTGTGATTTACATTAGTCTGAAGCACTGTAGCTCAGTATACAGGCTACAGGATTATTTGCTTTATTATCTGTAACGTTACTAAATAGGAAAACATATCCATGGATATCATTCGTTCTGGAATGAATGTGGTCAGCGCGATCGCATCTTCCGTATATGGTATCGGTCGAAACATGTTGGGTAATGTGGGTGATGTACGCGCAAAATCACTCTCCCAATATTCGACTGATCTACAACTTCGTCCTGTGTTCGCCATCGAGAAAGAGATCCTCAATGACGAGAAAATCGACGTATTGATGCAGGCAGGATTGGCGAACTACGCAGGCTTCTATATCGTTGCTTTGTCGATTGATAATACCATTAATGGCGTACGTGTCGGTAAGATGGTGGGTAAGTATAGTCCCAACCGTGATGCGGTAGGCAGTGCATTAGACTTATTGGGTGAGAACATCGCTTCTGTATCACGCGAAGACTTTAAAGTAGACATCCCTGAGTACGATCGTCCTACTCTGTCTACATTGGGTTTCAAGAGCGGTATGCGTTCTATCCCTTCTTTACCGGAAGCTTATTTAAAACAATTAGAGTTGCGTACTGAAGCGGCTTATGCTACTCGTGAAGAAGCACAAGCTGAAGCCGATAAGATCAATGCCGCTAATGCAAAAGAGAAAGCAGAACAACCTGAAGCTAAAGCAGCGCCTGTCTATCCTTCTACTAAGATAGCAGAGCAAGCCATGCGTGATGAAATCAATAAGTTGCAATCATTGGCGATTGGCCGCATCTTGACTGTTACTGTCTCTCGTGATAAGCAGTCTGCCGATATTAACATGGTGCTGAAACCTGAACTGAAGTCTCTTCGTTCTAACCTGTTGATCGATGTGGCTAACTTGAGTAATAAACCCACTTCGATGCGTGATCGTTTTATCGCTTACTTTAAGCGTGGTACGATTGCTAGTATGCTGGATTACTTGGTGTGTTTGGATTTGATTCAGGCACACAGACGTGCTTTGGTGCAAGATACAGCAGGTTACTACGAGAAAGTCCATGATCGTATCGTGAACAATAAAGTCGCTGCTTTGTTGACAGGTGAATTCAGTGTCGGTACCGTCGCTAATACCTGGATCATTTCCGATACAACCGCACTGCGTCTACAAGCCTCTATCGGTGGTAAACTCGATAACTACACCATCCGTAATAAGTTCATGGAGAAATCCGGTGTCATGACCCTGATCGTCTATAACCCTGACCATCAGCGTGTCTACATCTACAACCACGGTATCGAAGACGTAACCGATATCGGTATTAACTACTTGATCAAGAAATCAGAATCCAAGTCATTCGACATGGATATCTTCAAGATGCTCTCCCAAGGTAGTGCACCGATCGTATAGATCGAATTAAACAAAAAGAAGGCTCGGTTATCCTGATACAGGGTAACTGAGCTATCTACTTAATAAACCCATTTCTTTTTTAGTATCCGGAAAGGACGATAGAAACATGGATCTATCCAGTATCTTCAGTCGCATCGGCAATAGTTTTCGTGGTGAAAACATCACCGATACCTTGATCGCGACACGTAATCAACTACGTGATGGTGCGCAAGAGGCGATTGCATTGTGTATTAAAGACACCGCCAATATTGATTTCAGCAAGAACCCTGAGTATAACAGCACGCTGTCTACTGTGCGTCGCCACTATGGCAAAGACACCTTGAAGCTGAATCTCTTTCAATCATTCGGCTATATCTTACAGCGTTGTGATCATGAACTCAGTCAGCTGATTGATTTGTCTGGCCATTATTTCACCGAAGAGGTAGACAAAGACAGCTTGACTTATCAGCGTACGACTATTATTAGCTTAGGTGAAACCATTGACTTCGTGGCGACATTCATCCCACGTTATACGCGCTATGTCATCGCCAAACAAACTGAGTTAAGTGGTGGTGAGAAAGTGGATAAAGCACTGACTCGCGCACAGCTCAATTACATTAAAGAGAACACACTGGCGTTCTATAAAGCTTTGTCGACTGTGGCTAAGTCAGACACTGACATTAAGGCTATTGTAAAATCCATCCCTGAAGTGGTGGTGAGTGATGATGCTTCCCGTATGTTCGATGAGCGTAAGTTGAATCCTACTGGTGCTGCTTCTCGTTTTGTCTCAGCTACATTCAATCCGTTCTATTACATCGGCATGGCGATCGTACAATGGCAACACAGTCGCTATACTCAAGCCAAGACTGAAGCAGAAACCATCAAAATCGAGTTGGAAGCATTGAATGCCCAAGCACGCAATGGTCAGGTAGACGCACTGACAGAGCGTCAGCAAGACATGGCTCGTGAGCGTTTGAGTAAGCTTGAAGCTGAAATCGCGTCTTACGAGAAGAAAGCACTTGCTACAGTGTACTAAGGAGGCACGACTATGCATGTACAAGCAATCGGTGCTTTCCGTATCGGTGATTTGAATCTATCGGACAGAGTGGAGTTAGTAGATAATGCCGGTACTTTACTCTACGTACCGATACGTGAAAGACAGGAAACATCCAGGTCTCCTTACCATCGTCTAACTCGTAAGATAGAAGGAGCGACTTATACTCGTTCTATCTTTAAACAGAATGAATTGCCGGATCGTTCATTAGTGATGTTGGGTCATGCTGATGTGGATAATCTACACGTCATGGCGATGAATCATCCGGATTGGTTCGATGGCAGTTCTAAAGAAGCCTTCTTGAACCGTGAACATGTCTTTAAGTTGGCTTATCGTGTATTCGGTAGAGACATTATTGGTTTGTTCCGTAATGTTGCATTGAAGGGACATGCCAACTTACTCATGTTGCGCTACTTTAGCGATGTGTTGAAAGACATTGATTTTTACGGTAAGGCTGAGAAACCTCGCTATGATTTGTTGGCGTATAAACGGATGCGGATAGATCACTATACGCATGACATCGCTCTGGCTGATTACAACAATCTAGACTTTAACTTCAACACGGCTAAAGACAACATAGACGACTATGTTCCTGTTAGCACGAATGCACTGTCTACTAAAGCATTCATCGAAGCATGTTTGCGTAAAGGTGGGATATTGTATTTGGTGGAAGTGATGAACATGCTCTACGGCAGTGTGTTGATCGTCACGAAAGAGGTACGGTAAGATGGATACGATATTGATGGGTACTCGCATCGTCGTAAGAAGATGATGCGGGTGTAACAAGTAATTAACCTCAATACGCTGAACCCAATGGGTTTAGTGTAAACTTACAATTTAAAGGTAATAAGAAATGGCTATTACATTTAGCGATTTTGATCTGCCTCGTGAAGAAGACATCAGTAGTGGTGTCGTGACAGACGATGCTGAAAAAGATCCGCATGAGTTCCGTGATGATCTTTCAGAAGCAGAAGATGCTGTCACTACTGAAGGTGAGATGGACCGCGTAGCGAAGATCGTCCAAGTAGTAGAATCACTGGAATCGTTCCGTGAGGATTTGTTGAAATACGAAGATACTGATGCTTTGATGTCTCGTGAAGATGCGATGGCTTTGGGTTCACGTATTGCATTCACGTATGCGAACCATGGTTTGCCTATGTCTTATCCGATCCACATGAGCAATGAATCCATGTCTCACTTCGAAGTGAATCGTCTGGAAGCGTCTGTTGAACAGCTTGATTATCACATCGACATGCTCTCTACTGAAGCGATGGGCATCTTCGAGAAAATCAAGAAGAATCTTGGTGATTTCTTCGGCAATGAGATGAATAAATTGCGTCGTATGGAGAAACACATCGACAATGCCATCGAGCGTGTACAGAATAGCGATACTTGGGCAACCAATGAAATCCCTGTTGCTGGTGGTAGTTTGTTAACCGTAGGTGGACAATTCAATCCACAGAAAGTGTTCTCTAACTTAGAGCAACTGATCGAATCTGAACTGAAAGGTAAAGTATTCGATACTTACTTAAATGGTTTACGTAAGATCAACGAGATTGTTGGCAATAGCGATTTTAACCATCTCGAAGAAACGAAGAAAAAGATCTTATCGTCTAAGCTCTTTGCACTAGGTCGTCCTTTTGTCGAAGTACGTACCGAAAGTGAAGAGCAACGTAAGTTCGAAGCTTTGGTATCGGATGGCTTCAAATTGGAAATTACCATGCCTACAGGTGTAGGTAGACTGATACCTGATGTCAAACTTAGCCAAGCTACTAGATGGTACGCTAACGGTGCAGAAGATGCCGATCCTGGAACACGGAGAGGTCAGTTCAAGCGTATTAAACATTTGTCTAAAGAAGAAGTCATCCGTATCTTGGAAGACTATAAAGAAGTGATTTCTGGTGCGATAGATAACAATCGCTTAACAAGCATCGTTAATGATTTCATTAAGACTGTGGGAGAATTGACTGCTGATCGATCTCAATACGAAAAAGAAAGAAAACGTATTGAAGAAGAACGTAAGGAGAATAACAAGAAAGTATTCAAAGGCTGGCTTTACTCCTTACCGATAAAAGCTCTTTGCCCGCCATTAGCTGTGGCTGCTAACTTAGTTGGCATGGTCGATATGGTAAGCAACATAGTCGAAGGCTTGAAAAACGATGCGAATAGCCATGTCTTCCGCCAATCTGCTAATAACCTAAAAGGTAATAATGCCTACGTTGCAGGTGCTTATAGAGGACTGGAAGGATGGGTCATCCATTCTATCTGGTCTAGAACCACTATGCGTTTCCAGAATCTAGCGATGACATTCTGTTACAGCTTGATGCGCGATGCTTATGGTGGTATCGCATCTGTAGGCAATGCCTTGATTGGTCTTGCCGATATCCACATCGACAGTAAACATTAAAGCATGTAGATAACCTACACCATCTCTTTACAGGGTGGTGTAGGTATATTTGCCTATGAGTTCTCAGGTTGTTCTCTATCTTACGGCATGTAAATGCATGTAAAATGTATGGTAGACGGACTTATACCTCGGTATAGGTTATATTTTCAATTCTGAGGCTCTTCCCTTAGTTTTTAACAATGTACCCTTATTTGCAAATAAAGGAAATAAAACATGTCAATTTTACAAGACATTCTTAATGGTGATTTGTATTTCGATCGTGAAAACGACGAGTCTGTAGTAGATGGTGTTAACACTGAAGAAACTCAGGTGGATGGTGAAACTCCTCCTGAAGGCTACGAAAACGTAGACACCACTGAAGATGCTGATGGTGAAGAAACCATCGCTTCCGATGACTTGGAAACCGAGTTGCTGGAAGTACAAGAAGAAGCCAACACCATCGAACAGGCCGAAGAAAAAGTAGAAGAAGCAGAAGACGCTGCGATCGCTACTGAAGCCCTGTTGGCTAACTTGGTGTTCGCTTCTGCTAATGGTGGCTTGAACTACGCACATGCCGATGCCATCCGTGTCTCTACTGAAAGCATCGTTCGCTCTTTGGGTATGGATGAAACCGACATTCCTCACCTGGACTTCGGTCGTGAATCCTTCACTTCCACTTCTGCTGTTGCCTTGTCTACAGAAACCGCTATGGAATCTGTTAAGAACTTCTTCGTGAAGATCTTGGACGGCATCCTGAAAGGCATCGCCTGGATCGTGGACAAAGGTATGGCTTTGGTAACTCGCTTGTTTAGCAACTTCGAAAAACTGCAAAAACGTGCGAATGCCATCCAAGCCGCTCTGAACAAACTGCCTGCTAACGCCAAACCTAAGAAAGACACCATCAAGTCTGCCGGTATCGCCAATGCCTTGACCATCGATGGTAAGGTGGCTTCTGGTAGCGAATGTGTCGGTGCGATCCGTTCTGCCCTGGATGAAATCATCAGCAACTGGCAGGTTAAAGCAATCTCTGCTACTGCCCTGAAAGAAGCCAAAGAAGCTTACGCCAAAATGGATAAAGAAGCCAAAGGCGCATGGAACATCGCTTCTCTCGAACTGATGAGCAAAGAATTGCCGTTTACTTCTAAAGGCACTGAGTTGTCTAAAGACGCAGCCGGCAAACGTGGTATCAAACTGAAAGATGGTGAAACTTGCCGTATCTCCGATATCCTGCCGCGCAACAAAGCTGTTGTAACCATCGTAGGTACTCACGACTCTAAACTGGAAGAGTTGAAACAACCTCGCACTGTTAGCCGTGTGGTTTCTGTTAAAGCTGCTTCTAGTGACAGCCGCGACATCAACGTGAAGATCCCTGGTAAAGCCGAAATCGCCAATCTGTTGAAAGGCGTAACTGGTTTGCTGCGTGATCTGCAAAAAGTGAAAAACGGTATGGAAACCGCTCTGCCTGCTATTAAAGCACTGAAAGGCGAAATCTGGAACCTGCGTAAGAAATACGTAGCTGTTACCAAAGAAGGTCGTGGTGGTCGTGGTTTCATTGACAACAACAGCTTCGTACGTGGTTCCATCAACATCGTTAAAGCGTCCATCACCAACCTGCGCGAACCTGGTCAGTCCTTCTTGACTTACGCTCTGTTTGAGCTGAAAGGTTTGCTGGACTTTGCCCATGCGTCTGTTAAAGCATACGCAGCTGGTTCTGGTAACCTGGATTACGAACCTAAGAAATAACTAATTAACCGATTAGTGTAGAGTGATAACTTAGAGTCTTGCCCACTGCTGATCGTTTGGTCAGTAGTGGGTATAGGCTTTATGTTAAGTATGTCTTTTAAAATACTGAATAGGAATTAGGAAAATGGCTTTTCAATTAACTGACTTTGGTACTGCTGTATTGGATACAGAGTCTGTAAAACCAGTAAGTGATGTAGATTTGGATAAAGCACTACTGGATGTAGAAGCATACGGATCTGCTGTGGATACCATCGGTAGCGCGTTCAGTGAGAGCATGCGTGTATACGGTAACTTGATTATGGCGAGCAGTGACATCAACTTCGATAGTCGCCATTTGTCATCTGCACGCGAGCATTTGGAAACGATCTTTACGCATTATGGCTTGGGTAAAGATAAGGTAGATTTAGAAGTAAGTCGGCCCACTTTAGATACTGAGACAGTTTATTACCTGTATCGTGAGGATGTGGAAGGATCTTCTACTGATGATGAAGACAATAAAGACACTAAGAAAGAAGGAATCCTTACCAAAATTAAAAACGGTATCGTGGCTTTCTTTAAGTGGATTTGGAATGCGATCAGTGGTTTCTTTAAGGCTATTGGTCGATTCTTCAGTGGTTTGTTTAATCGTTCTAAAGCCAAAGAGAAGAAGGCTGAAGAAGCCATTACACAGTACGAGAAGCTTGAGAAGAAAGTACAGGAAGATGCTAAAGCCAATGGTACTGAAGATGTTACTCAAGGTGAGAAGTACAAGATGTTGGTAGATTTGATTAACTGATGGTTGCGTAAAAGTGTTACAGATAGTGACAATAAGGACGCAGCTAAGAAAACGGCACAATCATTTATCTTCGCTGATGGTGTGATCAGTGGGCGTGAGATACGTAAACACATGCAGGACACCATTAGAGGAGCAGATACTACAGTAAATAAAATCATGTTCTTCAATGGTGAAACTGAGAAACGCATTCGCTTCGGTGTGGATGCTTTGGTAGCCGGTACCAGCAATAATGTACCAGTGGCTAAACTGAAAGAGATCACTACTCTGGATAATTTGGTTAAGATGATTGTATTGGATCACGGAATCAATAAGAAAGACGATGAAGTAACTGTAGTAGTTGATAAGATGCCTACTGGTAAGAAAGTCATGTTGTCTTATAAATTGAAAGATGATGATGTGGTAGGTATTAGCCACAGTGTGGTGAATATTGAAAACGATGATTTGGGTAGTGTGGCTTCTAAATTTAAAGTAACGGCGGATGATATCTTAGCGGTTAATAAGAAAGAATGGGCTAAAATATACGACGATGCTGATAAACTTGACGATAAGATCATCCGTTCTTTAGCTGAGTGTGAGAAATCTATCGAGAAAGCAATATCTTATTCAGCTGAGAAAACTAAGAAATGGACACCTACTGTCGATAATAAGAAAGATGCTGAACAACTCACTGTAACAGTGAAAGTACTGAGTGATGTTTATCGCAATTACTTTGCTTTATTGTCTGTTGTGTTGAATTGCTATTTTACATATGCTAATTCATTCTTTAGCCTGATTGCTATGGCTAATGGTGCTCTGTTACATCTGTATCGTGAGTCGGATGGTCAACTTGATCGCGAAGCACTCGCGGAACTCAATGAGTCCATGTTTAAACGCTACGAGAAAGCATTCTCCTAATCACGCACACATAGCCCACTACCTACTCTTCTTACGAGGAGTAGGTAGTGTATACGTTATGTTTCTAATTTGCTTCTAACTGTTCTTTAACATTATCTATCCATTGGCATAAAGCCCTACGTGTAGGGTCTTTATACTTGCAGTCTTTATATTCCGGACCACTAATAACAGACACACTATTAACTTTAAACCTATAGTCAGCATAAGTCATGGTATTCTTCACTACATCCATTACATCTGGATTAACGATACCTATCGGATGTGGATACTCACCACGAATAGACATTAGAGGCATGAAATACGTTAGGTTAACCTTACCCATGGTATTACCCATGAGCATCGATACCAAATAACCAATAATGCTTTTCCTATAGTTGCCTCTATATTGCATCTTCAAGTGTGTCCAAGACACTACCATGACACTTCCTTTCTACATTAGGACGATATAGTTTAATAGGTATCTTATTTACAAGCTTCAATACAAACCCTATCGCCATCATTTTGTGCGTTTCTATAGCCATTCGAAGATTAACTAACTTATCTCTGTAATGAGACATATCCTTATCGGCATGTCTTAATGCAGCGTATTCAGTTTGTAGCATGATGATCTTACTGAACGTCTGTTCGAATGATAGCAAATAATCACGCTCGTATTGGCCAGCGATGACTTTGTTTGTTAGTCTAACAACTTCTTTTATCTTTCCATGATACCACATCATGCTTTCCTTCCACATTGATCGCAGTAGTTATCTTTACTAGATACTTTATTACCACATTGGCAGAACTTTGGTTTATCTCTTAGCTGATAACCACACGTTTTACAGTACATGTAGTGCGGACAAGTATCAGCATTACACTTCGGGCATTTGCCGAACAATGATTTGCCAGTAGCCCTCTGTACGTATGGGATATCGCATCTTGGTTGTATATCCACACCAGTATCTTTTAGTCCGTATAGGTTATCTATTCTAGGTTGTGTGCTATTCGCCATGTTTAATCCCTCTTACTACGTCTTTTACCTCTTCGTGTTGCTGTAGTAGTTTTTCTTCCCATGTAGGTGGCAATGGACTACCAGCATTACGTAGACTGAACATCTCTCTTAACTCCAGGTATTTCTTCTCTGGATCAATGTTCAAGAACTCTCGGCTCTTTTTAGTATCAGCATTGAACATCCAGCCTATTTCAATCGATTCAATGTTGTTGATACAACCATCGGCATTCGATATTCCAAAACTACTAATAACCTCACCTACTACTCTAAAACCTTTATCAAATAAGATCAGATCGCCTTCTTGTACTTCTATTGTGTCTAGTTCATTGTTATCGTAGTCTTTTACCACAAACATAGGCTGTTGACCTTTTAGTGGTTTCAGATGACGAATGTAGTATACACCATCGTATATTGAGTAACGATAGTCTATCTCACGCATTCTGTTTTTGTCGTTCTTAAGAAGACAATACCGAGTAACAATCTCATCGCTGGTTAAGAAAGTATAGAGTTGTTCAGGTACGTGTGGTTTTACCAGGTTACAGAGACCATACTTTAATACCTTGAATGCATCAGGCATGATTTCATCGACCAGATTGAGATAGCCTTCTACTTTGTAATTAGGTACCAGCTTAAAGCCAAGTCTTAAATCATCCAGACTCTTTTGGATGTCCATCTCACTGACTGTTTTGTAGTAGTGAAGTACATTCTCGTGGCTAAATGTATCTAAGAGTGCTCGACAAGTATCGACATCTTCCTTAGGTAACTCATGTACCATGATCTTACCTTGTCTATTAACAAATACTAATCTCATTTCCTTATTCCTTTCCACTGGTCCATTTATACGTAAAAGGCAATGTGTCTATTTTAGCTACAGTAGTCTTAACGTATTCAGTTGGGTTAATATTACCTTTAAGATAATCTTCAAATCCCATGTTCTGCAAGCCTATAATGTTAATACTGGGATTAACATCAACAGACAACAACTCAACATCACCTCTAAAAGCAAATTCGCTTTTCTCCATTAGATAGCGGTCAGTGAACAAGATCACGTCGCCTTTCTGTAGATTAACTAGATCGATGACTTTATCATCGTTGTCCCTTATACTTAATTCCAAGCCTTCTTCTTTATCTTGTTTGGTGATAATCGTGAATGTGGAATGACACCGGATAGCGTGAGGTAGTCGATTGCCATTATAACAAGATGACAGAGTGGCACTAACACCAAGTGTAGAAGACGGCTTAGTAAAATTAGCGATGTTCTTCTCGCCACATTCATTAGCGATAATAGCCAGAGTCAGGCGTAGGTCTCTAAATCATTTCTCCGATAAATTCTCGACATTGAGATACTTGACTACATTTCTGTCTACTCTGCCTATACCGGTTATAGTAGTCGTTATATCAACGTCTAATTCAAGCACGTCGGTTTAGTAGTGCTTCAGTATTGGGTTGTCTAGATTATTTGCTTTCAATCCATGTAGATGGAACAGCAAATCAGCATTGATGGATTTACTGACTAGCGATACCATTCTAGCTAAATCATCGTTCATCTTGACTACTTCTATTCCACTACTCTTTACTACGTATACGTAATTCATTTTAAGCTCCTTTTCTTTAGTTTTAGCTCTCGCCCAGCCATAGGCTCAAGTATGAATATTGGCTTAAAAGGATTTAAAGCACTATGTTGGCACGATTTCCTATTACCGGTGAAAAGACATCTGTCGTCAGACCGATCGTACTCGGTATCGTGCGTGATTTAACACGCATGTTGAATATACTACCTAACGATATTGATATTACTTACGTAGACGAAGAAGGCACACGACTAGAGAAAGGCTCTTCTCTAGATGATAATAAAGAAGGACTTTATACTAAGGGCACCAACTTAATTACACTAACCGTCAGTGAAGAACTCTTTCAAGGGACACTGTTACAGCATCAGGATTACCAGCAACAATTCTTACCTGTCTTTATAGACGAAGGACTAGGCTTATCTGTTACGCCTTACTATATCCACAACGAGATGAAGATCAGTATTACTTATCGTGCGAACAGTAAGGCATCGGCTCGCGCATGGTTGAACAGCATGAGAAGCCGTATCACTCACTATGGTGATGCTTATCCCCATCTACTGCAATATCACTACGAGATAGACGATAGATTGATCTATATCTTATCGGAGATGTATCGAATGGCTAAGATCCATCGAGATCTACCACCGTTAGGTGATTGGTTACAGGACAGGTTTAGTCATCAGTTCGGTGTAATTACTGACGTGGGTGGTGTGAATACTAAGTTTGCCTTGAGTGAGGCACAGAACACATTTGGTTATTTTGATTTCGATGGCCAAATAGAAGAAGGCCAGAAGGAAGATGGCTATAATACGTGGAATGTGTCATTCGAGTATCTGGTACGTTATCAGAAGCCTGCTGTACTGAATGTCTATTATCCATTGGTGGTGTGTAACAACATCGTAAATGATAAGTTATTGCCAGTTAACCAAGATGAACATCAGGATAAGCACACGTACAGTGAGGAGTACGATATTTACAAAGAGAGAGACTATTTCAGTCAGTTTGGATATCTGGCCGATATGCATTCGTCTGCTTATACATTGAAAGATAAGTTTGCTAACTTAGGGATAGCAGTACCTTATTGGAATGAGTTTATACCTAAGCCTGAGTTTGAAGTAGCAGGTACAAGAAGGTTCGTGGATCAACTCATGCTTTTAGAAGGCAATGAGAAAGAAGGTGATGTATTGATGGATCTAAGACATCTGGATGGATTTACATTACATCCTGATCTATTGGATTTCATTGTTAGTGAAGATAAGCATTTGTTAAGGCCTACTGATAGTGTATTCCAGATCATGCTCTACGAGGATGATGAGCTGTTAGAGCGTAAGGTGATCGATATAGAAGACGGTAAACTGATCCTGAAAGGCAGATTACAGATTTGTCGTACGTATAATATCCGTATTGCCATATACGACGATTGGTCTCTATTGAATGATGATGCTTTAAATAGGCTCAAGAAATGGCTCTCTAAGCATCCTGATATGCAAGGCATGTTTGGTTGGGAAGAGGTGTTCTGTAGCAAAGCACCTTATGGTATCGATCGTGAGAAGAACTCCAAGCTTTATTACGCTGTGGTTCAATATCTGGCGGGTGAACATTGTCCGTTCGGTGACATGAACGATTATTGGGGACAACGTTACTACGACATGTCTACGATGAAGACCGTGCAGACATTCGAGACGATCAACATATCGCCTAAATACAGAGACATCGCTAAAGAGGAAGTAAAACATTCGATACGCGCTTAGTAGTATAATACACCTTATACCACCTATACTCCACGACTGGGTATAGGTGGTGTAGGTCTATGCTCTCGCTTTCGCTTAACAGCTACACTCGAGCGTACTTTCGGTATGTTCTAACAACACTAAGGAGATCCAATCATGTCCATACGCGTCACTACGCCTTTTCCCACTATAGTAGAAGGACCATTAGTCCTTAAAAAGACTGATCCTAAGACACGTATCGAGTTTCTAGTTAAGAGACTCAATGAGGCTAATGAAGCCTATTACCACACATCTAAGCCCACCATGACCGATCAGGCTTACGATAAGCTCTATCGTGAACTAGAAGAACTAGAAAAACAACATCCTGATTTAATCAAGTTAGAATCACCTACTGGTAATATCGGCTATAAGTTACCACCTAAGGTAATAGACCCTAATAAAGTACCACACATGGAGCAGATGTACAGTCTGCGTAATGCTTACCATATCGAAGATGTATACAGACACATCGATCGTGTATTGAATGCAGAGGTCTTTAGAGGCATGTGTGTTGAACCTAAATACGATGGATTGGCTTTAGAAGTTGTTTATTGTAAAAAGAATCCGGTTAAGGTATCGACTAGAGGAGATGGTAGTGTAGGTGAGTTACTGCCTTATGCTATCCCTAGGATGAACTTACCTAAGTTGAAATATACGCAAAAAGACATGATGAAGTTCGTCGATCCTGTTATCTACGGTGAATGTATCATCACGCATGATGAACTTAAACGTGTAAATGAAATACGCCTAGAGAGAGGTGAGATACCGTATGCGAATTGTCGTAATGCTGTAGCTGGTTTGATCCGTACGGAAGAAGACTACGGTGTAACATTGACATTCATCCCTTATCGTGTCTTCATGGGTGGTATGCAATCTACAGCCATGGAAGTACTGGAGACCATGGGCTTCGATCCTATTGAAAGACACGTCGTGACGGATAACTATCACGAGAGAATAACAGATATCATCAAGCACTATACTGAAAGAAGGCCTAGTCTAAACTACGACATTGATGGTGTGGTGATTAAGTTGGATTGTCAAGATGAAGAATATCGCTTAGGCTATACGGCTAAGTATCCAAATGGATCGATTGCTTATAAGTTCCCAGCTGGACAAGCGATGACACGTCTAACCGATATCGTGGTACAGAGAGCACCCAGTGGACGATTAACACCAGTTGGTGTATTAGAGCCGGTTAAACTGGATGGTGTCGTCATCACCCGCGTGACATTGAATAACTTCAAGTACATTGAAGAGATGGATGTACGTATCGGTGACTATGTTAACATCATCCGTGCAGGTGGTGTCATCCCTAAACTGACTTCTGTCTATCGTGAAGTTAGAAGTGATGACATTATCCGTTATGCTGCCCCTAGTCAATGTCCTTATTGTTCATCGCCTACTAGGATGGAAGGTAAGTACATGTATTGCAGTAATCCTGATTGTAAAGACCAATAGAGATACGGCATGGCTACTCCTGGTGGGTAGTCATGCTGTATTTAAGATGTGACCTATAACGACGCAAGGACTAACCACCATGGTTAAGCTAGTAACTTCTAGTCATCAGCCAGAGAAGGCTGAACCGATACACGATAATTTAACGAAACCACACATCGTCCCTAAGGACTTTAAGACAGCAGTAATCGATACACGTGAGACTCGTCTAGACCACATCATCCGTTATGCCGATGGTGGCTATACATCCGTCTCTTACTTTAGGCAACTATTAGGCAGTGAAGATAGTCTGTCTATGCATTCTAAAGGACTATCCAGTGTCCAGCAGCAATACGAACTCATCGGTAAGATGCAGATCAAGCTACAGGGATCTCTATCTGCTACTCAATCTCAAGATGAGACACGCTCTACTGAGATTACAGTAGATGCTTATTTGGATCCTTTCATCATCCCGAATGTGGGTGATATTATTCTAATGGATATAGGCCGTGGTACATTGGGTTGGTTTAACGTAACTGGTACACGTAGGATGTCTCATCGACGTAATACCTTATACGAGATCAACTTAACACTGGCCTACGAGATACGGGATCAACTCAATGACGATAAGTTAACGGATCTTAATCGTAAAGTCGTACGTGAACTCGTCTATAGCGATGAATACAGGGCAGCAGGACAAGACCCATTATTAACACCCAAGAAAGCAGATACGTTTAAGAAACTGCATCATGCCTATCATCGCTTGAATAAGCTTTGGTTTAGGAAGTTCTACAACCGGTTCTACGAGACTTGTTTCTTACCGAACCAGACACTGAAGGTATACGATGGTTTCTTCATGCGTACGATAGCCAAATGGTTAAGTGTGGGCGACCATCCTGAACTCATGTACTGGCGCACCTACGACGATGATGAGTTCCCTATTTTACGTAATCCTTCACTCTGGGATGCATTAACAGAACAAGACAAACACATGTTGCGTGAGTGTTTTAGTCGCAGTGTCTTATTGGGTTCTCAATCCTTTACACCTGAGTATCAGCTCAGTGCGATACGCTACAGTGATATAGATGCTGTTATTTGTCCTGTGGAATCTCCGTATACGAATAATGTCTGGTTGTTCCCAGTACGTGAAGTCGGTAAGGTAGCATTACCTACTCCTTCGATTAACAATGTCAGCTATAAAGTGATCGATGGTGTACCGATTATCCATCAGGTACTACTGAAGGATGCTTATGTTCTATCACGTTCATTTTGGTTAGAAGACTACGAAGGCATGAGTCACTTAGAAGTCATGGTGCACAAGTACCTGGATCAAGATCCGATCGATGCTGAACTATTATTGCAGATCGTAGAAGATACAGCCACATGGGCAGAACAAGAGAAGTATTACTATCTGCCTATCTTGACGATGTTGATTAACTATACAGTAAGGGTCATCTAGATGGCATGGGAAGACACTGACAATAGACAATACGTCGATCTATCCGAACAAGATACGACACACTGGAAAGTCTTTAACGAGAAGTTCCTGGTATCTGTTCGAGCGATGGATCTAGTGGATATAGAAGATGTAAAAGAATACGGTTATATTACTTCAGGGGATGATGAGATAGACAGAACATCAGCACGTGAGAAGATCATGGTGATGCTGACCATCCCTGAGATGCTGAAGCTATACAGTAATCATGTTAACTTCTATCTACAGCAATCTACGGATGATAAGCGTTTATACGACATTATCTGCGATCACATACGCGAATGGCGCGAGTATGCTGAAGTCTCACGTGGTTATAGCTATCGCGCAGCTAATGTGCCTTATCAAGATTTAGTGGACTTAGGTGAGATGGCTTCAGCCTTATACACGATACGTGATAAGACTAAAGATGTAGATGAAGAATTGAGAGTACTTGAATCCATGTTCGTTAATCGTAAGTGGAATGTCTTTGCTGCATTCGAGAAAGCACAGGAAGAAGATAAGCTACAGGATACTGAGACTGAAGATAAAGCAGCACCTCATCAAGAGGATCTCTCTACGATTACCGGTATATTCAATAGAAGACGAGGTAGATAATGGAAATCAACACCACTAAGCATACGTCGTCTAAGATATACCAAGAGATCCTACGCATCATGTCGACATCTAATCCTCGTGAGGGATGTACTTATCAGGCTTTCATCAACATGCCGGATAAGCAGATGATGTATCAGTGCTTGAAAGTGAGATCAGTCGACATCAACCGAGATTACGATAACCACTTAGCAGATGAGATATCAGTCGTGGTAAGTGTACTACCAGGCACATGGACAGACATCGTCTTACCTCAGTTAGGTAATCTAGAGATGATCCTGATACGAGATGTAGAAGGATTCGGGATCAATCGTGTGGTGAGTACCTATAGGGCTTATTGTAAGACACCTAAGGATTTCCGTAAGGATGCTCCTCACTTACAAGGTGTATCGACTGAGACCATCAACCGAATGGATGTCGTAGAAATAGAGTTCCAGCTCATCCCTAAGTTAATCGAGAAACTCTTGCCGATACAGGCAGGCACGATATTCAACAACTGTACGATGAAAGATGCTTTATCGGGCATGCTGATGCGTGAGACACTTCTAATAGAAGGTCTGGATGATGCTGATAAGCTACAAGGTGTAGATATCGTAGAGCCGGATAATGACAATACGTATACGTCTATCCCGATACCGCATGCGACTAAGCTGATCAATCTGCCTAACTACATGCAGAAAGAGTCATTCGGTATCTATCAGCAAGGCATAGGACACTATATCCAGAATGCCATCTGGTATGTCTATCCTAAGTTTGCCATTAAAAGGAATGATGAGAACAGACGATACTTGAATGTCTTCGTCTCTTATCGTGATTTCATGCGTCATGCTGATAATACTTATCGTACGGAAGGCAATGATGTCTCGATTATTGCTTCTATCGATGGAGAGACCAATGAAGATCAACATGGTAAACAACTGACGCAAGGTAATGGTGTGCGTGTGGTTAACCCGCAGGTACAAGATACGGATGAGAGTCTGGAAGTAAAAGACAATAAGGCTTATGCAAAAAGATCGAATAATGTATCAGAGTTCATTACCAATCCATCTAAGTCGAACAATGACTTTGCTCCACTAGCCAAACACAATCAGGCGAATATGAATATCTACGAGCAAGTCTCTAAGACTCAGCTGACTCTAGGTAATGTGGTCAGTGTGATTTGGCAGAACTCGGCACCTGACTTATTGAAACCAGGCATGATCGTGAGGATACACTATATCGAGAACGATATGGATAAGATGATAGAAGGTGTACTGATGAAATGCCATCACTTCATCCAACATGCTTCTAACCACATGACGAGTAACTACTACACGTCCACGAGTGGATTATTCATCTACGTGAAAGACAGATAGCATAGTTTCTAGCCTACCTATACCTGTAATGGGTATAGGTAGGTGTAGGTGCTATGTTTGTCGTTATATAGCGAGATTTACAAATACTTACTATTAAAGTAGAGATAAGGAACCCATCTTTATCTATTCCATTTTTATCCCTATCTAAATCAAAAGGAGTCCCGCTATGATCGGCGATACCCGTCCTTTATTAAAGACCATCAGCATGCAGAAAGAAGCCAATCTTGCGCTATGCGATGAGATTAAGAAACTAAAAGAAAAGATAAGGTATCTTGAGTCCATTGGACAATACAGAACACCTAAGTTCATCCCTAAGGCTAGAACGCGTAACCACAATGATGCGCATCGTTCACCTGATGAGCCGGTTAACTTCATGGAGATACTGTTGGAAGTATACAATATCTTCAAGAAGACCAGTCGATACAACCGTACGCCTATACCGGCACTGGAGATGGAAGTCATGCTTCTTAGTGACAATACCATTCCTCTAGTGCGTACACGTGTTCATCAAGGCCGTGTATCGATGTTGCGTACTGTAGAGACCACGATAGCCGATATGGATTATAACATCGATGTGGATGTTCGTCTGGTGAGTAAAGATTATTACCTGAAAGACATCAAGAATGTCCATCTCATGTTGTGTCATTTAGCTCAGTTGGAAGAGATATTTGTCTTGAATAAAGATACTGCTGAGCTGGCGTTAGCCAATGAGGAAGTACCTCTTATTAAGCACAAGTACGATATCGAGCAGTCTTGGTTCTACTTGAATAAGATCATCGGTGCTAAAATAGCTGTAAATGATTACTTGGAAGGCTATAAGGCGTATCTGGAATCAGCCGGTGTCGAAACAACTTACTTTCAGGTGAACATGGACCTATTCACCCGTAAGCGTCCTCGTACAGACTAAGTCTATTAGGCTTAAGATGTAAAACACTATTCTATTTTTATCTTGATTAAAGGAGTATTGAAATGTTAAATATTATCACTGTAGAAGGCCCTAGCAATACTGGTAAATCCACATTGCTGGATCAATTAGAAAAGACCTTTAAAGATAAAGGTGCTGATGTCTATCGTCTATCCGTTAGTCGTACTGACGATGGACTGGTGGATTTACTGAAGGAGAAGGTATCTAAAGATGACATGCAGTCGGTATTGGATCTAAAGTTGACTAAAGAAGCCACGGTGAAATTGATCGATGAGTATCGTAAAACACGTGCTCATTCACTGTTGATAGAGATCACCCGCCTGAAGCATGCTCAACTACGTGCTGTAATGGCCTCATTTGAGGCTCTAGAGCGAGACAGCGGCTTGGGTAATACCTACCTATTGATTGATCGTACACCGCTCTCTACGGTGATCTACGGTGGTCTAGCGGACACTTATCTAAACTTCCAGAAATCACTGTTCAATACAGGCGTAGCTAAGCATGGCGTTATCCGTACGTTAAGTAGTATCTCGACCTATGTTAATAGCTTCCTGACGATGACTTCTCCCTTTATTAAGGACATTCGCCATGAAGTCATCTTCTTAACATCGGCTAAGCCTTATACTGTTAATGCTACTTACAGTAGTAAGAGTGACGAGGTATTCGATAAAGAATCTAATAGTAAGCATGAGTTGTTCTGCCATCGCTATCTGGATATTGCTAATGCCTCTAGCTTTAATCTGGATAAACTCAGCATGGCGCATGATTTCTATCATCTGCGTAATGACAGTGATCCTGAAATCACGTTACACCATGCGTTGCGTATCGCTAATGGTGAAAAGATAGAGAAGACTACTCGTACGAACTATCTGGTAAAACGCCTATAGACTGTAATGGAGGAGGGCATTAACATGCGCTCCTCCTTTTTTAATCACGGTAGACTAAGCCACTGTGCTTATGTCTAGCAACAAAGAAAGGATGTAAAAGATGCAAGTACATTTCGAACACAATCAGTGGCACAAAGCCATCGCTATGTTTAGCCGTACGGACAGTACGATTAGCGAGCCACTGGAAACACGTATCATGCACTATTTGGTGGGTATCGCTGGCGAAATAGGCGAAGCTCACCAAGCACTGACAAACATCATCGTACTGCGTGCTCAAGGTGAAACTGAACCTACTGAAGTCTACGATGAGATGTTGTTGGAAATAGGCGATTTGATTTGGTACAATAGCCTCTTGATGAATGCGACTCTGCTGATGAGCGAAGAGATGAGCGATGAAGCCACTGTAGGTTTGGATTACGGTATCGATAATCTGGCTATTGAACTGGATGAAGATACGGTATCTAACTATCGTGCTTTAGTCGGTACTGAAGGCTTTGATGCCTTGGGCTATGTGTCTTTACTGTTAGAGACACACCTGATGAAACGTGTTACTGAACGACTGGATGACTTTAAGAAAGTGTTCTTCTACAAGACTGAGTTCACTGTAGAGGAACTGGAAGCATTGAATCAATTCAGTTACGATACACATCGCCTGTTACAGACATGTGCATTCTTCTTAGGTACAGATGTCAATAAGTTAGCCAATATGGTTATCACTAAGTTAAAGAGCCGGTATCCGGATCAATTCACGCCTCAACTGAGTGATGAGCGTGATCCTGAAAAGGAAATGGAAGCAGTACAGGAAGCTAAAGAGAAAGGAAATGAAGATGAGACTACTCAAGCTCAGTAAGAAAGAATTGTGTGCTTTGACCTCTACAAAAGACGTTTGGCAAGTATTCATCGGCATGAAGGAAATGCGCGACGAGATAGAAAACGTTGATCTCACTGTGCATTTGAGTGAAGTGGATCGGTTCGCTCAGCTTCCTACTGGTTTTACTTTGGATGTAAAACGCATTAAGAAGAATGGTGCGGTAGGGACAACCATACTGAAACAGTCTGGTAATGCGCCTGCGACAGTCTCTAAGGAAGTCAATCAGGTGGCTTTATTAGCTAAATTAATTAACAAGGCTATTAAAGAAATCAACGAAGAAGGATACTTCATCAACAAGAAGTTGATCAAGAAGCTCGATAAGGTACTTTACTTTGCTTGTGAGTATCTTAAAGGCTATAGTGAAGCTTGTAGTAGTGGTAGTGAGTCAAAGTGGGTGGATGATGTTGTTGCCGAGCTGGAATGGACACCTAATGTTAATCTTCGTGTTCTGGCGATGTTAAAAGCAGCTAAAGAGATGGAGAAAGCATTAGAAGGTATTAAAGAACATCTGGTGATTAAGCCATTTACGAAGAAGAAGGACGGTAGTAAACTATCGCTTGGGATAACTTTTGGTCGGGTAAGTGAAAACATTGAGCCTAATAATCTAGAAAGTAGCATTAATCTCATTGCTGCGCTGATTTTGTCACCGATTAAGGTATACTTAGACACTGAATGTCCTGATTTGCCGGAAGCAGACAAAGACCGTATCTTGCAGTCTAGAATGTCTGTATTGGCTCTAATCCAAATCAAACCGCGCGATACTGAAGCATTCGAAGCCGTTAATAAAGCAGTATTGGCTGTCATGAAAGCTTAATTAAAGGAGCAAGAAATGTCCAATGATGAATCTAAAGGCAGTCAGCCTGAGATCAACCCACGTCTTCTAAGGATGCTGAAAGCGGCTGAAAAGATGGAAAATGCCTTGGAGGATATTAAAGACCATATCGTCATTAAGCCGTTTGAATATACCCACAGAGGGAAAGGCCCTTTTGATCTTTCAGACGATGATCGACACGTGAGTTCTGAATGTGACTACCTAAGTGAGCAACTTAGAAGTAGGCGCAATGAGTCTTTGGCCCACACGTTGTTCTACGGCTTTGTTGTGCCAACCATTAAGTCGCTTGATGACAATGAAACGGGTTTGTCGGAAGAAGATAAACGGCGTATTATACAGTCACGGATCAATGTGTTAATTATTATTCAGACTGAGGCTGTAGATGCTGAGAGTGATTTGTTAGATGAAGTAAACTTAGCTGCTTTTGAGGTAATGAAAGCTTAATTAAGACATCAATACAGACTGGGTCGCGAGACTTAGGATGTAAACACTATTCCTATACCTGCCTATATTCCGTAATGGAGTATAGGTGGGTAGGGATACTATTATTTACCCTTATTTAAAAATGGAGGTATGTTGGCATGAACACTATAAGTGGAGAATATGCGGTAGCCGTAACAAAGAACCAACCCGTACCTAAAGGTTCGGACTATTGGAAAGAACGTAAAGAACTGGAACTTCTCTATTGGAAATTCAGTAAAGAGGTAGAAAGATTAGCCAAAGACATGGGTGCTAAGATTCAGTGCGATGATGAGTTCATCAACGCCAAAGTCGTGTGGCGTGAGAGTGGTAAGAGTGCCGATGAACTGAGACCATTCATCATTGGAAGTTTGTCGCCACATGCTGAATTTCACGATAAGTTCAGGTTCTGTAAAGAAACCATGGCCTACATGGATAAGGATCTTTATTACTACCAACGTGAATATAAGCTGCTCAAGAAGTGTCTTATTGGGCATAAAGAAGAGCCGATTGCCTCTATCGTGTCTTTAAGTAAAGACATCGATAAGAAAGCAGAAGCATTCTACAACAAATACAGTAATCATCTTGCTGTAGACGATATCAAACGTCGGTATCTCAGTATGTTAAGGCTGAGTGATGAACTTAACTGGAAGATCGAGTCCTGTAAGTCTTTAACCGTAGAGAGCAAAGGAGATTCAACCATCTTGTACGCCAGTGGTGAAAAGATAGGTACTGTCAGCCGTAGTTCCTTATTATTTAGAGCGAATGACCTAAACAATAAGATGTTGTTTAACGGTCCTCTAGGTGGGTTAGTAAAAGAACTTATCCTTAAGTTATCATTGGGAGAGCATATACTACACATACTGGAAGACAAGAAGTTGCTGGGTAGGAAAACTTTTGGGTATTATTCACGTTCACGCTCAGAGTCCGTAGAGGTGCATAAGGCGCTGGAAGTTCTAAAAGTGATATTGGATAATCCGATTATCTGTATTAAATCGAAGGAAGAAGTCGCTATGGAACCGCTTAGGAAAGTGCAAGAGATGAGAGAGAACATGGGTCTTTTCAAGAGACTGTGTCGATTTTTATTTTAATTATTGGTAAGGAGCGTTTAAGATGTCTAGTGAAAATTACAAGTGGTATCCACCTTATACGGTGGATCCATCTTTTAGTTCTATTTTACAATGCTATCGAGATCGTATCACTGCGTTGGCTTGGTTTAACTGTAGTATTGTAGTACGGTGGGGAGACTTACCACATGGCGGAGCGTGGAAGTATCCATTGGTTGTGGTGTCTTACGATTACGATACACGTAGTAATCTGCCTGAATACTACCAAATAGGCCTTCCACCTAGTGCCTATATTAGAGATTGGGCAGATAAGCCTGAGTGGTTAAAAGACTGGGATGTGTTAAAAGACATCATCAGTATCGCTGAGATCACTAAGACAGATAGGAAGGACTTGGCTGAAATAGGTTACTACATGTCCATGACAGCATCGCTGAGGGCTTTAATGTCTATAGTGGGTAAAAGTCTTCAAGAGTTTGAACGTAAAAGGGCGGACCTTATACTCAGTGATCTGGATAAAGAAATTAGTCAAATGGCTGGAAAGATAATGGTACTCTATCGCATGGAAGTGCTAGGTGAGTATTAATTAGTAAGGAGCGTGAAATGGAAAATTTAGTTATTCAGGATTCTGGGGCGGTAGACAAATCTCTGTTTATTAAAGACAGGGAAGAGATCATCAGCATGATGAGTCAGTTGGTTAGTGGTAGTATCGAATGCTTAAAAGCAAGTGGTCACACACTGGAATTTAACTTAGATACTCACGAGACAGCTATTACTAAAGGCAAATGTCAAGATGCGTCAACCATACGGGACAGAGCAGTCGTTTTTGCAGACTCCAGAAAAGAATGGACAGGTGAAGACTATGGTCTTCAGCCTCTCTATAATCTTTATCTAATTGTGCGTAATGTCGTCTTGGGTTTCATTAAGGATAGCTTCTCGTCTGATGTTGTAAGTAAGATAGAGAAAGTTGAGTCGTATGCCGATACGAAAGTAACATGCTTTATTGAAAAATACAAGGATGTTATTAAGGCAAGATCGGATATCTACTTGCGTACGGTGTTCCAGACTGCTAATGCAAGGGGTAAACTAGAGAAACTTGGTTATCGTCTTGCTACAACAAGTGAAGATACGGCTATCTTTAAAGGTGGTGTTAAGGTAGTTACGTCTACCGTGGGTGGTCTTACTGACACCAGACAACGCCTATTGGGTGGTTTAGTTAAAGACAAGCATCTCTATAAAGTTGGTCTGGAAATCTACACAGTCAGGGATGCATTAGAGAGATTAGCTGAAAAAGAGCCATCTATTAGGGAATATATTCAGGGAGATGCTGAATCTATCCGCTTAATGGAAGACTTCTTTAAATTAGCTGCTGATCTTATATTTCAAACAGAAAGTTTACACTAAGCACAGTACGCTTAGCGTATTGTGGTTAAAATAAGGAGCTTTAAGATGTCAGTTATTGTAAGTGAAAGACTGGTGGATAAGGATACTTTCCTTCACTACATGAAAGAAGCAGATGATCGGTTCAAGAAACTGGTAGAAGACAACTTGGGTAAGAACATCGGACCCATGGACGATCCCATCACACTGCAACAAGCTAATGGTGGTCGTCTTTTGATGTTTCGGTGCGATGGTAGAACATTCGACTACGATCTAAACCAATGGGTCGTAGATGAGGCAGCTAGAGCACCATTACAGAGGGAAGAGCACAGCAAGTTCTGTTGGCTAAGAGGCAATCGTGCATTGTTCTACGCAAGAAGCTTCGCTGACTTCTTTACGTATATCGATCACTGTAAGCGTACTGAAGTCGCTAAAGAGATGTTGGCTCTGTCTCGTGATGTCGTCTTCTATTACGAGAACTTCGGTATTCGATTGCCTGATCGGGATAAGTTGGAAGACATGGTGGATAAACTGTATAAAAGTTTATCTGCTCTGTCTTTTACCTTCTATCACGATGATGGTGACTTTAAGGTAAATGTTCTTTCAGTATCGTGTGGTGATCTGGTTGAGGAAAGGCATAAACTCGATATAGGAACCACACTGGAGGCTGGTGCTTATAAGATGCTGTCGGAATACATGCGATCTAAATATCGGATTGAGCACAATCTGTTTCTCCAGATGTTGGGGATTTGTGTTCTACATGCTACCTGTGTGGTCATGAAGTTTCGCTTAGAGAACAGTGAATTGAGTGTTGTGTCGGATAAAACACGTAAGTTGACTGATGGTGAGATGGAAGTGGCTAATTTCTTGGTGGAGAACTACAAGAAGGAATTGGCCACTACATTGAATAAGGTAGACATTATTAGTAAATTACTCAGTCCGATGGATGGTAGTGACGCACCAGTGGAGTTACTCGAACTGGAGAAGATGTGTCGTATTTTAGGTGGCTTACGCGTAGGCTACAAACTTAAATAGAAAGGAATCTTAAAATGGTAGAAGAACTGAATGAATTTACTGGAATGCAGCGTGCTGTATTGGATGTTAAAAACACCATGAATATCTATACGGCTGAAGCATTGAATTGGTTGTTGGAAATCGGACACACTGTTAAATTCCGTGAAGGAAAGAGCATGAAGTTCGGTAAGGGTGATTTTAATGTCATGACTTTTTACGCTGAAGGTTTTAAACCTAAAAATGCGTTGATCCAAACACTTTTTGGATAAGCATCCGGAGTTGGTCGTCCCTTATTACAATGCAGAGATGATGAACCAACACATTGAGCTATTGGTAGCGCCTGCTCAGTTGAAAACACGTCACGAGGAGTATGTGTTGAAACTGGAAGAGGCTATCAACATACTGACAAGTAAGTAATCTGTTATTCTATTTATCTTATACCACCTGTATCCTGTATTGGGGTATGGGTGGTGTAAGGTATAGTCTGTCATTTTTTTAAGGATTTTAAGGAGCTTAAGATGAATAAAGTAGTATTAGAAGTAATGCATCGTTTACGTGAGATTACCGACATCGAAGAACAAGGTTTTGTTAGTGGTCGGTCATGGAAAGAGCCTATTTACACTATCTTGTTTAAAGAGGAAGGTGTGTACGATGATTTGCCTGACTGTAACGAGACAGAGTTCACACCTGTTGACTATATTCGTAACAAACGTAAAGACAACCATCAGTTCTTAGCATGGGCTAAAATTAGAACAGATGAGAAAGACGAGAGTAAGCTAGATGCTGATATTTGGGAGACAGTCATCAAAACCATCAATTTCTGTCAATGTCAGAATAGCGATCAAGGTGATGTTGGTTATCTAATGGCCATTACTGCTGCGATAGACGAAATTATCAAGAACATTAACCCTAAGCTTATTCCTGACTTACGTGCGTTAGAAGCAGCTAATAACATCCTAATCGACAAGTATCTAAACGACATCTACACCAAGCAGAAGTTTATGCTCAATAGTGTCAGTGGTACTGTAGTGACTAAATACAGACCACCGATGTACATGATGCCTGATGAACCTAAACTCAGTATACTGGAAGTGGGTATCACGAATTGTTATCTTGAGTTCATGAAAGCGAAGGCTAAAAGACTTAAGGTCATCTTGGATGAGGTTATTAAACACGATCGTAAGTTGGATGGTAGTCGATACGGAACATTGTTCCTGATGAACACAGTGGCACTGAGTCTAATTGATGCGAATGAAGAGGTAGACCAGAAGTATAATATCTTGAGTACACTAACTGGATGAATGAGTACCACGATGTGTACAAACATGCTTTCGATAGTAAGAAAGCAGATGTCTATCAGTCAGCAATGACAACTCTCTTCCACAGCCATGTGATATGCGATGCCATCGGTAAGAAAAGGATCTTCAGTACACCTGGCTTTAAGATGTTGTTAGAAGAAGCCCAGGAAGTAGTGGTGTATTCTAAGGCGCATTTTGAGAAAGTGATTGATAACAACGATGATCGCTATCATGATGTTATTAACGATGCGTGGGATAAGATTGATAAGATCGATTACTTGAAGTTTGACCGCACAGTAAACGCAAGTAAAAATGGCATCATCAACGACTTGGAGTGTCGTCTGACTGTGAAGAAAGACGATTTGGATCTTAGTTTCCACATCCATGTTAACAATAAGGCCTATCTCTTAACGTACGAGCATGTTAAACGTGAACTTAAAGTGAGTGATGAAATAGCAGTAGATATTATCTATCTGTCGTTGTTGAAAGACTTTGCTGTTGAATATTGTCACGATAAGCCACTGGAGAAACCATTGAGTAAAATCAGTGATGGTCTGGATATCCGACTAATGGATAAGCTAAGCTCAGTATTGACTGTTCAATTCATCGATGGTGGTTTACTGGACGCATCTGACTTTATTAACGATATAGGTGGTTTACGTTATACCTATAGTTTAAACTACACTGTAGAAGGGAGATAAACATGTCTAAATGGTTTACTCAAGAAGGCATGGAAACCATCATGTCACTGAAAGGTATCGGTAGGATACGTCTGTTATTCGATGAAGTATTCCCTAATGCTTTACCCGTAGAGAATGCTACGTATGGTAGGTTGAATAAAAACAGTTCTATCGCGATGCTGACTATTAAGGTAAGTGATGGTGTTTTTGTCCAGGCAGAAGGCGATGATAGTGATCTTATCACCATCTGCGGTATAAACTTTAATTGGACGTTCTTTCGCTTTAACATCAACAGTGAACTTATTAGCCTAAGTAAACACGAACAAGAAGCTATACGTAACCTTTGGGCTTACACAGGGGCCTTGATGAAAGCTTATTCTCTTATCTTAGCGCATCACCAAGCCATTGGTTACGATGCTCTAGATCGTATCCATCGTGTGTTGATGATCGTTGGTCAGGTATTGAGGAGTTATTTAAACTTGAATAGCGTTAAACAAGAAGCTCATGCTGAGTTTAAAAAGCTAACCAATAGATGGTCAGTACGTGATCTTTGTCTGTTTGAATCTATACTAGGAAGATACGTGATAGATAATGAAGGCATAGCCATGCGTGAGATCTATCCTGAGCGCACAGTTACTGTTTTGGTAGACATTAAGAAACATGCTGTGGATGAGAATATTATCGTGATAGAAGATCATGCCAGTGGTAATAAACCCATCGTGAAGGTTGTTGATCTTAAAGTAAGTTATACTTACATTAACTGCCAACTGAGCGATCTTATTGAAAAGTATGGTTTAGATGCTTCCAAAGTGATGGTGCCTTTAGCCAGTATAACTAAAGGCATGTTGTTGTGCCATTTGTTTCAAGATATAGACAGAGTGGGTAAGCACGATGGTTTAAATACCATCAAGAATAAGATGGTTCGCCATTTTGCTTGTGGTCATTTGGATATAATCAAGCCTACCTTAGTCCATATTAGTGAGAAAGCATCTCGCTTAGTGACTGAAATTACACCTTAGTGTTACTGTACCCTGGTTACTCCTAGTGGGTAGCCAGGGTATAAGGCCTATGTTCTCACCTACGTCTTAGTCCCTAAGACTTCGCTCGAACGCAGCTCACGCTGTGCTGTCATCTTCTTTTTTAGTTAGTGTATCTTCCGTATGGCGAATAAAATGGATATATACCATTAAAGTAGTAAGAGGGACTCTTGTCTTTCTTTCTTTATTCTATTTTTACCTCTATTTTACTAAGCTTAACAGCCTAGTATAGTTAACCTAAAAGGATATTCGAAATGAATAAACTGTTAATTTCTACCCTAGTAGCCGCTACATTAGTTGGCTGTTGGGATGCCAATAGAGTAGCACCAGGCGAAGTTGCTTTTGGACAAGGATCCAATGGCGGCTACTATCAAATCACTACCTACAGAGTCAAAGACATCAAAGAGACACTGTTCTTACCTGTCGCTACTCAATCAGGCTACGCCAACGCCATGGGTGTTAACTATCTCTTCGAGTGGAAAATCACCGACTACGAAGACTATCTGTCTAAACATGGCAGATATAGCTTCGAGTCGGTTGGACATACCAAAGCGTACGTGAATTCATTGGTGGATTACGCATTGGTCTCTAATACCATCGAAATCATGGAAAGCAACCATGGTGCTTCCAGTGTGGTTAAAGATGATCTCTATACTAAAGCAAAAGCAAGGTTAGCTGACGATGGTGTAGAGTTGGTGTCTTTACGTGTCGTCAGTGACGACGCATTGAAAGAAATAGAGACTAAAGCATCACCAAGTGCGGCTTCTGCTGTTATCAGTTACTTGGAGGAACTCTAAGATGGACATGTCGACTGCTAAAGGATTCGTAGTAGGGATATTGACAAGTATCGTAATATTCGCTGCTGTGTGGGTATTAAGAGTGGGTGAACATCGTGATACGGTACAGGTACATGTGCCTGTAACGGTAGAAGTGATCACACCTGATGGACTGGCAGATAAACAAAGCGCATTGATTAAGCGCAAGTACAGTGCTGCTGAAGAGAAAGGCGAAGTATTGCCTAAGAATGATATTGAATTTAGCACGGTAAAAGGCCGTGTGTTGATTAAATAAGGAGTATTAAAATGTCTTTAAATAATGCCGTAGTAAACAGCTTTCTACCGAATGATGCTGATCTGTTGTTCGTATTGAAAACGAAAGCCATGAAGAAACTGATTAAACACTTTACTCCAGATGAGAAATACGCGTTCATCGAGCGTGTAGTAGATGGTTTACCTGGTGCTGTAATCGAATCCGATATACTTACCTACAACATGAATGGTGATCAAGTCCTGTTTGTTGATGTTACCTACACACCTAAGGGTGGACGTGGTGATGTTCGTGCGCGTGTTGATTTGGATAATGTACCTAGCGTTCTCTTCAGTTTGGACAATCCTAGAAAAGAAGTAGGTTATCGTCTGTTATCCTACTTCTTGGCATTGCGTGATGCGAATAACAAACTTACCGACGCATTCACTTACATTCAAGAATCAGGTAACAAGGTTAAGAAGGTAGATAAACGAGCACGCTCTTTGATTCGTAAATTGTGTTGGTTTATTTACCTGTCTCTCTTGGATATCGTTACTTCCGATGCGGAAGAAGCCGCATTAAATGGCTTCTTGGGTATTGGGTGTGGTGAAGAACCGTCCGGTACGGATGAAGATGCTCTACTTAGCCGTATCGTAGACATCAGCGCCATGGCCTGTGAGTTGACTGAAGGCATGTTGGATAATGGAAAGCATCTGGCCTATGCCTTCTTGGTTGGTGAAACTACAACTCCTTTTGTCGTTAGTCGTAGCGGCGGTATTGAAGCAGGAGCCGATATCTTGAGTGGTGAGTATCGAGCTAAGACGGAAAAGTTCATCCAGAACTATCATGAGTATCTAACTCACCACAACGATAAGGATGCTTCCGATAAGGTTAGGCGAGTAATTTGCGGTTTATATTTGGCTTACGGTGTCGTGGAGGCATTACGCTATCCGTTTACTGGTAAGAGTGAGATGGCTAAGTTAAGCCATGAGACATTAACTAACTGGTCTGTACTGGCTAAACGCCTGTATAATGTAATCGACCAGTTCTAGAAAGGAATGGTTATGTTAAGCAATAAAGAAGTGCTGAAGAACGCTTTGGTGAACATCACAGGCATGTTCTTGACTATGCCTGGTGTAAAAGCACTTCAGAAAGCAGAAGATGGTCATTCTGTTGTGTTGACCATGGATGACGGTAATGGTGGTTTACACCAGATAGAAGCCCATCCGGTTGGTAATGACTACTTCGGACTTGATGCTTTAGAAGAAGTGAATAAGACCTTGACTGAAGCATACGGTGAGGGTTTTGAGTTATTCCGCGCCTTCTGTGGGTTGTACGAAGCGGTATACGCCAAATGCTCAAGAGATCAGCGTCATTCCTTAAACGATATCGGTAAGGTCATTGAGTCTGTTAAGGACGATATTGCCATCATGGTGGTCAGTAAAACCAGTCATTCTGGCTTCATCGAGTCTCTTGAGAAAGTACGTCTATTCATTACCCGTTTGAACTTGATGGGTGTGAAGACTGATTTTCCTGATACTGGATTCTTACACGAAGACTTTTACCGCATCGAGATGGTTTTCCCATCTAAAGTGGCAGGTTCTGTAGTATACAGCCATGAGTTTGAAGAGGATGTACTTAAAGAAATCCGTTTTATGGCCATCCGTGCCGAAGGTGGTGATATTACTAAAAGCGATGATTTGATTGTTAATCTGCTCTATAAGAAGTCGGTGGTCTCGTCACTGAATGTCTTCTTCTTGCTCTCTTACATCATCGAGTATTTGCTGGATGTTGAATACCTGGCTAGGACCTATCGGGTTGAGGCAAATAGGCACGACTTGACGATGGCACACAACATCCGTACGCTCTGGGAAGGTGTGGTGAGTGATGTAAATCTCAGCAATTACTGGATGGCTATTAAACACAGGATGGAGAATGGTTCTATTGCTGAGAAGACCATCGAAATAAAATCCCATGTAAGTTTGTGGCAGTAGCAAACATTACTACCCTGGTTACTCCTAGTGGGTAATCAGGGTGTGTTCTATTTTTTTAACCCTAATATAGTAAAGGAATCTAAGATGTCTAATTACGTTTGGAAACAAATAGAAAGCATCCGCCGCGATATGGTGGATGTATTAAGAAATTCTGGCTTTGGAGTGATGTTGATGCCCGCCATGCTCACCATCCAGCGCGGTAGTGAAAAGATCGTGGAAGTCAATACGAAGACCACAGTACCTAAAGTGTTGATGGATTCAGCTAGTGATAGCCTGTATTATCGTCAAGATATCGCCATGATGATGGCAGCCATGAACGCCGTTATCTATCTAAAAGGCGATATCGCTTCTGCGGTTAAAGATAAAGCGCATCGTGCATTTGGTCTGTACGTGAAGATGATTGATTATCTACGTAAACATCCGACTGCGACTCAGATGCCTGTGTATTCGGATGAAGAACTCATTGAGGAAGGTGAGAAGTTCCTGAATGAGACTGAAGTTGATATTGTCGATAATAAACTTAGTTGGCACGACATTGAAAAGCGTCACAACAGACCAGTTGACTTCACGTCCATGATGGGTGGGAATAACAAGCCTGAAAAGCCTAAAGAAGTAGAAGTCACTGGCGATACTGTGGCTAAATACTGCAAGAAGGTAATGTCTGCACTGGATGATGTCGCTTGGAAGCACAGTGACATTACGTATAAGTGGAAGTATGCTGATGAGCCTTATCAAGAAGACACAGTGCCTTGTTTGTGGTTTACCGTAGAGTTTGGTGGTGTTAAGTATAAATTCAAGTATACTTTGCCTTTGGATAAGTGGGTTATGTTGCAAAACCACACTGAAAAGTTTGTTGAAGAGCGTAGCTTGGATAAGAAACTCACCAAGAAACTCATCAAGACGATGTTGGTTAGAATGGGTTTGGACTATCTTTTCAGTAACATCACCATAGTGGATGAGGTTACTGCTAAAGTTACTAAGGACAACATCAGTAAAGCACGTAAAGTGATCGAAAGTGATATTGGTACTTTATACATGCCGTATGGTAAGTATAATACAATATTCACCCACGATGTTTCCAATGATTGCACAGTGTACATCGTTAATCGATAGGGAGGAGTATTAACATGGAAGTATCTCGTAAAGAGGCAGCAAAGCAAGCTCTTTTAGAACGTATTGATATTTACGTTAAGACGGTTAAAGAAGAGTTAGAGAAATGTGGTTATAAGTGGCATTTTAATCTTTTTAATCCCGATTTCGTCCGTATCACTAAAGGAGAGGGTTTTACAGAGGCTTTCTCTTTTAGGGAAGATATAAAACTCCATTCTCATTACAGTGGGATATTGGAGATAACTACCAATGACCAAACGTTGAGTGAGAAACTCACTGATGTCGTGATGATTCTCGATGCGCTAAATTCAGCGTACTTGGATGGCTTTGATGATACCGAATCGGATGATATCGTTCGAGAGGAAGAGTTGAAGTTAAACACAGCTATCGGTTTGTATTTTGCGGCCATTGAAGAAGAGAAGCAAAACAGTTCTTCTCCATTCAAGCAGCTATACGAAGACATGGTGTCTGAATTCAATCGAGATAGTGGATTCAAGTACGAGTTGATTCAAGATGATAATACCCAGCAGGGTGTTGGCTTTGGGCAAGGTTATCGTACTAGGGTTACATTTCTAGTAGGCGATACTCGTTCAGGACACAGGGATACACAATACGTGTTTAACCACATGATGCCGGACACTGACTATATTGCTCTATGCAATAGGACTCATGAGTTCGCTAAGGCTAATGGTTTAAGTCGTGACGATGTGTTTGGTTTACTGCGTTTTGCCTATTTTGATAGTACGATAAGCAACGCATTCAATCTTGGCTATGTTACAGATAGCGACGATGATCGTTGTGATCTGACCTCTATTAGTCATGCTGTTACCAATAATGCGCGTAGTAATAAGGTAATCGATGATTACTTTAAAGAAGTGATTGGGAATTTCGGATGCAGTGATCCGAATACAGTGGAAATCAACACACTGTACACCGAAAGTAAATAACTCACACTAAGCACAGTGCGCTTAGCGTACTGGGATTTACACTAAGCCTGATAGACTTAGTCTATCAGGATTAAAATAGGAGCGTTTAAAATGGAAAGTTTACGTGAAATGGTGACTGAAGCTCTAGAAGAGGTCAAAGACAGAAAAGAAGACGCTAAACGAGAAGCATTCATGGAAGCGTTGGGTGACTACACTCAAGCTGTAAAAGATGGTTTAAGGCAATGCAATTACCACTACGAGTTTAAAGACGAGTATGTGCGTATTGAGTTCAATGGTTTAACCGCTGCTTCTGCGTTTAAAGCAGACCTGTTTACTAAGCCTAAGACATCCACCATGTTGAACATCATTGGGACGGACAGGCAACTGGCTAGTCGTTATCGCAAGGCCAAGATGCTAATACAGGCGTTGGAAGAGGCTAGTTTGGATGACTTGAATGATGCTGTCGGTGAACGTCTTCAAGAACTGGAAGAGAGGGTGGATGAAGCCTGTAGAGCTTACGTGGACAGTCGTGGTGAGGGTAGTCAGGGTATCAAACAGATGCTTGAGAAGATACTTAATCGCTTAACACACGATGGCAAGGCAAATGTCAAGTTCTACGACATCAACATTGCTCATCCTGACGATGAAGACATTATCACACAGGCATGCGATATTAATATCCATGTCGGTGATATCACCTATACCTTCAAGTATGTCGTCCCATTGATGTCCAAAGAGTTCTTCGATAAAAGTGTCGCTGACTTCTGTGCTACCAATGATTTGTCTAACGACATGGTGACCACCTTGAAGAATCTCTATACGTTACGTTGTTGCTTAGAGATGACAATTAACCACGCTGGAGTAATAGGTAGTGAATACAGAATGTGGTTCTCCGGTGTCTATAGTAACGTAGTAGACATGTACTATAAGGACAATGAATTATTGTCGAGTTTCATGGGTGGTGTTTACCTGAAAAGACCTGACAACACCAAATCGTATTGTTTCACCAACAGTTAATGTCGGTGACTGTACACTAACCAATAGTCGATATCTGTAATATTACAGGTACTTACTATTGTAATAGAGAGATGTAGAGAGATGGGAAACTGTCTCTCTCTTTTTTTTAACCACAATACGCTAAGCGCACTGTGCTTAGTGTAGACTATTATTTACCCAGTATAGAAAGGAATCCCCAATATGTTGGTTAATTTAAAAGACATCGACAAGAAAACACTCTCTAGTCGAGATATTGAAATCTACGAGTACATCGAGACTATAGAAAACGAGCTGCTTGAGCTTGATATAAACCCACAAGGTAGTGAATCTATAAACGGCATCAAAGTGACGCTTAACGATATGTTGATCGATCCAGGTAGTCCTGATCACTCTCAACCACTTACGGTAGGTCGATCGTGGGTAGACAAGATCGGCATGGCGATTAAGTTAAGCGACATGACTGATGAGTTGTTTAAAGAGGTGTTGTATTTGATTGTTCTCTATCTTGTACTGGAAGAGAAAATCTCTAACGATAGAAACAAATTTGGTATTAGTGCCGCCATCTTTATCAAACGTGAGCGTTACTTCGATAACCGGTTTGCTCGCATCATGCTTAAATTGGGTATATTGAATGTTATTGCTAAATTTAAAGGCATCAGTATCTAAATAAATCTAGAGGGATAAGTGTGGCTATGCTGCACTTATCCTTTTAGGGCTATGTTGTCTATTTTATAAAAGGAATCTAAAACATGGAAAAGGTTACTTTAAAAGAACGTTTGGAATGTTTGTTTAATGTTGCTCACGAACACGGTATCCAACACATGTGTAGTGGTTATAACGATGAAAATGATTCATTGATAGTTGGTATCAAATACGACCTAAAAGTTCAGTCTGATAATGGTGAAGAAGGCACCTATCCGATTGAGTGTAGCTATAGTCTGGATGCCACTAAGCGTAAAGAGCTTAAGGCAATCTTAATGGAAAATGGGATAGGTGAAGAAGACACGCTGGACATCATGAAAGCTTTCTTACTGAAGAGATCCATTGACTTACTTTACAACAATGTCCCGAATGAGGAAAATAGTAGCGATGTGATCAGTGAAAATGGTGAGGGTGTGCAAAATAGCATAGACGCATTTATAGTGCGGTGGTGTGAATTGTTATTCTATCCTTCAGGTGAATCCATTAAGCGTAGTTTATTTAAGTTCAAAGACATCGAACATAAAGTGGTCAGTGCTGTCTTTCACGTTACTATCGGCACACCCATTTGTTAATTTATCTAATCTAGAAAGGAAATAAACATGCAAGAATTGAATCAAGAACAGTATTTAAACGACGTTGTTCTCTTTATTAAACGTATAGAAGAAACGGTAAAAGAAACCGCTATCTCTTACTCGTTCGAAACACACGGTGAATGGCATTTCCCGCTGGTTAGATGCACCATGACTGGTGGCCAGTTAAAAGATACCACTATGGTTGAAGAAGCTATACCTGATCAATATCTGTTCGTCAGCTACAGACGGCCTAAATACGACGATGCCTTAGGTGAAATGCTAAGCTATAACGAAAAGAATCGTTTGCTGTATGTCGCTGCGGTAGAATCCAACTATAAGACATGGTCTAAGTTGAAGAGCGACATTGAGCAATCTGACTACTTACGGTTGCGTAATACTGGCTATCTGATGGCTTTGGTGGTGGTATTGGGTAATATCCATCGCCATTATCGTGGTGATAAGAACAATATTCGAAACATCATCGAGAGCATCAACATGCAGATTGCTTCTAATCTGGCTTTATTAGGCAGCAGTACTAAAGATGGTGGGGCCATTAAGAAGAAAAGAGGGTTCTTCAGGAGACTGATGGAGACTTCTCTTCTACCATGATATAAACTAGGGAGCGTTAAAATGGAAAGTATTTTAGAATATCACATTCGCAATATTAAAGAGCGAACAGGTATTGAATTCACTGTAGAGGAAGGCTCTATTTGGGAGAATCCTTCTTTACGTTATTGGGCTACTAAGGAGCTATTCCATGCCTCTGAGGATAAGACTGGTATCGCTACTGTAGAAGATTGCTTTAGAGGCATCGAAATACAGAAAGAGACACTTGACTCTAAGATCAAAAAGATCCCTCAGAATGTCCCACAAAGCATGGCTATCGCTAACTTACAGAAAGGTGATCTTGATTTCGATCTCTCTACATGGTTGAAAGATTTGCGTAAGGCTAAGGAGAAAATACGATTGCTTCTAGATCATCGGAAGATATTGGGTATCTGATGGCGTTACATGGACGATTGACCATCTTGATGAATGGAATGACTGACATGGACGTTGCTAAAAACATCGACTACTATCGTCAGACACTAAAGAATAATATCAAGATGGATCGTGATCATCTTAACATGACTGATAATGAATGGCGGCATCAGTCTTGGTTAGCCACTCTTTATGGCGTAGCTAGACAACACGTACATCTGTTAGATAAGGGTAAGCAATGATGGATACATTACCATTTATAGCCAAACACGAGCTAGAAGATCTTATCAGACGTATCAAGTTAGCTACTGAAATAGAGTTTACACTGGGTGAAGAGATAGATCCTTTTCATCCAGTGGTCTATTTTAAGATATTGGCTGACAAACCTTTTCATCCTGAGATCAATGGTCGCTTTAATGATAAGCGGTATTTCCAGTATGCTTCCATTAAAGGAAATATGCTCGCTAAAGGCATCGGTAAAGCATTATCGGAACCTCCTCTAGTGAGGATGTTTGGTGAGAAGAGGCTTGTGCAGTTGCACACTCAGTTTGTCGATAAGGCACATGGTAGGTCTGTACATGCTGATTGGAAAGAGCTGTTGACTACGGCCAATAATAATCCTGTTGTCTTTGAAAAGACTGCAACTATAGGTTATTTAATGGCTATACACGCTGCCTTGATGAAAGCCAGTAGGATAAGGCCAATCAATCAGTCTTTGGATATTAGAAGCTATCTTGAGAAAACAGAAGCATTGATCCGTAAGAAATACGAATTACTATACTTCTGTCATCATGGCTGGATGATGGGTATGTTATTTAGATTAAGAGGAGCATTAAATGGAATTAACAGAAGTATTGGGCCTTTTTAGAGAAGCTAATAAAATAGCCAAGAATCGTAAGACTAATGGTTATACGCGTACTTTGTCTTACTTGGTGGGTTTACAGTACCGTATTACTCAACTGACGGCTGAAATAGGACGATTCACCAAAGTACCACATGGTAACTATACGGTATTTGACAATCGTATAAAAGAGCTGGGTGGTGATATCTATTGGTATCTATCCCAGATGTGGAATGAAGTACATCTAAAGTCTAAGGTGGATAACAACCATCCTTACTTTAAGTCGGAGATCAAGTTAACAAAAGAAGACTTAGAGAAACGATATTGTGCTTTTCACCTGATTGATCACGATGACTTGGATGAAGTAGATTACAGTGGTGCGATGAACAATGTCTATTTTCATTGTAAAGATGTCAATGACGTGGTTTTGTTGTCTATTTCACCTGTCATGTATCTGATCTCTAAAGCCATTAACAACCCTAACCAGAAGGAAGTAGATGATAATGCACCGCAAGTGTGGATGCGTGATCACATCGATCCTCTGGTGTATATGGTCTTTAACAAGATCACGGTATTACTGGCTCTATTGGGTTTTACTGTAGATGATTGTTTAGATGCCATGGTGAAAGCCATACAGGCACGTGAGTAACATTATCCTGATGCCTACCTATACCTGTAATGGGTATAGGTAGGTGTAGGAGATATGCTGTCATTCTTTTTTAGTGTGTCTCTTGATGGCGCCTATCCTTACCAGTTAGTCTGAAGCATTACTTCTCTACACTATTCGTAAGGATAACCAACATGAATATAGGTCAATTACAGGTAGCATTAGCTAAGTTGCCTAAAGACAAACTCCTCTATAACTCGATCAATATCCCGACATGGCATACTGCTAGTCGTGGTGAGATCGTATTAGCCGGTTCACCCTGTCCGATACAGACAGTAGAACATCTCCAATACAAGCTTAAGATACTCTTACAGAGAGACTATCCGTCTCAAGACACGACATTCAGACGACAGATCGATACGTCAGTTGAACTCTATCAGTCTGGTGTACGTGAGATCAATGGTATCGATCGCTTATATGCGTATCCGATCAATGAAGTGACACTCTTGCTCTGGCAACAACAGACCAATGACTTTATGGCTGTACCCGTAGCGATTGGTGGTCCATCTTACATTTTATCATCTGATCAAGTTAAGGTACTCGTGAACAAGCCTTACTTTAATGTATTGGGTGTGAATGGTAAACGCCATTATCTGGAAGAGCTATTAGCTGTCCATGGATTCCAATACCAGAACCAAGATGGTGAAATCGTCTTCGTGAACAAACAATACTTCGATATGGCTCGTTGTGGTTGTGATGATGAGCCTGTATTGAATATTGCCAATAACATAGGTGGATTCGATGATGTGTCTCTGAAAGAGATGCCATTGTTAGTGAAGCCGAAACCCTAATACAGACTGAGTCTATTAGACTTAGGGTGTAAAACCTTAATGTAAACTATCACACTGAAAAGAAAGAATGGATAACATGAAGAATATTAACGCAGGAGCACTACTGCTTATCGTTGTAGTCGTAGCAGCACTGGGATTTAGTTTGGTAAGTTGTAATACTCAGATGCCTAAAGAGGTCGCTGTAGCACCTGTAGATGGTGTAACGATCACACCTGAAGTGAAGCCAGCTAGTGTTGCTTCATCTGTAGCTACGTCGACAGAAGAGCCATTAACACCTAAAGCTGCTTCTGATATCGTGGTGACTGCTACTGTATTGCCAGTTGAAGAAGATGAGCAAGACTTTGTAGTAGAAGATGTTAAGAATGGTAAACTGACTTACGAAGGTTACTTAGGTGCTACTCGTCGTGAGAATGGTGAGATCGTAGTCTCTATCTACGATGCATTGAAGAAAGACAATCGTTCTAAGCGGTACTTTACTTACGTGTGCGATGCCAAGAACAATGCCATCGTACCAGTAGATGGTACTTATCTCTATTTTGCTCGTGATCGCTTGAATGGTCAAGCCATCGGTATCACTTCTGTTACAGTGAATGGTAAAGACTACACGGTGTCTAAAGATACAGTAAAACCGTTTATCCGTGAACTGAACACTACCAAGCATATCCAGTATCGTACAGCTAACCACTATACGGTAGATGTTGATATACTGGAACGTAAAGGCAGCACGCTGCCCTGCATGACTGAGTAACTCAATATAGCTATCCACTATCTTACCTATATGGGTAGGATAGTGGGTATAACCTTATGCTGCTATCCTTTTTTAGACTAAAGTAAACACACAGACCAAAACTAAAGGGACAGTGAAGCAATGAAAGCTTATTTAGATAATGTTAAGAAGATATTGGAAGAAGGTGAAGTAGTTAAAGGTGATCGCAGTGGTACAGGCATGATCTCTTTAATAGGGTTAAGTGAAGAGTATAATCTAACCAAAGGTAAGTTACCTCTATTGACTACACGTAAGATGCCGTTTAATAAAACACTGGAAGAACTCATTTGGTTTATTAAAGGTGAGGATGATACGAAATACTTAGAAGAGAAGAACGTTAAGTTCTGGGATGCTTGGACACATCCCCTATATAAGACCATAGGCCCGATGTATCCGTCTATCTGGCGTAGATTGAAAGTAGTCTCTCCGTTGGTGAAAGAACACTATACGAAGAAGAATACCATTTATCCGATCATTACGACAATCGATCAGTTGTCTTTATTACTAGAAGGGATACGCAACAACCCTTTCAGTAGAAGGCACTATATCAGTAATGTCAACTTAGGCATGCGTCCTATTGAAGGGTTGTCTAGTCGTGATAACATCGAGATGGGCAACATGGCTTTAGATACATGTCATCGTGAGTTCTTCGTATCGGTACGTGAACTAACTGAAAGTGAACTAGAAGAGGCTAGAACTCATCGTCAGAAACAGAGTGAAGTATTTGGTATAGAAGATAAGCGTAAGATGCCTAAGTATAAGTTAGAGACTACACTAACGATGCGATCCAATGATGTCATGCTAGGTAGACCACACAACATCGCTCAGTATGCGATGATGAACTTTATCCTAGCACATGTACTGAACATGCATCCTGGTACGCATCACCATTTGGTGCATGATAGCCACATCTATTTATCTCATGTTGAGAATGCCAAAGAGCTATTAAAGCGTGAGGTATTAGATCCACCTAGTTTCTACATTCGTCCTACATTGACTCAAGATGAGTTACTGAATGGTGAATTAACACTAGAAGACTTCTATCTGGATGGATACCGGCATCACGATGCCTTGTCATTCAGTAAAGAAGGCTAACGATATACCGTATATCCATTACACCTACCTATACCTGTAATGGGTATAGGTAGGCTATGGGCGTATGACGTATAGCTCTGACACTCTACTATACAGAAGGATATACAACATGAAAAACACACTGGCTGACTACAGACATCGAAGACGTGCAGTCACCTTGATGTTTCTATTAACTTCAGTCATCTTAGGCTATATTTGGTTAAAATCCATTACACCTGAGAGTACACGGAAGTCTCTTACGTATAAGACTGCCACAGTCACATGGCGATTCGATGCATTTAACGATAAAATAAGGTATACGCTAACCAGTCGTGATGGCATGTCGTTGGTATTGACTTGTCAAGATGGTAAGATACTGACTGAAGACTTACATGCCATGTCTACGGTTAGGATGCGCCACAATGCACGTGAATACATGTTGGCGAATACTTCTTTAGATGGTGTGCTCTACAGAGTGCCTATACTGAGTGATACACCTAATCCCACTAAAGATCAACAAGAGTATCTACATGCATTAGCACATGCCCGTACGATTACATTCGAATACGACTATGTTCGTTATAGCTGGAATACTGATAACAGTGCGATCGTGTTATCGTGTATAGATAAGAAGATACTGCCTACTGAAGTAGACCGTATACTTAGTGAAGTACTCAGTAGCAGTGCTGCTTCTGATATTTAAAGTGCTTTTTTTACCTAGACCCTAAATAAACAAGGATTGACTTATGTCTAAGAAACCTTTTCACTACGATGCACGTTTAAGTGGTAAAGAGAACATGCAACGACTCTTTATTGATTCTTCTATACCAGAAGAGTTGGTGGACAACATTGAGTTGTTAAGTGTGCATGATGCCACTTCTGCCGAGTTTGATGAATACACGAAGAAACAAGGCAATACGGCTGTTAAGACCAAGTTCACTGGCCAGTTAGCTCAGTTGACTAAGAAACCTGGTATGGTGTTCTTCTATCATCGTTGTTCTCCTATTCCTGATATCTGGGAAGATCGCATCATGATGGTGCGTGACTCTGAACTCTTGAATGTTAACTATCAAGACTACATCAAATCACGCTGGTTAAGTGATGGATTCCCGTATGTGGGTGAGACATTGACATTCAATGTCAAGAACAAAACTGGTATACTGGCTTATGGTCGTAACAATGTGGAAGTGAAACCATCTCTGCGTAGTTATGGTCTGGTAGGCACTGGTATCCAGCAAGTACAATACTACGTGGATCTGACACACACTCAAGCAAAATACGTGGTGACTGTTAACCCATTCGCTGCACTGTCGTCTACTACTCGTAAAGATGGCTATATTGAGTTGACTGTACCTTCTTACAGTACAGTACAAGAGACTGAGACTAAGCTCTTGGATCGCTATTTGAAAGAAGCGTATGGTGCGACTCGTGCTGCGGCTATCTTGGAAGAGATCGTAGCCGAATCTATCCTGTTAAAACGTGATAATGATTTCGATATTAAAGTACTGCGTAGTGGTACGCCTGAAGAAGAGTTGGAATCTAAGATAGGCCAAGCCTATCCTGCTGTACAGCTCTATACATTGGATCGTGAGCAAGTAGAAGACGAACACTCTAAAGTAGTGGGCAATATTCGTTTGTTGATTGCTAAGAGTGATTTGGCTGAACTATTCGTTAAGAGTGGGAAGTTTGAACTCAATACGGATTTAGCGACTTCATTCGTAAGTGAAAGACCCAGATCGTTTATCTTTAATACGATTGGTCAGACACTGAAAGTAGAAGTCGCATTAGGTAAGGTAGAAGCCGATAAGATCGAAGAGACTGTTACTCGTCTCTTGAGATTGAAATTAGGTACTTATGCTGATTCTGTTGTGATTACCAAAACAGAAGAAGATCGTGTAGCTGGTACAGCTAAGTTGGAGATCACACCTGCTCTGAACATCAGCGACTACGTAGGTGGTAAGATCAATGTAGTCGTGAACTACATCGCTGATGAAAACAACAGCAATGAACCAGCTAGGCTCGTGATACTGTCTTACAACCTGAATGGTTTTAGCAAGGTATCCAAAGGATAACCTATACCGCTAGGTACGCTGGAACGTAGTCTTAGGCTATCGCCAGATAGACTAAAGTGCATACGACAGCATATAGACTGTAAAGTCTACTAAATGCCATATAGACATGTAGTGCTTATTAGGCTATATCCACACTTTATTAGGAGAGGATAGCATCGCTATCCTTTCTTTTTTTTATTCTAATCCTAACCAAGAGGTAATAATACATGGGACAAGAAACACAAGGACAACCAGCAGTACCACCAGTAGAAGGTGGTGTAGTAGGTGCGCCTAGCAGTGAGAACAGACGTACTGGCCCACATGCCATACGACTGGTGACACTACAACCACAACGCCCACCTACTGAACTCTTACGTGATCTACTGGTTACCGGTGGCTATCCGGTAGAGATGGCTTCTAAAGTCGGTACGGAAGAACACAGCGAGATCCGTCTGACTGAAGTAGAAGCCAAAGAGATGCAATACGGTAACACTGAGTTAACTGTAACATTCAGTGGTGAAACCAAAGATGAGTTGGCTAAGCACAACACATTGATCGATGGTGATAAGTTCAAGCATGCCTACAATCGCTTGAACTGGGAGGAAGAAGTCAAGCGTATTACTGCTGAGTTTGTGGGTGATGAGAGTTTAGGCAAGGAAGAACTTGATAAACAGAAAGCCAACTACGAAGTAGATGGTTATCGTGCTGTTTCTCTTCTGTTGGTAGAGAAGGTACAGAAAGTAGCCGATATCTTCGCGCACGATTTGTTCCCATACGGTTCTACACCTATACGTGCAGATGAGATTGATGTTAAAGATAACGTGTTCAAAGGCTTGGGTACTTTGACTACCGTTATGGGTAAACGATTCATCGGTACGACTGAAGTTAATGTTAACATCAATCCGATTGCCTTCTCCATGGAGAAACCTGGTGTTGGTCTGTTTGAGTTCAGTGCACCATTCGTACAACTCGATATGTTAAAATGGTTCTATACTGGTGTATCCAATGTAGAGCGTAAAGCATTCATCGTGTTTGATTTGGGTTATGCTGGTAAATCCGTTAGCTACGAGCGCAGTGTGCGTCGTGTACCACAGATCGGTCGTTTTACTTACTTCGGTGAAGCACCTACTCTGTCGAATAACGGCCATGGCGACATGGCTGTGGCTGAAGAAACTACAGCTGAACCGCTGAATATTCCTCTGGATACCACATCAGCAGCCACTAATACTGCTTTTGCTATCTTGATGGCCAACAACATCGTCATGTACAACAACCAGTACGGTAAACCGTTTGATCGTTTGACTGACCACATTAAAGAACATGTTGACACACTCCAAAACATTGGTTTCTTGTACGATGATGTAGAAGCAGGCATTGAAGCCACTCCTGAACTCGTGGAAGCTGTGGCTAATATTCCTGGATACGAAGACACTACTAATCTGTCTTCACGTGTCGTAGGTTTAAGTTTCCGTGATGACATTCCTTTGTCTCAAGCTTATGCTAATCGTTCTGGTGTGGTAGGTAACTGGATCATTCCGGTGGAGAAAGCTAATTTGGCTAATGAGTTAGTGGATGTTTTGAAATCCATTCCGGATCTGAAGGAAAAGATAAACGGAACAGCCGCTGTAGAGGGAGTGAAAGATGTGTTCCACACAGCGAGCTTTACAGGCGATGTGAATCAAGACATTACGATTATCGTGAAGTCTAATACCGATAAGTTGGAAGTGGATGACAGCAAACACAACAAGATCAAACTCACTGTAGGTGAAAGTGATTTCTTGCCGTATGTGAAACATGTTGTCAATGCAGTATTAGATAACGTATATGGTCTTGTGGACATTGTAGAAGATACTGAGTATGTTTACGAACATGCTAAAGTGTACGAAGTCAAACCTAAGGCTGACTTTACCAACATCAGTGTCGGTAAGACAGTCCGTGTGGTGTACGTGAAAGCTGAAGAAACTCGCGAAGAGACTCCTGTCGGCCCTAAACCAGGTGGGTTAGTAACTGAACTCTCTGGCTTTACTCCACCTAACAGTGGCGAGATGGTCTAATGTAGTTTATATCCCTATTAGCCTACCTACTCCCTATTGCAGGGGTAGGTAGGTATAGGGACTATGTTGTCATTTCTAACTACTAAGAGTGTGAGACTATACCTTATACAGACTAGGCAGAATGTCTAGGATGTAAACTTTATACAGGAGTTTTAAAACATGTTGGTTGATTTATCACTCTCTCAGACAGAGAACTTATTAAAGCTGATCGCCAGATCATCTCCTTACGAGATAGTCGGCGATATTGAATCATTCGGTGTGCGCGATGGCTTACACAGGGATGATGATGGTAATGTCTATAACAGCACATTACAGATTAACCTGAGGATAGGGTCAGAAGCTTTTAAGAATGCACAGACTAAAGCCATCATCACGCACTATAACCGTATCCAGTTACCTGCTGCTACTGAACCAATCGAGTACGATGAAACCGTACATGGTGAAGCCACGGATGATAACCTGACGGATTACGTTAATAAGATGCGTTTGTTTAGTAACGATGAGAAATATCCATTCAATGTCGAGATGATCGATGGTGAAGCATTCATCATGGCGCATCCTTTAAGTCCTATCTACTTTGGTAGTGCCACTTATCCGATTAAATTAACTGGTACGATTACACCTGCGCCATTGAAATCCCATTTAAAGTTTGCCTTGATGAGTAAGCATCATGCCGATATGGACAGTGATGTCACTTTGTACGATGGCAATGGAGATGATATATTGGCCATGAATGACCATGATTTGTTGTCTTACTTGTTTACGACAGAAGATGGTCAGAATCATTTGTTAAGGAATCCTGATGGCCCTGATGCTGTAGATGACAAAGCACTCTTAGTCAATTACTACTTATCGGATTATCGTACGATGGCTGTGTTGGAACGAGTGAATAATAAGATATCGTTCATGATCGGTAATGCTGTCTTTAAGCCTAAGGAGATCATGATCGATGTGTTCTACTTGACATTGGCTTATTTGTTTAATCAATACCAGATAGAAGCTCGCCTATTAGAGACATTCAATATCGGTAAGCATCAAGTACAGATTACACTGGATGGTACGATACTGACGATCGTAATATTAAATCCATCTGGTGATACGGGTGAAGGGGATAATCTAAGCTATCGGTTGTTTAAAGATACGGTATTGACTGGATTCATGGGTTATCTGGCTCGTATTAACAACGGTCATGTGGTAGGTTATCGTCTAGATGAATTGACTGATGCTGAGAGTAAGACCTTCTACATGCTGGAAGAGAAAGACCAAGTGGCTCGTTTACGATTAGCCGGTAACAGTCCATTTGTTAAAGGTGAAATCATCGTGCGTTGTTTACACTATCCAAGACGTGATGTGCGTATGGGTGGGTTCTACAACACGATACCAGAAGAACTCAAGCGTGTACCAGAGAGTACGGAGATAACAGAAGATGTGGTAGTGAGTCAGCCTACTGCTCCTGATAACACACCTAGTCTTGTACCTCCTGTAACTAATACTGAAACAGAACAAGCAGGTGGTTAAGATGGCCGTATACCAGATAGACAGATATGCTTCTGCGTTTGAGAACATGTTGGGATTGTTGTTGAATGACAAAGTCATCACGCTAGAAGCAACAGATGTGGAGTTAGGTGAGCCGGTGTGGTTAGAGAATGCATTAACCACATCGCATCCGAATACACGGTTAGATGTCAGTTATCGTATAGGTGGTGTACCACATCCGACACGTATCTATTATCGTCGTGTTCATCCATTCGATGAGACATTGGTGTTGAACAGAAGTGAGTATGGTACGGTAGATGAGATACTGACTGAAATCAGAAGTCGATTAGTGAAAGATCAAGTTAGATTGAATCGAGATGGTTTAGACAGTAGAGGTATCGGTACGATATACGTAGATGCACTGGAGGACAGTTTGCTCTACGTGGGATACAGTAAAGTAGAGATAGTAGATCAGTAATACACTTATAGCCACCTATAATCCTTAGTGGGCTATAGGTGGTATAGGGAGTATGTTGTATGGCGATAAATACAAATACTTACTATTAAAGTAGTGGATGGTAAGGATGACTTATCTACTATCCGCTATCTCTCTTATTTTTACCCTGTTTATAGAAAAGAATCTAAACATGAAAGATGTAGCTGTAGTACGTGACGTATTGAAAGACGCACTTGAAAATGTAAACGACATCATCAAGACACACGATGATGTTAAGAAGGTTATTAATCTCAAACTCCGTGTGGTTATGCCTGGTTTTAATAAGGATCTCTTTACCATTGACTGTAAAGAGAAAGACGGTGTTATAGTACCGGTTAAGTTCACCTACACTCCACCATCCCAGAAGGAGAATAACAACCTCACTCGCCCATTCCCTGAGATGTATAAGATCCGCGCTAAAATACGGAAATACATCAAGAAGGAAGTAAAGCTTCAATTCGAGGGAGCAGATTCAGTTATCTTCGATCGCACGATAGAGAGTTTTCTCTTTAACCACGGTATCTCGATGTACGGTAATGAACTTACTGTATCTCTTGATGGTCTGGAAGGATACGTACTGGCGTTACCTGAACTTTACTCCAGTATCAATGTCAACGTCAATAAGACCGCGATCGATGAAGAAGGCTATGCCTTAATAGAAGCCGGTGTGCTTTTACACATTGGAGTACTTGGGGAGTTCATCGGTAATAAACACCTTTGGTTAGTTGCACTGAAGCGTTTCATGAAAGAAATGGTTAGACAGAAAGTGAAAAGAGTAGCTGCCGAAGTAAGAAATATTGTTGGTATCCATTTGGAAGGAGTTGTAGATGACCCATTCTAGAGTAGACTTAATCGATTACATCGGTAAGTTATTAAGCAGTAACGACGATGTTACCAAGACACATGATCGTGTAGTGGTAGAGTTACAGCAAGTGGTATCTGAAAAGTATCACGAAGTGGATTACGATTATCGTAGCGATATCCACATCACCTACGAGAAACGTGAAGTGAGTGATGGTAAACGCCAGTATGCCTACGTGCCTACTATCGTACGATACGATGGTGGTAGTATACAGGCGTTTGACGATACACCGAAAACTGGGGACTTTGTCGATTGGTTTAACGAAGGTTATAAGAAAGCCATGCGTCTCTATTTCCCGTGGTTTGAAAAACTGAAGCTGCGTGATTTGGATATTGAGGGCATTCATGCCTTGTGTGGTAATGACGAAGCCGATGCGGATATCTATCGCCAGTATGGTTTGGCTATCAATATCGATCCAAGTAGTGTATACGATCATGGTTTTGTGTTTAAGTACGATCATGAACACGAGTATGCGTCTGGTACAGTCATGATTGAACGTAGCCGCTTAGGTTGGAATGCGGATACATTAAAGGCCATGGTGAAGTCTTTAACTGGTCGTGCTGATGAGTTTGAACTGAAGCCATCCTATACGTTTGCAGTAGGTGAGATCAATGACAATATCATCGGTGATATGGCGAAGCAACTGATGGTCAATGGTACTTACGACCTACTGGCAGTTATTCTCTATCCTGCTGTTAATCAACCTGATAACGATACTCTCGATATCGAGGTGAAATTGCAGCACGTAGTGGCTAAAGGTTTAAGGCCTAAGTACTATCGGTTAAAATACAATGGTCATTTGCTCAACAAGACAAGCGTGCCTTATGCTGTGGATTTAAAGGAAATCTTGAACGATAACCATACGTCTTTTAAAGAAGCCGACGCATTGCCTCTGTTGCCTGTCTTTACTGGTGAAGGTGATGATTTGCGTATCTTGTACTATAAGGTCGATATCATGGTCTTTAAGGCAGATGCTGCTAAAGATAATGGTCCACTTACACCGCATGTACACGATGCCCAGCCAGAAGGACATAACCATGGAACCACTACTCCCGAATAGGTTACGCTATCCGGTGATACGTGAGGATGTCTGGACGATAGACCACATTAGCTGTGTGCTCTCAGATACCTCTAGAAGGCTCTTAGAGGACATCTTAGGGCCGCACGTAGGGTACATTAACCCGAACGGCTCCTTCCGTCCTATGTGCGTTACAGTGGCATACAGCCGCACTTTAATCGAACTCTATTGGTTTACTCGTCAGCATGACTTGGATGACTTCATGGAGTTCGATACACGCAAGCGTCCTATCGTCGTACCACTAGATGAAGTAACGGTAGATAATGTAACTGATAAACACGGTATACAACATGGCTCTTTGATCTTGAATAGTAGTAAGTTCGATCAAGAGCGGATGTTCTACATCAGCAACAAAGGTGCTTCTTGGGATGAGGGTGGATACATTCCTCATCTCGTGATTAAGAAAGAAGAAGCCTTCACTGAAGATGAGCTATCCGATATCCGCTATGGCTTAAGTAACCACAGCGACACTTCATTCGTATTCGATAGGATGCGATACATGAGGTTCGCTGAACTGAAACCTATAATGGACTGATGTTGGTATTGATTTAAGCTTACTATATAGATGCACGGCTATCTCTCTAGATGGGGGATAGTCGTGTATACTCTTTTTTTCTTATAAGGAAGTAGGAAGCAAATGAATCTAAAAAGATCGGTTACACGTGGTAGTGAGTGGAAAGTAGACTATCCGATGTTGTTGATAAAGGTAGTCACTTGGATACCTTTGTTCTTGTTGTCGATGTTGATCAATGTGTTAAGCTTGATATTGGCACCTTTTATTGCTTATATTAGCTTAGGCAATAATGGTACGAAACAAGTGCCTGCTTATTTTGCTTGGTTTCTAACACATGACAATACGATAGATGGGGATGAAGGACATCTAGCCAGATGGCCAGGAGATACTAAGTGGATACGGTTTAAACGCCGTGTGGCTTGGTTGTGGCGCAATAAAGGCTATACATTCGATTACGATGTCTGTGGTGAGAAGATCAAGCACGACATCATGTCGTATGGTGAAGTAGAGACCAGTGATCACGGTAAGGCTGGGTGGTTGTTCCAGTTTGACAGTGAATACACTTGGGAGTTTTACTTGGTCTATCGTTATCCGTTTAAACAAGACAAATGCTTACGTATTCGTTTTGGCTGGAAGATAGACGAAGGAAGTGAGCCTGATACTAAGGCCATGTTGGCTACAAGTATTGGGATATGGAAAACATTCGGTAGTCCTAAAGACTAATCCGAATATAGATTAAGGAGCGTTAAACATGAAAGAAATCGATTTTCTGGCTTTGATCACTGATAAGGTTAATAAAGCCAATATAGAAGGCGATAGTGCTATTATCTACATTAAGGAGACAGTAAAGACAGGTGGTGAAGTCGTCACCATGAAGTTAGAGTTTTATCGTAAGGATGGTGGTTTTAGGTGTGTTAGTATAAACTACAAATACCATCCTCACTTAGGTGAAGTGTACCAACGATCCGGATACAACTGTAAGGATCTCTTGGATGAAGAGGAAGAGCTATATTTAAATAGATTCAATATTGAATCCAAAATCGGTAGAAGTTGCCTAGGTGGGTATCTGGATACCTACGATCTACTCCGTGTAGCTGGCCTTGTTATTAAGGATACCGATAGCTTGCCTATGGTTAATATTCTAACTAACTGTGCGGCTATCGAGTTACAGCAAGCTGAGAAGGGTGAGAAGCTAACAGACGATGAAGTACTTAGTAAATCATTCGACGGTATCTTCCACAATCCACTTAGGATGTCTGTGGTAAAAGGTGATAAAACACCACACTACATCGCTAATAGAATCGAAGAGACTAACTTTGGTGCTAAGACGTATATCCATCTGGATGAGCGTCAGATGTGGTTCCCTGTGGATGGTACATTTGCCTACAATATTGCCATGAAATGGATGGGTGAGTTGGTGTATCCGTATGCTAAGTATAAATTGGCATTATTGGAAAGAAGCTTTGATCCTGATGTGGTTGTTACTAAGGATGGTGAACGTGTGGTCACTTGGTATGGTTATACGGTACCGGTTGAAGATGGTCTGGATCATTATGTCAAACTCAACGAGAGACATGAATTCATGGCATTAGAAGATGTGGTAACGAAAATCTATTCAGTTTGTGCTGAGAGTGGATTACACGTTAAGAATGTACGCTTATTCGTACCGGATGAAGATGATATTGATCTCTATCGCTCGATCACTTACGAGTTAGAGTGATGTGGTGATTTTTACAGCTATATATTATTAAAATAGACATGGGTAGATGAGGCTTTTATTGGCTTCATCTACCTTAAGTCTCCTATGTCTTGTACGTAGGCTATTTTAAACTTGTTTTGTAGTATTTGTTATTAACTTAGTAAAAGGAATTTCAAAATGGAAAAAGAAGTAGCACAAGTAGCACCCGAAGTATCAACACCTAAAGCAGATACTAAAGTTGTCGAAACCATTGCCCAGTATCTGCTGGATAAACTGACCTGTTGCAGTACCGGTACCATCCAGGAACGCATGGAACATGGCGTGAAACAGCGTGCGGTCAATGAACCAACTAAAGTGCGTAGCATGGCACTATCGATACAAGATATCATGTCTGGTATTAACTGGTATTGCCGTGAGCAAGATCCATCGTCTACTGTCGTGCCGAACAACCAGCTCATTCGCGATGTGGCGGTTAAGTTCAACGAACTGATCTTGACAGAAAAAGAGTACAGCTGTCTGGCTTATCTTTATCGTCAGGAAGTGAAACACGTGTTGGCTAAAGGTGATCTGTTGTCGCCTGTGGTGGCATTACATCAAGCGACTGAATATCGTCCTTGGGTATACGATAAGTTGACAGCTTATGCCATCCGCGTAACTGAAAATGGTGTGGTGAAATACCATGGTGATGTTTATCCGGTGAAACGTAAGGATGACGTACACAGCGCCAGTGCAGATGTGTTCGAAGACAACATTGAGTTTGTGGTGGCTTACTACGATCCTCAGTCTGTTACCATCATGACTAGCCTGATCCAACAACGTTTGCAATCTGCCAATATCGAAGTAAAAATCGAAGTGGTGCCGTTTAACCTGACGTTCTTGTCTTACGATGAGAACAACGCTGTCTATCAGGACAAAGGCATCAATGCGTTCTTCATCCCGAAAAACGTGTTCATCGAGCATCAATCGGCGGCTGTGATCGAAATCAATGGCGATTACAGTGATTCTACCCAGATTGAAAATGAGCACGGTATCGATCTTCGCCTAATCGGTCAAGACGATCGTACGTTTGTTTACGCTGCTTCTGGTCTGAAAGGACGTGATGATGCACCTGCGGTTAGTGAAGACATCTACGATACGATACATGTGGATGCCGGCGAACGTAAGCAATTCGTATTCGATCGTGGTGTTGATGTCATGGTGTTGGGTGATAACTATACACTCTACTACGTTGTGCACGATACCAAAGACTTAAGGGAAGACCCGATCGATAGTGAGACATCTATCGATGATTTGCTCTATCTTGAGTCTGAAGTACGTAACTACATCGACGATCACGGACACATCTACGTGACGGCTCATCGCTTGGTAACAGACAAGAACAACAGCAATTTCTTGCCGTTTAAGCCTGCTTACTATTACCTGAATCACGCCTATCTGACTCATCGGTTGAGTTGCTCTGTACCGTTGACTGAAACTTACCATAGTCGTCGTGGTAATGACTATTTCGTGGCGATCACCAAAGCTTACGGATGTGACCGTGATGAAGCAGTTAATGTTGGCATGCCGCTCATGAAGGAGCGTTATCGCCTATCGGTAAAAGAAGCCACTGAATGGTTGGATTTACATGGACTGGTGGTTCCTCACTGGAAAGTGAATGGTGACTATTTCCACGGTGCATTAGAGATTGGTACTTATCCTGTCGCATCAGAAGGTCAGGATAAGGAGCTTTACACCAACGAATACATGCTCTGCGTGCCGAAGGACAGAACTAAAGAGATCAATGATTTCATGTACTATCTGGGTGAGCATCCTTACTTCGATTTCATCAGCGTATTCACTTACGCATTGGAGATGGATGATGGAGATTTCTGGCGTAAAGACTACGTGAAAGACGTAGGTCAGTTGATTAAGCGTGAAGTTGGCTTTACGACTGATGTCTTGAACGTATGTCCTCCGGTTATCCAACCTGGAGAAATCATCGTATCGGAAGACATCCATGGTAACCTGTATCTGACTGTGGAAGAACTAAACGGTTTAGTGGGTTAATGTAGTAGATGTAGTAAGTTGATAAGACACCTGACTACTCCTAGTGGGGTAGTTGGGTATTTTATTAGTATTTCTTTTTTTCCTAAAGAATAAGGAGCGTAAAATGGAAACAGAATATTTAAAAGATCATTTCGACATGAGGGTTTACGGTATTGTTGGTCATCTGCATGCTAAACTGGATAGTGTAAAGCATGCAAGTGATACCCGTACGGTAAACATCAAGATTAAAGAAGGCGAGAGCACGTATCTTGCGTTGCGTTTAGTATTCGGTGTGGTTCCTGGTTGCCACTTGAAAGAGGTTACTGCTTTTGGTGATCTCTGTAAAGGGTTGTTGGAATCAGGACAAAGCAAGTTTACAGCCCGTATGCATACTCGCATGGATCCTTTATTTTTGTTTGCTGATAAGATCGGTGCTAAGATAGACTTTAGCCAGATATTTAACAAACTAACAGAAGGTTGTGGTGACGATCAATTCACTCTGTTTTCGGATAAAGAAGGCAGTTTGTTTAATGCCAGATTTGGTCTCGTTAGGTCTTTCCTTTTAAGGGAAATTGATAGTGGTGAAGGCATAGCATACATCGTTAAAACCATTGATGATACAGACTTCAGTAAAGATGGAGACATTGAACTCGTATTCGATGCCACTAAGGCTATTACTGACTGTCGGATAAACAAAGGTGAAAAAGAAACTAAACCCATGTTGTTTACCAAAGCCACCATGCACGAATGGTCGATCACCACCTATAACTGGTTAATTGGTGATATGGTGGATATATTATACAATGCCTGGAAGACTGTTGAGTTTAAGTGCGATGTTGATTTTGGTATAGTTGACGATGTCGATCTTAAACGTGTGGTTGAGAATAAACTAGGTCTGTTCTTTACTTCTTTAGTTTGTAATCAGTCTTATTTCTACGCTACCAAGCAATCCGAGCATTTCTTAGGGCTTAAGAAGCGTAGGGAAGAAGCCACTGGCCGTAGTTTTACTTTCAAGACTATTGAGTTTGGTGGAGAAGGTGACGACATGTGTTGTCAGCCTACCATTATTATCAACACCGAATATGGTGAAAAACAAGGAGCTTAAAACATGAGTAAAACAGTAAAAGAAGCCATGCAAGAAACATTTGCATTAGCTAAGTTGCCGAATAACTTGCCTACTGTGTTGTCTTACTACAACACCATGAACTGGCTGGGTAATATTGCGGATTCACGTAAATTCGACAAAGCATTCGTCTGTGCTCACTTTACACAACGGTATCCGAATCATGAGTTGGCGATAGCCTTAAAGAAACCAGATATCGAATACGCCAACCGCCTCATCGCTGAAGCTTTAGGTGCTTATCTGGACGACTACAATCAACAGACGCGCCTCAAGATCGAACTAGATGAAAGAAGTAGTGGTCTGTCTTATAAGACACTGTTCGACACGAGTGTATCTACATTAGCGCGTATTCAATTCACGACAGGACTGATCGATGTTATCCCTAAAACAGAAGGCTTTATTTACGTCATCCGCTATAAAGAAGACGGTAAGTGGAAGTTAGACTACGATACCACGCATCTGTATTTAAACGATGATAATCTCGGCCCTAACGGTATCGAATACTTGGGTCAGTTTGTACGTGTACGTGATTTGGATAGTTGTCCTAACCATGACGATGCCGAATGGTTGGATCTGTTATTAGAGCAGCTAGAAGAGCACTATGGTAATACTGAATACGAGTTATGCGTATTGCCGATAGACTTGACTATACCTTTAGGTGATCGATACGACCCTAATGGCAGTTGGGATGTGGATAAACAGATCTACGTGATGGATTCTAATATAGGCGGATCTGACGTTGCTATCCCTTTAAGCACGATAGAAGGCATGGTGGGTGAAGGTGGTGATTTATTACGCTTGATCAGACCAGTTACTGATCCTGAGAGAGGTGAGAGTCACGAAGGTGTCTATACACTAAGTAGGATGGAATATCCACCTAGATGTATCGGTGATGTTCGTGTCGATGAGATCACGACGACGGTTAGACGTATCGACATGATGTTGGATGATCGTCATTTTGACTTCGAAGAAGAGATCAAGAATATCGATCCTAATCTGATAGAAGAAGGCATGCGATACGGCTATGTAGGTTTACGCCATATTGAAGCACCTAATAACCACCATGCGGTATTCTTCTCATTGGGTTTTAGTGAAGTGAACACCACACCTGAAGACATGCTGAAGTTCATCGAGTCATTCCACGCTATTGCTGATAAGTTAGGTACGGATATCGTTACTGAATACGATCTTCAGCCTGTGACTGAAAACAATGTGTTGTTGACGAAGCTGTTCAATAGTATCGGTAGATATCACTCTTCACGCTCACTGGGTACTTGTAACATCCGCACTGGTAAAACCATGGGTGTGCGTTGGATCGCTCGTAATAACATAAGCCAGAAAGACATCGTAGATGCACTGAATCGTAATCTGTCGTTTATAGACAGCACTTACATCATTGGTGAACGTGTGAAGACCGTAGGCTTAAATGAAGACAATGTCGTGACTGCTGTAGTAGATCTTTCATTTGGGTCTAAAGAGCGATTGTTCAATATCCAGAAGTTGGTCTACAATGCCAAAGAGCGGCAAGTGATGATCGTTAAGCCTGTCTTTGAACATGGTGGTGCGAATGACGAAAATGGTAACGAATGTCTCCACAGTACGCAAATCAAGCGCGTTAAGGATCGTACATTCGTGATCACTCCGGATATGGTGATAGACTTGGGTAATATGTTTATTTACAACAAAATGAATAAGCATATCTGCCTTAGACATGTCGCTAAGGGTAAGATGACCATCCTGTCTACGACAGAAGGCCGTTTGTTTGGTGTAGATAAAAAGTAGTAATCGATATACCGCTACCTATAGTTCTTAGTGGGCTGTAGGTAGTGTGTATACTTTTTTTTCATGTCGATAGAAAGGAATCCATTATGGAATTAACCGTTGCTAAATTCGGTGTCGATCGTATACCGTTTAATAAAGAAGAGATCTTGCGTCATCGTGAGATGCCTTTACTCGATGTCCTACTAGAGAAGAAGACATCGTTGTCTTATCGGGATATTTCTTACGGTTACGATGTTGGTATCGTAGCCAAACACGTCAATCGACCATTGGTTGCAATGGTCAATAGGGAGAACCATCCCCGCTCTACTTGCTACGATGTTGAGCATGAAAGCGCATTAGCCATGGAAGAGCACGCTAAGCTTTGGGCGATACCTGACCACTATACCAATACCAGTGAAATCGTTGGTTTGGTAAACCGTGGATACGAACTCACGCTGCTGCGCGGCTTGATCCCTCAACCTATTTCACAAATCGGCATGTTCCAGACTTACGTACCCGACTACAGTTCTCGTATCGTGTATGGTGTATACATCAAGGAACATGAGGAATTCGGTTTGAAAGATCCATTCGATAGCCAACACATTTTCTACAATCCAACCAATGTTTCCACCAATGTCGTTGAGTCTAAAGACAAGATGGTGTGTTTATCCCATTCTCCCATGGCTATTTCTACTCTGTATCGTGAGACAATCAGCCGACTGGGTAAATACTTCCCAGATGTTAATCCGTACGATTATGTTAGAATCATTGTAGTTGATATATCGGATATGGCCACTGGGTTCTTATCCGATCATGCTGATAACTTAGAATATTACGTTGGTCAGAATGGCTGGTGGCGTTTCGTCAATATCGAAATACTGGGTGATTATCTCCAATCCCATCCTAAACACAGGATGGAATTTGACCTTATGGCCTTTAATGCCAAAGAAGGTATAAAAGTTGAATTGGGTGAAGAAGCTAATCGTAAGTTTAACGATATTCGAACCAATGACTTCATGTTCGATGAGTGTGAAAATGGCACTGGTAAGGCCGAGCCAGGTAATGCTACGATCAGTATTGAGTATCTGGCAGAGCGTGAAGAAGACGCGCTTAAGCGAAAAATGGTACCTTATCGTGCTGTAGTGAAATTCAAGGAAGACGACACATTCGTTCCTGACATTGGTAGTATGTCTACCAGCATCAGCCATTTCTTCTTTAGAACGATCTTGAAGAAATACGAAGATCGCAATAGCGCATCATTCCATGTTGACAATCCTATATTGGATAACCTCACGACAGATGGTTTCGCTAAAGCCACTAATAATGAACTCGTCTTTTACGGTGTGATTTATAATGCCACTGAACGTGATTTGATATCGGCTAATGTTAGAATAGATGATGTAGTGAGTAATCGACATATGCTCGTGTCTTACTTGAAACATCATGCTAATGATGATGGCTTTAAGTGGGTGTGTTTGACCGATCTGATTCGCCAAAATGTGCCGGCTGAAGAACGTATTCGGTTTTACGATACGGTAATGGAAATCATCCGTATTGAAAACAACTCCGATATCGTGAATGACTTTACGTATCGTTGGTTAGATGGTTATGTCTATCTGACATACGTAGGTCGTATAAACGATATCGAGATCACGACTGATGATGTTAATCGTTTGCGCTCTAAACTTGCCTCTCCGGTAACAGACAATAGCAAGTTGTCTAATCTGAAACGTCTGAAGTTCATCCGTGATGTTAAACACCAGGGTGAAACACTGTATGGTTGGGACTGGTTCTACATCCTAGAGGATGGTAAGTATCGTAAAGTGAAAGGCTATGTCTTAACAGAGCGTAATGATGTACGTGGCAGTGTTAATCCTAACCAAGGCGCACGTGTGACACTGAAAGATCCAGATGGTGTGGAGACTACATTGTTTATCGATCCTTATCGTTTGTCTAAAGGATTGGTAGTGACTGATGCATTAGCACCTGTAGGTGGTGTTTATCAGTTAGACGACTATCGTTACATCCAAGTCATCGTGTAGTATAACGGCATAAACCCTACCCCCTGTAGATCCGTATTGGGTCTACAGGGGTATAGGGTTATGTCTGCTGTTCTTTTTTAGTCTTACCAGTCATGTGTTTTCATCACGCCAAGTGAAACGGGCGTAAAGGACACTAACTGTGCTACAGGTGTGGGTGCGATGGCTTCTTCTACTGTAGTATTGGCTACTTTCTTACCTAATAAGATAGAAGTCATCTCATCAGACCATCGCATGATGTCATCATTACGCGTGGAGATATTAGGCTGATCTCCTGTATCCAATGTCACTTTAAACAAATCCACATCTTCATCTTGTCCTAAGCGATAAGCACGTCCGTATGCTTGCTCGTAAGTAATACTCCTAAAGGGAATATTCAGGAAAATAATCCGATTCGCTTCAGTCAATGGCACGGCTTCACCCAATGTCTTAAATGTCGTTACCAATGGGTTAACCTTAGCTTCTTTCTTGAATACTTGGACATCACGAGCCATGGCATTACCACCTGTGGTTTCACCGAATATAGCAATCGGTGTCAATCCTTCTTCTTGGAAGATAGCAGTCGTCCTCTTTACGACATCTACGTAATCCGTAAAGATAAGTGTCTTCTTCTTCGCACCTTCTACTAAGTCTACGATAGAGAGTTGATCCGTAGTTTCATCATCGTAGATGATCTTGGTCTGTTTCTCACTACGCATGGCTTCTACGATCTTGGTATTACACTCGATACGTGCACGACCTAGGATATTGCCTAGTGCTTCACCTACGATCGTTAAAGTTACGTATTTGTAGACTGACTTAGCCTTACGGAAGACATGTTTCATCGCATTGGATAAATTAGGGATGATGACTTTGTCTTCGAAATGATTCGTATAGACGACTGCTTCCCTGTCTTCTGGTGAAGTAGGGTTGTAGCTGCGATGCAATCGTTTCGATAAGGATAAGTAATAGTCTAGTTCAGCTAACTTAACCCTATTCATCTTGATCGTGTCTTTATACATCTCGATACCAGTGAAATAGTCGCTGACGTATTTGTCCATGTTCTTCTCGTAATAGATACTTCTCTCTTTTACATACGCAGACATGCGTGCAGATACTGCGTCTAGCGTATAGTAATCACCATCTGGTAAGGTAACCTTAACATCGTGTACCTTTAATTCCTTATCGACTGCTACGCCTTTATAGGTGGATTTAACCAACTGTAGTCTGGAAGCCATGACCTGTATCGCATGAGTACCGGATATGCCGTATACTTTCAGGAATGATTTCTCGACATTAGGTGTAAACAATGGATCGATGGTACTGAACATCGTCATCGTTTCAGAGCCTAGTGCTTTTAGAGGTGTGCCAGACATCCACAAGCAGAATATCGGATCGACTAGACGACACAACTCTCTAAAGTTAGTGGATCTATCCGATTTGTAGCTATTCATGTTGTGGCATTCATCTGCGATGATCATGACACGCTTGTTCTGGAAATGCTTAATATTCTTTTTTACTGCTTCGATTAGTTTACCTAAAGACTCGTAGTGTGTTACGATGAAATCAGCTTCTGTATTAAAAGCATCTTGCATGCTGTAGGATAGCGTAGGAGTCACTTTGTACTGATTCGATATCGTGGCTTGCCAGGGTTCCATGACTGCTTTCTTAGGGCAAATCACGATGACTTTATCTGCTTGTTTCAATTTAGCGATGGATAGGGAGCTTAATGTCTTACCTGATCCAACTGAACTGTCGTACAGATAACCTTTTAGACCTAACTTATCGGACTTATAGAACGATGAGTTAATCAGTTGCTGCTGATGTGGTAATAAACTAAATGGCTGACTACCGAATCCGTGGAAGACATCTTTTAAGAAAGAAGTATCGACTACTGGATAGTCTTTGTCTTCCATCCTCTGGATCTCTTCGATGTTCTTGGTGAGTTCCAAGTCTTTAAAGACATTAACCAGATCGATTAAGTATCGGGTAGAGGTTAATCGTCTCTTGAATCGTTTGTCTGTAAGTAATGTATTGGCAATGTGGTGTATATCAGGCAGGTAGAAGCTGTAGAACGTAATACTACCACTGTTCCTCTTCAGTACGATGGCATCCATTACTTTGGTGCCTGCGTACATGGAAAAATCTCTAAAAAGCCGTCTAGTGTAAATACCCGATATCGTAACCTTTTTGTTTGGATCGTCGAATTCTAATAGAACACTTCCACGAATAATATCGCCAATACTACTAAAAATACCCATGTTTCTGTTTCCTCAATGTAAAAAAAATCAGGATGCGTCACATGCTTATACTCCTCTTACTGCCCTAACAGCAGTAAGAGGAGTACGTATATAGGTAGTGTCTAGTCTGCTACTGCAAAATCATCATCTACTTCACCAGTAGAAGTACGTTCTTGGCCGAACTTGGTTAAGGATGTGTCTATCGTATCGATGTCCCATGCCAATCCCCAATCTGTAAAGGGAAGGATGAAGAACTTATCTTTTTCAGGTGTATCACCGACACCACGGTGTTTACCACGGGCAAAAGCCATGTAGCTCTTACCATTATCCGCTACTTTGTCTACGACGATTTCCAGTTCAGGTTCACGTCCTAGGCCTTTAGAGTCTTGATAGTAGCCTAGTGCTGCTACTGTACGGGCTAGGTATCTATCATTGTTGCGTTTGATCTCTAATGCTTCAGTGGATAACTGATGTGGTGCTAATAACAAAATACGTTTGGATAGGCAGTAGTTCTTTACTCGTCTAAAGAGTTCCTGGATGTCTTGGTCACTGCGTACATTACCTAATCCATTTCTATTAACCAAGCTAATGTAGTCAATCAGTACAGTGTGGACTTCGTATCCTTCAGTCTCGAAACGAATGAGTTGGTTGATGATGTCCATGTAGGAGACTTCAGATGGGTTGTTGTTGACGAAACGAATGTGGTAGCCTGTCTGCATCATTTTCTTCTTTAACCAGTCTGATGACTCACTGGGCGTGATGTGTTTTAAGTATTCTTGGTTAACTGTAACGCCTTCGTATACACCTTTTAGGATACGGTAATAGTCATTAACCACTAATAGTCTATTATCCTCGAAACTGAAGGTAATATTTAATGGTTTCTTCTTAGGGTCTTTCATCAGTGGTTTGGGATCATTCAAGCAACAAGCAGCTAAGAACAAGTTACGGGAGATGAAACTCTTACCGGCACCTTGTAAACCTGCCGGTAATACTAAGTCACCTAGCCGTAATCCACCTTGTGTCATGCGCTGTAGTGCTTGCCATGGTGTTTTGATCATGAGCTTACCTTCAGCTTGCTCTTTAGACTCTTGCATGGCTTCTTCGATTTGTTTTACATCGTCGAAGTCTATTTCCGAGATGATGCCAGGCATGACTTCACCACTGTAAGACACCAATTCTGTAATCTTCATCGCATTGGATGATAGGAATTCATCCATGTTGTCTACTGTATCAGGTTCGAACTTGACTTTCTGATAGAGTTTCTCGATGAGTTTCTCTGCTTCTTGGTTCTTGAGGTACTTATTGAGTTGGAATCGGTAACTCAATACTTGCTTGACGATTTCAGACTGGTCTTCTATATCGACTAAGATATCGTCTTGTATACTCTCGAATAAAGCCGTATCGGTTGAACAAGCGATTTGTGCTGCTTGTAATATCTCTCTTTTAGGCATCATGTCTTCACGTGCCATGATGCTCTCTACTACTTCTTTTAGGGACTTTAATACAGATTCAGTTCCTGTAATGTCTTTCTCTTTCAGTCTAATGGTCTTTAGTATCGATTTGATCATGACATCGGATTGTCCGTATTGATCGATTTGTGCTTCACGATACAGTAAACAAATACATTTGGTCAGGATGATCTTCAGGTTCATTTTAAGATGGTTTCCTTTATTATCCGGTGTTTCTAGTAGCAATATTCTTTGGGATGCTATATACTATTAAAAACTTTGTATGATTAGCGAAGACAGATCGCCTAATAGGAAATAGCATGCCTATGTTTGTTCTGTCTCACTTGAGCATAGTTAAAGAGACTTGCTGACTTATTTGCTCCCTATATAGTCGCAGTTACTTCTATTCACCACTATAGGGATACTTAGGACAAGGACAAAATGGAAAACTTATTGGCGGAACAATACAAGCGATACAAGGAATCGCCTACGAATAAGATAGACTACTTATTCGTACCACGAGAGATCATTGCTGACTTTAAAAGACGCAATATCGATTTGGAATCATTATTGGATTATCAAACGGTAAAGACACTATTGCCTAAGACATCGATTGATCGGTTGATGGGATTGAATGGTTTTTATCGTGTGGCATTAGAGCCACAAGACAATACTAGCGCAGCATCCAAATTACTTACTCCACTGTTGAGTGAGGCCACGGATCTGCGTAGTTTGTGGGCAGCGCGTGATCAAAGCGCGCTGACACTTGAAGAGTTGACATCCGAAGAGGAGGGTCAACATGAAGTATACAGGCAATACGCACTGGCCGCATTAGCCGCCGGTATCGTAGATAAAGGCCTGGATACAGGGATTCTCGACATGTATGATTGGACAGATGCCGTAAATGCTGGCACTTGTATCCTAGTCTCTGTGCCGTTTTTGCATGGTAACTTGGATGTATTACAGCATGATAAGACAGATGTCTTTCAATCTTTTATCGATGAAACTCTACGAGCCATGATTAGGAAAACAAGCGTCTACCAACGTGAGGATGTATTGGTGCGATTAGGTGTCTATTCGCATTACTTACAGACTCTTCTCTAATCTATTCCTCTTTTTAAACTTTACAGACTGAGTCTATTAGACTTAGGATGTGAATCTTTATACAGACTGGACTTCATGTCTAGGATGTAAAACTCTTTACGTAAAGGTTTTAATCAAAATGGCACTGGTAAAAAGTAAAATCAAATCAGTACAGCCCAACCAAAACACCCAAACCATCTTTGGTATTTTGGCTGGCAACAACAAAATTCAGTTGGGTACTGAATCCCGCTCTTTGTTGGGTCGTGCGTTCCTGACTCTGGAAAACTTCAACGATGGTGATCAACATGCTGCCGATGCGGTAGCTGATCAACTCGATGATGCGACTACCGAAATCCAAACTGCGTACGAAGCAGAAACCAACCAGCAGCTCTCTGAAGATCAAGTGGATAACATCCGCGAGTCTTTGATCGCTGCTCAAGATCCTGATGCTTATTCTAAAGCAGTCGCTCAGCGTGGTGCTGAAACTCTGGTATCTCCTCTGGGTGGTGAAGCCGATATCGGTGAAGTCATCGGTGGTGATGTATCTACCGAGTCTTTCGAAGTACACGGCATGATGAACACTTTGGCGATGACTGTTTCTTACAACATCAACCCGACCAAACAGACTCCTGCTGTTGAGTTGTTCTTCCCGACCATCACCATGGACTCTACCCAGAACAACTACACCATCGACGTACAACTGTCTACTGTATTCGTTTCTAAAGAATACACTGTAGATGGCAAACGTGATGCTTATCGCAACCAGAAGAACATCGTGAAGGCTCTGCGTGACCACACCATCCTGAAATCGCACTTTACCGATATCGTGCCGGTATACCGTAAGAACACCAATGATCAGTTCTTCGTTGATACTGCTAAACTGGCCCCTTACACCAAAACCACCGACTATGGTGAAACTATCCAAACCAGTCTGCTGGCTGTCGGTAAAGAAATCATGTTGTTGGACATCGCTCAACCTGACCGTATGTTGAGCCGTGGTATGCAAGACGACACTGACCAGATCTCCGCTAACCCATTCCTGAAAACTCTGGGTCTGGAACTGGACAACGAAGTGGTATTGTTCTCTAACCTGCAATTCCATCAACAGTCCCAATGGACTTACATGCCATCTGGCGACCGTGAAGGCATCCAACTGCAATACGACGTGTCTACCCACATGTTGACTAAAGACACCAAAGGCGCCAATAGCCAAGCTCTGCCGACTAGCCTGAATGTGCTGACCACTAACAACTGGGAAGTTCTGTTGCGCGTACAAGTAAACGGTACGGGTAACACTGACACTGGTACTGTACAAGTGAACACTGCTAACGTGACTGTTAAAGCAGTACGTAAAGCTGACACTCACGAAGAGTTGTCTTTGGAAGACGCATCTGTTAAAGCATTCGTTGCCGACATCGAAAGCAAAATGAAGATCGTAGGTTACGAACTGGATGCCACTCGTACCAACGCTAACTTGCGTGAACACGGCCAACTGTTGGATAGCCGTGTACAACGTTTGATCTACGGTGTACGTCTGCATTCTCCTTTGGCGATCCGTCGTCCTAAAGATGATGCTGACACCACCAGCGATAGCCAACGCATCGATACGCTGATCAAATGGTCGTTCATCCGCCGTAGTAATGCCGGTATCACTGCTCTCTACGACGTGATCCACATGTTGCAATCTCAACCGAAGAACTTGAGCTTCGTTGAGCCGTTCAACAAATCCGTTATCGGTGTAGGCCAATGGTTCGCCAATACCTATTGCAGCGACTTGACTCTGGACGTTAAGAAAGCCGTTCAATCTCTGCAAACCAGCGACCGTCTGAACAACGTCAACAGCGTGTTTGCTAACTTCATCTTGGTTGAGATGACTAAAGCTTACTGTCAGTCTGAACTGGCTGCTGCTTACGAGTTGAGCGACATTGCTTCTGGTGGTTTCAAACCTCACGTGATTGCGATTGCTGATACCTTTACTTCTAAGTTCATCTACCGTGATGGTGATGATCGTGTATTGGGTAGTGGTTTCGACTTCACTCTGGAAGAATGTACTGACAAACGTCTGACTGACGGTGGTAAAGACGGTGAAGAAGGCACCATCTTCTTGTCCTTCGGTAAACCTAAATCTGGCAACATCAGCCTGCCGCTGTGGTTCGGTAACTGCTTGGACAAACGTGAGATTCCACGTGTCGTTAGCCGTGCCCGTGGTGATAAATACCAACACGAAGTGATGGTACAACCTTGGTTTACCCACATCGTTCACTTGCCGATCTTGGTACGCATCCGCGTGATCAACTTGGCTTCTGCTGTAGCTGAACGCATGCCGTTTGTGGTACAGCAATAATAGATTGATCGATAGATAGCCTTAGCCCCTGTAGATCCGTATTGGGTCTACAGGGGTATAAGGTCTATGCTCTCACTGTGTTCCAGCGTACCTTCGGTATGTTCTCATGTACATTTAGTCTATCTGGCGTTAGCCTAGTACAACGTATCGAACCCATCCCTTTGTGGGAAGGACTATGCTGTCATTTTGTTTCAGTGTGGTTATAAACCAATAGCCAACATGCTCGTTTTTTAGGATATATATTATTAAAGTAGTACACCAACAGGTGTTAATTTGTTATTGTTCTTATTTAGTTAAGAGCGATGTTTTACTAACTATTTACTACTTTTTCTATTAGAAAGGAAAAATGAACATGACTATAAGAGATACTAGCAATCTTGATAAATTCAAGTCTATACACGGTAATAATGGCAATGCTGTAGACAACCACATAACGAAGAAATTGAATCCGTCCACTAGGCCTCCAGAGTTTGCACACCCTAATGATTTCAAGCGTAAAAGCTCTGTGCCATTACCGCATTCGGACGAAGCTAATCCTTGTAATTGGGAGTCGAATAATCCAGGTGAAGTGTTGTTCAAGTACGGTAAAGCTGAAGGTGATTTAGGTGATGGATGGACTTACTTGTACGAAAACGGAAAGATGGCTGATTTCTTCAAGCATATTGAGGAAAATGCTTCTTTGGAAGAATTAAGACGTTACAGTCCACATGAACATGCTTTATCTGGCGCATGGGCGAAACAGATGCCGTTTCACTATAGCTGTAATAATTACATCTACGTGCATGATTACGAGTATCGTTTCACTGACGACGCTAAGAAAAAGATGAGAGAAGGCGCATTTACCTTACCTAACATGCCGCTTAATCGCAATGATAAAGGTGTTAATAATTCGAGGTCTCTTGAAGATAAAAACAGTAGGGCCATCAGACGTACGCCTGGTATCGTTAGTCCTTTACTGGATCCCAAATACATGTACGACTACATGGACGAAACACATCCTTACTTCGTTGGTGAACAAGGCGGTAAAGGCGTGATCTTTAGACCTGACTATAGTAATCAGGCTGTAAAATACGACCATATCAGCGTTATTGCTCCAGCAGATATATCGAAGAAAAATGAAATGATCATTAGAGACAGGATAGGAAAAGAACTAGCGCATGGTGATAGTTATTACTTATCCTTAAGTCCTGTCGATGAAGATTTCAGGCCGTGTGACGGGACAGTGTGGTACAATACCTCTAATATTGGTGTTTCCCTTATGTCGCGCGACGGTACCAGTAAGATCGTGTTACCGAATGTTGTGGACGGTATGGTTGAAACACTAATGGATAATGACTTTCTGGCCAGTGAGAGTTTCCCACATAGTGGCGACATCATCGGCAGTAAGAAAGGTCTTTGGTGTATGCGTACGATACAAGGTGGTTTAGAGTCACTGTACGAGAACCTTAAAATGTTGGGGATATTGGATAAGATAGACCAAACTATTAAGGATAAAGAGAATAGTAATGTTTATAATGCTGATCTGAGGATCACTGTTGACGATATAAAGCATTCGTTTGGTGATACTGAAGAGTTGTTGAAGGCATTGAGTGAAATGGGTATACCCATCAGTGTTATTGACGACTATAAAGTCGCTGCTGCTAAGAGAGACCAAGAACCTGTGTTCGAAGAGAAATACGGTGTTTATGCTAAGCCATATAGCCATGCTGTAGTATACGGGTTGACTGTTGCTTATTTCATCAGTGAAGAAGATTTGCGTAAGGCAAGGAATGCTAATAAGGCTTTGTACGATACTGAATTGGACGTATTGATCAATACGCTCTATAGACGTGATGATAAAATAACCAATGGTAGAAGATACGGCACTACAGTACCGGTTATCCATCCTCATGTATACGATAACTTCGCCCGTATGGCATTTATACAGCGGCATGGCGGAGTAGATGTTAATTATCTAAATGTTTCTAACCTAGCTAGAGACTGGCACATGCCTTCACTATTCAGTATTGGTAGTTGTGCTCTAATCTCTAGAACTGTAAAGAAACTATATCAGAGGGTGGTCGTTGGTAATGAAATGTCTGTAGTGGAAGTTAATACACTGCTTGATCGTAAAGGTCGAGGTCTGCGTGATGGTGTAGAACTTCTAGAGGAAGGTGTTTACGTACTGCAAAACTCAACTGAACCAGGCGAACTCATCCAAATCAGGATAGATGTTAACGATATGGAGAAGTTGGGTGAGTATGGTATTTACCATTACAAAGACGAGGCTGAAGCTTATCTTATCGATAAGAAAACAGAGGCTAGAGCAGCCGCGCTCAGGGAAAAAGAAATTGAACTTGCTGAAAGGGAAGCCGCAATTAAAGAAGCTGAAAACGACTTTAAATTCGCCAAATTAGAGCAAGGTGGCAAAGCTCTTGATCACGCCGATCGCAAGCTTGATCGAGAAGAACAAAGTGATACTGTAAAAGCAGTATTAGACATGATGGAGCGTGAACGTAAAAGTACCGAAAATATCGCTAAAGCAAAAGCCGAAAGAGTGACGGCTATATCGAACGTGTTAATAGGTACCGGAACAATCCTGACTGCCATAGCGGGTATCGGTACATTAGCGGTTAAATACATGTCCGCTAAAACTGCTACCACTGTTGCTGCTTCTAGTTTAGCTGCTGGTGCGGGTACGATCAGCACGGGTGCTAGTACTTTAGGTGTAATTGCTAAAGTGGCTACCGCTGTCGGAACAGGTATAGCAGCAGCTTCAAGCACACCACTGATATTAGTCGGCTTAGGCTTGGCTGCTGTCGGTGGTCTCTGTGCTTGGGCTGCCGGCTGGTTCGACTAGCATCGATTAGAGCATTGTTATATCCAATACTAGCTAACTGGACACTACTGTTTATCTTAAATCGCACACGATAAACAGCAAGACTATTTAGCAGTTAGATAAGGCAATGACTCACCCATGCATAAGGACGTGCATGTTACGGATAAATATACTCTCTAGATACGACCAGTTACTGTATACATTACAGTAGCTGGTACTAAGGCTTATGCTGCCATGCTATTCTAGCATGTTAAAAATTAGAGGTATATACTATTCTATTAGCGTTACCTTTGGTAACACTTCTAATAGCGTCACCTTAGGGTGATGTATCCGCCCATCCATTTCTTCGTGTTTAACTATTACAAAAGGAGTATGCCAACATGAATCCTAAGTTTGCTCAAATGGTGAAAAGCCACACACCTAGGATCGATGATCGTATCGGTTTTGGTTTGGCTTATTACGACAACGGAAGGATTCCGCTGTACATTGATAATTTATTCAGGGTCAATAGCACGAGTTTCCCTGATGGCTTGGAGTATTTGGGCTTTCGTGCGGCCACACCGATAGAGGGTTACAAGTACATGACCCGTAACAACGGTGATCGTTCGCCAAGGCGGCATGACATCAATCGGTCTGACTTAAGGCTTTATAAGTTCTTATTCAAGTTCGATGGTAAAGAGTTAGCCCATTACATCTATCTGCCTTTTATCCGTAAGCATGGTTTCATGTACCTGAATGGCGTGAAGTACATGGTATCACCAGTCATGGCTGATGGTATAATTACGGTAAAACCAGATCGGGTGTTCTTGAAACTCATCAAGATCAAGTTGTGGTTTAGACGACTGACGAATATTAAAGTTGTCGTGGATGGTCAGATACACTGTTTCCCGATCATCTACAGTAAGATCCACAACAAGAAGATCGAAAGCCCGATGATTAAGATGGCGACGACCATGGTGCACTATCTTTGCTGCGAATATGGCTTAGATGGCATGTTAGCAAGATTTGGTTTCAAACCAGGTGATGTCAAGATGATGCATGCTGATGATCTTACTGCCATACGGGATACCCAGTATCCGGAAGATCAGTACGTGATACTGGAGTCTACGGGTAATAAACCGACTTATACCTATCGGTATCGGGACTATTATCCGAATAGATGGTGTTACGTGATCAAGCGTGAGGCATGGGAAACTTTGCCATCTGCTAAGTCTGTATTGGCGACATTGGTCTATATTCAGGATCACTTTAGCAGTGAGAAAAGGATGTCTCCTGAATTAGCCAATAGTCCGGAAGCATGGAAATCCATCTTGGGTGATTTGATTAGCAATCCAGGTGAGTTGGCAGCGGCATCTCGCAGCATGGTAGAGAAACACATGATCAGTATCCGTGGCTATATCGACGATATGGTCATGTCTGATTTTAAACGTATAGGCTTAGACCACATTAAGTCGATCAACGATGCGTTTGTGTTTATCATCGACAACTTTAACGACATGGTGGCATCTGTATCGAACGATACTAGCATCAATACGCTGTATGGCAAGCAGTTACAAGTCTTACAGTTCTTGTTGTTCAACATCACTAAGGCGATTAACTACGCTTACTTTGGTCTGGGTAATCTTAAACTGAAACAGAAAGAGAATCCGGATACGCCGATCAAGGAGCGTGAAATCGCAGATGTATTGCGCACCATACGCACTGAGACGTTCATGGACATACGCGAACACAGGGAGATCATGATCTTGAGCGATCCGACTGATTTGCCACTATTGAAACCAGGACGCATCATGGTGCCGCAGGAGCGCAGTGATAAGCAGAGGACACGATCAGGCCCTGCTGCTGTTAACGACGTGGTCAATAAGCTCTCCGACAGTCTCTTGACGACTGGGGCAGCTAAGGACATGACGAAGACAGATCCTTCTGGTCAATCCAGGATGAACCCGTATATCTACATGGACGATGAGTACACGGTATCGGAGAATCCTGAACTGAAACACATCATGGACCACGTTAGGGAACTACTCTATCGTTGACCATGGTGCCTATTTTTCAACCCTATACAGACTAAGTCGTAAGGCTTGGGATGTAACCCTAACGTAAATAAGGAGCGTTAAAATGAGACTTATACCTTTAAAGTCTTTTCCTCAGTTTGCCCTAGCGATCCGTTACGATCGCATGGTAGGCAGTATTTTAGAAAGGCTCATTGTCGATACGGCTGAAGGTCGTGTACAATGTAGTCGCTTCCGGTCAGATGTGGCTGCTTTCTTGTATCGCAATAAGCAAGCCAGTGGCGATTTGTTCGACATTATCATGGCCATCATCGAGCGCGATCTTCAAGAGCGTCGCTTGAACCCACATGAGCGTGTGATCGCTGAGTTGTGCGATGCTTATCTGGATCGCTATATCGGTTACATGTACGATCAGCGCATCTACAATGGCCCTGTGCCGAATGATCGCATCGATGATCTCATCATGGTCGGTCGTGATCTGGCAGCCGAACTTAACGAAACCTATCGCATCATCCAGGATGGTTGGGTGCGTATGGAACGTGAGCAAGGTCGCTATGGTGGTTATAACGACCGCTATAACGATAACCGTTACGGTGGTGGATACGATCGTTATGGTGCTTCTGGTCGTGGTTATCGTGGTGATGAAGTTGGTAGTACAGAACCTGTAGGTGGCTCGATGTTCAGTAATCGCCCTGAGCCACAGCGCCGGTATCGTGATGCTGATCATCGCTCTCAGGCTTATCAAGAGCAACAGCGTCAGCAAAACGACAGCCGTGATGAGCTATATTCCGATCGTGGTGGTTATCAAACCGACAACTACTACGAAAAAGAAGGCCTTGCTCTGGCTGAAGAAATGCGTAGAGCCATAGCCGAAGCCACTGGTCAACAGGAAGAGGCTAAAGTGCAAGAAGTACAAGAGCATCAACCACGTTACAGCAAGCCAGTAGTTAAGGCACCTGCTGAAGTGTATACCGAAGCAGAAGTACGCGAACCTGAGCCTGTAGACACGGACTATTTGTTCGAAAGTGATTTCGACGATGATGATGTCAGTGAAGCCTACGACATCGATCAACCTCAACGTGTAGAAGAGGAAGACGATACCTTGATCCAGAAAGTCTTTAACGATCGACCACGTGATGCTAAACGCTACGAAGGTATCGCGGTAGAACGTGGTAAACGTAAATGCGTCGTGGTGGATGCATCCGATGCAACTGTTGCTGAGAAAAAGCAGTATGCTCAAGCGGTAGTAGACAGCACTAGACAGCGTGCGAACATGTTACGTCGTGAAGAAGCCAATATCTTCGGTGGTGATAAGATGGAGGTGCCGGCTTTTAACGTGAACTGGACAGAGCCTGTCGATAGCGATGAGTTTGTTATTGCGCATCAAGGTGCTACTCATCCGTTGCGTGACCCTGAGCATTTCAAAGAGCAGCGCCTAGCTACATTGCCGCATGGTGTGTATCCGATCGATATGCTGAACATCACTTGGGATAAAGAAACCAAAACCGGTATCGTTAAGTTCAAGTTCGAGGGTAAAAACGAGGATGACTACTTTGTTATTGCCCAGAACGTGTTCAAAGGCCGTCCCTATGTTTACAGCAGTAAGAACTCTATCGCTTATCTGGTGGTAGATGAAGATGGCCTAATCGAAATGAAAGTGAAGCGTAAGGAGGACGCTGATATGGATATTAATGCCCATCGCATCCCACGGGATGAGAATCGCATCGTGAACCCGTATGCGGATATTGAGTCTGCCAATAAGGTAGATACTGCTCAAGCATTGGTGGATTTGTCACTGAGTGAAGAAGAGCGTGAACAGCAGCGGTTGAAGTTAGTGGCTAATGGTGAAGCAGCACCTGATATCAGTGTGGTGGAATTAGAGCCTATAGTCATGGACAACATCGCAAGTTTGCGTGACACCATGATCAATGAAAAACTGTCTCAAGCACCTGATGCCGTGATTGCTTACGGTGAAGTAACAGTGCCGGATATGGTATACACCTACAGCAACATTGACGAATACCGTCAGGCATCCCGTACAGTAACTACGGTTAGTGCGATGCGTGATTTGGTTGGTAAGATGGCTAAGTTGCCAGGATCGAATCTGTTCATGAAACGACTGAACGATAAGATCGACGATTCGTACAACATGCTCTTGACGATGTTTGGTGTTAAAGATGTTGAAGTAACAGAAGCACTGAAAGAACACGAAGAAGTCATTAGACGTGGTTACATCCTGGATGTAGCGCGTTTCGATTGTTTGTGGTTGTGTATCTTGCGTAATGTGATTGGTAATATCCACTTTGGCGACATGAGTGATGAGGCTAAGTCTAAGTTCATCTCACTGGGTAGTATTACTCAGGCTTATGTCATTAATCAAACCATGGCGGACATGCATTGGATGGATCTGTCCAATGATACCTTGTCGCCGACTAACCCATGGAGGTTTATTAACAAAGACTCCGGTCTTGATGAAGTATACAGTATCATCCAATGCGAGGAAGCGAAAGCTGACCGCGCATGGTATATTCCATTCTACATCATCACGATTGATAGTGTAGTCGTCGAAGTACGTGCGGTAGAAGGCGATGAAGGAGTATACATGGTTCGATACATCTAAGCAGTATTGTTGTATTCAGTGTATTTACACTAAGCTTAATGCGCTTAGCGTATTAAGGTTAAAACATGTGTCTCTTGACTTACTCATGCGTTATGGATACTGATGTCTAAAGTCTGTATAGGCATTAGATAAGGTATCTGTAGCGCATGGCTCTTATGCCGTAGGCAGATGAGTTGAAGTATGGTTAAGCTATAGATAGTGATTAGAGGCTTGTAGAGGACGCTAGAGGGCGTATACGGTTAGAAGTATAGGTAGATATAGGTAGAGCACGAAATCTTGTGTGCGATGAGTATAGTGCATTTATCGATGGATTCCGATATGGAAGACTGGGAATATACCCAATAGAAGAATCAAAGAGCTGATGATGGCTAGAGATGGTTTAGCGATATAAGTTCAGTGAACACATGACTATTTTTCAACCCTAGTTAAAAAAGGAATTTCAATCATGTTTAAACTAATTTTATACTATTAACATTTAACACTTAAAAAACATTTTTCGTAATTGTTTTAATAACATACAAAAAATTACACACACTCCATTGCCTATTTTCCATATCCCCGTATATACACCCTCCCCTGCCGTTATGGTAGGGGAGGGTGTATGGGGGTATGATGTTTTTATTTTTAGTCCACTTAACAGTGTTCTAAGACTTCGTTTTAGCTTATCTTACGACTGATCGGATTCACCGTCCATGGGATTGCCTTCGCCTTCTGGCGCATCCCATCCAGCGTCATCCCCGCCGAAGTCGAATCCGTCGTCTCCGCCGAATCCACCTTCATCACCGGTGTCGTCACTACCACTGTCAGTATCACTACTGCTGTAGCTAGATCCACCGCCTTCACCTGCTTCGACTTCATTCGTATCCAGTACAGCTTCAGTCGTATCGGCGATATGTTTACCTTCTTTAAAGAACTCAGCCAATGCTTTCGTGACCATGATGGCATTATCACGGATTTGTTTATTGGCTTCGAAGGTTTGTTTACCATCATCACCTACCGTGAAGTAACTTAGGACTTCTTGTCCATAGCCGTCATTGACGAAGTAAGAGCGCATGATGTCTGCTTTTAGGATATTGCGATAGCTATCCAACAGAGAGTTGGCTTTATCACCAACCACATCAGGTGGTAAGATATCCGGAGAGATCATGTATTCCAGTACCTTATCGATACGGGTTTCGAGTTTGGAGATACGCTCATTCGCTGCATCATCGTCTTCTGTTAATGGTTCAGGTAGAATAACTTCTACTGTCTCAACTGCCTTATTAGCTAAATAAGCAACGATGGTGCGCAGTGAGTCTTCCGATAGTCCTTGATACTCTACTTTCTCACCTGAAGCTGCTTCTACAGTTTCTAAGATATCCTTTAAGTTAGCCGTGATGATCTTAGTTAAGTTCTGTCTAACACTAGGCGATGAGTTAATCGCTTTACGACCAAACTGAGTGAACTGAGGATTCAGGTTAGTCTGTAGTTGGTTAGAGACCAATCCGACTAAGAAGTTCTGCTGATAGACTTGGCGTGAGAAATCAATACCAAAAGAGTTGTCGATCATCTCAGGTGGCAGATAGACACCACTTAATACCATCCTGTCTAACATATCGCCTGTCTCACTATCAGGTGTCGGGATATCGGCTGTATTGCGACTGATGTCATGTCCTATATTGGGGACACGTGGATTGTCACTGTCGATGTTGATGCGTATATTGGCTCTATTAAGCGTATCTTCAATGGATTGTACATTCGATAGGCCTGGCATCACACCGGCAAACTGACGTGACTGTAGCATCAGTGCTGAACCAATCTTAATCGTCTTCTTCGGATCAGGATCTTTATCGTCTATCTTGATCGTGCCGACTGTTTCGGGTACGGAGTTCATGATGCCTGTACGGATACGGGCTAACATGAATTGTATCTTCAAGGATAACAACACTTTCATGTTGTCGATCAAGGACACACCCATGCCTTTGGTATCGTGTTTGATGGCGATATAAGTCAACACTTCCTTAGGCATGTAGAGGATGCGTGTACGCTGTCCTTTTAGTGCTCGGTAGAACATGATACGGAAAGCTTCATTCGCATCGCCGATATCGAGTTCTTTACCGAGTTCACCTTGGCGTAGACGATTAGTAATCTCACGGATGATGGCATTACCATGGATACGGGAGAGGATCTCGATCTGTCTTGCTTCGTCTATCTGATCGTTATAGCCTTCGAACATCTGTCTGCCTTGTTGGATCAAGGATGAAGCCATGCCTTGTCCGTTGTTCTGGAAGTTATACCGGCTGGAGAGTTCACGATAGTAGTTGACCGGTTTGATCTTCGAGAGTGGTGCGCCTTCCTCATCGTGTAATACTAAGTATCCACTGTGCTGAGATGGATTACCTGGCGTGTAGATCGGGATCACGGCTTCAGCAGGATAAGAAACGATGATGGGTTCGGATACAGACTGACGATAAGTTTGCTCATTCGTCTTGATATAAGCGATGCCATCCCGTGTCTTATTACGGTTGACTTGATCGATGGACTTGAAGATGTTCTCGATGATGGCTCTGTCTGTCGTATTGGGATCAACAGACTCTGTACTGAATCCCATTCTCTCTTTATTACGTTTGCTCAGTATCTCTTGCTTATTGTGGTGCTCGGTTACTAGCGCAATATCATCGGTTAGTTCAATCAGGCTATTGGTGCCTTTAATCTCTAAATCGAATACTGTCTCTACACCTTCACGTGCTAATTCAGATGGGAACTCGTACGTATAGTTACTTTCGATGGAGAGGCGTGTGTCTACACGGGCAGTATAGGAGACATCAGGTGCTCTCTTGGTGGATTTAACGATGACATCCGATCCATGGGAGACTTCTAAGCCATTATACGACTCTGTATTCAATGTTAATGGATTAACACTCTTAGGCTGGATATAACCACGAGAGGGTCTGTAGTGGCTATAGAGACTCTTATTGATCTCTTCTAAAGAAAGAGTAGGGTAGTCCGGAAGAAACGACTCTTTGTTTAAATCAACAGGATTGATGATTTCATCTAAAGAAGCTTCTGGGATGACAGCAATAGGATGCGATCCTTTGGTGAACAAAACATCGTAGAGGATGTTATACACACGGTCAGATAGGCGATAGTCTTTCTCTAAGTAGTCCTGCATCACCTCGACCATTTGTGAACTCACCGTTTGGGGGAATATTGAGTCGGGTAACTTATACTGCATCTGGGCAGACTTTAGATTATTCGGACTGATGATGTAGCTGATCAAGAGCAGTGCTGCACGTTCTAAGTCAGGCAGTAACTGCATGATGGCTTCATTGTCGTCTATGTCTTGTGCTTTCTGGGAACTAATACCCAATAGAAAGTCTAAAGATGGTCTGGTATCGGTTAAGTTACCTTCGTTATCGAATGCCTCGTGGCTCGGGTTGCGGGTTAACTTAGCCAATAGAGAATAGCCCATCGGGTTGGCACGGATATCGTCTTCGCTAAACTTTACCGTACGGTCAGTTAGGTATTTGTTTAAGGAAGACAGTAAAGGATTATTTTTAGCCATAATCACTCCCTCTAAATGGTTAACTATACTAGGCTGATAAGCTCTAGTAAAATGGTATACTGAAAATAGAATTACTAATAGTAAAAAGGATGTTGGAATATGTTACAAGATTTCGACTATCATTATCGTGTCTATTTGGATAAGACGATTGCTTTAATAGGCACGATGGCGATAAAATCAGAGAAGGCTGCTTCTGACATGAACGAGTTGGCCATCCGCCGTCGTGGCAGGATGCCTGATAGCCAGGATAAAACGTCATGGATATATTACTGTCATTTAGCAGGTGAATATCACGAGACCGATGATCCGATACGTGTTATCAGTGTCGATACGGCGGAAGAGATTATCTTTAATAAAGAGAATCTGCGTGAGCACAAGAACACACGTATAGAGTACAGTTACGGTACACGTAACTATAAAGAGTTAATAGAGAAGCACCCGACTAAGGAGTTGCTGATACGTGGTATCTTGTATCCATGCGATAAGGATAAAGCGATACAAGCTAAAGATGGCACGATATTGGCTTACGATAAGTCTTACGTAGAGACGAATGAATACTCGTTAATCGATAGGCTACAAGAGTCTGTTTATGCGATCTGGGATAGATGGTACCAGAGACAATACAACATTGACAATAAGCAATACAATGCCATCTACATGGGTGTACTGTACCAGAAGTTAGTCGAAGCACTGATGCGTATCCGTTTAGAGATGTGTTTAACGAATGAAGCGCATTCTTATCACTATAGGCGATTCTTGGCTTCTCATGGCTTTCTGGATTTCTATTTGGAACACTTGACGATTAAACAAGCCATTAAACTATATAAGAACATCAGATGGGTAGAGAGGTATATCGGTCAGAGACACACGCAAAGATGGTTAATCGAGCATGTGATGACTTTACGTAACTTACCGATATCGGAGTATAACTTAGAGCAGGTATATTCGAATATCCTAGAGGATGTTAAGGCATTCGCACGCTTTGAGAAAGTCTCTTTAAATGGACTGGAAACAGTAGACGAGTCTGATGTATTGTCATTAGAGCAATTATTGGATAAGGAAGAGCCACTAGCGCCTTACAATAAGAAAGCCAGAAAAAAGATCAATGTAGAAGCTGCTGATAAGGTTGCTTACAGTCTTAGCAGTGACTTGAAGACTAAAGTATTAGAGAGTAAGGCGATTGACTTAACGGACAGTGAAGAAGTTACATTGCCTAATGTACTTTTAGACTTCTGGATCGAGATGGTCTATAAAGGTCTTTATAAGTCTTACGTGAATATTAGGCATCCGATTACAGGCGAACTTGTCCAACTGAATGGTAAGAATGCTCTGTTATTGTATACCATGGCCACTTTAAAGTACTATCAGGTCGATACGGATTGTATCCCTGACTATACAATAGGCTTAAGTATAAGGAGTAAGAAGCCTACGAGTGCTTATATACGCAAATGGATACCGGATAATACCTTGGTACATGAGCGATTCGTTAAGATGCTTTTGGATGAATATAAGCCCATCGTACGTACAAATAGCAATATCGACTTTTATAATCAAGCCAAAGAATGGTTCGAAAGAATCAATAACTGGTTAGACATCAGTAAGCAAGATGAAGACATGGATGCGACTACCTATAAGTACACGATGGTTTATCGCATGTTTACGGTTAGACGTGTATCCTTTAGGACGAATGCTATTAAGACATTCGATGCATTTGCGACAAGTATTGCATTTAACTATCGTGACTTTAGGCGTGAGCATTGGATGCAATTAGCGAATGATCTTTGGAAAGAAGCCACTGGTATCGGACGACATGAAGCACAGACATTAGTGAATATCCAAAAAGCCATGATAGGCTTGATGGAACAGCTCAGTAGCTACAGTGTGCAGTTTATACGGGATATTAACGAATTGCCGATTAAAGCTACTCGGATGAGATCATTACGTCTAGATAGAGGTAAGACTATAGCCAGTGGTGTTATTCCTGCTGATAGACTGATGGCTTTAGGTATTATTGGTGCTAGAGGATCTGCTCGTAGTAAAGATAAAGGTATAGACAGTGGTATCGTGAAGATACAGTCTGTAGATAGTACAGCTACTTTAATAGAAGGATTCCATGACGTATCTGTTAAGGATCTGAAAGTGAAGAATGCGATTGTCTTGAATGATGGTAAAGTGACACGTAGTGTAGTGGCTTGCTATGTTGATGGGGATGATCTGGAAGATGTCAAGAACCCAGTGGGATTACCGAATATACCTGGTATTAGAAGCTATCTAGAAACACCTTTACCGATATTGTTCGGTATGGCTTCTACTTTTGGTTCGGATACTTCATGGGAAGAGCGCCCTTTGAACCGAGACAAACCAAGAGAGCCACTGGAATGGGCGAAGACCAAAGGCTCGAGAGATCAGTTGCAGTATCCTACGCCCAAGAAGAAATAAACTGTATTAACTTAAACATGAAGACACACTACCTTAGGCTTATAGGGCTTAAGGTAGTGCTGATCGCTATGACGGCTGCCTGATCTATACAGGTGGTTCATTTACTTTTTTATTATACGTATACCACTAAAAGGATAAACCAACATGACTAAACCCGTTATCCCTAATTTAAGAACGACTTTCGAATCCATCCGTACTATAGTCGGTAATGAAAACCAAGTACGTCGTGAGTTGGGTTTGCCGATGATCGTGCGTGCCAACACCACACTGAATCAACATCTGAAGATCCTCGCCAATGTCGCCGCACCAAGCACGCAGATACCGACTGTCGGTTACTTCTGTATCGGCATGGGTGGTGTGGATTGGCAAAACTGCGATAACAACACTTCTACTTTACCTTTCCCTAAGTTCTATCAACACACTGCTGATAAGACTGGTCTGTTTAAGATCATGCCTTTTGTCATGCGTGAACTGAATAACGACTTGACTCCTACTGAGCGTGCTCGTTATGGTTTGCGTAGACGTGAGTCTTTTAAAGGTGTAGAGTATTACGCCTACTATCTTAAACGCCTGAATCTGAATAATGTCAATGTTGAGACTAAGCTGATTACAACGAATGCCGATAAGACTAAGACTGAACGTGAGTTCAATCCTCAAGCGGCTGATTTGTCGCCACAGCCCAAGACATTGACTGTACTGGAAGAGAATGTATTAAAGGCCACTTATGCCCGTACATTGGCTCCTGTACGTGTGGAGATCACTGAAGAGGATGCGCATGAGCTGATGAATGTGTTTAACATCTTGCATGGCGCACCTGAGAAAGCATTCATCAGTGAGATCGGTCTAGTGTCTGGTATCGATCGTGTTACTGAAGTCGCCACACCGAGTGGTAATGTACAGTTTAAAGAAGTATTGATTGCACAGATTGCCCACATCGCATCAGTCATGCAGATGATCGGTAGTTCCAATGGTGGCTTTACCCGCATGTTTAACATCGGTATCAACGAACCGATCATGAACGTGACTCAAGAGTAAGCAATGTGTCATTTAACCCTCATGGCCATCGACCCAGGTTCATCGAATCTGGGTGTGGCTTTGTATACGATAGACAGTACGGATGGTAGCATCGTAGCTACACATGCGTATACGATCACGGCTAATAAGAGTAAGTTTTACTCTAAAGCATTATCCAAGAAGATGGGTGATCGTTTCGCTAGGTTACATGCGATGCGGTGTGAAATAACAGATGCACTGAATCAGCATAGACCCATGATGGCGGCATGTGAATCTCCGTTTTATAATCCGAGGATGCCCAATGCCTACGGCGTATTAGTAGAATGCGTCTACATGATACAGATGGCAGTATGGGATTATAACGATAGGGTAGGGTTCATTCGGGTGGCACCTAAGGAAGCCAAGATGGCTGTGGGTGCGAAGAAGAATGGAAAAGATGAAGTACAGAAACAAGTGAAGAAGATGTTAGACACATTCAGACTGGATGTGAATATAGATAGTCTCGATGAACACGCAGTGGATGCGTTAGCGATAGGGTATCACGCCTACTTGAGACACTTTAAGTTGGAGCAGCGAACATGAGGAAAATAGAGACGATAATACGATACTTACGAAGTGAATACAAAAAGTATCGGGATATATTAACACATTACGTAATCGTGGTGCTGGTGTTGTTATTGGGATTTGGTGTATTAGAGAGGACACTGACTGTTCAGTATCTGAAAAACGATGTTAATCGCTTATTGAATCGTGATTACAATAACCTGGAAGCTAACCATAAGCTGATCGATATCATCCATGGTAGGAAACCCTCTTACCTTACGGATGACTATTGGGAGTCTTTAAAAGCAGAACATCAGCGTACTCAGGAGTTAGCAGCTTCAGGCATCGTAGAGCCACCACCTGAAAGACCACCTATACCATGGGCACCACCGATCAGGAGACATCATGGCCGTTACTAACAGACGCAATAAGATCGTTAGACGCAATCAGGTACCAGATAGCAGTGATACAGTGGATGAAATCATCGTGGTCGATGAAGATACAGTAGGTGAAATACAGGCATCCTTGATGATGGATGCTGTGGAAGATACAGTAGATGCTGTACAGGAAGTAGAGACACAAACAGATACATCTCAAGAGTTAACACCTGAAGAAGTCTCTCCTCTAGAAGCACATGCTAATACGAAGTATCTCTCTCCTTTAGCGATAGCCGATATTCATTTTGTCGATCGTGCACTAGAGCAGATACCGGATGATTTTGTTGTTAAGAACAAACGTGAGAAAGAAGAAGGCATCACGAAGCTATTGTCCACGTATAAGAAGTACAGCGATAAGAGCAGCTTCTATCCTGTTATCACGGATGAGACTACAGGATACGAGATCAAGGAATACATTAAGAGGATGAAGTTCGTCGAACAAATCGAGATGGCTTATATCTTCTTACTTTACAGTGGTAAACTGCATGAGGTATTCGACTACGAGCAAGAGACCAAAAGATGGCGTATCCGTTTTCTACAATGGGGCGGATATACGGTATTGTTCTTATTCGTGGCGATCATTGGTGGTGTCGTGACTGCGGGTGTGATCCGTAACGACATCGACAGCAATGAGTTCATCCGCATGTTCATGGACTTGGTGAACAAGTTTACCGAGATGTTCGTCACCGGTACACCACAAGTACCGGATTAAGATAATGGATTTACTAACACTTAACCACAGTAGACTAAGCTACCGTGCTTATGTCTAGCTAATACAAGGAATAAACATCATGTCGTTTAATCTATTCGATGTGGATTTGTCGCGTGAGGATAAGGAAGACTTAGCCGATCAAGAAGTACAATCCACACTGAGTGAAATACAGAACGAGGGCAAAGCTGTACGTGAGATCGAACACACGATCTTTGCCCGTCTATTGAACTTCGAGCAACTCAAGTCTGCTACTCACGCTGAAGTGCAGGAGCAATACGTTGTTTCTGTCGATAAGAGTGAAGAGAACGCAGGTGAAGGTCAGATCCGTGTGCGTAAGATTACCGATAGAAGTGGTAATACTCGTTACGAGATGACGACTAAGAATACTATCAAAGACGGTAAGGTAGAAGTGACGATTCCGACTACGGAAGAGAACTTCACCCAGATCAAAGTGCTCTCTAACCTGAGTATGCTCAAACACCGATATACGTTCCCGATTAAGGGTACGGATTACAAATGGGAAGTAGATGCTGTACCGGATGGTAATGGTGGATATTTCCCATGGGTAAGGGCTGAGATTGAAGTTAAGTCTAAAGAAGACAAAGGTGGAGAGTTTCCACTGAAAGCAGAAGAAGTCTACATGAAAGCACCTCTGGGTGAGATGAGTGATGAAGACTTTAAAGAGAAGACTGAGCCACTGATGGTTAAGTTCTTCAAAAGAGGCAATCCATTCGTCAACGATGGTAAAGTAGTAGAGACTAAGTTGAAGAGTGAAGATGAAGATACAGTGCAGACAGACGAGTCTGAAGATGCTGGTCAGGATACTCAGGATACAGAAGGTGAGAGTGATGAAGCCAAAGAAGCACGTCTTGAAAAAGACAAAGAGGCTTCATTATCCGTAGACAATATTACAGACGATAAAGAGACTGCCGAGTTAGTCAAAACTCGTGGTGATCAAATCAAGGAAGCTAAAGGAATCAAAGACGATGAAGATACAGATGACTCTGGTGAAGTGCCTGATGGAGATGAGGACACTACAGAAGGAGATCAAGACACAGAAGAAAATGGAGAAACTCCAGAAGAAGGATCTGAAGATACAGAAAAAGATGCTGAAGGCGAAGTAGACGGTAAAGAGAGCGATGGTCAGGAACCTGGTTGGGACACACCACCTAAGGATACTGAGACTTCTAAAGAGGGATTCTCATTAAGTGGCTTATTTGGTGGTAACAGTACAAAAGAGACACTTGCCTATAACAACATGGCAAGCTACACTTTGGCTGCTGTTGATGGTAAAGTACAGCTGATCGTCGATACGAAAATTGAATACGATGTTGCCTTAATGATTAACCAAAAGACGGGACACGATCCTGTTCGGTTCATTGAGGCATTGACTCAGTACGTGAAGAACCATCAGTCTGCCTTCGACGCTTTGGTAGATGAAGTCAAGTTGCCTAATCCCTACAGTAAAGACGTTAGTCTAGCGATAGATGGCTTACTGAAAGAGTTTAGCTACATTTACTTTAAGAAAGGTGTTGAAACCTATAGTATCGATCCGGTAGATCCTAAACGGATAGATGCTATACTGCGTGATTACAGTGCGGTTGACTATCTCTTTAAAGACATCATTGGCTACTTGAATCATCGTCCTGATAAGCAAGATAAAGCATTGTGGTCATTCATTCGTACCGTAATAAATACTGTCGATGGTAAAACCTTCAAGGTCTACTGTAAACTCATTGGTAAGATGATTAAGGCAGCTGAAAAGAATGTTAGTAAGGAAGACTCCGTACCTTGCTATCGTTTAGACAATGGTAAGTTGTCATTGGAGTCATTCGAAGTACAGATGGTTCGTCCGGATAATGTTAATCAAGATGCTAATGTGGTTATCGGTGAAAAAGTAGAGTTATCATTAGCTGGTGACGATGATGGATATCAACCTGATCAGGATGAACTCTATCATGCGATTGCGCCGGATATCTATCCTGCTACTGATATTGCATTAGAGTCTGTTACCATCCCTGAAGGTGATTGGGTGGCTACATTTAGCGATGATAAGTTGGATGGCTTTACCGGTAAGATGCCGAAGCATGATGTACGGACCGAGAATCTATTCTTGTTAGAACAGAAAGTATCTAATAAGGCAGTGGATGATCCTCGTTTGTCTAAGTTATTCGGTTGGTTATTTGGTCCTAAGCTCTCTTACTTCTATCGTGTAAAAGGTGAACAAGCATTTGGTGCTTCGCTGAAGCCATCTATCTATCCATTACCATCGGTATTGAATGGTTCTGTGGCTGCTAATTTGTTAAAAGATGTTGTACCTAAGTTAGTGGAATCCGCTAAAGAGTTAGATAAGGCTGTTAAAGCATGGGATGATTGGAAGTCTTTATTCTATCGTAAGGTAGATCAGTTAAGCAAAGAATTCACTTTCGTTGAACGTGTAGAAGTAGCCAGACAGTTAGCTTTGTTGAAAGTGCCTAATGTTGACATGGGTTGGGTAGGGGCAATGAAATACGTCTCTACACGGACATTGCCGATGAATCCTCGTGAGACTAAGATAGAAGGTATTATTCCTTCTACTCAAGCAGAGTTGAATCAATATGGTCATCACGAGGTGGGTTTGAATGAATCCATGATCAATGCCTTTAGGGTACCGGCATTGGATAACATCATTCAGACGCATGATTTCTATCAGATGGCTGAATACGTAGCCGGTAAGTTTAGAGTACCGATTATGGATGCTGCTGTAATGCTGTGGCATGGTGTGTTTAACAACCACAGTTACATTCGTTTGTTCTTGGATAAAGAAGACGAGATACTGACTAACTGTTGTTACGTATACGCCATGTACGGTAAGACATTGGCTGTGATACATGGTGATGCGTATGCCACCAGCATTAACCCAGGGATCATCTACTGGGTGCCATTAGAACCTAAGCTTTATTGATAATGTAATAGTCCTTAGCCTACCTATATCCGCAATGGGTATAGGTAGGTATAAGGGATATGCTGGCGTGTTATCCGTATAGCGATATATCGTCTACCGCTATCGCGATAGCCGATATAGGTAGAAATATAGATACTTACTATTGTATTAGTAAGGATGGATAAGGATCTTACATGATCTTATCTTATATTCTGTTTTAACATTAAAGGAGCGTTTAAATGGATATTAATCAATTACTAGATTTCAGTTGGTTCAACTGGAAGCTACTCTTGCAACAATACGTAGGCTTAAGTATAGGTCTCTCTATCTTTAACCATGTCTCATTACAAAGAGAAGTGCGTATCTTCCGTCACCATGTTGACGACATCGCTGATAAGAAGGATCCTTCTGAAGTTAAGAAACGTTTCATCGATGGTGTCTTACCGACTATGCTCTATGCTATCGTAGTAGCTGCTTCAGTGCACATCGTGTACGGTGCGACTATTGTCTATTTTGGTATAGCTGCCGATACACCATCGACTTCATTAACCGAAAGTGGTAAAGAGACCATAGCGATCCATTCTATCATTGCCATGTTGATTGTGTTGGCCATGTCTCATGTATCGAGTAAGTTCCATCGTATTGGGTTAAGTAAAGGATACGATCTCTTGGATATCTATCTCTTTATCCCAGTGAAGATGATCTTCTTGTTTATCTTGAGTATGTTGTTCCCAAGATGGGTGACTCTGTCTGTTAAAGCAGACATGGCGATGGATAACTTGAAGTCTTACCACTACGTGCGTAAGCTGAAAATCTTCTACGTGATCTTTATCGAGTTGATATACGGTGCTATTACGGCGAATATCATGCCTATGTCTGTTGGTTACGATCGTATATTCGAGACTGAGATGTCGAATCGTGTTTATTGTTTCTTGAAGTATTCTATTTACGATAGTGATACATTAGGCAGATACAGTGATCCTAGAGGCCGTATCATGGCTGAGATCAACTTATTGGAAGCAGACAGAGCTGATGATGTCGTGATGGATCGTATCACTCGTCGGTACATGAATGCTGATAATTTGGAATCAGCACGTGAGATACGTGATCGTTTACTTGAGTTGCAAGAGAAACGCAATCAGGAATACCAAGACTAATCTATTAACCCTAGTACAGACTAAGTCTGTTAGGCTTAGGATGTAAACTCCATGGTGGATGGGTATCCTGTACCCATCTACTTTTTTACACTAAAAGGACAACCAACCATGACTGCGTTAATGCTAGTGGAATCACCGAATAAGGCCAAGACCATCGCTAAGTACTTAAGAGATACAGGCATTACCGTCATGGCTTCATTCGGACATATTCGTGAAATAGACACTAAGAAGAAACTATTCGAAGCGATAGAAGCAGAGAATGGTTTTAAAACCCATTACGTAGTGGGATTGAAATCCAGGGATCATGCTAAAAGGATCACTGATGAAGCTAAGAAAGTAGATACTGTTTATCTGGCTACTGACCCTGATCGTGAAGGTGAGGCGATAGCTTGGCACTTGTGGGACATGTTAAAAGGATATAAGAACATTAAGACGTTTAAGCGTGTTACTTATACCGAGGTCAATGAGCGAGCTGTAAAACAAGCCATCGATCAGGCAGGTGAACTCGATTTCAATAAGGCATACGCAGGACTAGCACGCCAAATCATCGACAAGATATTCGGCTTTACTATTTCACCTGTCTTGTGGAAAGCACTGGCACCAGGCTTGAGTGCCGGTCGTGTACAGTCACCTGGGTTGCATTTGGTGTCTGAGCGTGAGCGTGAGATCAGTGCTTTTATCGCTACTATCTTCTGGTCTGTTAGTGGTAATACGGCTAAAGACAATATCACTTTCCCAGTAAAGTTAAGCAGTATCGATACTATTAAGATCGATAAGACGACACTGAATGAGAAAGACTACACTAAAGAGTACGTAGAGGGTGAGTTCAAGAAGATACTGGATCTGATGGCTAAGAAAGAGCCATTGAAAGTCATCGATGTCGTTAAGACTAAGGTATCGAATAAGCCTAAAGCTCCGTACATGACTTCTACTTTACAGATGGATGCTGTCCGTCAGTTAGGCTGGAGTGCACAGCGTGTCATGGCAGCTGCGCAGAAACTATTCGAAGGTGATGGTGGTGAGCATGGTTACATTACCTATCATCGTACGGATAGTGTCAACATGGCTGAAGAGGCATTGAAGGCTCTGTATCAATACGTAGGTGATGCTTACGGTGATGAATATCGTGCTGCTAAACCTATCGCCTATAGTGGTAAGAAAACGAATGCTCAAGAAGCACACGAGTGTATCCGTCCATCTGATATCGATTATACGCCTGATATGCTGGCTAACCGTTACGATAAGAGTAGCGATGAGTATAAGCTATACCGATTGATTTGGTGTCGTACTGTGGCTTCCCAGATGGCACCTAGCCTATCGGAGCGTACGGCTATTATCTATCGCTATGGTGATCGCTATCAGTTCAAGGCTAATGGTAGTGTCGTGCTGTTCGATGGCTATAGACGAGTCTATCAAGAAGGTCGTGATAAGAAGGATGATGAAGATAGCCATCAGTTGCCAGTTATAACAGTAGGTGATGAGATGTTGTTGTTACATGCTGAACTCGGTGAACATGAGACATCTCCACCCTCTCGGTACAATGAAGCTACGTTGGTGAAGCAGTTGGAAGACTACGGTATCGGTCGCCCATCTACGTATGCGACTATTTGTTCTAGATTGAAAGATCGTAACTACATCAAGATGGATAGTAAGCGTATCGATGTCAATGAGATGGGATTAGAAGTCGATAAGTTCTTGACGACTAACTTCAGTCAGTACGTGGACTATGGCTATACTGCTAAGATGGAAGAGATGCTCGATGATATCGCTACGGGTAAATCTTCTAAGGAAGAGATACTGGATCGGTTCTATCGTCCTTTAATGGATAATGTTAAAGTCGTGACGGATCGATTCCCTAAGGAAGAGCGTGGCGTACTGGAACACACGGGTGAGAAATGTCCTCAGTGTGGTGATGGTGAAGTCATCGTTCGTTTAGGTAAATACGGTAAGTTTAAGACTTGTTCTAAACGATGTGGTTACATCTTGTCTTTATCGGAGAAGAAGATAGAACATGAAGTCGTAGAAGGTAGATCGTGTCCTAACTGTAAGAGTCCATTGCATGTAGTGAAGGGAAGATTCGGTAAGTTTATCTCTTGTGCCAATTACAAGGAATGTAAATACTCGGAGAAGATGGATGGTACAGTGAAAGTACCGCCTACGGATACGGATGTGAAATGTCCTAAGTGCAAGAAGAAGAACTTAGTAATAAGAAGTGGTAAGAGAGGGAAGTTCGTCTCATGTAGCGGGTTCCCTAAATGTAGACACATCGTGAGTCACGATGAGTTTGCGAATATCAGTGGTCTAAGCCAAGATAAGGTAGATGCCATGTTGAAGTAAGTAATACTGTTTATACCTGCCTATACGCTCCTAGTGGGTGTATAGGTGGGTAGGTACAGTATCTTGTTTATCTATTTTTAAAGGAGTGTTTAAAATGTCTAAATCAGTAGTTGAACATACAGTCAGTCAGTTCCCTAAGGGTCTGTTGAATAAAATAGCCAGGATGAGTAGTGGTGTCTGTGGTATCGGTGATATTAAGCAATACGATATCACCACGACGCATGAGGTGTTGTGTCGTTATCTTAACTCATTGGCTTATCGCCAGTATGTTGGGAGTAATGCGTTAGATATCCTCAATGTGGTGTTACCTAAGTCTAATGGTATTACGATATCGGTTAAAGTACCTAAAGTAGAAGTGCCTGCTAATCTCTTGGATGAAGAAACCAACCGTAAGACTGTACAGGCGTTCTTGAGTCAGTTCTATCAGTCCGTATCGGATGGGTTGTTCATGCACTATTACGATACCTTTAACGGGCAGGATAGTCATCTGGCTAATGAGAAGAAGGTGAGTTTGCTATTACAATCCATACGATCATTCGTGGTCAGTAGTCGTGATGTTAGAAGCAGTTGGTATCTGACGTTGATGTTGAGTATCGTTAGTCGATACGAAGCGATGGTGATGCAGTCAGTTGGGGAAGAGAAGATGATCGCCAGTTTGAAAGAAAGGTTGAAGATCGTGGAAGACAGTCCTTTGGATGTTAGCCTGATGATGCTGATCGCTTATGGTCAGTTTACCAAGTATCTGTCTACGAATAACCTGGATTTGTTTAAGTCTCTCTAAAGTCGACTTCTGGAGACAAATCACTTTAACAGGTTAAAGTGCTTTCCGAAGGCAAATCTCTCTAATGCTCTAGATTGCGTCAGGATGCGTTTATAGAGCGTTTAGGTTAAATCCTAGGTAATGTATAGGAAACCTCTTAAAACGCTATGTAACACGCTCTATGGCCCTGTAATGGCCATGTGTGTATAATACGTTATCTTGAAGTGTGTATTTAGTAGTAAATAAGTACCAAAATGAAGTGACGGCATATGCCCTACACCCCCCATAGCCCGATATGGGGTATAGGGGGGGGAAGGGGGAGGATGGCTGCTTTTTT